GTTTTTTTTTTGCTTTTCGGGACGCATAAGGGGTCGTAGGGGGAGCCGAAGCTCCCCAGACTCAAAAGAGTTCGTCTCCCATACCGCCTGTAAAGACGTTAATCGACGATGCAGTTACTGTTTCTTCTTTATCGCAATCCCATGGCAGAATGCCAACTTCACGGAAAGGTATTACTGTATAATGGTAAGCTTCTTTAGTATCGATAATTGTACGGTGTTTACCACGTTGTACTTCTAAGTAACTATGCCCATTGACAACACGTTTGTTAAAATACATCTCACCGTCAGCTTCGTTATCCAAGCTGGAGCAGTTATCGTAAAGACCGCGACCTGGTAAGTTCTTACAGAAACTTGCTGGGTCTAACGCTTTTAATTTTTTGCCTTCTGGTGAGATTTGGTGTGGCGCTAACAAGAAACCACGGTTACGTACTACCTGGATGTTTCGAGCGATACGATAAATTTCTTTAATGTCGCTACCGGCAATCCCGTTACCGTGACCTGCTTTACTGATAGTCCCGAAATAGTCTCCGCGAATCCCAGCTACATGATAACCTCGACGCTTTAAGTCCAGTATTAAGTCGTTTAAGTAATGTATTTTAAAATCTGAGTTTGTGTGTTTCTGAAAGATGTACTCCCAACCGTTAGCCCGCATTTTACTACAGAGGTAGTCCGACATTTTTGTGTTGTGCAAAGCTTTCTCTTCGTCGGTAGCGTTTTCAGAAGCAACCATAACCGGTGCTTCACCTTCAAAATGACCGTAGAGCGCTTGGTACGCATACGCCAAGTTAACGTCCAGTTCGTTCTCTAAACTTAAATCGAGAATAACCGGCTGCAAATCCCCTTTAACGTTTTCCATTACTTTTTCAGGTGTATTGAATACCGGAATACTGATAGACAACAACAGACTAAAAAGCGATTTACAGTTAAAGGGCAGTGCAGGCATTAGCCAAAGTTCTTCGGTAATCCCTTTGTTACAACCCAGCATCTGGTTAATGGCTTTCCATCCGGTACGTAAACCGTTACCCGCTGCTTTCTTACTGATTGAGTCGAAGACATGTACGAATGGTGCACGGTTATCCGTAATAAGCTCACCAACTAGTGAGGGAATCTTATTATGAGAGCGTTCACTGAACGTAGAGAGACTATCTCTGAGGTCGTTGAGCGCCGTTTGTAAATCAACGCGCGTTTCGGTTCCGTTCAGTGCGCCTAACGTACGACCTAATTTTTGTTTCAGTTGTACGCCTTGAATAGCTTGACGTAATTGGAAGTAGTATTGTGCTACTTGACGGTTAAGATGCTCGATGCGTGCTTCTGGTTCTTCTGGAATATCATCTTCCAGGAATTTGGTAATCGTATCGTATAGAGGACGTATTTGCGTAGTGGCCAACTTCAAGCGTTTCATGACGTTTGTGTGGTCGTAAGGCATACCGCCGTCTATGATGGATGTGATGATATCCTTGATTTCGACGAGGGCGGCACGTTCGTCACCTTCCTCTACGTAATCAGGAAGCTTAGCCTCTAACAGCACTTTTCTTATGACCTCGTGATCCTTCTCAGGGTCGGTCAGCAAACTTTCAGTGTATAGTGTGGCTAATGCGGTTATCAACATCATTTTGTTATTCATGGAGCATCCTTAAATGCAAATTCGTTTTAGTCCACCGTGGGAAGTTCAGCCTAACATAGATAAAGGCGCTGCCGTTAAAAGTGTAGAATTGCTCCAGGCAGGGTTCTTTAACTGGTTATATGACTGTCCGAATGGTTTCAGTTCTATCATTATACCTGAAGTAAGTCGTTCTGCTATTTATAAAGCGTTAATGGCTCCGCCTGTACTTCCAGGTAAATATTATGATCAGGTGTTACGTCTGGTCGAATCAGGCGAAAAGGTTTCCCTTGACGATTTATATGGGGAAACAATTCCTTGTCGCTTACGCTGGGTCTTTACCCAACGTGGTGATACGATTGTGGCGTCATTTGCAGAAGCGAAGTCCGGTTCGGGTTTTTCTTCGGGTGAAGACCACGCTGCGAAAAAGATGTTCTGCGCAGAACTTTTTAAATATATGCGTACCAAGACTCGCGTCGTGGATGACTGCTTCAGTACCTCAACGCAGTTTGCCGCTAACGAAGTGCTGACGCAATTATACGCATGTCATTTATCTCATTAAGGTATTAAACAAATGAAAGATACCCGAATCTCTAATTTAGAGAAACTCGTAGAAGCCGGTACTAGTCTGGCCCAAAACGTCATCGGCAACAACACCGCCAGCGAAATGTGGAACACGATTGTTGCAGGCGAGTCCGTACGTAGCAACGCAAAAGTGTTTGGCGCTCTGCGTGACGAAGCATCACAGCACTATGCCAACGCTTTTGGTGGCAAGAAAATGTCTCATGCTGCGACTGTCGCCTCCGCAATGATTCTGGGCGCAGCTAACCACGGTAAAGACCTGCAAGAACGTGTTGCCCAGGAATACGCTAAGCCGGAATTCCACAGCAAGTATAACCTGGATATTGGTATCCCTGGTGCGCAAGGTGGTGACTGGGGTCGTGAGCGCATGGTTGTTGCTCAGGAATACTACAGCAACAAAGACTACGACAAAAACCTGGGCCTGACCTGGACCCTGAACGTACGTGCTCTGGAAACTCAGTCCAAGTTTGCTGAAACGCTGTTCCCGACCATTACCGTTGACACCAACGATGTTGGTATTACCGTACGTACTAAAGTGACTACCGTTTCTCGCGGTATCATGAACGCGCTGCTGAGCAAAGACGTGGTTGAAGACCATCGTCGTCCGCTGCACAACGCACTGACTGACCACACCGTTCTCCAGGACGAAGCGATCAACATCGTTCCTTACGTAATGGAAACCGGTGAAAACCAGGAATACTTCGTAAGCGAAGAACTGGTTCCGAACGAAACCGTTCGCCTGGGTCGTGTACCTCCGTATCCGACTAACTACCTGAGCTTTGCAAACGACACGCTGAACCTGTTCCAGCTGTCTGCGCATCCGGGTATCGTTCAGGAAGGTTACGATGAAACTGATGAAATCGCACCGGGTTGTGCTCTGGGCAGCCTGCTGATTTCTGTACGTAAACCGACCGAAGAAGCGAAAGCGGGTAAATTCATCAAACTGCACGTTCGTGACATGCAGTTCGCAACCTTCCAGCGTCCTGCTGAAGGTGACGGCCGTGAACTGGTTCTGCAATTCCGTCGTACCGCGTTCTCTCTGAATGCGAAAACTACCGACTGGACTGGTGCAGCTATTCCGGCTCTGCAAGCACTGGGCCAGAACTCCTACACCCTGCGCTACGTTATCACCATCACCATGTCCCTGTTCACCAGCGGCCAGTTCGGTGGTAAAGTAGACATTTCCGGCCACAAACTGGAAATCGAAGGTCTGTACGATGCAACTGGTAACAAAGTTGATACCAAGTCTGGTACCGGTAAAGTTATCCTGGACGGCCTGAAGCTCGAGCTGATGGGCTGGCGCTTCGATGGTACTCGTACCAACGAAAACCGTCGTACCCAGGGTCTGCTGCTTGACCCAATTTGGGAACAGGAAAACTACAAACTGCAATACGGTTCTCCGATTCTGACCAAGTCTCCGGTTGGTGTTGAATACGACGACACTGAACGTCTGGACGACCTGATCTCTGCGGTGAACATCCGTAACGAACAGCTGGCTATTACTCAGACGCTGTCTTACACCGAAGCAGTACGTAACGCAGCCGCTGCGATGATCACTCCGTGGGACAAACCGGCTATCCGTGGTCTGGGCCGTCACTGGGTTGCTCCGTGGTTCAAAGAGTCTGACTACAAAGTCGATGAAGTTGTTCAGTCTCTGGATACCAAAGAAGCGCTGATCAACGCTCGTCAGGGTCTGTTGCAGCGTATCGGTAGCCAGGTAACTCAGGCTATCCAGGATTCTCGTTTCATTCCTGCACTGCGCCTGCTGACCGCTGATCCGGACATTCTGCCGAAAGTTATTATCGCAACTGACGAACCGACTGCATCCATGCTGCTGCTGGTTCAGGGCGACCAACGTCTGCTGGGCGACCGTTATGAATACGAAGTCGTTACCACCAACGATGACCGCTGGCGTATCTACAACGCAGCTGACGATTCCTGGACTCGTCGTCTGCAATGGTTCCTGAAAGTTCCGACTGCGGACGATGGTTCCTACTGCGTACTGAACTGGGGTAACCACTTCTGGTCTCCGATCATGGTTACCAACATCAACATCCAGCGTAACAGTTCTACTTCTAAAGAACTGGCTGTACAGCCGCGTAACGCGCATATCTGCCACTGCCCGATCACTGGTCTGATTTGGGTTAAAGGCATCACTAAACTGGTTGAAGAAAAACTGGCTTACAACGTTTCTGTAGAACAGAACGGCCAGAAACAAACCGAAGGTGGTGTAGCAGGTAATGTTGCTGGCGACGGTAAAGACAAAGCTGGTAAATAATACCGAATAAAAAGTGTCTAAGCCCTTCGGGGCTTAGACCTTTTATTTTTTTCTTTCTATTATTTTTTGGATAGATATTATCAAAGGGAGACTGTCAGTTGGTTTAAAGGAGACTTTATGGAAAAAATACATTTAAGACTAAAGATATGTACCATTATTAAAACTTAATCTGGCCCCTACATGAACCGTCTTGATATTGATGTGGTACCCAGTATTACTGACCGTTCGTTGTATCAAAAGTCAGGACTACAAAAACTCATCACTTTTGAGAATAATACTGGTGTGCCAATTTACGTCACTGAAACCAGTGGCGGTAGCTTTATTTTAACTCCGTCCAAAAGCCCGGCTGATGAGCATGGGGTTGTTGTTTATGTAACGTATCAATCGTTCGGAAATCTGGCTAACCTGAACGGGTTTGCAGAAGTCTTACCAGAAAAACAATTCACTAAATTTTGTGCAGATTTAAAGGAGAAAGGAGAGGTCACACTCCGATACGTGGTTGACGATATCGGTGCTTTATTACGTGGGGACTTGGTTGTATTGAAGCAGCTAGGATTCGCATTTTCAATTACACCAGTTCGATTAGAAAGTACGCCACCGAGCGTAAGACCAGGAGGTGAGAGAACTGAATTTACATTAGGTGTTATTGTTGTGCAGCGTTACGACGATCCCGAACTATATCGTTGGATTAGATTCTACGGAACGCGCATGGAAGTACAACCGGTACTATCACGGTATTACGAACCGGGTGTGTATATGGTAATCGGAGGTGGAGACAAAGTAGAAGGGAGCAGGATGATTCACTTCGAGTTCGATGACTTATTGTCACCGTTCCGTGTTTTTAAAGATAAAGAAACAGCCACTGCGTTTCGATGGCAAGAAACGTTACCGGATATTCACGAGATAAAGGAAAAGCTGGAAAGTCAATACAGAGAAAAATTAGAAAGTTTGGATTCGGCAAAAGACAAACTGGAAATAGAACACAAAAAACAACTACAGAATTTGGCTTTGGAAAAGGAGCGTTTGACTCTAGCGTATAAACAACAAGAACTAGAAGCAAAGTCTCGGGCAGAGGCACGAAAAGAATTCTACGAGACTCGTTCTTACATTCGTAAAGATGGGTCAGACCTATTTAAATCAGTCCCTGCGTATCTGGCGGCGGGTGTCGCATTTATAGGGATGCTAAAATAAGGAGCGTGGCGTGTTTAAAGATGCAATCAGAAAGCTTAAAGAGGATGGCAAAATAGTACCCTTTAACCGAGCGATTGCGGAAGGTGTCGGTTATACACAGGCCAAAGACGGTATACACGAGCGTGTTCAGATTATCTTGAAACGTGAGCTGGATTATCATCCTGTTGATAATCCGCGTGTTCCTGAAGGGCTGGCTGTATTAGGTGTACGGTTAATGTCACCGTTTGAAACGTTCATCTATAAGCTGTCTCGTTCTGAGAGCAGCAGAATGGATAGACGTCGTGGTGTGATGTCCATTGCGAATACCGATGCGTATATGGTCATGTCAACATTCCGTATTCCAGGAGATTCTCGACCGATCTCAAGACCGATTAACTTACCCTTTATCCGTCGTGGTGGTTTAATGAACTATTACGGTACGACGTATCATGTTGCACCGGTTATTCACCAGCCAGGTATCTGTCGCGAACACGGTGGGGTATTTGTTAACTTTGACTTTAAACGTAAAGCCTCGTTGAAATTCTGTAAGCAACCTGTCCGTGTGTTAGTCAACGGTAAAAAAGAGGAGCTATTCTTACCAGGAACCAAAAACCTGTTCAAAGCGAAGAACGCAACACATCCTGATACCGACGAGAAACCGTTAATGTATTGGTTGTTCGGACGTTATGGATTTAAAGAAGCGATTAAACGCTATACTGGTGTTGACGTAGAAATTTATCCATCGTTTAAGATCCCAGAACTCGATCTCAACGAGAAAGTTGTAATCAGTTCCGGTGAATCGAAATATAACCGTTCGATAATGTACGCGGTTGTCGTACCCGCAGAAGCATTGCCGAACGTGGATAAAGTTGGTTGGGATCAAAACGAGCATTTGTTGCTGGCCGCAATTGCTGCGTTCTTCAAAGCCGCTCACTACTATTGCAGTAAACAATCCATTAAGAACGGTAACGTCACGCCGCTCCCGCCGCTGTTTACTGCAATTAACGAGTTAGCGATGGAAGACGATATTGCTAACCTGAACTCTGCTCCGATTTGGCGTGAGATTCTGGGAAGAAGTATCGTAGGACTAAAACCTTCCGATATTGAGTTAGCACACAGTATGGCGAAACATTATACCGAATGCGATCGCTACGTTAACTCAACGTTCCGTGCAGAACTGAAGATGACCGATCCTGACATTCCAGACGACATGGATATGTTTGATTTCTTCTGGTATGCAACGAAACTGATGGTACGTACCCGTTTGACTAAACAGGGTGACATTCCGTCGATGTACGGAAAACGTTTAACCGTGACTGACTACTTACTGTTAGGTGACCGTGGGTTTACACCAACGGTAGCGGCTATTCGTTTCCATCTGGGACAAACGGAGAATCGTTCGCCAGAATCCTGCGCGAATATGATTCGTAGCGCACTCAATAAAGAAATTGTCACGAGTCTGGTGTTGCGTAATATCACTGGTAACGGCGGTGTAAGTTATTTCAACGCATCAACAGAGTCCATGGTGTTAGGAGTATCCACACACGCGATTAGTCAAACTGAAACGGAATCTAAACGTAACAGCAAAGGCGGTAAAACGGTTAACCTTAACGACCGTACGAAACACGCTTCTGCATCGCATCTGGAGTGCGGTAACGTTTATTACATTCCGAAATCGTCCCCGTTCAAATGGGGTGTCCTTAACCCGTACATGAAAACTAACCGTCAGTTAGTGATGGTTCGTAATCCAAAACTTGACGAGTTAATCCAAGCAACCGAAGAAGATATTGCGAAGATTGGCCGTTAACCACGAAAGACGTATTAAGACCTATTAGGAGAATTAAGAATGGCAAGCTACAGCGAAACTCGTGAATTTATCTTGAAAGTTTTTATGGCTAAACAGGATCAGCTGTTGAACTATCTCGTCGACGCGATGAACGCGAAGGGGATAAAAGAAGATCCGTTTGTTAATGCAGCGTGCATTGTGGGTAACTGGTATCTGCAAAACCGTCGTCCTAACGACCAGACTAACGTTGCGGTTATCGAAACCTTTAAGGCAACGCTGTATAGCCGTCTGTTAGGTTTAGGTCTGACGCCGTTGCAGCCGGAAATTCATAGCGCGTTAGAGAAAGCGTTTGTGCTGGCAAATCAACTTGCAGAAGAAGCCCGTCGTGCCGGGCAGGGTGGTTTCGGTGTACGTACTGAACCGGTTAACTTCGGTATTCAGAATTCACAGAATGCGCAATCAACTGCACCGATTCAGGGTTCTTCTGTACCGATGGCCAGCTATACTCCGGCAGGTGTAACAGTGCAACCTGTACAACCCGCTCCGGTATTCGGCGGTACTCCGCAACCTCAACCTCAGCCGCAAACGCAGCCTGCTATTATTCAGCCGACTGTTCCGCAGGAAGTGATGAACAAAAGCAAGCCTGTGGATATGAATAAGGAAACGATGGATGATATCATTCAACGTGCTAACCGTCCTCACCATGACATTTTGCGGGTAGAAATTGTGGAAGACTATTTAGATCACGAGCTGAAAGAAAAGATTCAGCAAAACGTTGTTTCGCCGAAAGAAGCTAATACACGCGTCAAGAATTCTGTGTATGCAGAACATCGTGACTGGGGTGATAAGGTTAGTGAACTGGTTGAAGATAACGACAAACAATATTGCTCGTATGACGATGCGGGTATCATGGTGAAAGTCGAAAGCGAATATCGTCTGTATCCGATGGCACAGACTGAAACTTCTGCGGTGTATCTCCAGGAGTTTTATAGTTCGGTTCGCCAGATTATCGACGATCTCGATACCGTACGTGATATTGACGATATTGAAAAGCTGATGGAGCGTGTTTCTAATGACGTCTTCAGACTGCGTGACCTTGCACAACGTTTGTTAATGTACTTCCTCACCAAATCTGATGAGAATGAAACGTATCGTAGCGAATGTTCAATGTTTACTCGTCGTTTCATTGCAACATTAACTGTGCTGGTTCACAACGCCATCTCCGTGGCATCTGCTTACGGTAAAGACGTTCCGGGTACGAAATTCGTACAGTTGGAATGCTGCCTGGATGACATGACCTACTTTAAAGAGACAGTGTATGGTCGTACCATCGGTGAAAATGGTGTGAGCAAGTCTGCGGATTATTTCCGTGAAATGTTCCTGCTGATCGCGCGTTCTCTGCGTAAGCTGCACATTCGTCTGACCTGCGATAATAAAGCTATTGAACTGTCTCAGGTAACGTACACGATTTCTCTGCAAGCAGATTATCAATCCGCTAACGATCGCCATATCGTGGAAATCTCATCGTTTGGTAACAGCTTCGAACCGATTGTTTCAATCTACGAAGTCATTAACCAGAAAGCACCAGAAGCGTTCATTAAACTTAAGACCCCGTCTCATGTTTATTCGCTACTGAGCACAGGTGACGTTACTGCACCAGTTCGTTATTAAGTTTGGATTGGGGGTGGAAACATCCCCATTTTTAAGGAGTGCGTATGGCCGCTTATGTTGATTACAGTAAAGCCAAGATAGAGCTAAACGTAATTGATACCGTAGAGCGTTTAAAGCAACAACTTTCTTTGGAGTTATATCAACTTCGCGTCCGTATTCACGAGCGTGAACAACTTATTGAGAAACGTCCATTATTTATCGACGAGAAGCAGGTAAAACTTATCACTGCGGAGTTAGAAGTTATGGCCGCAGAGAAACTGTTACTCGAAGAACGTATCGCTGCTATTGGTTAATCACCACACAAGGAGAGCTTCGGCTCTCCTCCTTTATTTTTATTCCCCAATTTATTATAGCTGCCCACTATAGTGAGGGAATGAGGAAATGATTAAATATGTTGTTATTAATGTAAACTACGAACGTAGTCCACGTTTTCGCTTCGAATTACCTGAAACCAATGCAACCATGGAGTTTAATCGTTACCTGTTAGAACATTCAAACACCAAAGTCAATCACGGTAGATACTGGCTTATCTACTATAATGCCCGTAATGAGTTACTGAAAGCCGTCAAGAAATCAGGTCAGTCAGAACTGTTAGCGAAACTGATGGCGTTTGATAACGATCCTTTAGCAATAGGAATTATGTTAGACCTTGCTATCAACAAAGACGAAATAGCGTGGTGAAAAAAAAAAGAAAGCTACTCCGACCCCAGAAGGGTCGGAGTAAGCTCGAATTATTTTTTTTGCTATTTAGAGAGTTTCATCGGTGTTGTCGTCTGTACCGGTATCCGTCTCGTCCGTGCCTTCAGTTGAAACGTCTTCTTCCGTTGTCGTATCGGTTTCCGTCGTTTCATCATCGGTCATGTCCAAGTCTTCATCACCGCCCAGATCGTCACCCCCTAAGTCCTCATCGCCTCCTAAGCCACCGTCATCTTCAGTGCCGCCACCAAAGTCGCTACCACCGCCGAAGTTATTGGCGTCTTCAGGATTCAGATCGGCTGCTTTTGCTAATGTTTCGACTTTCCCTGTTACACGTTTTGCTAACTGAATCAATGTCTTAGACGCAGAAGCAATTTCGTCAGAGATCATCTTCACATTTTCACCGCGTTTCTCTTCATCGTAAATCAGGTCGAACATATCGTTCTCAATGCCCTGATTACGTAGCCAGTTGCGCGCGTAGAAGGTCTTAACCATCGTCTTGAGGTCATCAGGTGACATTTCAATACCTTCGTTCTGAAGCATATTAGCAATGTCATCCGTGACCACCAGATCTGCAAGTTTCTCGATAAATTCATAGCGTTTATCGAAGAGATCAGCTTGAGATGCTGTTGCAGAAGTATCAGGCGGTGGCAAGGTGACCTTCATACCGTTGATAAACTTCGCCATATACTCTGACGTTTGTTTTGTCATCTCTTCGCTAGATACATCCGGATTCTGCTCACGGATATACTCAACGATAATACGGATGAGTTCTGCTTGCAGTTTCGGTGAAGCTTGCAGACTGTTTGTAACGTAGCGCGTAAGCGGGGTTGAGAGGATTTCCTGTTTCTTCACAATCTGTTGAGTGACCAACAGCGATTTAGAATAAATCTGAGAAGCAAACTCCAGGTTCTCCGGGGTAAGTACAAGGTCAGGATCAACACACGCGATGTGACATGTACGGCGTAACAGGTTCTCGTCAATTTGTTGATCAGGAACTTTATACTCCGGCGTGGTATCAGACACAGACACTTTGTGACTGGCGTAGTAATCGTTACCCGTTACGTTAAAGGCAATCCCCGCGTTAGCCCCCATTGACCAGGCGTCGTTGATATCGCCCCACATCGGCAGGCGACGATTGTAGGAATTAAGGATATCTGATTTAACTTGGTCAACGGTTTTTTGACCGTTTGCATCATCTGGTGACAGCTCAATGTCGTACTGCATGTGACGAGCCGAGTTCAGTACAGATGAGTTCATCGTTGCGAACAGCAGCGCCATCCTGACAGTAGAGATAATAAAGGAGCGTTCAGTAATAGAAACCCCGATACCGTCTTCGTTAAAGTCCGTTGCAAAATAGCATAGGTTATTAACCGGAATGTAAACCACCTGAGTATGACGTTTTGCGAGATGACGCGCTAACAGAATACGACCGAATGTTTCGGTAATATTCATGCTGATTTCTGCGCCACCTAGTGCCTGACTTAATGCGCGTGCAAATTCGTTTTCAGCGATTTCACCGCAACGTGCACTTAAACGGTTGGCGATTTCCGGGGTAATACGAGAAGTGTTCCCTAGGCCCAGATTAGAACGGTTAATGATGCTGTCCGTCATCCCGTCGTTATTCAGGTAGTTCATAAAGTTCGCATCGCCGTACAGCGAGGAGCGAGCATTGATGAAGTTACCCATGTCATCTACGATAGTCAGATAACCGATAGGGTTACGAACGTCATCGCCAATTACCAGTGGCAGCGTTGACTCTGCGGGCAGTAAACGTTCGATGTATTCGATTTTGTTATTCTCATCCATTGAGATAATAGGAATATCACCGTACGTTTGTGTTTTCGGTGTTGACTTATACGCTTCGTTTAAATCACCCAAGTTAATGAACCCTTTTTCAGCAGCGTCACGCTGACGGTCATCGAAAGATTGGTTAGGGTCGAACGGACTGCCACCGTTTGGTGTAGACGGCTTTTCATATGCGGCTTGCTCTAATTGCCCGTACAATCCCGTACGTGCGTTCTCATGCGCAATACGACGATACAAATCTGGCAGCATGGTAATGCGCGGGTTATCGGTAATCGTGATTTCCATCTGGAATTTATCCGAGAACATCGAATCGTGCTTACCGAAATCGATTTTCAACGTCTGTGGACCAGTAACGGCTCCGTGTAAACGGTTGAGAATTGATTCCACACCAACACGCTGCCCTTCTTTCGGCGCATTAATAGGCCCGAGAATACCAAGCTGCTGTTCGAAGAACGCCGTTTGGGAACGACGAACAGATTCAGTAGCGACCTTTGTATTCAGACCGAATAATTGGTCGAAGCCGGTATCCGAGATTATCATCACTGGACTTGCGCCTTTGGTTTTTAACGCATCGTAAATCCACTGATATAATTTCTTAGGTAGCTGACGAATGTTATCGTGATAATCACGGGTCGGTGTCAGTAGTGCGTTACGCAGATCAATGGGGATGTCCGCGACGTTGTCGTAAATCAACGTCGTGTTGATTAAGTCTTTTGTTGATAGCAGGCTCGAAGTTGCAATAGTAACGATTGTTTCGAGTTCAGGTAACGCATCAAAGATACGTTCCGCATTTTTGATAGTACGAATACGTGAACTCGCAATTGCCGTGAGTTCTTGACGTGTTGGCGTAGAACCACCCTCGCTACGCGTACCGCGTTGTTGCTGAGGTGCTGGGCCCGTAGTTTTACGAAGAATTGCAGCTACGGCGGGGTCGCCCGTTAATTTACTAATATCGTCCATTGGGGTCTCCGATGCAGAGATTTAACATATTTCGTGAACAGAACATCGCGTTGGCGAAATCACTGATTATTAAATCAGAATCAATCGCACAACAGATGAATCTGGCAATAACCGAGAACGGCGGTTTCGTTTCCGATAACCGAAGTACGTGGCGATACTACCTGCATTTAGCAGGACAACGTCACGAATGGGATAAGCCTATTTACATAACGTCGCTCGACACGCAAGAGCAGATAGAATTAACGACAGCCAACCTGTCCCGTCATAAAAAGACCTCAAACGTATTTCGTTCGAACGGCGAGTACGTTGAGGAGCTGATCAGAACGTATCCTGACTACGCGATTTATATCCGAGGTGTGTTTAATCCGGTGGATATAAACTACGCCATCCGTGTGGCTGATTGTTCTATTCTCTATTACGACAGTTCATTAGTGGAGTCGCAAGAGACGTCGCTGATGTCGAGATTGGAAGACAGAATAAGGGCAGCTCACGTTCGCTATATGTCAGAAGGGTGGAAAGTTCACAACGATGCGTTCGTGTTAGCGTTCTACTGTATTCTGTATCCGCAGCTACCCGGCATTATTGGTTACATCCGTTCTTCTTTACAGCATACCACGGAAACACACTCGTTTTACGTGACAGAGTTCTTAGCATCACACCAAGAACTTCACGAGTTTATGCCGTATCTGACCCAGAAACAGAAATTCATTCTTTATCGGAATATTCGTTACTGGGAACGTAACTCAGGGAAAGAGGAGATTTTCGACTGGCAGATTGATGCGCTACTGACAGGTTGGGGGATGCCTGCGGTTGGGTATAATGTTGCGCAGCAAATACACGAGCCGAAGGATGATGACGATTCCACGTTAACTCCGTTACCGATCGGTTACCAGCAATCGCTTAATTACACAGAAAAGGATTCTGGTCGAGACCTTGACATTGTAACGACGACGGACATTATCCAGAAGGAAGTCGCGTTAGCGTACAATAACCCGGCGTACGAACCGGAGTATCAGGAAGACTTAGATACCCGTTTAAGTTTAACGCAATACCCTAACCTGAAAACCAAACTCATTGAAGTGACAGCAGTCGACCCAGAAGCGATTGAGCGCTTTGAGTATCTGCATAACCTCTTTAACGAATGGGTACATCTCGTCGCGAAAGGGAAGTACAATATCTACCACGAGATTCTTAACCCAACAAACGGGGATACCTTAAAGCTTAGCTCAAAAGAGTTATTGGCGCTGTTCTTGTATGCGGCGTATAAAGGATATTCTGACGTTGCGTTAGAAGAGATTCCTGTGTTCAACGTGTTCGGGGTGTTAATCAAACGTTGGGTTTCGTTCGACGAAATGGAACAACATTTAATCCCGAGCTGGGAAAACCGTTTCAATGCGTTGATTAACTATTATACCGATACGCACACAGAAGTCGTCGGAACGATTCTTAGTGCTGATGAGCTTTACGACACGGTTAATGAAATCATTACCCAGAAACGTCGTCGTTGGCGTTATAGCCAAAACCGTCGGAAGATTCCTGACCGCGCTGCGGGCTTGATGCTGTTTAACTACCATTATCGTGATTATCGCTGCGATTTAAAACTGAACTACCGTAACTACGATGAGTTCTTTAAAACGTTCGGGTTAGATTATACGTTGGTTTCGGCGGAGACGTGGCAAGACATTGCTATTGATGCGTTTAACACCGCGACTAACCTGGAAACCCGTGCAACGATTTCACAGTCTGAGATTCAGCGTGCGATGGTACGACTGATGACGAAGTTGTCATCCTACACCGTACATTTTGCTGCGCGAATGGGGTCAGATTCTTACGACGTTATGGACCCGCTCTGTCCCATCTTAGGGGATATCCCTATGAGTGGGGAGGGGACAATTACAATTATTGAACCCCTCTTAGGCGTACAGCAAGTTACGCGTCACCAGTATATGTCTACCGACACTGTGTTACCGGCAGCGCCTGTTATTAAAGAACTGTCGATGCCGCAGCACATCAAACTCAGGATGAACATTTACATGGGCATCCGAGTGAAAGTAACACAGCAGGTTGTGGTGGATATTAACGAGCCGACTACCGGGGTTGTTAAAGTGAAATCTTCGCTTGACGATTGGACGTTAAACGAACAGGTGAAAATTAACGATCTGGACGGCTTCACGCTTGACCAGCTACCTAAGTGAGAAAACCATGGCATATCGCGTCGACTTAACGAAAACTCCGAAACAAATTCTGGTAGATCGTATTAACTACGTTTTCGGGGTATCCTATACCACTGATAACATCGATTTTAACGATAAAGGTGTGCAACCGCTGACGAAAGACGAAGCCCGTCGTTACGGACTGGAATCGAAAGTGGCGGCCGACTTTAAAAACGGTGTTACAGGGAACCAGGAATTCATCTTAACCCGTGTTGACCTGGCAACGTTCTTAGCTGACGAACCGGTTACAGTACCGAAAGGCGAAGTAACCAGCAGCCAAGAACTAGCAGACTATATCGTTGCCCAGACCGGTATTGATTTGACTGAAGACGACATTATGATCGAGCCTATCAGTGAGGAACTCGATTCTTATGATGTTCGCTTAGTCCCGAATCACTTATCTTTTAAAGGAACGATTCCGGTCGTATTTACTGACCCCACACCACGTACGTTGGCGTCTCTCGTGACGAAACTTGCGCTGGACGGGTTCCGCCCTGGAGAATTAATCAATGTCTAATGTCAAAGTTTACGACGGTAAACTCTCGACGGTAACACTTAATGCGATGCGTCTGGCTACCGCATTAATTACCGGTGCCGATGTGCAATACCCACAGAAGTCCACACTGAATGAGTTTTATAAGCTCATGCAAACCCCAGTGCCGGACGGTAAAGCACGTCCCCATTTGCAGTACATGGCGATTGGTAACCGTGGCCACATGGTCGACACATCAGATGTTGTTGCTGATGTTGTTCCTGTAGCTAAAGAACCTATCGCGTCCGGGATGTTTTCACGCGTTCCGTTTGTCCTGCGTACTAAAGACAACGATTTGTCTGATGAACAGCGTAAGAACTACGCTTTCCGTACTCTGGAAACCATCAACAAACGTGAATATTGGGCGTACTACTTAAAACGCATTGACATGCGTGCAGTAAAAACCACCGACTACGACATTAAGCGTGAGAACGGTGTTGAAACTGTAGAAGACTTTGTTTATACAGATACTGAACTGAACCCGGTACCGAAAGTGTTGCCGGATTACGATTACGACGACGACGGTACCGTTGCAATTCCTGACGGCCGTTATGTGGAGTCAGGTGCAGACCTGGTTATCCCATGGACGGACTTCGACGTTCAGGAGTACATGAACGTAACCAGCATTATGCGCGGTAGCCCTCGTAGTTCGATTATCTCTGAACTGGCACTGTGCTCCGGTTTAGACCAGGTAACGTCTGGTGACTCTGCCACAGGTTCGAAGTTCAGCTACACTGAAGCTATCGGTGTACAAGCCCTGTATTACATTTCGATGTTTACTAACCTGGCGCAGACGAACGATAAACTGTCACTGACGATCCGTATCGGTCAACCTGCACCGTTCTTCTTAGGGACAGCGAATTAATGTTGATTCCTGAGCCGAGACTTCCCGATAAAATGGTCAGGATCGCGGCGATAGACCCCGGTACGAGCCATCTCGGGATGGCGGTGCTGGATTGGGAATATGGCAGCGACCAAGCCGAAGTGGTGTGGGCTGATACCATGCACGTATTAGACCCAACACATCCAAGTGCGTTTGCAGAGTGTGTCGGTAAACGCGACGATCGCTTAGTAAAACTCGAAGCGTGCTACCGTGAGTTTCTTCGGATTGCGCGTCCGACGTTTGTTGCAACAGAAACGCCGTTTATGCGGCGGGCAAAACTCTCCGCGTACGAATCTGGCGTAGAGTTACAGCTGATGTTAAGACGTGCGTTATGGGACGTGTTTCCAGAGAAGGTGCTACACGGGTTCAATCCGATTATTGTAAAATCATTCGTCGGTGTGGAAGCGAAAGGAACGGACAAAACAGATATGTTTCGTGCCGTAACGAAGTTGTATCGCGACCACGCGTTGTTTGATATTACAACGTTGGATGAGCACAGTATCGATGCCGTGGCGGTGGGGAATATCTTTGTCAGGGTAAACCTGTTAAACTTGAATAGTCTCCTACCGCCAAAACAAAAGTCTGCTAAGACGGCAAAACGGCGGAGAAGACGTCGGAGGAAATAGCGATGTCGCAACCAACACAAGACGTGTCAGCCGCAATTCTTGACATTCTTATCCAAGCAGGAAACAGAAAGTTAAGTAAAGAGCAGTCCGAAGAACTGTCTAAGATTCTCAAAGACAACTTCGGTGACGAAGTCTCTGTAGACGTAACGCGGTCGGGTACAAAGATTCTGTCGGAGTTACGCCCAACGCTTCTTGAGAACATTGGAAAGATGGCGGAAAACTTTCAGCAGCAAGCCACAAACGCTGTAGAGAGTTTAGGTGACGAAGTAAGCAAAGAAACGATGTTGACGCTGTGGCCGAAACTTGCCGGTGCACAGAAGTTCATTATTGTTCTGCTTGCTCTCGCCACTGTGGTCGTGACAGGCTTCTTAGCGTACGACACGCATCAGAACTTTCCAAAAGACAGCATGGAAGTGTTGTTTGTATCCTTACTTCCGCTGTTCGGACTGGTAGTATTTGCAACGTGGCCGATTAAAACATTGGCTTACAAGTCGTTGGAGATTGCTACCAAAGTTGTCGAGAAGAAACTTGAGAAATCAGGTCAGGTCGTCGCGAAGACGGAAACAAAGACAACGAAATAAAACCAACCTCTACCTTCGGGTAGAGGTTTTCTTCTTTTTATTTTACAATTTTTGATCATACTGTGAGACTTGAACAAGGAGACTTATCATGGAACCACTACGTTTAATGACCAGAACGCTACTGATTCCTATCTGGGAATTGAAGCTTGCCCCATTGCCTGCCTCTAATGGGGAGGTCATTGATTTCATTAAAGACGAAGAATTTGTGTTGACGGCTTTCCAGGAGACGCTGCATCATTATTATAATGCAGTACCTTTGTCGGGCGGATTAGATTGCCCTGGCGTAGAAGGGAGTACGTCTGCGTTAATCGCAGAGTATTTAGAACAGAAAGGAATCGGGGTTGGGAAAGGTCGGGTTTATTTGGACACCGATAAACTGAAGAGTTATCAGATCGAACTGACGTTTCAGATAAGAAAATTACTCACCCGCTACGGTCTTTTCTCAATTAACTGTAAGGTTGATGACGTACGCATGTTAGACCACGGTTTTACCACAACTCTCAAAACTTGTCGCGGTAAAAGATTCGTACAGTTTGCGTGGTGGGTGCCGGTATTGCACGGTGAGAGAAAAACGGTGGAGGGGTTGTACGGCTGGGCGCTATGGAGCGAAGTTCCAGTAAATAAACTCGATACGATTATTCCAAAACACCGAAACGTTCCGCTTAGCAGTTTATTTACTTCCGGCGAGAACACTACGTGGGCTGAATTCGTTAATAACGTTATGTCAATTGGGGAACAATAATGCAGCAGTTAGATATTACTGAAGACAAAATCTCCGCTAAATTTCCACAATTACGCGAATATATCAAGGACTTAAACTCGATACGCGAAACACCTGTTCGTATTACGTTAGCGATAGAAGACGACATTACGCACGGTATCGCGATTTGGGAACCGGGTAATCTTATCTATCTGGTGGTAGCGGAAGGCTCTCGACGTTTCGGTGTGGGTTCGTTCTTATTGCAGTACGTTCAACTGAATTCCGATCGCCAAATGGTGACGTGTCGTGTCCACCCTTCGAACATTGACGGCCTGTGTTTCTTTTCGAAAAAAGGCTACCAGATTGACCGTTGGTATATCGCCAGCGACTCTCGTCGGTATTTTCGTATGACGAACGGTAACGTTGTTTCGTCATACGCCCCGCCGGAAGAAGGATATTTGGTGGATTTTATCGAAAACACGCCCATCTTTCTCTCTGTTGCGGATAAAATTTATTAACCGTTGAGAGTCTAAAATGATACGTGTCGAATATGAGACGCGGTGCTTAGAAGACAATCGAGCAAAAGCATTACGTTGTGTTGAAATCGTCCCCGAACACGAACTGGATATTCAAGCTGGTAAGGTTCGGGGCGTTCCGGTTAAGATCGTACAACACAGCCATTGTTCGCAATATAAAGAGAAAGCTGTCCCAGTAGTACGTTCCAGTAAACGAGAAGACTTTTCAGAACTCCGTAAGTGTTTTCAACGACACTATCGCCGGAGTAAATGGAAGGTGTTGGTTTTAATGTTAGTCGACGATTTCATTAAAGACCTGGTTTGGGAAGAAGTGCTTAAAGAGCGTGGTTTTCAACCCAAACCGTTCTCGTATCACTGGGAACGTTTCAAAAAGAAATACCACGAGTCATTGCGTTGGTCTCCGAACACCCGGAATATGATGCCGCGTTTAGAGTCAATGCCTTGGCTTCGTGTTTATCTCGATGAGGTAAACTGATGAAACGTTTTATTACTCCATTTCTAATGTTACTTTCGTTTTCTGTATTAGCGGATTTTAAACCGTACGATATCAGTCGTTACGAACCCGCTGTCCCTGGCGATAAACCGGTTGTGTTTAAAGCAGATGACCAACCCGTCACTGCGGTTCAAAACGATGAGTTTGCAGTGGTGAATTACGGCAAAACGGACTTATGCCCTGCGGGTGGATTTTATCTGGTGAACATCAAACGTCGAACTTATCAGTTTGTTGATCCGGGTAGCTGCTCTGCAATGGTTAAGGTGACGTTAGAAACCGTACCTTACACGAATAAAAACATTAATATACAACGTTTAACCTTTTATGCGGGTGATGAAATCACAGCACGTTATCCGTTATACGGGTATTAGTGATTAGCCCCCACGGAGTTCGTATGTCTTTTGTAATTGATTTCGACGTTGGCCACAGACAGAACTTACTTAATCTCGTTAGTTATTGTAACAGCGACAGTGTACGGAAAAAGCTTTCGGCTGAAAAGGTAGACGTTACGCTCGTCGGTGCCCCAACACCGGAAGGACGCTATAAGGTAAAGTTAACGAACCGTAACGACATAAACGATGCGGTACTGATTACCTACACAAAGCTTCAACTGAACGACTTCCTTGAGATTCCTGCCAAGTATCTGGATTGGTTTGATTTCGAAAACGGTCAACCTAAGAACTACGATACGTGGGCAGCTTCCGCTAAAGTCGCTGTAGAGAAAATGTGCCAAGACCGAGGTATGGTGATATCGCGCGCTTGGGACACCGGTTCACAGTGTCACATTGAGTTTGACGAGTCTATCGAACGCTATGTGGTTGTTTACGAGTGCGACTCTTTTATTTATAGTGCGAGAAACCGATTCATCTTACCTCTACACTTAGGGCAGGTGATTAACGACACGACATTAGACGGTCTTAATTACAATAACGAACTGAACAAGAAACCATTGGCGGATTTGGACGGTGAGTTAGAAGTGTGGATGGGCCAGGCGTTGGTTGAGACAGTCGTCTTAAGCGGCCTGGAAATGTAATAGTAACGGTGGGTAGAGAGAGCTTTCGGGCTCTCTCTACTTTTCTTTTTTTCATTATCGACGGTCTTTATGGAGGTGACCATGAAAGAATATAAAATCGCGATTATCGGGTCTCGAGAAACACCGGAAGACGTTATGGAGGAAATGTTAGACACGTTACGGGAAGGGTTTCGAATCTTACGAAAGAAAGGCTACACGATTACCACCCGTTCTGGAGGATGTTATAAAGGCCCAGACCAACTTCAGTTTATGATAGCACGTACCGAGGACGTTAAGAGCGTTTGTTATCTGCCGGATGAAAAGAAAATGTGGTTAGGGAAAATACACCCTAAGGTAGAGTTTCGTTATATCCCACAAGACGTTCAGTACCGAGCAGTTGTTGCTTCACTCCACCCAAACCCAGATAAGCTCTCACCGATTGCCTGGGCGTTACACGGCCGTAATCTGAACATCATCGCAGGTGACCGCTTAGACGAACCGGTAGACGCAGTCTATTATTTCAGCGACCACGACAAACACGGAAACGCAAAAGGTGGTACTGCGATGGGTGTAAAATATGCGAAGTCAATCGACGTTCCTTGTTACTACCATACCGCCGATCGAGATAAGTGGTTGGAAAGTCTTCGTTTATTATGAACTTGACTTTAACCGTTTTACAAAGGAAATCTCGATATGCGTCGTAGTTGGATTGGCCAACAGGTGGGACAGGAGTCTCGCGATCGCACCGACTCTTCTGCCTCGTATGGCCACCAGGTCTATTTGGAAATTATCGGTTTAGTGAACAACCGATTACACGATGCTAAGCGTGTCGTCACCGGCAAAATGAAAACGATGAAAGAAGACGCTGACCGATTAGAAGATCGGTTGAAAGACGTCAAAACGTTTTCTGCCAAAGTGGTTCCTGCGGGCACCTGGTGTGCGCGCGTGTGTTACGAAGACGTTCCTGATTTAAAAGAATGTCTTAAGTTAGTCGATTCCGTAAACGGGTTCGAGGCGGCTGCGAAGAAATTCCTGGTTGTGACTAACCCGATGGCTATCGGTCCTAAAGAAGTTCACCGTAAAGTTGAAGACGGGATGTTAAAAGAATTGAGCTACTCCAGTAGTTCAGCGATTCATCGTGCGATGGGGTATATCCCTAATTTGATGGGCACGGAAGTTACTGCGTATCCGTTAGCAGGAAACGTCTACGTCGTTACGCAGGGTGAACTGGGTAAAAGTAAGACTACGTTCGGTATCGGTAACGGCGGGATGTATAAAGACACTATTGCCGCACTCACCGAGCGTGAATGTCACCAGGCATTAAAAGCGGTGCGTAAGATTGCAGACATCATGGAATCTCGCAACGCGAAAAACGGACTTTTTGGCTACAGCGGTATTTACCAAGAAGCTGAAAAGATTAAAGATAAAATGTACAAAGTCGATCGGGATGAAATCTCCGAGGTTAAACGCGCTTACAAAAACGTTATTAAGTTGGAAGACGCGGTGACCACTGCACTCGACCGAGTAGCGGATGGGTTGTTAGCCTGGGTGAAAGCGACGATCAAAGCAAACGAGTAAATTATCATGTCAACGTTAGATAGCGACTTAGAAGTGCTTTGTGACGATTACGACCGACTCGTAGCGTTAGAATCCATTGGAGTAAAAGACAATTATCCGGCTATCGTTGCTATCCGTAAACGTTGGCTTTTGGATGATGTGGTTGTTGCGTCAGAGTCTGCGGCCATGATGCACCGTGCACAGTTTTTGTCAGACACGGAACCTGATAAAGGGATAGGCAAAGCGGCGGCGCGACTCACCGGACGTGCGGTTCGTGGCGTAAGTCGGGTAGCAGGACGTGCTGCCAGTGCAGGTGCAAAAGCGTCAGCGAACTTTGCAGGTAAACATTCCAAACAACTTGCTTTACGTTTTGTGGATTTTGCCGAAGCTGCGGGTAAAGAAGTCATTAAGGAATTAAAAGAAGCGACGTCTAAAGCGACGACCTTAGAGCGCAAACTGCAAAAGTTAAATGCCCGTCTAAGTTTAATCGGTGACAAAGACACCTTAAAACCGGTTGACTGCGACACGGGAAGCTGGACGACCAAAGTTTGTTTAGAAGACAAACCTAATGTAAAAGCGTGTATTGAGTTCAGTAAGAACCTGAACGCATTGGATGCGATGGTCAACGAGTATACCGTTAAAACGCGCACCATTATTGGTAAGAGCAAGAAAGTTACTGAGAGTGGCTTGGAGAAAGTAGGCCGCTCAACGAACTGGGCGATTAAACGTAGTGCAGGGCTGTTCGGTATTATCGATCCGTTTAAAACGGTGAAAGCGTATCCGTGGCCAGGTAACGTGGTGGTCGTTGAACACGACAGCGGTAAGATTGAGTGGGCGATTGCCCGTGATGGTGATTTTGGCCACACAATCAAATCTCTGAACTTACACGAAATCGGTTCAGCTCTCGAAGCCGTTGAAAAAATTATCCGAGCTTTACGTCAGCGTGGTACGAAGCGACGTAGCGTTGGTTATACCGGTATTTACGATGAAATTCAGCGAATGAAAAAAGAGCTGAAATCGTTAGACGGTCGTGAGTTACGTGACGCTACCGTTCGGTATAAGAACGCACTGCGTTTAGAAGATGCGTTTACTACCTCGTTAGTGCGTGTTGCGGAAGGCTTACTGGAATGGTGCAGGTTGTCGCTGATTGAGGTTAAATAATGCGTATCACTATTATTCTCAAACCCGACAGTAAATACGGAAAGTTATACGGCGACCAGGTACTCAAACTGCACAACATGTTGTTCGCAGAAGAGAAAGTGCGTATTAGTCAGTTAACTGGACGTGACACGTTCAACCCCATCGAGCGTTTAGAAGAGATTTGGCCTCAAGACTATCTCTGTGCGTGTGCGGTGGGTGACAACGAACAGCTTCTGGGATTTATGACGTTCTCATTGGGTTCTTGCTCAAAAGACACGTTTGTTTACATCGGGAATTACTATGTGATTCCTGAAGCACGTTCTCAAGGGGTAGGGCGTGCGCTTATGGACAAAGTCCGTGAATACGGAAAGTCCAAAGGTTGTGGTTGGATGAGTCTGGATGTGTTAGACAACAACGTTAAAGCTATCTCCTTGTATGAGAAAATGGGATTCCGTACCGAATGCAGGGAAATGATAAAGGAAATCTAAAATGGCTGCAAGATTCGTACCGTTTCACGACGGGTCTAGATATACTTTTGGTGTAGAGCGTTACGCTGTGGGTTTTCGTCCTGGTTGGAGAGTGGTACGAATCGATAAAGCGTGTTGGTGTTTACCGACCGGCATTTTTGATTACTTTACACCTGAAGCTTTAACGCGGTTTGTTTCTCTGGGTTCTCCCACGCAACGTGCTGCGTGGGAAAAGAATATTCGTTGCCGTTATTTGGGTAAAACACGAAACGCGACGGTACGTGGTGTTTATCACGTAGGGAGTCGTTGGTTACACGTTGAGCCAACACATCCCCGTTGTGCCGTCACGCCCTTTAACGGTGAATATCACGGTCAGGTGTACACTGGGTTACATTTTGCGTTCCCGGATAACCCTGACCTTAATTATTTTCTGGCTACCCCGAAAGACGTTACATTAGCCACGTTCTATAAATACCTTTTGTTCTATCCTGCCTACGTCGTTGCAGAATACGAACACAAAGCATTTCCTCTGCCTTACGGTAGAGACAGGAGATTAGCAGGATGTTCTATCGAGAACTTCAGCAATACACCGACGCTCTCCGAAAAGCGACCATCGATGCTCACAACAACCTCAGAGATGTCGTTAGCGTTATAGAACAGTGTTCGGATGTATTGTATGCGGAAACGATTGAAACGCCAACCCGCGACGGTGTGAAATCGCTCCAGCTACACGTTTGTAGTAAACACGGCAGTCTGTCGTTAAACTTCCGTGTAGGTTTAGATTATTACATGGTTCGTAAGAGCTATTTAAGTTGTGACGGTGACCTCTATCCGGTTGTCTGGAACAACGATTATTCTAAGTTTGTTTATCCACTTGAAGAACACCGACGCACGGTTTATGAATTTGTGAAAGCTGTTCTCGAGGGGTTCTAAAGAGGGTATTGTGATGTCAGAGATGATTCTCGACTCATTACTGCTGATTACGGTGGCGTATATCAACAAAACCGGTAAGCTACCAAAGCGTGGGGTGACGATTGAACGGGAGGGGTTTAAGCACCGCTACCCGTTAACGAAAGTTCTCGATTTGGCAGCGCGGTTAGCGAAGATGCGTAGACCGACGTCAGACGCAGCACCGAAATACGTATTAGTGGTACTCCAACGTGCGATTTCTGAAGTCCGTCGTGCGCGTCGTCGTGCCTCGTTTCGCTTTTATCCAAACTCTACGCAACAGGTTGTGGGGGTCTATAACGAAATGGTTGTTGATTTACGTACCGAACACTGTAACGTTACAGGACTTGCGTATAACCGCCTCAAACGCATTCTGGACGACTCAGACGCGTTTACCACACCGCAAGAAGGCCAAGCGGCTTTAGCGCTTCTACGAGGCGCTGAGCTCGTTATTGTGGACACCGCAGTACAGGCCGCAAGAATGCAGCACTATCTTGCTAAGCAAGGGTTAGTTATACTGTGTGTACCGTCTGCACAGGCTGCTAATCTCACCGCACCGGAAACGTCAGAAGTGTGGAGTGGTCCGATTGTTGACCATCAATAAAACCTTACCCCTACCTAACGGTAGGGGCGGGTTTCTTTTTTTATCCTAAAATTTATTACAGACTGATATTATCAATGTGACAACCGTAGTGAGTCGGTAACTCACCAATTTAGAAAAGAGAGATAAATTATGGAAATTAAACGCTTTGAACTTCCTAACAACTACACTTTAGTTGAAGTTGCTGAAAATGAAATTAGCGAAAATAGAAAGGATGCGGGCTTTGTCTCGAAAAATTCGCTTTTGATTTATGAAGGTGAGAAACTAAAGTATACTGTCGGTCATCTCTTCACTGAAAATGGAAAACTCTGGGAATCGCAGTACGAAAGACTGTTGTCAAAATTCCGTTCCCAGTTATTGTTGAGATACCTTCGCGATGAGGAAGACTATAAACTCTTTGTAACAAAAGAGCAACTATTGGCTGATAAATACCCTGCTTATACCGCATGTTTAGCAGCTCTTAAACTGGTAGGGGGTTATGAAGAGTTTGAAGCGGGCAGATGCAATATTGTTATCTCACGACATAGAGATCGCGTTATCATCAAAGATTTTGAGGTGACCCATATACGCACCGTCACGCTCAACCTCAAATATCCTGAAAAGGTGAATGTCGGTGACCGGTACGTTATTGCAAACAAGGCCATTTCTTTTACAGCGAAATACCATACCGTTGGCTACCCTACGAGTAAGGAAGTGTACGAAGAACGTAACCTTGAGAGTTTAATTTCCACATATTTTGAATTGTAAGTAAAATTAAGGGGTGTTTTTACGCCCCTTTTATCTAAAAGTGCGTAAAGGTAAAACAATAATGCTTAAGACAGTGTCTATTGATGGCCCTGACTTTTCTGGGAAATCGACGTTGTGCAAAATAGTAAAAGGTATGCTGGAATCTGCGGGGTTAAAGGTCTGCATCCGTAATCACCCTACGACGGAGACCGAAGCGGGTATCCGCGCACGCAGTTTAGTCATTCAGTCCGCAGCAAAAGCAAAAATTGCCGAAGCGATGTGCGACGATTTCCTTCACACGTTAGACCACGTTGTTGACGATTACGATGTTGTTATTTTCGACAGGTTCTGTCCCTCTACAGTCGTTTACCAGGGCGTCGATGGTAAAGACGAAGTTTTCCGACGTAAGCTAACGCGTCATTTCAACGCACCAGATTTGTACGTTTGGACAGATGTGGATTACGACGGCGCAGTAGCACGCTTTAAGAAACGGGTAGAAGAACAAGGTAAGAATTGGGACGATGAGGTTCTTACCGTTAAGTATTTAAAAGACAACCAAAGCTGGGAAGCGTTACGTGACCACTACCGTTTCGCCCACCACATTCTCACTGAAGGCGGTTGTCTACACCATTTATTACCCGTGAAGCAAGACGACGATTACCGTTTAAAAGCGGCTGAAATCGTTGCTTGTATTTTAGAGAATTAATCACATACCCCCTACCTTCGGGTAGGGGTTATTTAATTTTTTCTCAGATATATATTACCTTAGTGAGATTACATCGTAATCTCTTTTACGACTTGTTCTACAGATTAGGATTAATTACCATGGCTTATAATCACAACTCTATTGTTTTAGCAAAACGTAAATTCGGTCTTCATCTTTCTTACGTGATTCGTCATTTGACAGCGAAAGACATTACACAGCGTGAACTTGCCCAGCTTGCGAAAGTTTCACAACCGGTTATTTCATCTATTAAGAACGATCGTAGCGAACGCCTGAGTCTACCGATAATGATGAAGGTTGCTGATGCAATTCGCCTGAAATATCAGATTACGTTTAACTCCGTTAAAGGGCGTTGCTCAGTAACGGTTCACGTAGAGTCTGCGTTGGACTACGTTGCAAATACGTCCCTTAAACGTACCGCGAAGAATATTCGTTTTGTTACTAACACCGCAACACACTAATCAACCTAAAGGAGTATTATCATGGCACCGAGAACTAAGAAAACCGAAGTTAAAGAAACTGTAGAAAAACCGATTGAAACTAAGGAAGCAGAAGTTAAGCAGACTGAGCCTAGCAAGAAGCTTGCGCTTATGCCGCCTGCCACAGAAATACACGGGGATAAAATCTTAAGTTACACTCCACGCGCGAGTTTAACGATCGATATTTACCATTACCCGGTATTCGATCTGTACACGCTTGTCTGTCGACTCGACGACGAGATACTGGCAGTCGTTCCAGGTATCCACAAAGAAAAACTGCTTACGGGTTCAGTCATTAGCGAGATTTTCCTGCGCTTGATGTTTAAATCAGACGATAAGATGATCAGCCAGATTGCTAGTAAATTGACTGACTTCTTTGTTGAGGCTTCAACGTGGTTAGGCTTTCACCCAACGGCTTATTTCGTTTTCGACACCAAAATGTTGTATGCTGAAATGGGCGATAGTGTTAAGTATCCTATCTTGCTTAATGAAGAAGTCGTTCCGTTTTCCCTTACCAGTCCTAACAAACATCTTCGCTTTCATCCGGCGTTAGAAAACCTGATCGAATACCAACGGTTGGAAAAATATTACGCTTATCATCGCATGTTCTTTGAACTTCTGCGCGATAAATTAAGAGGCAAGGTTCCAGATTCTAGTGCAGCATTCACTAGTTCTAAGCTTTGGTAGTTTGTAACAAACAGGGAGCTTCGGCTCCCTTTTTCTTTTTACAACTTTTTCTTTTGTTGTGAGGAAAGCCGATAAGGAGTATTAAAATGGTATATCGTAAAACGATAGAAAGAACCTCTTCTGATTTGACAGTAGGACGCTTAGCCCGTAGAGATATTCGTAATCCTCAACTTCAGGCATGTTTAACGGGCCCTAACGGTGCGGTGATTCGTGAGGCACTGTGTAATACCGAGCTGAATACGTTCTCTTTACAAAAAGGAAAAACAATCCAAGGGTTTATCATCACAAAACACATTTACGGTGATCCAACGTTACACTGCTTGTATATGCACGAAATTGTACCAGGGTGTTTGAACAAACTGAGTCTTCTATTGGTACTTGACTATACGGGTTTTACGTACCTTAACCGAATTGCCAGAGGTGTGGAAGAAATTGCTGAGCTTAACGATTTAGGGTTTAGACACACCCACACAGCATATCGTTTAGGTACACGTACGCTATCGGATGTCACTTTACCGACGAACGTGAAGAACGTCTCCGGCGACTTCTATAAAGACTTAACCGGAGCACAACGTGAACAGCTCATGATGTTGTTTGGCACTAGCATCGTTGAAAACATCAATGCTGACCCTGTAACGCGTTCTCGACAAATAATGCCGCAAGTTGAAACATTGGTGGAGTTAGTGCGACACATCAATCACTACACTTACGTTTGGATGGAAGGTAATGACGTTGTGGGTGTGGTGCAAGTTAAATCACGTAATCTTAGCGAATGCGAACTAAAAGCCATTGCGGTAAGTGAATCACACCGGGGCCGTGGGATTGGGCGTGCGTTGCTGTATCGTGCTTTACAGATTGCATCGACAACAGCGGCACCATTAGAAATAGGGTGTTACAATAACAACCCAGCATTTAGACATCTGGCTGTAGATTTGTTTAAATTCCGTCCCTACGAGTACGAATTTGTTTTAGTGCGCGACGACGATGTCGTCAGTTGGGAGCGTCGGAAAAACCGCGTCGAGTTAGTGTTAGGCGACGAAATGTCATCGTTACAAGGCGGAATTAATGCATAAACCAATTATAAAGTGGATGGGTGGCAAATCGCGGATTATCGACACCTTACTACAAGTCTTACCTGAACGTACCACTTTCGTTGAACCGTTTGTTGGTGCAGGGTCGGTGTTTTTGAACACACGTTATAAACGTTACATTCTTGCTGACTCTAACCCCGATTTAATACAGTTGCTGAACGTGGCGAAAGACCAACCTGAAGAACTTATCTTAAAGTCGAAACCGCTATTCGAAGACGGTAACGATTGTATTAAGTATATGGAGAGACGAGAACTGTTTAATCGTGAAACGGATATGGCTCCGTTAGACCGGGCAGCGATGTTCTTGTATTTAATGCGTCACGGTTTTAACGGGATGTGTCGTTACAATGGCAGTGGTGGCTTTAACGTTCCATTCGGCCGCTATCCTAACGGTGTGTATTACCCGTTAGACGAAATTCGTGGTTGGGCTAAACGTTGTCAAGAGCCGGAATACTTAGAAATTGTTTGTGAAGATTTCCGAACAGTTTTAGAGCGTACACCGGAAGACAGCGTGATTTACGCGGACCCACCTTATATACCGCTTTCAGAGACCGCTAAACACGCGCAATACCATCGGAAAGAGTTTTCCCAGGCTGACCATCGGGAACTCGCCAGAGCGCTGTTTAAGCAGGTTGAGAAGGGGAATAGCGTTGTGTTGTCCAATGCAGATACGTTACTAACGCGTGAGATTTATTACGGGTTCGAATGGCGTTCTGTAGAAGTAGGGCGTTACATGGGTGCGTCAGGTGCTGCTCGTAAAACGGTAACGGAATTGTTAGGAGTGCTCTAATGCGTATAGTGGATATCCACGATTATCGTAATGATCATTTAGCGATTGGTGTAGAAGGTAAAATGGTTTCGTTAACCCGTGTACGCAAAGGGTTAATGGAAAAAGAAATCATTCGGGAATCTGAAGACCCTACCTTTATCATCCTTTCGAATACTAACCAGTTACAGGGCATCTTTTCAGGGCGTGCAGACGGTAAGATTTTCTATATGTCCGCAATCGTTGTGTTTGCGAAGAAGAACATCAACTTCGCCCAACTCAAACGTCTGTTAAACGTGAAGATGTTCGATGTCACGTACCCTGCTAACGACCTAAAACGTCGTGATCAGTTAATGTCGTTTTTAGGTATGCAACCAACGTCTATCGATTATGACCTTACGATTACTGAAAAGCCGGAAGTACGCACTGACTTACCTGACGTGTTCGACGTTGAATCCCTAACGTTGGAAGAGACGTTTACGATTCCTAAGGTTGTTAATGTCAACCTGGACACGCACTGTTTAGGGTTGTTAGCCGTAGGTGCAGCAGAAGGGTTGTGTTGTCGTAAAGATGGTAAGGTTGAAGGTATCTTAGTCTATTCGAAAATCAACGAAAAGACGTTTGCCACCGAAGGTTTTTTCTATAACGACTGTACTTACGGAAACGCACTACTAACCACGTATTTCCGTATTGCTTATCTGAAAGGCGCAACTGTACGCCTCACGTTTCCATACACAGCTCCACCGTCTATGGGCGGAGTTGAGGTAGAACCATTAACAGGCCACTTTATCTTTTAAGGATGATGAATGGAAATTAAACGTATTGTAACCAAAAACAAACAGATTGTTTACGTCGCAGGTGATAACGAATTCTCGGCGGTAATCAACAGCGAAAATGCGCTCATTATCGGTTATCCGGGTAAAGTTATTACGCGCAGTCACCAACGTGTGATTGACAAACTTATCGCAAAAGCGAAAGCGCGTGACGGTGTTGGTTCAGTACAAACCCACACGGGGTTAACGCTGGCCCTCTAGTCAGCAGGTAATATGACCTCTTAACTGGAGACTTTAATAATGAGTGAGACTCTGGATTTTAATCAGCTCGAACAACACGATTTCGACCTCGGTGTTCGTGATATCGATGCTGATTATGAAACACGTTGTAAAGAGCTGTTTAACCGTTACGGTCAGCTCATCACCGGTGCCTCTGACGACACCGAATTCAGTTTAGATGAGTTTGAAAAAGTTCTGTCGTGTTTTATCACTGACTGTCTGGCGAAGAAAGCGTTGCTGGTCGAACTGAACTTAGACTCCGTCGAACCTACTGATGCCCATGCTGTGTTGAAAGAATCCATTATCCCAACTGATGAGATTATGGACACTGTCGCAGGTATTCGTGGTACGTTTGAAACTGCCGTAGAAGAATACACGGAACAGCTTCGTGAATCAGGACTGACGCTGTGTGCGCCAGCAGGTGAGCAATTACCGTCCGACGAAGAAACTGAAGAAGCGCGTAGTCGCTTAGCGCGTTATGTTATTACGTCTATCTTGGTAGATGATCGCGAAGAGAATCTGCTGTAAGCTGCCCCTCTCTCCGTTTGGAGAGAGGGTGTATTTATTTTACGCGTATAGCCGTAGTTATGCACAAGTAAACAAAATTAATTGAGGAACAATCTGATGTGGTTAAGTGCTATTCACCGTGATTTGCCAAAACGTGACGTGTCGTTTACTGTTGAGGAGCCCGCGATTGCGGTAGGCGTCGCGAAATTCGAAAGAATCGAAGAAGGGCAGTTTGTTGTAATGGATGATAATGACAACGAATTTATGTTGTATCATCCAGAAGTGGATACTTCTGAAATTTGTGACGGTGTTCTTTTGTTGTCCTGGCAAAACCAAGAAACTAAAGAATGGATGTGGTGTGTTGCTAAACCGACAAATGAAGCCGGAACCGCATACGTGTTTGGGGAAATTTATGTCGAACCCGAGCCACACTAATTTCGATATGGCTTCAGCATTGTGTTGTTAACGGTCTAAAAAATTTAAGATATATTTCATCTATGTGAGAATTCTCACTTAACTAAATGGAGTAATCTAAAATGGCTAAGATTTACATTGTTGAGAAACGTGCGGGTAATGTTCTTTCCTATTACGAAGAAGGTAAACCTGAAAAAGTTAAAACACTCAAACTCGACGGGTATGAAGTGAAGAGTTTACGCAAAGGTGTGAAGATTACCTTTAAAGGTCTGGTTCGCGCAGGTAATTTACACATTGTTAAGGCCGATGGTACGATGGCTGCGTTAGCACCTGTCAGTGCTGCGAAAACGACAGCAGGTCGTGGCTGCTACGGTAGCAGTCGTAAGATTTAAGCAGTGCCCCTCTCTCCGTTTGGAGAGAGGGTACTTTTATTTTTCTTCGAGGTGTGTGATGACAACAGTTTTAGTAACAAACGATTACATTTTAGCCGATCGGTTGGTTGACTACGGCGGTACAGTTAAAGCGGCACCTAAATTACACAAGTACAAAAACAAATTCGTTGTTTATACTGGGGAACGCGTATTGGACTCGGATCTCTGGAAAAAGACGATAATGGTCGCAGCAGAAAAATATTTGATTGAAGAAAAGCGAGCCAAGATCGAAGGGTTATTTAAAGATCTTATTGAAAAAGAACAGTTTTACGATCAGATTATCATTTACACAGCTGAGGAAACACACTGGCTCGGGCTGCTAGAGGGTAAATTTGAATCCCGTGTACTGAATAAAAACACGGTTTGGGCAACGGGTTCGGGTCAAGGTTTTGCTCGTGCGGCCTGGGCATCAGGTATAAGCGAAAAGAATATTATTCCCTTAGTAGGATCTATTGATACCGCCACATCGGAGGCGTATGACTTATTTTACAGGAAGCACTTACGATGAAGATAAACGCTGTCTTAATTGGCGATGAAATATTCGTTAATACAAAAACTCAATATCTGTATTACGAAGGTATTACTGTAATAGACGATTATTACGGTAAGTACGGTTGGTGGATTCCGTCCCCTAATTCTTTAAGATTAGAAGAAGCATTAACTGCTGAAGAGAACAAACTAGAAAAGGAGTGGTGCTATATCAGTTCCGTAATTGATGTCAGTGGTCGAATTAAAGACGTCTACTGGGCTAAAGAGTCAGGGTGGCGTGTTACGCTACACCAATCTACACCAGTAAGACTGCTGTACGACCACTCGGACACTTCAGAATTAGCGTTTACCATTGAGACGCTCTCGGTACGTAAAGATTTAGATAACGTGGGTAAAGGGAAGTGGTCTATTGAACGCGTAGAGGAAATTCTTAGTCACTTTAAAGCCAACAACAAATTTAAACGTTGGTGTACATTACCTGAGTTAGTAGAAGAGTTGAAAAAGCGGGATTGCAAACCGCTACCTTTTAACCCGTAGTCTTTTTTACAACTGCGGCTATTTTAATGATTAGGAGAATATAGAGATGACCGCAATATTAGGTATAATGTCAAGAAAAGCTGATGTCATTGAGACATTTATTGACCAATATAACAACTCACCGTATACGCGTCTTAGATTGCGTAAACCCCAGAATAGCACAGAATGGGTTCGCTGGTTTAGGATTTGGGATAAAACAATAAGTAAAATCAATCCGTTATTTAGAATTAGGGTTGAGCCTGCTTATTGGATTGTAATGGAAATATCGCTATTACGTATTATCGAAAAACGTCCTATAGACATAAAGACGATGTTTGGGGCAGATACGTATAAAATGTTGACCAACGGTTTTGTGGGTAATGGGGAACACACGTTGTATCAAGCGATGCTGGAAATGTGTTTGTTCGATTTGGTTACTTACGAATTGGGGATTTCAAAATGAATTGCTTCGAATCTAAAGAAATTGTTGAGTTGTTTAAACAGCGTGAGAAAACCGCTTTCCGTGACCTGTACGATTCTGATTATCGTCCTCTGTTTGCGGTATTGTTGAAACTGGATAAAGAACCCGAAATCGCATTAGCAGAAGTCCAACACCATCACGTGAGTTTCGTGTTAACTGAAAATAAGGAACGTTGGGTAGATGACATACTGAACCGTATCGCGCTTTTGGAAACGCCGCATCGCTGGGAAGTGGTTATTCAGAAATCGTTGTTCCCGCGTGAAGACATTTTCAACAACTATCGTCCGAAACAGTATTACAACCACGACGGGTCGCCAAAACGTGCTTTCCTGGCACCCCAGCATTTCGTAACCTACGTAACGTTGCGTTACAAAGACACCGTGGTGCCGTTTGACACCTACCTGGAAATGCGCGAGATAATTTTAGGGAAGAATCCGTCATGATTCAATTTTCTGTTGACGCAGAAAGATTGGCGTCGTTTAAAGAGCGTGCTCAGTCTGCAATCAAAAACGGTTACATTGAGAAAGGTGTTCGTGATACTTGTAAACTAATCAACGACCATCCGCACTTGGCGACAATGTGGAGCTGTGAAGGTCACGGTATGTATTCTAAGTCGCCTGGAAATCTGCACATTGTTTTTGCAACAGATGCCATTGGAAGCTGGCTTCCAATGCAGGTTATGTCCGAACTTGCAAAATCGGATTTACCTAATTTTTGGAATCTTAGTTTGTGTCGTCTTTATATACCAGATTCATACACGGATTTGGTATATCTTGAACCCGATTACGGGTTAAATACCGACGACACGTCTTACTGGTCTTGGAAAATCGGATATATGTGCTTGATTAATCGCCCTGTGTTAATTGAGACACGTCAAGCTCTTTATAAAGCATTTCACACAGTATTAGTTGAGAATAAATAATGGCTACCAAACAAAAGAAACCTCGTAACAAAAAGTATAACCCGAAAGCGGCTGCTAACCGTACTGCACACACCATTGCTGAAAATGCGCTAAACCGCATTACTTTCGTCGGTAGCTCTATTCGTCCTATCGGTCCGTATGCAGGTCGTGGTTTCCAGTTTACAACGTCACCGCGTATGCGCATGGCAGCCACCGACATGTTAATCGGTGGTTTGTTTGACGAACCGCGTAACTGGAAACTTTGGGTTGCACATCTGTACGAAACAGATAATGGTGTACAAGCAGAAACCATCGTTGCAACGCTTGACGACTACACGTTAAGTGATTTCTGTCAGCATGGTGATAAAATCATCAAGTCGCTACGTGAGACGGAAGAAAACTACTTCGGTTACGCTTTCGTTGCTGCACCTAACGAACGTTATGATTTCGACCAGGGAGAAGAACGCTTACTGGAAAACTTCATGCATTCGGGTCTGTTAGACAAATCCTTACACTTACCTGAAGAAGAACTGATGGTTACGCGTAAGGATATGGTAACGTTGTTGTTAGCCGATCGTGGTCGTTTTGATATTACCGAATCTCATGTACGTAAAGTACAGAAACTCGTGGATAAGGTAGACGAAACTGACCTGGACACCAGCGAAGTCGCAACCCGTATCCAATCGGTAGTCAATCAGGAAGAGGATTACTAAACGTGATAGCGCGACTTGCGAGTTGGTTTAAGCAACGTCGGGCAAAGGCGGTCGAATGGCCGCCTATTACGCATGACGAGAAAGTGGCTCTTTTTTTGGGATATAACAAAGACTTGAAAAGATTAGGCGAGTTAATGCGCTTAACGGAACGTCAGGTTTTTGCTAAGATTTCAAGTGGTGCATTACGTAAAGAAGTGTTCCCACATTTATCCCTTATGGAACGAATCCATGCTGAAAGTGTGGAGAAATTTCTTTCGTTAGTAAATAACGAGGCTCCACGAATACGTTATCTCACCGCAGACGACAAGGACGTTACTGGTCAAATCGATTTCGGTCAATTTTATCGTACGATTAAAGATGCGGGATATACGAACGTTAAGCGATTATCAGAAACGTCCGTGGTAATCTACCATTGGAGGGAACACGATCTGTTGGGTTGTGTTATAAAATTAACCCACCTAAACTGCTTTTACGTTGATTTACTTACAGAGTTTTATCCAGAACCTTGGTGCTTTATAGATGAAAATAAATGACGGATATATCATCTCAGCAATTGTTTCAACTGCGCTGATTGTAACGATGCTGATGTTCTACGTTAAGACGTCTGACGAATCGCGTAAAGAGTCCCTTTATCGTGAATGTATGTCAGGTACCACTGTCGATAACCCACGTTATGCTGAATTAGTAATGGCATGTACGGAATACGCTAAACGAATGGGAGGTGGGCAATGAAAATTTGGTTGCCGATTCTAGTTTTTATCCTTATCGCAGGGGCACTAGCAAGTGCCGAGTGTGACAATCGTGTTTTAGAAAAGAAAAGCGAATTGTATCAGGATTGTATAAAGGATTACACACCGGGTACAGAACTTCATGCACAGGCTGTGAAAAGTTGTGCGCTGATGGCTGAATCGCAGACCCGTTCCTAATGCGTATCTGGACGTTACAACTCGCTAAGTGGCGGTTAGCTAAGCAGAAAGGATTTCACGCAGTGGATATTACAGTCAAATCGGGGAGAAAGGAACTCGCCCCAGACTGGGATTTCTTAATGGCGTATAAAAACTCTGCCAAGGACACTGTCGCTGAACGTGAGTACACGATAAAGTATTTATATAAGCTCGAACGACTGTTAGATACCAACGCCGAAGTTTTAGTGTCATTACTCAGACACGATGATTTGGTTTTGATGTGTTATTGTCCCGCAGGTAAGTTTTGTCATCGTCACTTACTGGCGAACAAACTTCAAGAAGTGGGAATGATGTTTGGTATCGACGTTGTGTTGTGTGGAGAATTAACCGAATAAAAAATTCTATCGAAATCTTCCGAAAAAAATCACTAATCGTTCTTGATTTTTAACTACAGAATAGTCTCCTACCGCCCGATTCTATGGGCGGTAGGTGTTTTATTTTTTTTGATCTCGGAGGGTTAAGTGGCCACACCATACGTACCTGATTTGAGTCTGACCTCAGCAGAGCTAGTGGTCGCTTTAATCAATCATGATAACGGGTTACAGCTTACACTAAACGAAATCCGTATTAGCGGAACTGTAACAAACCCATCCCCAACAACTTCGCGTCGTAACACCATTACCGAAATCAGTAAAATCAGAAAACCGGATGGCGCGTCTGTTGTGGTTTACTACGACAGACTCGACGCAGATGAAGTATTAACGTATGAACCCATTCTGATTTCGTTAGACGGTACTGAAGACAACGTTCGTGACATTCTTAGTGTTGTAAATGAATTCTGCGGAACGAACTTACAACCCGAGGATTTACGTGCTTCAGATATCACTTTAGGTAACGATCCCATTTCCGTTAACGTTGCCGACGATTCTCCTGCGTGGATGAACGCGTTTATGGTGACGTTGTTTGATACAACCGAACGGGCATTAGCAAACGAAGAAGATGCAATCTTCTGTATTGGTGACGATGCCGTTCTTACATTTGAGGTTCCAGATGGCGACAGCACTGAAGAAGACGAGACTCCATGAGCTCGAAAGCTACGCAGGCACACCCCAAGGCGGGGTACTGCTGTATAGCAAAGACAATAAAGAATATAAAATTGATGTTGATAAGTTAGCCCCGGTTGCGACAGTCACCACGGTTAACGGTTCGAATAATGCCGCCACGTTGGATTTCAATACCAGCACTGACATTATTCTGGTGTTAAACGATCCTAACACTACAGTGACGTTCGCAGCCCTTACCAACGTTGCAGAAAATACCCGTTTCGAAGTAATGCTAACGATTAAGCAAGGAACAGGGGCGAATAAAGTAACCTGGCCTGAAAACGTTAAATGGCCTCACGGTGCACAACCGGTTTTATCCTACGCGGCAAATGCGGAAGACACTCTGTCGCTTTATACCCTTGATGGGGGTGCCACCTGGAAAGGTTCTCTTCTTGCAGCGGGTTACTAAATGAGAAAACATTTTCAGCGTCACGCGATTAGCTACGCGTTATCGTTAGCTTACGGACACCAATCCTTCGTTACCCGGAATACGGGAACGACTCACGACGCGCACAACGAACACTATATTCAAAACGAAGAAGGTGTTCTGTCGAATAACCGTCATTTCATCGCTGATACCATGGCGGAATACCAACCGAATGGTGACGCAACGACCGAGGGTCAGTCGTTACACATTATCGGTTATTGCCACATGTATATCGCAACAAAAGACGAAAGATGGTTAGATGCTGCGAAACACGCCTGGGATGCGTACAACACGTACTTCTACGCCGGACAGCCTATTCCGACAACACCCCAGCGTCGGATTTGTAACTGGTTAGTAAACGGGAAAGAACCGGTATTAGCACACTATCCTATTCACCCTACGGAACCTACCAACGGCGGGTATAAATGTGTTCCTGTAAGGTTTACAAATGGCCAATGTAAGATACCGCACGGTGCACCTTTCTGGGGAGAGTATTTGGATATCTGTACGTTTGCACATCGTGGCCACCCTGCCTGGGCCGCGATTAACGCAGATGTACAGATTATCAAGGAAGACAAAGAAGGGTCGATTAATTGGGAAGACGTTTTAACTCACGTTATTACTAATCCTGATAAGCCTTACGAAAGCATCGCTTGGGTCGATTGGCCAACACTGCTAAATAATGCTACAGGTTACACCCCGCTTTGGGGCGGGTCTGCAACAAAAGCTCCTAAATACGACGTTGACTGGATAATTGCCTGGACGGGTAACAAAATCCAGGATAGTGAAATTATTGAGACGGGATTAGCAGACGCTGATAAAGGTACCGTACAGTTAAAAGACACACAGTTAAACGGTGTCTATTTAATTAACTACGCGGTAAAACTTCCCGTCGAACACGGCGGTTACGAATTTAAACGTAATGAGCCGTGGCACAACCGTCCGGTCCACACACCGTTCTTAGGGTCGAAAAACCAATACGGTAACGCCGCTGATGCTGAACTGTGGTTTATCGACGCCTGTTATTTGCTGTGGCGTATAACAGGTGAAGAGAAATACAAACAAGCGTTAGACTGTGCTTTCTACACAGCACACGAGTACACGTATATTGATGCGGTAGATAAATTCTTCCGTCGTTCTACCGCTGCGGAAACACCGTTTACGGATGGCATTTCGTACGACTTCAATTACCCGGACACCGTAAGTGTTACCTACGGCCGTGATGAGAATGGAGACATTACCATCCATGCGCCTGAAGCGGTACAACACTTTATGGAGCAGCAAGCGGTTCGATTCAGGATTAACAAAGACTCCAAACTTCGTGTCACGTACGGTGGAGTTTGTAAGAATGGCGATCCTGTCTACTGTAAAGCGATGGTGAACATTAACCCTGCGAAAGCTGATACCGAGGAAGTAAACTGGTACGGTTTAACCTTACCTCGGTCTACGGTAAATACCGTTAAACAGTACGATATTGACTTAGGCCAACTTTCCCGTATTACCACCCCAGAAGGGGGAGACTACCTGATAGCTGAAGCCCGTGCGTGTTCGGACTATGGTGGTTGTACATGGGAAGAACGTTTTGAGGATAGCATTTACGATGGTCGCGCGGGTACCGTGGTAGAAGCTGAATTTCCTGATGACAGTGCCGGGTTTATTATCGGGTTTTGGTTAACCGCTGAAGAGAAGGTAAAACCCGTTTCTATTGTTTACCGTGCAGACGCAGATTTTAACTTGCGTTTAGTCGACAGTGATAACTGGCGTTGGTGGTGGATGTTACCCAACACAAACAACGAATGGCGTCAGGTAACGTTGAATCCAGATGAAGCCACACTTTCCGGTTATCAGCCAGACCACACAGACGCTGACCCTAAACCTTCAGCACCGAATTTCGATAAGGTGGATCAGGTCACGATTCTTCCTGACTCTACGGTTGACCATGCGCACTTTGCTTACTATTGTGTTAACGATGTTCCACCGGTCTTTAATAAAGACGATGGTTATATTTTAACCTTCCGTATTGCCTTACGCGGTGGTGCAGAGTTTGATGCAAAAGTGGGTGATTGTACGATTGTAGATTACCGATTGGATTCGTTAGCGTACTGTCCGGGTACGATACCGTTCACGAACAGCTACTTAGAAGGTTCGGAACAGTTAGGTGCTTGGCACGGGATGCCTTATCCGGGTTATCAGTATCCGTTTATGTACAGTATCCACAAAGACGACCGGTATAAGCTGTGGTTAGATAACCAGATTCAATTCCTGTACGATTCGCAGTTGGCTTACCAACAGCAAATTGGGGAATTAGGACCTGGTTGTGCAGCTTATATCTGGAACCGTTGGGACAACTACAGCTACGGAGAAGCGGATACCTGGACGACGTTCCATTGGGGTGATGACCATCCTTGGGCAGGGTATCAGCCTCGTGCGTTTCATGCCGCATGTCGCTGTTGGTACGAACTGAAACTGCGAGGTAAAGACGTTCCCGAGGCGTTAACAAGCTATATTGACAACTGGGTGAATTGGCTAGGTGGGTTTGTGGATCGGTTTAATGGCCACACTCCTAACGAGTTCCCTACAGCACCGGATAAAGCTGTTTGGGTGGAAAACGACTTCACCGCACATATGTGTGGGTTGTGGTTAGCAGGGTGTTGCTGGGCATTACTCGCCGGTGCAACGAATCCGAACTACGATAAAGTGGTTAATGCGGCAATTAAGGAGTTAGGTGAAGGGTTTACGATTACCTCAATTCCGAATAAGCCGATTAATGGAGCGTGGTCTCCAGCCGCTCGAGAGTCTTCTGATAACGGAATGGCTTATGGGTTCTACACTGGGGAAGTGCTACGTGCGTTAGGTCTCTACGTTACTTATAAAACCTACGGAGCCAATGCTAATATTTATCGTGACTTAGCGATTACTGACCACAGTCAAGCGGCCTTAGACGTTACGTTAACGGTAGAAGATGTTCCATTAAAACCGGAGCAATAATAACCCGCTTATAAAAATGTTGGGGGAGGTGCTTACCTCCCCCAGATCTTTTAGCTCCCGATAGAGAATTAAATATCATGGCTAAAGCGGTAAAGAAAATTCGTTTACACGACTTACGTCCATACACCGGGGATATCGGTGAAGGTGTTTTACTTTTCTCCAAAGATGAGAAAGATTATAAGTTACCAGTCCGTGAGATCGTTGCAGATATTGACACCGTGCGTAATGCGGTGTCTGATGCACAAGCAGCAGCAACACAATCACAAGAAGCTGCAACTCAGGCTACACAAGCAAAGAATTTAGCAGAAACAGCAAAACAACAAACTGACACCGTTGCGGCTACGGTTGCTCAACAAGCGCAAACTGTAACCGAAAAAGCAACTGAGGTCGGTACAAAACACACTGAAGTGTTAGCCGCGAAAACGGCGGTAGATACCCAGGTTGTGTCCGTTAATGAGAAAGCACAAGCGGTAGCGGCAAGCGAGGCCAACGTCACACAAGCGGTGACTACCGTTACGAAGAAAGCAGAAACTGTTGCCACACAAGCCGGTCAAGTAGAACAGTCGCTTACGGCAGTTAACGAAGCTGTCGCGTCAGTAGAGTCGTCAAAAGCCTCTGTAGAGGCTACAGCAACGCAAGTTACCTCAGACAAAGAAACCGCAGAGAATGCGGCAACGCGTTCTGAGGCAGCCGCTAAGCGTGCAGAGGAAATCGCTGCAAAAGGTAACGTTGATGCAACAACGTCCAGTAAAGGTATCGTTAAACTTAATAATACCTTAACCAGTGACTCGGTTACGGAAGCGGCTACACCGTCAACGGTTAAGCAGTTAAATGATGATTTGCAGTTAAAAGCAAACCGTCACTCGCCGACGTTTACTGGCGTAGTAAAAGCTCCGACTCCTGCTGCGGATTCTAACGACACGACAGTCTCAACGACGGCATGGGTACGGCAAGCGATTGCTGAATTAGTGGACTCTTCACCCGAGACGTTAGATACGTTATCAGAAATTGCAGCCGCGTTAGGAAACGATCCTAACTTTGCGACAACGATAACGAACCAACTCGCGGGTAAACAGCCGTTAAGTCCGTTACTGACAGCGATTGCCGCAGTCACCACCGCTGCAAACAAACTCCCTTACTTTACCGGTAGTAATCGGGTGGGATTAGCGGATTTCACCTCGACTGCGCGCGATTTGTTAGCGAAAGGGTCGACGGCGGATATCATTAACTTCCTGGGTTTGAAAACTACCGTCGATAAAGCGAATGGTGCGTTACAGAAAAACTCTAACGGCGCTGATATCCCAGATAAAGAAACTTTTGCTCGCAACATCGGCCTATCTCCTGATACCTACCTGCGTTTCCGTGGCGAAATGCCTGTAGATGCTGATATTAACACATTTGCTCCAGATGCTAATTACACAGGAACGTGGTCTAAGTCGACATCAACCAATGCGTCGATGGCAAAACACTTCCCAGAAGACGGTGCAGTCGGTTATCTGGAAGTGTATAAAGCGGGCAACTACAGTGGCGCGCAACGTTTTACCTGTCGTAATGGTAACGTGTACAACCGTATGTTGTCAGGTGTGTGGAACGGAACTAATGGACCCTGGTCACCGTGGAGAATGGTAACCACTGGTGTTCGCCCACTGTCTACCTCTATAGACTTGAACTCTCTGGGTGGCGCTGAGCATATGGGTAACTGGCGGAACTCGTCCAGTTCGTTAGCGGTGTTCGACCGGCATTACCCTGAAGAAGGCGGTAACGCGCAAGGCGTACTAGAAGTAATGGAAGGTGGTCTTTTCGGACGGTTGCAGCGATACACTACGCGTCGTGGCACAATGTATGTCCGTGGTTTGACTGCAACGTGGGATTCATCAAACCCACAATGGGAAGATTGGATTCAGGTTGGTTATCAGACTGACGGTGCTTTCTTTAAAGCCAATTTTAACGATCTCGTTAAACCGGGTCGTTTCAGTGTCACTGGTGAGGCAACTAACGGTCCACTTATCGGTTCTTCTAGCGAAACCGTGGTAGGCGTTTGTGAAGTTACCTTACGCTTAGACGGTACAGGGGTCGAACAGAATTATACCACATACGGCACGGGTAGAGAAACTAAAGGTCGTAAATTCCAACGTATCCGTACGGGTAACATTTGGAGTGGGTGGCGAGAGGTTTTCACCTCGTATTCACTTCCGTTAGTTTTAGGCATTGGTGGTGTAGCTGCTAAGGTTGACCCGTTAGACTGGCAAACCTACGACTTCGTTCCCGGTCAGATGTTAACGTCACCGTTGAACACCATGAAAAATATTCCTGCGGGAATGGATTGGGGTGTGATTGACGGTAACTTAGTTAACATCCTTGTAGGGCCGTCTGATGACACCGGCACCGGTCGGAGCATGTTGGTTTGGCGTAGTACGGTGTCTACTGCCAACTATCGCTTCTTTGCTGTTCGTATCGCTGGTGAGAAAGGTAGTCGAACAATTACGCCACGCCAGATGCCTGTATTGAACGCAGCGCACACCTGGGCAGAAAAACAGACCTTTGCAAAAGGGTTAGCAGGTGAGTTAACAGGCAATGCTTCAACCGCCACTAAATTAAAGACGGCACGTAGAATTGGTGGGGTCGCCTTCGACGGTAGCGGCGACGTTAACCTCCCAGGTGTTAACCAACAAGGTAATCAAAACACCTCTGGGAACGCGGGAACCGCAACCAAATTACAAACGGCTCGAAACATCAACGGTGTGAAATTTGATGGGTCTAGAGACATCAATATCAACACGTTGGTAGGACGTGGACGTGTTACTGCACTGACTGGTTCAAACAAAGGTACGCCTGGTATTCAGATGTACGAAGTTTACAATAACGGTTATCCGACCGCTTATGGTAACTTACTGCATTTGGGTGGTTCTGCTGCGCTAGGCGAAGGCGAGTTGTTAATTGGTTGGTCGGGCACGAGTGGTGCGCACGCGCCAGTTTATATTCGTAGTCGACGTGATACGGCAGATGCGCCGTGGTCAGATTGGGCACAAGTTTATACTGCCCGTGACAGTATTCCTGGCGTAAATACCACAGGTAATCAAGATACTACCGGCAACGCCGCTACCGCGACGAAACTGAAAACCGCTCGCAGAATCGGCGGCGTTACCTTTGACGGTACTGGGGATATCAATTTACCGGGGGTTAACCAGCAAGGCAACCAGAATACGACAGGTAATGCAGCAACCGCTACCAAGTTACAAACAGGACGTAGGATCGGTGGTGTGGTTTTCGATGGGACGAAAGACGTTAATCTTCCTGGAGTAAACCAAACGGGTAATCAGTCGACCACCGGAAACGCGGCCACTGCAACAAAGTTGCAAACTGCAAGAACCATCAACGGTATTGCGTTTGACGGCACTAAAAACATCGAAATAACGGCTGAAAGTTTAAATCTTGGCCAAACTGTAGAATTGGCCGGTGGGTCATTGCAGAAGAAACAGAACGGTGCCGATATTCCAGATAAGAGAAAATTCTTACGAAATGTTGGTGCCGCGAACACAACAACTGTGTCTTTTAATGGTGGTGCCGGATGGTTCAAACTAGCAACTGTAACGATGCCACAAGCCAGTTCCGTGGTTTACATAAGCCTGATTGGTGGTGCAGGGTTTAACGTTGGTTCCCCGCATCAAGCAGGTATCTCTGAGCTGGTTCTGCGTGCAGGAAATGGGAATCCAAAAGGTATTACTGGTGCGTTATGGCGACTGACCTCAGTCGGCTTCACTAATTTTGCATGGGTGAATACATCTGGTGACACTTACGATATTTATGTTGAAATAGGTAATTACGCCACCGGTGTTAATATTCAGTGGGACTACACTAGTAATGCCAACGTAACGATTCACACATCGCCAAGCTATACGGCTAATAAACCCGCAGGACTAACAGACGGTACCGTCTATCTGATTTACAGCACACACAACAAACCTAACGCTGGTGACATCGGTGCGTTACCGTCAGGGGGCGGTACTATAGGTGGCGATTTAACCGTTAACGGTAAATTGGTCACTAAGTACCCTGATTTTCGAATCGCTTACGGCAACTACGGCTTTATGTTACGTAACGATGGTGCCAATACCTATTTCTTAGTAACCGACGCCGGACAAGCTGCAACGGGTTCCTGGAACGGACTACGTCCGTTGTATTTTAATAACGCTAATGGCCAAGTAACCTTTGGTCATAACGTTACTGGCAGCGGTAACGGTTCGTTTAACGACGTACAGATTCGTTCTGACCGTCGTAACAAACGTAATCTGGTGAAGCTGGATAAGGCTTTGGATCGGTTAGAGTTACTAACTGGTTATTTGTACGAAATTCAGCATCCGGATGACGGTTGGCAAACTTCTGTAGGTCTAATTGCTCAAGACGCATTAGAAGCGTTACCTGAACTTGTGTCTGAGGATGATGATGCCATTTCAGGCGAAAAACGTTTACGTCTAAACTACAATGGCGTTATTGCGCTGTTAGTAGAGGGTATGAAAGCGTTGCGTCAAGAGGTTAACGAAATCAAAGGGAGATCCTAGTGGCAGTTGTCGGCGTAGGTGGTTGGATTGGTTCTTCAGCAAAAGCTGAAGCTGGTAACGAATGGATGTCTGGCGCGATGCGCACACTTGGTGTGCCGGTTCCAGGCTGGATGTCGCAATTGGCGGGAAAATCAAAAGAGGTCCATTATTCTATTGGTGCTAACCATAGCTATAATAAGGATACTCTTATTAACTATTTACGTTCTTTAGGCTCTACTGCTGTCGTTGTGACCATTACAGGGGATTTAGTGTCTTATAGTAGCGGGGTTCCTTGTTTAGAATTCCCTAGCAATCTTCCAAATTCGTATATTACACTCATCATCAATCCTGGGGTTACAGTATACGGCAGAGGAGGCAACGGTGGTTCTAACTCGCCAGGCGGTGCTGGTGGGTCTTCCTCTCATATGAGTTCCGGTGCAGCTGCTGGTACTATTTCCGCTCCTGGTAGAGGATCTGTTGGTGAGGGGTCTCTTAGTGCATATACAGGCGGTTCGGGTGGTAATGTCGGTGCTGCTGGAGGAAGATGTAATACTCATGGTAACGGTACAGAATATAACGGCGGAGCAGCTGGTAAAGCTGTTACTGGTAATGCGCCAAGATGGGACGCAGTAGGTGCAATATACGGTTCACGTGTTTAATTAAAAAGGAGGGTAGATGGGGGGGGTAGCGTCAGGATGGGTCGGATCTTCAGCTAGGAATGAAACGGGCGAACAGTGGATGAGCGCTGCGGGTAGTAAATTAGGATTGAGTAGACCTTTTATGATGAGTCAAATGGTGGGAAGATCTATGGGCTGTAAAATTGCAACTGCCGCATATAGAGATTCTTTAGGTAAGAAATGGGGCGCAGTAGGACCAAATTGGCCGTTAAACCAGAAAAATCAGGGGACCATTCAAAACGCGGGTAACTGCGGGGTGGGAACTTTAGTAGGTATCGAATTACAGTTAACGACGGTAGTTGGCAACGCAAGGCCTAGTTTAGCGGTTTACTTACAAGGCGGCAGGGCCTCTAACATCACTGTAAATCTAGGCGGTAACACTTGCGCACTGACCTATCAGCAGGTTATTAACGGACAGCATTACTACTGGACTAATAACATCAGCACTGCTTTTCAAAACGTGATGAGATCAACTGGTACGTTAAGAGATTTCAAAATCAGTTAATAATTTTCAAGCGAGTGTGCTTGAAAACGTAATCGGGGGGGGGTGAAATGTTTTTAGCCAACATTTTACGTCTCCCCAATCATAGGAGGTAACCATACGTGGAACAATTCACGCCAGATTTGTCGTTAACTTCACTTAACATGGTTATTTCACTGGTTAACCATGACCTCCAGCTCGACCTGCAAGAGAACGAGGTTGAAGTCAGCGACGTAAAGACCAGTAACGAAATGGATCGTGACACCACTGCTGTTGTAAAGATAAAACGTCCGGACAACAGAACGTTACAGATTTATTACAACCGTTTAACCGCAGAGCGGTGGTTAAACCAGCAACCTATTCTGGTAAAGGTTTCCGGTAATGGCTTTACCGCACACGATCTAATCGACGGAATTAACGCGGCTTGTGGTTGTAATTTACAACCCGACGATCTTACCGACGAATCATTTACCGTAGGGAAAGACGCTGTAACGTTACAGGTTTCACCCAACTCGTTAGGTTATAAAGGCCAATTCTCCGTTCTGGTTTTCGGTAACGATGAAGAAGCCGCTGTAGTAAAAGACAACGATTTAATCGTTACCGCAGATAACCGTGTCTTAACATTCGGAGGCCACTAATGGCTGAACTGGTAGGAAAGGTGCGCATTCATGAACTGGAGACACTTTCAGAAGACATCACGGGTGTAGTAGTCTTAGCGTCTAAGGAACAAACTGAATACCAACTCCCGATTGAGAAATTAGGGGGTGGCGAGGTTACAGTGAGTCCGTCGGCGAATAACATCCTTAAGTCTAACAGCGATGGGTTGTTTGTTGACGGCACTCATCCGATTGTACCAAAAATGGATGCAAAAACCTTATCGGGAAATATGGTGGTAGAAAAAACGTTGACAGGTGGTGCGGTAATCTGCAAAACAACAGTTGACGTTAATAATAGACTGGGGATTTCGCAATTATCTGGAGTGTCAATTTATACCCAGTGTCTGTTGGAAAATAAATTGGTTTATCTGGCAGAAGACGGCGGTATTATTGATGCGTACTTCTACATTAGTAATACAAAGACCACAGCCAGTACGATAACCCACACCATTCGGGTTGTCTTAGCGAAAGTACCTTCTAAAGTTGTCGATATCACCGATTTGTCTGAAACCGAAGTACAGTACGAGAATAGTAATTTGCCTGTCAAGATCGTTATTAAGCATCTTGCAGGGACAACACTTTCTCAGAACGGAATGAAATAAATTTTAGGTAGTAGGGGCTTAGCCCCTACTACCTTTTTTATTTTTTCTCAGATATATATTACCTAGGGGAGAGTGAAAATTACGTTCACTCCACTAGTTATAGCTGAGTTGAAGAGTACATTAAGAAGGAAGGACAATTATGAAACCAAATACTACTAATGGCATTATGCTACTTTGTGATTCTGAAACGTTAGCAAATCGTATTCGTGGTTTGATGCAAGTACGTTGGCAGCAAAAGGTTCGCGTGGATTATGCCGCTCCGTTTGTTCACGTTAGTTGGCTACCAGAAGCTAACGATTTTAAAGAGAGTATAACCACGAAAAGAATTAAAAATTGGTTAATGGCAATCATTAACAAACAGATTACCGTTATCAATTTCCAGTTGTTCGGTAGTAAAGAAGAACACGATACCTTAAAACGCTGTTTAAGGGGATTGGATCTTGCCTTTTCTGTTCGTGGAAACTGCTACACAGCGTTCTTCATCGGTTCTCTTGAGTTATTTCAGGGAACATTAAACATTCAACTAAAAGAAGATTACGGGATCGTAAATAAGATTGATTTCGAATTCCCAGCAATGATTTAAGGAGGAGTAGCATGTTTCAGTTCGAACTCACCGAAGAAGAAAAGGTTATCAACAAGTTTAAAATTTCCCCTATCCCTACTGAGGATCAAATTAAAGAAATCACTGAGCTACAAAACACATACACGTTTTACTATAAAGTTAAATCAGAAGCGTTTAACATTTTCTGGGTAGAAGGCGAGGTCGATTTCCCTAACAAGCTCATTAGTGCGGTTATGGATATTTTAGTACGGGCTGTTGAGACGCCTAAAGATCCAGAAATTCCGGATCAAATGACTTGTAGGCTAAAAGACAAGCCAACTGCGAAAGACGTCGCTTACTTCACAGACGAGATTCCACTTACCCCCAAACAGGCAGGTAAAATCGGTTCGATATTATACCTTTTTTACAACGACAAATTCACTTATCTGGTTGAAAACAACGTGCTTAAAGTGAACTATGAAGGTGCTACTTATCGCGCTTTTTTAAATAACCTATTGAATGACATAGAGAAAGAAAATATTCTGCTATTTACAGTTGAGGATATTAGCGAGGCCGATGCTGCCGAGTTTATTCGCGCAGTGAAAGATGAACACGAACACCATCTATTTATAATTTATCAAAGCAAATATCTTGAAGGTAACCTGAATCTCTTGATCCCAAACAAACCATGGGTTCTTAAAGTTCTGGAACCCCTTGCGCAGAAAATTAAGAGAGACGGTGAATATTTTAAACACGTTCTCAAGAAATACGAAAAAGAAATCAGCGAACGACTTTCACGCCACTTTTTTGGACAGCTAGAAGCTCACGTTGGCGAATACGCCCAGCTGTTTGATAGATTTTGTAACGAGATGAGAGAAGTTCGGAATCTTAAATAACGAAGGCTTAATTACCCCACTATTTACCTAAAGGAGCATTAAATGTCTGTAACAATCAACATGAATCTTTATACCAAACGTGAACGTCAAATCTTGGCTAATCAGCCAGGTGTTACTACGATTGACGGTAAACCTATCGATAAGCTAAAGGTCCTGGTCGCACGTAATTGTTTCGAAAAAGACTGGGACATCATGTATTTTCGCTGTTGTTCCGTCGCGAACGCGCTTACCCAACTCTCGAATTATCACCCAGGACCGCTATTAAAAGACTGGGTTTGGTTAGTGCCAAGAACACCCTCAGCAATTGAGTATCCTTCTGGGCTAGTCTATATTCGCCCCGTTGCTTACCCAGAACGTCTGAAAGAGTATCTTGAAGTTATCTGGAACCGTCCTCGTAAAGAGCTGGTGACGATTATTAATTTACTGCAACAGATCGATATCCCCGGTGTTTCGAATTTGAAACTCACGTCTCGCGATATTAACCAGGCTTACTGGGAACTAGAGTGGACAGAACCGAAATTCGAAAACACTAACCGCATTTTCTTGCACAGGGGGTAAAAATGTTAGATTGGTTGTTGGGTTTAATTAACACACGTCAACAGGAGCTTTATAAAGAAAACACGCGATTACGACAGGAACTTAGTAACAATCGTCAGACCAAACGACAATTAATTCGGATGGTAAAACAACAGGCGCGTTGTATACGAGATATCGATTATCAGTATCACCGTCTGAATACCTTAGACCCAACAACAAAAGCTTTAGGTAGTACGATTGGACACGCACGTAAAGTCAGTCACGATGCGTTAGTTCGAATCGATACAATAGAAGAGAAACTGTGATTAGCACTCCCTCGGTTTTCCCGAGGGAGATAAGGTGATTTGCATGATGCGTTTATCTTACTTAAAAAGACGTTTGTTACTAAAGGCCCAATTATTCGTCAATGGGAAAGTCAAAAACTGGCTATGCGGTGAAAGGGTACAACGTATCGTTAGTGAGGGCGACTGGTATACGGAAATCGTGGTTTCCCCAAATGGCGAGCTTATAAACGTTGCTATTCGTGACGTTTTAGTTAAGATTGGCAGGGAAGGTGGTCTGCTGTTTGAATCGGAAACTACAAAAGTCGTTGCTAAACAATTGAAAGAAGGTCGGATTATATTCAACGTTACTGCCCAGAAATACTACGACAATTTATTCGAATGTCAACGGGCAATAGACAGAATGACTCGTGAGATGCGAAGAATGCACATCACGGAGATCACTATAGGAGTTTAACGATGGAAAATAAAATCGCAAACACATCGGCACCTGAGAACATCGTCAACTATATTCTCAGTGGCGGGTTATTAGAAGACAACAAAGAAACGTGTGATAAACTCGTTTCTCAACTACTGCCGATTCGTTCAGAATACTGCGAAATCGTTATCTTAGGTTCTGAGTATTGTGTACGTTCTTACTGTCGTCGTTTCGAAGCCTTACGCGTTCCACGTACGTTAGGTGGTGTAATACTCTTAGTCTCTAACTTTCACAGTGCACACGTTCGTGTAGCAACCTGGATTGCAAACGGTGGCGATAATGGTTTTTAAACTAATTCGGCTATTTAAACGTAAGAAATGTCCTGTCTGCGAAGTTAATGAAAAGGTTATTGCTAAGCAAGATGAATTAATTAAAGTGCAGGAAAAATCGCTCAGGGAACAGCTAGAGCTTTATTACAAGCTTTGTGCTATTACCGAGTACATTTGCGAGGAGAAATTGCCAAAAGAAGCTGGTTTTTTAATACTAGAGAAGGCCACAAAAGATTGTCGTGCTCAGGTCGATATGTATAAACAAGTTTTACGGCGAGAATTATGGGGTAAAATCAATGAATCGTGAAACGGTTGTATTTCGTAGTAATGGTGATGTGGTTTTGTATCGTGGTAAGAAACGTATTCGTACGTTAGAATACCGAGAAGCAAAACGTTTTGTTGAAGAGTGTGCATGGTTAATGCATTACGAAGGGAACTATCGTGCTATCTTAGAAGCACCGCGTTTAGAACGTGCGGTTGCACAGATGGCGATAGGTAATCCTAAGAACTGTTACCTGGCACGTAAGCCAAAATACTTACAGCGTCTTTCATTAGGCAGTTTTATTGCTGGGTTTTAATTAAAATATTTTCAGATATATATTACTTAGGTGAGAGTACGAAAGCTCTCACTTAACTAAAACCATTTTAGGAGCATATACCATGAACTTCACTAGACTTGATTACACTAATGAATTGGTTGACAAAGAAAAATACAAATTTACTGTTGACTTGGGTTACGGATTACTGGACGTAGAAAAAGACGTCCTGTACAAAGAATTCCGTGAACAGTTCGGTGCTTTGTTCTGCGCAGGTTTCCGCAGAAACACTATCGATATCGGTTATAGCGCAACAGCGTATACCGACGAGGAAATGTTTAAGCTGGTAACACAGATTGTCGGAACGCGTGGAGCCAAACGACTCAATTATTCCAACGAACTTGTTTCGAAAGAACATTACAAGTTCACCGTTAGACTACCTGTTCGCCTCACAGAAGAAGATAAGAACATCCTCTATAAAGCCTTTCAAACCGAGTTCGGTAAATCGCTCAAAGTTGGGTTCCGTAGTCGTAGTATCGATATCGGAATTAGTGTAGAAGTGTGCAGCGACGATGACCTTTACGAATTAGTTTCGGAAGTTATCGAAAAACATCTCTAAACGAAAATTAACACATTAACTCTTCGACTTGTATATAAGGAATAGAATATGTTTAGCTTAGAAATCAACAGCAACGTTCATGCCGCTTTCCATTCAGTAGAAAAAACCTATAAAATTAAAGATCTGTTTACTGGCAGAAGCGATGCTTTTTCGCTGATTAAGAATGGATGGAGAAAAAGCAAAGAGCTGAAACGTGATTCAAACCTTTACATTATTGAACGTTTAACTGTAACCGACAATCATGTCACTGCACGTTATGACTTTGTTGTAATGGACGCTTTCATCCCGTTAGACAAACTGGTTATCTTGGCTGACAATGGGGAACGCTACGAGGCGGGCGAGAACGGTGAACGTTCATTTACTAATGACGGTAAACTAAAAGTTCGCCATTCTGTAATGGCAGTTTGCTACGACGGTACATGGCTAGGATCTCTGAATAAAGGATTGGATTTGATTGACACCGATGATTTAGAAAATTTCGCCGATGTTTTCTCCAGCTATTTGTTTGAATATAAGTGGTGAGTTCAATGAGCAAAGAACTGAAATTAGAGTTGCGTGATTACATTCGTAAATACCCAGCCAGTATTCCGGTACTGGCTTCACTCTCTTTATCGGGTATGGACCTTAACACCTTAACGGTAGAAAAATTCCACGAAGTGGTGAAGTCGTCGTATCAAATCGTTACCGATATGTCAGTGCGGAAACGTGCTGACTACCCAGACGGTGATTTCGGTACAGAGATGTTCACGGACTACGCAGTTGCGTATCTGATGGGACGTCACTTTATCGATAAACTCAATACGGCTGTAGAAGGAGAAACCGTTACGGAAATTGTCAATGCTTGGCAACAACGTATTGTGAGTGACGCTTACTGTCGTCAAGCCTTAAAGAAAATGTCGGCAGTAGCATTAACCAATGACCAACGTGCTTTAGAGTTCCTTAAGCACAACTACGAATAATTTACCAAAAAGGAAAATTGACATGTATAATATCGAGATTACACCGCTCGTTAAAACCGAAATCCGTCCGGTTCCTGAAGCACAGTTACTCGATCAACTTTATCGTATATTCCTGGATAAAGGTGTACATTTCCGCGTAGAGCAGGTCAATGATGAAAGCATCGTGTTCTACTGGACTCACTGCAACGATTATCTTTGCGACACTATCGCGGTGGAAATCGGTGAGTTGCTCAACCCGGTAGAAACGGCCGAGACTGAACAACCGAAAGTCGAAGAGCAGCAGAAAGACGAACCGCACGTCCTCTGGTACGAAGGCGAAAAGATTAAGGATATTAAAGAGGCGTTAGAGACCTTCTATCCCGACGATTTAGGCATTTACTGGGATAACAGCAAACTCGTCGTTCGATTGAAGAAAGACGATCGTAACCTCATGGAAGAAGTACGTTCTGTCGCTGAGATGATCGATAACGACACCGTTCGTCTTATTTCGTTTCAAGGTATCGGAAAAGGTGAAGCGGACGAATTCATGCGTATAGTTGTTCACGAACACAAGGAGAAAATTCGCCAGTCTAATTATGTTGGCGATACTTTAACAGTGATTGTTGATAATGACCCTGTTGTTATTAATCAATTGAACATCTGTATGCGTAAGTTAACAAAGAAAATTTTTCTTAACCAACTCGAAGAAGGGGAGCAACCGCGTGAAGAGTCCGATGTGTTGAAAGCCTTTACATACACTGGTCCAGATGCCGAAGCGATTAATGACACTTTGACAGCATTCTATTCTACCAAGGTAGAGACCAAACTCGAGGGCGAAAAACTCACCTTTAAATGGAAATGGTGGAACATTGCTTTTGAAGAAGAAATTCATAGTCTCATTGATGAGTTTGTTAACAACCGTCTACGTCTTCTGACAATCACTGCTATTGGGAAAGAAGATGCCGATACGTTTATGCGTGATATCACTCGTTGGTTTCCTGAGAAAGTCCGTCAGTGGACTTACACAGACAACGCACTTACCATTCTACTCAACTATGAACCCGGTATTATTGGAAAGTTAAAAACTCATCTGCGTGACTTGTGGTCAGTTCGTTTTCTTAATAATAACGAGCACTTACTCGACGCGTACTTTAGAGAAATATCTTCTGGCGTAGGTTGCAACTGCCCTAATTGTCAAAAACGTCGTTAATTAACGACGTTCTAAATTCAACCAAGGGGTGGTAATCCACCCCTCTATTATTGTATTTACCTAAAGGAGCATTAAAATGTTTTTCCTATTAAAAGATGATATCCGTAACTACATTCGTAACAATCCGATTGCTTTAGGCGTTTTAGCAGGTTTCTGTCGTCCAAATACTGACTTCGATTTAGTTAAGTTAGAAGAATATCAAGAAATTGTGAATACTAACTACATGCACATCTGTAGCTGGGGTAAACGTCCTCGTGAAGAGTACCCTGTAGGTGAGTTAGGTGACACTATGCATCGTGACCAGAATCTGATGCACGAATTCGTTGAATACACACTGGAAAATCTTAACTATCCGCTTTTAGTCGACACTGTACCAGAAATGGTTGACGAGTGGTTAAGTCGTGTTTACAACGACCCTACTGCCAGCACTCTACTGAACCAAATGTCACAAACTTCTCGTGATATCGACACCCGTACGCTAATGTACTTAGCACACAACGTTCGCTAACCACTCTCCGCTATAGGCTTCGGTCTATAGCGGAATTAATTTTCTTTCCCTTTTCTTTTTTGTTATTTTGACACCGCTTTACTTACACCCTACCCGACTATTCCTATGCTGGCTGAGGGATGTAAAACGACCTCTTAAACCTTTTTACTTACTGTGAGTTAACGCGATGTCTCTTACGTCAAAACAGAAACTGCTAAAACTCATCAACACTGAAAACAATATTAGTCCACCGTTGACTTTCAGTGATGTTGATATCGGAGAACCTACCGGTACTGGGGTTGATACCCAGGTGGTTCTGACCTCTAAACTCAAAGGCGATGAGTCTACTACTTTAACCGTGACTTACCACCGTCGTAATTTACCTGACTACCTAACCGGTGAGTTGGTGTTCGGTAACGACAGTGTGGTAACCGCATCGGATTTGCTTAATGCGATTAACGCAAAATACAACCTAAATATTTTACCCTCGGATATCGTTGACGCAAAAGTTGAAGGTGAAACCCATCAGCTTACCGCTAACGAGAAATCTTACGAGTGGTGCGGTGTAGTAACACTTACGCTGCGTGATCCTATTGACCTGACTGAACTGTTACCAGTTACTCAATTAGAGAATCTGGTAGAGTATCCGTCTACTAAGAAAGGTAACGCTGCGGTTTATTCTCACCCGATTGATTTCACCGCAGAAAAAGATTACCTTGACCCGATTACTATCAACGACACCGTCGACCTGGCTGAGTTAGCCACTAAACTGGCTAACGTCGTTGATGAGAAATGGGTAAGTGTACCTAAGAACGCGGCTAACAACCTGTATGGTGCGAAGATTATTTACGATGGTCCAACCGCAGGTTACGAAGGCGCAAATACGAAGTTCACGCGTGTGTTGGTGCTGACGCTCAGCCCGCTGTGTTCTAACCTGACCGGTAATCTGTTAATCCACTTTAACGGCACCGATCGTCCGAAGTCGAAGATTGAATTAGCGCAGACTAATCCGGTCTTACCGGGATTCTTAGATTAAGAGGATTACAGTAATGACCAATCAAGAAACTATCTTCGACCTTATTAAAAAGGCTAACCCAGACGCTGAGTTCGACACCACCAAAGTCACGCTGGGTGACCCGGTCGTAACCACCGGTACGTACAATACCGAAATCACAGTTGCGTCAATTAAGAATCTCGGTTACACTAACGAACAAACGTTCCAGTATAACCGCATTGACGCAGGTTTGTATTTCCTGAACGTATTACCGAAACTGTTAGTGGAGTCTGCAACGACTACCGCTGACCTACTGCCCGTAATTAACGAACAGTATAGCCTAACCCTTACAGAAGACGATGTATGGGTAGAACAGGTTGGTGAGTTACCGTTGGACGGTAGCGCAATCGAACACGGTATTTTCTTCCGTCCTGAGTGTCTGACCTGGGTTGGTGGTTTTACAGTGCGTGTTGCACGTAAACCGGCTGTTGAAACACCGCCAGCTAAGCCATCACGCGCTAAGAAGAAAAAATAATTACAGGGTGGGGGTAATCCCCACCCTCTTTTCTTTTTTGTGTAAAAGAGGAGTTGAACGAAAATGGCTGAACGTTGGACTAAAGAAGGTATTATTGAATCCAAAACGGATTTAGAAGGCGGGTACGTCAACGACCCTGACGACAAAGGTGGAGAAACCTGTCACGGTGTAACTTTAACTACTGCACGCGAATACGGCTACACAGGGAAAATGAAAGACCTCACCCGTGCACAAGCGTTTGATATTTACGATCGCGGTTGGTGGAAGAAGCTCAAACTTGATGAGATTTTCGCTATCTCACCGTTACTCGCAGACCGGATGTTTGATTTTGGTATTAACGCAGGGCGTGCTAACTGTGTGAAATCGTTACAACGTATTCTCAACGTTTTAAATAACGAAGGGAAACTTTACGCAGATATTGACACCGACGGCGGTATGGGTCCTAAGACACTGGGTGCGTTGAACGCCTACCTGAAATATCGTAAAGATGAAGGGTTGAGCATTTTAATCTTTGCGTTAATCTCGCACCAAGTAACTTACTACACGGAAATCTCCGAAAAACGTAAGAGAAACGAGAAATACACCTACGGTTGGTACGGCCGCGTCTTCAGAGAAATGGCAGATTATGCGGTAAAAGCGGGGTTAGTAAAATGAACTGGTTTGCTAAACTCTTAGCGTTATTGTGGAAAGCGTTAACGTCTGGTCGAAAACGTAAAGACGAAAAGCGTGGGCAAGAGTTCTTCTGGTTTTTGTAAGGAAAGGTGTGGGTAATGGAGAAGCTTCAATATAAACGTTTAGACAATAAGTGGTTTGTATTAACGGAGGATTACCATTATCCGTTTACGTTACGTGAGATTTATCACGACCACGTACACTTAGACCGTGCGGTTTATTTAACGGGTGTATTGCCTGACACGCAACTGTGGTTAACAGCACCGAAAGGGTTCGTTACCGATTTAGCGTCAATTCCTGAACACCTCCAGGGAATTTTCCATCCTGACGGACCGTGGGCACCTGCGGCCTGCATTCACGACTTACTCTATCAAAAATGTAACACGGAGCGTAGCTATCCCATGACACCGGGTGGTAACGTTTCGCGTATTATCGATAAAGAGTTCTCTGACTTAACATTCCTGCGTATTATGCAGTCGTTGGAAATCTCACCGTATATCTGCCAAACGTTTTATAAAGCCGTGGCGGGGTTCGGTTGGGATGCTTACGTAGACCCTAACGCGAAGCCGTCTTATACCACTAACGATTACCGTACGTTAGATTACAATCGAAACTATTTGTTCGTTCGTGAGTTTAAGGAGCCTGCTATTCCTGACCACGAACGTGTTGATATCACCACAGGTTGTCCCGTTAATGTCAAATACCTGAACATCAAACGGGCTTTTCTGTCTGGGAGGGAAGATGTTTCATCCAAATCCGAGTAACTTTAAACTCAAAGAGTTAGTACCGCAATCGTACATCGCCAAATACGGTGATTCTGCAATTCGGTTTATGAACCCGTTGTTAATGATTTCGCTGCAACAGATTCGTAACCGTTTCGGCAGAATGGTGATTAACTCGTCTGCTGCGCAACAGCGTGGCCTAAGAACCTTAGACTTTTTCATCAATCAAGAAAAGCCTAAGGGCGGTAACTATAAACAACGTGCGTTACAACTCTATTCCGATTCAGGGAGTCAGCACAAGTTCGGTAATGCGTTCGACGCGACACTGTTAGATTCAACGGTAAAACAAGTCCACGATTATATTGCCGCTAATCCTGATGAGTTTCCGTTTATTCACTTTATCGAATGCGACATCAGTTGGTTGCATATCGACGTTCGTAACCAACCGAATATCACGTTCTGGTCACCGAATCGCGGTACTGCGAAAGTCGTGAAACAAAGCCCTATCGATTGGAGCGCCTTAGTTAAAATCTAAGCGCGTAAACCGAAACTTAGGATGATTGTACCTTATTTTGTATAAACCGTCTTAGAACGCGTTCTAGCGCGTTCTACGGACAAAATAAACCTACCCTCCTGCTAAGCAGGAGGGTATTTATTATTCTACCGGGTGCAGCATAGTGCCGGTATCCGGAATGCTACCTTCGTGACATCTGAAGAACGTTACACCTTTACCTTCACCTGTTTTGTAGTTGATGGTAGAATACGCAAACGTTGGAGTTTTTGACAGTAACCCGTTTACACGGTAATAGCGCTCACCGGTAACAACGTTTAAGTTACCGTCCACCTTACCTAACAGGTCTTTATAAAGTTGCGGAGATTCGATTTTACCTTCGTCCCATGTAGCGACCCAATTCGCCCCTGTATCCATGACTAACACCGAAAGGGGCATCAGTTTTAGGCTAGACGGTACCGGTTTAAAATCGACGAATTCTTGAGAAGCACCTGTACAGGTGTAAATGACCATATCATGTTGGTCAACAGGTACGGTGGAGAACTGACCTTCTGCGTTCGGCTGAATAGCACAACCTGCCAACGTCATTACAAAAGCAACGACCACGAGAATGCGTTTTAGCATAAACTCACCCTTATTAAAATTAAGAAAAATTATTTTTTCAGGTTAGCGCCTACTGCCAACCGTCATATCTATATTTTAGGAAATGTCTAAAATAACTTTCTTATGCAATCCACCCCTACCACTTACGAGGTAAAAAAGATGGCTAAAGCCTTCAAACAACAGCTCATCGAAGCTGTAATTGCTAAAAACTCTGCAACCGCTTCTAATCTGACGGTTGGTGATGTCGATTTTGGTGCTGTCGAAGCGCACAGCGGAGACGCTGGTCGTAACACCAAAATTACACTGACCGCCAAGGCAGAAAGCCAGAACTTCAAAGGCGAGAAAGAATTCCATTATATCCGTCTGGCATCCCAAGACCTGATCGGTGCTAAAGCTTACGAACAAGCTGGTAGTCTCGATCTGGAAAACTCTGCCATTGTAACCAAACTGAACAAAGAAATGGTTACTAAAGGTTATGTCGATGACGCGTTTGCAGAGAGCGAACTCACTATCGTTAAATCCGAAGGCGACAGCGGTGCTAAAGTTTACACTGTCAAAGTAAACGATGGCCACATTAAATTCCTGGCGGGTACTATTGCTACTTTCACTTATTCCAACCCAGCTCCTGAGAAGGTAGCACTGGGCGGTCTGGAAGGTGAACTTGATGGCTTCACTGCGCCGGGTGTCGGTGGCTAAGTAAGTTAAATCGGGGGGGGGGTGACCTCCCCCGATATTTCTCTAACTTGTTCTATTAAGGACCTAAGATAATGGCCGCTACTAACCAGATGATGTTGGTCGCGCTTTATAATGCTGCTAACACTGAGCTACCACATCAGATTACTGATAAAGAAGTGTCCTTTGGTCTCCCTACTGCGCTGGAAGGCGAAAGTAAGAATACCAAAGTTACCATGACTGCACTACCAGGTTCTGAGAATTTCAAAGGTGCAATCGAACTGCATTACGATCGTCTGGAGCCAGGTGTTGTAGGACGGATTGAACTAACTGATGATCTGTCTCGCTGGGTTCAAGAAAACGAACTCCGCGCTTGGTTACAATATTACATCAACAAAGTAAAACCTGACGACGCTATCGCGCCAGGTGACGTTGTGTACAGCACCGAAGACCAGAAAGACGAACATGAAAACGTCACTCTGCGTACCGTGACGTGCACCGTTACTGAACAGAACCTCCGTTATAAACCGGGTGTAATGGCAACTTTCGTAATTACACCGAAGGTTGTCGATAATCGTATTGACCTGGCCACCACCAACGGTGAATTGGACGGTTTTACTGCTTAACCGCTAAGTCAACTACTATAACAAAAAAATAATAAGTTTACCTACCTCCTTTACGGAGGTAGGTATTTTTTATTCTAATCCCATTTCCAGTGCAAGTGCACGGATAGTGTCGTAGTCACGCTGTTCAGCTAAGAGGCGAAGCTCTTTTTTCTGCGCGGTCATTTGTCCATGCAGTTTCTGATCACGTTTTACGATCTCGGACAATAGTTCCTTACATTCTTCTAATGTAAAGGGTTCTAAACGCGTATTGGCGGTATCCAACCAATATTCTGGCGCAGTTTCAGATTGGATATATTGCCCTAACATTTGTCGGGAGATTGCATCAGCCTGAAAATGACGATCATTCAGCTGAATTGGTTCGTAACGTTCTGCTTCGTAACGCGACTCCAACGCCTTCATGATCTTTTGAACATCTAAATAAATATATCGTGCTGTTGAACGAACGTTACTTCGAATTTCATCCAGATCTATCTCCAATACATCTGAAATGAACTCTTTTGCTTTTTTCAGGGTGAAATTTGCTTCAATATCTGACATATTGTAACTACGCATTTGATCTAACGCGTCTTCATCGGACATGCCATCGAGTAGTTTGTAATGAAGCATTGTACAAAAACCCGTTCTGCCGCGATCTTCAGTACCTATATGACCCAAAAAGTTTCCGTGGCGATCAATTGGGGAAAGTCGGCTAAAAAATCTGGCGCGAATATCTTCGTTTATTAAGCTTTTGTCAAGAGCAGGCATTCGTCTTCTCCTTTAATTAAACCCAGCTCGATCAGAAGATCAAAATCGATTTTACGAAACTTACTATCAAAATTTGAGTCCCAGTCAATATGTAGTCCTTGACGTTCGTCTTCTGTAAGCTCGGGATAAACTAAACTATGAAAAGTTTCCCTTTCATCGTAAAAACCATCGATGGTGGACTCTGGGTTTCGTGTGACATAAATTGTCACACCAGGAAACGATAAACCTAGAGCAGCAACAGATTCAACGCTCGGCTCTTGCAAAGCGCGGCGTAAAAGAACGATTTTATGTTTAGGAAATTCCAGCACGCGCTGTTCAAAGCCTGGATTTTGTTTCTCGATTTCGGCCACAGAAAGTTCGGTAAGTTCTGTACAATACATCGGGATAACAACGGTGATTCCGTGACGAATTAATAAACGCTTAACATCGTCATTGAAATCTTCGCCGTTAATCTGCACATAACAGCCAAACAGTTTCGTAGTTTCTAAAAACTTTTCCAGAAAACGGAATTTACGCTTCGTAATATTGTGGATCAGAATTGGCTTCATCTTTGGCTTCTCTCAATTGTTTTTCTTTTTGGGCACGTTCACGTACACAGCGAGGGCAGTAACACATGCTATTATCGTGGAAATCCTTCACAGATGTTGTACCCATCTTCTGTTTCCAGTATTCCGCGACCATTAATTTTGCAGTTGTCCAACCACATTGACGACGTTCAGCGTGATACGCTTTACGGTCTTCTAACGTCCCTTCCCCATTCTCGTAGGAAGCTGCTGCACAGCTACCACAAGCGTGTTTCATCGGACAACCTAAGCACGTCTCAGGATAGTTGGTGTATTGCGTCTGAATCTCTTCCAGCAGTTTCCCACCGTCTAAGCTAACAAACTCACGACCGACTAACTCAAATACCGCAGAACGTGACGTTACAGTCGACATGAAACGGTTACAACCGAAAATCTTCCTGTCAAACCCTAAACAAGTCATGTGAGTTAATGTCCCGCAGAACGGACGCAAGCGTTCCGGGTTTAAACGTACAGTATCGTTGTAAAGTAGCTGATCCCGCCAGTTCGGTTCCCAGATAGTGTCGAAATCTAACCCTTCCGGGATGATATGTGATAGGGTATTACGTGGGTTGGTGTGTAAACCCTTTTCAACCCAATAATCGACTACATCCATCATTTGTAGCGCTATCGACGTAGCCATACTCCGTGGCATAATGTCTTCGAAGGTTACGTTACCAGAAATGGTTCCACCTCCAGCCAAATCGATTAGGGATTTCATACCCGCCGCATAATGTGGGAGCGTTTCCAAAGTAAATGTCGCTTTAACCCCAAGCTCCGCGATACCTACTTCTTTTAGATAATTGTAACCACGTACAGCGGCCTCGTAAGAACCTTCGCGACTCGTTGTAAAAATACGGTACTTATCGTGCGACTCAGGTAACCCATCAATAGACACCCCGATAGAAAGTCTGTCCTTCCAACGTTCAATAATTTCCCTGTTCAACGGCCTATCTAATAATGTCCCATTAGTAGAGATACTAAACATAAACGGGCGTTTATGTTCTTCACACAACTGCTCGGCTGTTTCGAAAGCGGCCATTAGAAGCTTAGGCTGCATAAACGGCTCGCCGCCGATAATGTCAATGACGACTTCTACGTTTGGTAAATCTTTATCACGCTCGAAACAGGCATGAAGAAAATCTACAATATCTGCTGCTTTGTTATTGCGGGGATATTTACGCTCGTAACAATACTCACAGTCCAAATTACACGACAAGTTTGTAACAATCTGGTAAGTCAACTGTTTCGGGTAATTATTTTCTTGGTTCATTTAATACTCCACTATTACGGTTGGCCATAACCACTCGTCGAATATACTCGTAGGCTTCTAACCCGATGGAACAAGCTAATTGGTTACATCCCGATTCTAATAATCTCGGGGCATTTTGCAACTGATATTCGGTTCCATCTGCTCTTAACCATAAACTATTGCTGCATACGTTACACCCACCATCAAAAACTTTGCTTACGACATAGTCACACCTTTTCGAGTTGGAAACATTCAGTCTTTCTATATTTTCCTGAATTCTAAAATACCCGTAAATAAAGTTCATAACGTGATCGGGAGATAACGGTTTTGGCATATTCGCGTCTAACAGCAACGTCATGGTACGATAACCGTAGTGATAGATCGCATTATGAAGCTCAATAATGTCTTCATGCCACCGTTTGTTACCCAACTGTTCTCGAGTTAAAACGGCCCATGTATGAACATTTTCAAGCTCATGCATTACTTCTAAAGCTTCGTAGCAACCATCGTTAATAAAACGCTTAAAAGGGCGTTCAGACAACTCAAACCCGTCGATGCTAACATACACATTATCAAATTGTTTTAACAACGGGAGATGCGTTTTACGCATCTTTAAACCGTTGGTATATAACTGATGTTTGAGCTCTGGACGAATTACTTTTAACTCGTCAACAAACGCCTCAATTTTACGAGTGGCTAACAAAGGCTCACCACCCGTCCATTGAATCTCGGTGATTGTTGGGTTAGCTTCTAACGCCTCCATAATTCGGTCACGTTGAAACTCTCGAGAAGAATCTTCACGATTCATGTAATAGGCTCCGCCGCAGAAACTACAGTCCAGATTACATTTGGATGTAGTAATAACGGCTAATATTGTTGGATTGTCAAATAACTGATCTGATAATTTTGGTTCCGCATTGGTCGCCATTGCAGGTGACTCCATTAATTATTTAATTATAGTCGATAGCGAACAACGGATCTTCGTCGAAATTGACTCCAGGTTTTAAAACCTTTGTCGAATTATACGCCTCTAGCAACCGATTAAGATCGTTATAACGACTATTCATTCTTTTGAGGTCTTCTAAGGTCACAATACGATCAAGCATCGGCTTAACAGCTTCGGCTTCTTCATCAGTCAATTCAACCTTAGACAATAAAAAACTAACAAGTTTAGAAATATCAGCCTCGGTTACTGGACTTTGGCCAAATCGTATTTGAACAAGATGTTGCATCCATGGTTTACGAATACGTTTCGTAATAACATGGTCGTCAGTAATGGCTTTCCAAACAGAACGTTCACGAATCCATTCGAACTTATAGCTATAAGCCATTAAATCAGCTAAATGTGCAATTCCGAGGTCCTGATAACCTTCAATGTTGGTGTATGGTTCACTATCGGAATACTCTTCAACATCCTTACCAACAAGAGTATAGTAATACGGAAAAGCCCCCATGTAATCTGGACTCCACCATCTGCGAACCATAGGCTTAGCGTCAAGCTCAGCAAACGGTGTAAAAAAAAGTTCTAAATCGCTACCAGCATTTAAAACCCCGTCACTGAAGAAGTATTTACCATCAACAATCATTCCATAAAGTTCATCATCTCCTGTAAAAACAATCACACGTTCGACCGGCAGATCACGAATTGTAAAAGTATTTTCTACGGAGATATTATCACGGTTGACGATATCACGGCCCCGTAATTTCGGCCATTCGCCAGGTAGCATGGTAATTAAACGAACGTCATCACTTAAATGATAACGTACAGAATCTGGAGAAGAGATTTGCAAAGGATGGTTAAATGTAGTGTTATATGCTAAATGTAAATCGTTTTTCATTGAATACCTCTGACACGTTTCTACTACTTACTACCGCCAGCACCACGGCTACAACTACCGCTACAGGACCAGCTACACCCACCGTTACAGTTATAGTGACTCAACGGTAAACCAGAAAGGTTATTAGTAGATGACACTGTACCTTGGTTTGCAATATAGTTGTTTGCTCCTGCTGTGGTAATGTACCCTTCTGCCGTTACTAATCTGTCGCGTATGTTTTTAAGACTTATCATTTCTTATCTTCCCGTACACGATTGTGAACAGCCACCATGACAGGTACGACTACATGTACCTGTACATGTAGTCGTACATTGGCCTATACATGTCCCCGTGCAGCCTCCAGAACATGAACTAGAGCAACCTGAACATCCAGAACTACAACCAGAAACACAGTTTGCTGAACATGAGGAACCACAACCTCCTGAAGCATTACCGGTACAACCACCAGAACAACTAGAGCACGTCCAGCTACAGCTACCGCCACAGTCGTAATGGTTTTTAGGTTGGCCGCCAAATAGATCGACATTATTCGTAGCCTTTCCACGAATATAGTTCTGTACTGCTCCAGTGTTTTTTAGCGCGGAAGAATCTATATTATCCAAACGCGCTTTTAAAGAAGATAAACCAATCGCCATTTTAACACCTACTGGTTCAGTGCCAGCTAAGGCACATTATAATTCATTCTCTGTAAAAATATCACAATTTTGCTGGAATCCTATTCTTAGCCCCTACCACTCGTCGTATATAATCGTAAGCTTCTAAGCCAACCTTTCTGGCCAAGTCACTACAGCCATGCTGCGTTACGATTTCAACATTTTTTACTTGGTTCTGGGCACCGTCAGACTCGATACGAAAACAACGACTACATGTATTACAGGGTTCATCAAATAACGCGTTTAGCGTAAACGCGCACTCGCTTCGATTGGACGAGTTCAGTCTTTCTATATTTTCCTGAATTCTAAAATACCCGTAAATAAAGTTCATAACGTGATCGGGAGATAACGGTTTTGGCATGTTTTTGTCCAAAACTAGCGACATCTCGCGAAAACCGTAATGGTAGATGTGATTATGTAACGCAATTATATCCTCATACCAGCGTTTATCACCAATACGTTCTCGCGTCAAGACTGCCCAAGTACGAATATTTTTCAACTCGTAAATTGTCTCCAAAACCTCGTATTGTTTTTCTTCGATAATCCGCATGAATGGGCGCTCTGATTCTTTGAATCCGTCCATGCTAAAAAAGATACTATCGAAACCCTTTAACAACGGGAGATGCGTTTTACGCATCTTTAAACCGTTGGTATAGAGGTAATGATCGCAACGAGGATACTTCTCCCTTATCTCTTCTATAAGGGTATCAATTTTACGCGAAGCGAGTAATGGTTCACCCCCTGACCATTGAATGTTTGTAATGGTTGGGTTATTTTCCAGCGCCTCGATAATACTTTTCTTTTGTACTTCTGCGGTTGTATCCTCTCTATGCATGTAATAGGCTCCGCCGCAGAAACTACAGTCCAGATTACATTTGGATGTAGTAATAACATTTAACGTTCTTGCTTCAGAATACAATTGATCGGATACTGTCGGTGTGGTTAATTCTATCATCAGAGATAATACCTATCTGTTAAATTAAGTCGGCCCTGAACAAGACGCACACGCGCCACTACAACCCGAGCTACAACGCCCGGAACATCTACCGCTGCATGTAGCGCTACAACCAGTGCACCCACCAGAGCATGTAGCGGAACATCCGGTACACTGATTACCGCAAGCAGACGAACAACTTCCTACACACACAGATGTACACGTACCTGAACAACTCGTACAACCATGTGTGCAGCCGTTCGAGCACGTCCAGCTACAGCTACCGCCACAGTCTAGACGACCTGGCGTCCAACCTGAAAAAGAGTCTGCGGCATTGTGCGCCTTTGACGCAACCTGAGGATCTATGCGTGGCCCAGTCGCCATCTGATTCTCTACGTTGGTGATTCGGTCGCGTACGTTTTTAACACTAATCGCCATTCCGTATCCTTAAAATAAAAAAGAGGAGGACTACGCCCATAAGCATAGTTCCTCCTGTAATTAAATTATTTCGTACCCGCTTCCGCCTGTACGTCATCACGAGACGTCAGGTTAGCGTTAACGTGTACTGGGGCCTGAACCACACCACCGTATCTCTTGTGGAGATAACCGGTGTGCGGGTCATCTGCCGCAATGTGGTTTTGTAGGTTCTGGTTCGCTTGACTGATTGCGTTCGTGTTATTGTTAACCTGCTGTTTAAGCGCATCCAGGTTTTGTTGTAGCTGATCGATTTTCTGATCGGTTTCTTGACCCTGTTGCTCTAACGCATCAACACGCTGAATAACCTGATTCAGTTTCGTGTTCAGATCGTTAATGCTCTTTTGCAGCTGTAACACTAACGAGTTCAGGTTCGCCAACGCTAAGGCCATTTTCTGGTAGTTTTGAGCAACCACGTTAAGTTGGTCGTTCCACGCTTCCAGAGAGTTGACAACAGCGTCAATACGTTTACCTAAAGCTTCGTCCGCTTTCTTCAGTGCATTGATTTCCGTAATCGTTGCGTCGATGGCAGACTGGACGTCACGAATAAGCGCACGGATTTCAGTTTCTGTTAACCCGTTAACCTGATGAATATCAAGATGGTGAACGTTACCGGTTGCGTTAATGTGTGCATTTAAAGCGTCTAAGAAGTCATTTTTCAGGCTTTCTAAAATCGCTTTAATGTTCTCTAACTGTACTGCGTCACCGGAACTGATCGCATCTTTAATACCCGCCAATACGGTAATGATATATTCAAAACCGTAGATGTCACCTACGTCTTTATACGTCGGTGCAGAAGGGAATGTATCTGGTACGTTACGCAGGTCTTTAAACGCAACCGTACGGTTATCGAGGTTTAATTCAGCAATCGCCTGTTCGATAGCCACGATGTTCGCAGACTGTGGTCCACCAACGACCTGCGCAGATACCGTAATATCTGTTGGAATCGCTGTGTTAGTGACCACCACCGCCATAACAATCTCGCGGTTTTTAGTCAGCTTTTCATAAGTCGGGTGTGCAAAAATCAACTCATAATCGGTACCACGTTCGTAGGTTGCATCCGGTCGGTTAGCAACACGTAAACGGAACGTGTCCGCAAAGAACGGGCCGTCAGGAAAAGCAAAAGCACGGTTTACTTTACCTGTACCTAACGTAATCTGACGCTCCACAGCGTTAGACGTTAGCGAGCCCGTTAAATCTAAAGGATATTGATAAACAATGGAGGCCATGGCCACTCTCCTTTATTCGAGACATCCTTGTCCCGAGTCATTAAGATGTAAACATAAGATTGAACTGGAGTTTGTCGATATCGCGAGTTTCTGCCGGATTCACACCATCGTACGCGGTCGCTACGTAAACCGTTAGCGTACCGTCAGCGTAAGACGATTTCACCGGTGGGTTAGTTCCGGTCTGACCATCTCGCACAATGAGTGTAGGTTCACTCGGGAGATTGTCAAACTGACCCTTGACCGCTTTATACACCAAACCGGATTGTGCAGACAGTTCAGTGTCCGTAAAGACAAAGAACGGCGTATCAATATCTGCCTGTTTGATTGTAGTACCAGACTCGACGTCAATCAACTGTACCGCCCCAAACTTCGTACGATAACTTTCATATTCGTTCTTCGGAATAACGAACGTGACATGAACACGAACCTCCTCGGCAGGTTTAAACCCACTGTGCTCTTTTTCCAGGTACTGGTTGGCGGTTAACGTGACGTCCTGCTCTTTCATCGTACCACCGGCCTGGTTTATTGCATACCGAGCTTCAACAATACCGGTTGGTGCAGCAAGTCTCAGCTTCAGAGCACGATTCGCCGTTCCTGGATTACCTGGCACTTGAACGCGCAAACTCAATGCTAAGTAAGCATACGTTCCGGTAGTCGGTTTCGTATACGCACCTATCCATTTCATGTTCGCAGACGCTGCCTGCGAGTTCTCAGAAGCAGTGGCTGTCGTAATGTTAGCAGCTACCGCTTTCTGCCAGAATTGGTCGGCGCAGTTCTCATACGCTACTCTGGCCACACTCTTATAACCCGAATACGTTTCCTGAATTGGTAACTTAGGACGCGTCGTGATGCCAGACAGTGAACCCCATTTCTGACCGTCAACATACCCTTCGCCTTTCGACGCAGACGCCGTAGGTGCTTTAACGGGCTTGTTAACCAGCGTTAATAGAGGACCCGTCTTTCTGTCAAACGCTGCTGCAACATCGTGTTGGTCGATAATTGCTGCGTGGTCTTCCAGCTCTTTTACACGACCCAAGCGTTTTACTTTGTCGATACTGATATCAGTAATACGGCTGGAATCGGTGGTTACTGTCCCGACGAACAGTCTTGTTGAAGTATCGGCTAACTGCTCCAAACCGATGCGGTATTGTGCGGTAGAACCCGACACCTCAGCGTGTACGTAGAACGTCTGGTTAGCGTGATTGGACGGGAACTCGCTGCTTAAATCCACAGACCACGTTGGGAGTGTGTAACTGCTGCTACCGAAATCTAATTTGACTTCTTCTGTCAAATACAGAATCCAACCTTCCGCTGTTTCCACACCAGCAATAATAACAGCCTGACCTCCCGTTGAGAACGTCGTGTCGTTAACGAACTCTGCGGCTGTATACGCGTTACCTGAACAGAAAACACGGTCAGCTTTAGAGAAAATCAACGCCATCTTGTCCCAATTACCCGCACCCATGTAGCAACCTGATTCGGGATTATGAGCAGGGGCCATCTGACGCAACTGTGACTTACCAGGAACGCGAGTCCAACCCGACCCAGGGTCGAAGGTGTACTTCGCAGCGTAACCCAAAGCATTTAGGTCCCCGATATTCCGTATTGTCAGCGTATAAGGTAGCCATAGACCGAAGTTTACACCGTCGGCAGAAGCAAAAATTGGCTGGCCTACACGTCGCGTTTTATTACCCGCTTCTTCCCTCAGAGACTGATAACTTAAACCATAATCGAGGTCTAAGAACCAGTCCACCAACTTAAAGGTGGCTGAGTTGAACCGTAAGTAGCCGTTCTCTTTAGATGGACTCACCATGAAGTAATAGATGTCAAGAATTCGACGTCCGTTACTTGAGGTTTTCATGCACGAAACTTGCAACAAGTCAAATTCGCACACGGTGTTGATACCCAACATCCAAAGAGCAAACAATGCATTACCGGTTTGATGGGCAGCACTAATACGTTCGTTCGCGTAACCATTTGCTTGACCAGATGGCGCACCGTCAACGATCATCCGAATCATTTTCTGGCGATCGGCTTCTTCTAGCGTTAAGCGTTCGGAAGACAACGCGAAGTTACCGTAGATGTTGCGATACGGGAACGTTTCTGCTTTGGTCAAATACCAACCGTTTAACTGTCCGTGACGCTCCTCAGGAGTCATGCACGCAGCCATACAGCTAAGCTGCTCGTAAAGCGTCGCATCGACTTCACGACGGTTGTTGTTCGGACCGTATCCGCCATAACCTGGAACATCGTAAGGTTTGTTCGGATCAACTTCTACTTCGATGGTGTAACGGTTACGTGGATTAGACAACCACACCTTATTCGAACCGCCAATGCCGACCGGATGGGAAAGACCGATGGTATAAATAGAACCGCGACCTTTATCCCAGGTAAACGTTCCTTCGCCCGAGGTGTTGTTTGGGTTATCATAACGCAGATAATCGAAAAGCTCTTTGCCTTGTGTTCCTTTAATAGAAACATTAGGCATTTGGTCCGCATCGTTAATCTGCCAACAGGAAAGCATCATTCCTGTACCGTTGGGTTTAGCATATGTCGCGAAACAACGGTTGTTTGCCAGACCACCACCCCACTTACGACTGGTTTCTACAGTTGAACCATCCGCGAACGAGAGTGTAGTAGCATCAGCCTTGATGGGGAAGCGTTCGCCTCCTTCTAACGTAACTTTTCCCGTTAACGTATCGATTGTAAAACTTGTTGCCCATTGACGGAAATTAATCGTCGTACCGTCGGCCGCTGCAAACCACACAGTAGGCATATGGTTCACACGAATCACGCTTTCGCGTACAGCACAGGCGTGGTTACATTCTGGACCGTGAACAAAGCTACGTCCGATCGTCCATTTAGCACGACCCTCCGGCGTGAGAAATGTAAAGAATTGACCCGTTTGCGACTCTTCGGTCTTCTGACCAAATCGTAACCAGAGGTTATCTCCGAATTGCCCCATTTCACCGGTTAGGGTTACGCGTTCAAACTCTAACTCAGTATTAGTAGTCAAATCGGCTTTACGTAAACGCCATGCTGCCACGCCATAAGCAATGTTACTTACCGAAGAACGGAGAAGATAAACGTGATCGTCAACTAACACAACATCGTCAGCTTCTGGCCGGGGATTCCAGGTCTGTTCCGTAGTACCGCCGGGGTTGTCGTTACGGTACATAGGCATCGTAACACGACATACCACCGTGTGCTTAGTGTGGTCCATCGAACCATTGAACAGCACCAAATATCGGTTATTGTCAGAACCCAGACAAATAATCGCTTCCTGCCCACCAATCAATATCGCTTTTAGGGTCACGCCAGGATATTTACTCATCCCGGCAGGGTGATATTTCACTGAGGTTTGCTGCGGATTTACAAACGCGTTTGACGTGTTAATGTCAGCATAGCCGTAATAGATAGCTTCCGTACCTGGAACGCCGTTAGAACCGTTACGGAGTGAATAAACCTTACCCTGCTGATACCCAACGATCCCTTTCTGGTAGGACTGGTTTTTGGTGTAGCCTGCGTAGTTGCCTAACGCTGGAATAGGTAAGAAGTTCTTGTTACCGAACTTCGCACCACCTACCGTCCATGCCGGTAAGATGGTATTGAGTTTATCAGAGACTTTCTTAATCTCTTTTGCGAACAACCAGCCTTGACGTGACGTGACAGCTTTATCGTTAGTGGTGTCAATCGCATCCCACAGCTGTAAGATACCGTCAACCGTTGCACTACCAATTGGAACGTTATCCAAATCAGCAGTAGTGTGGGTGTGCGTCTTCAAACTCTTGTTTTTCAACACGTTCGCTAACGCTTTCGTCACCGGCTTAGCACTTGGCGTGGTGTTATCCATCCTATCGATACCGAAATCGGTTTTCGTTAAGGTTAACACCATATTGTCACCTGTTTTAACAAACCCTTTACCGTTAACGGTATAGTCATCGTCAACGTACAGGTCCAAACGGTCTTTTAGTTCGGTTACGGCTTTCTGGGAGATAGCAGTACCTAACGCCGCAGACGTGGAGATATTCGTAATCGAGAACAACCCATAAACTGATTCGGTCGCTGTAGGAATATTCGCGTTTAACGTAACCGGGTTAGTCTGTTTTGCGGTACCGTGCGGTTTTACAGTGTCTGACGCTTTGAAATATGCGTTTGCTTCGAGCAACGTTACTGACGTCAGGTACATGTTCACCATTTCTGGCGTAACCAGATACACGGAGTTATAAACTGGCGCTAATACATCCTGTTCTGACCCCGAGTGAACCCAAAGCGTATTCAGACCCGCACTGAATTCAACCGCTAAACCCGATTCGTTGTTGTCCTGGTCTGCTTTAATCACCAACGGTTGTGGCGAGGTAATTAACCACTTATCACCACGAATACTGATGATGTGGCCACCTGACGTTTTAAACGTTAATTCATTACCGTTCGTGGTGCCCCATCGACCGTAAACGGTGCCGAGGGCTTCACCCATTAACTGGTCAACGTCCGATTGCTCAATACCCGCTGAACCCATCAGCGTAGCCAACTCGTCAATCGTCAACCCAAACGCTTTTGTAGCGTCAACAGCACGTCCTAATACGGGGAGAGCGGCAATGTCATCGGTGGTGTAATGATGCGCGTTAGGGTTACGGTGATGCTGGTATAATTCTTCGTCGAAAACCTTTTTCCCGTTCTCGTAAATCAGGTTAGTGACTTCACTGAACGCAGCATCTAATTCCGTAGAACGCTTAATGATTTTCTTGCGAATGTCTTCTAACGCCTTAACAACCTCATCCCTCAGAATCGCTTCTTCTAAGTTAGCAGGCGGGTCGATAGGCTGAATAACCGGCGCATACGCCATTAGTTCAGACCAGTCCACGTTACGTGGGTCTTTCAGGTCAGTACGAACTAAGAACTTCCCGATTTCAGATTGCGGCACACGGTATTGACGTGCTACCCCTAAAATCTCATATTCGATTTCTGTTGCAGTAAGCAACATAAACCCGCCATAAATCTGATCTTGTTCAGCTTCTGCGAGTTCTTTAAAGTAATAGCCTAAATAGTAGTCCAACCCCTCAATCAGAGTACGACGTCCGTTAGGCGCGGTATCGTCGGCTACTGTGAGTTTTAATCCGATACGATAAAAAGGTCCTTCAGGTGGAATGACCACATTAAATCGGTTAGGGTACGTTGCTGTGCTTAGCGTACCGTTAAACTGCGCCGCGTCTTCTCTCGGCATCGTAAAGACTCCTACTTTTTAAATAAAATGGATACCCCTCCCCATTACAGGGAGGGGTTACCTACGGACACACAACTGCCCGCAGGCAGCCTGTCCTAAGTACGATCCCCTAACTGCTTCCCGTTAAGTTCTCGTTTCAGTACAGAAAGTATCCATTTCCACGCTTTACTCGTGATATGGTACGGATTGCGTTTCTCCATTAAGAACTGCTTTTCACCGCTACGCAGTTCGAAGCTCTGCGCATTAAGCTGATCCTGACGAGTGCTTTGCTCATCAGTCACGTCTAACGAACAGGTAAAGTTAAGTTCATAACCTTCTGGATTATTACCTGGCGGGTCTAAGACAATATAGATGTCCTGACCCACGCGTAAGTCAGTGGCAGTGATACTAATCGCTTTACCAGCATCAGAACTGGTTGACAGAGCAAACTCTGCGCTATCGGTAGACGCTAAGAATGGGTCTTTCCCAGCGTCGCCGATAATCACTTTACCTGGCCAGTTACTTTTTATCGTTCCCGTCACTTTTGCAACTCGGTATTGCTGTTTATCAACACCTTGTGCAAAACGGAGAATGAGTTTGTGACGATAACGACTTGCAGCAACCTTAGTCGTACTCCACACATTGTTCCAGGAAGTGTGCAGTTCGTTGTTCTTCGCCATCAACGCACCACGAGACAGTTTACGGTCAAAGAACTGCGCAGGTAACTGCCCATCGTGAGAAACCGCAACACTTCCCTGACCAGTTGGCAAGGCAATGCTCTCCGTGGCACGGTATTTTTGACTAATCTCATAAGTCGCAGGGTCAATCACAGACTGACTATAATCAGCGTCTTTGTTATCAGCCAAATACCCAACGGATGAATCCAAATACGACTCAAACAACGAACGTAAGTAATGATACTTATCAATGTCGATGTTGTTCGTAACCGGATCAATCAACGCATGGCTAATCGTTACTCGGCATTTCGCGCTCAGTTCTTTAAACGATAATCCTATTCCGTCACCGGTGAAATAATCCACTAAGTCGAACGGGAATTGAATTTCCAACTGACGTTGTTTAACTGTCGTCGTCCCAAACTGCGAGAACGACAACGCTAAACGTAACACACGCGTACTTACGTTATAACGGTAACGAATCATCCCACGAGGTGCATGGTTTGCAGAGATTTTATCTCGGGCGGCACCCCAGCCAATCAAATCGAGAATCGCAGCATTCGTTTCTTCACCGTTGAACAAAACGTCCTTAAACGTTGCATTCACCGCTGTTTCCCCAGACTCCTCCATTACCAACGGAATGTCAGTAACGGCAGAATCTGAACGGGAACCAATCCCCAGCTTACACGCTTTGGCAGTTAGGTCAATGCGCAGATAGCGACGTTTAACGCTACTCCCTTGCGTTGACGAGCATAGAACCAAATCCGGCGCAGCAGCAAGGGCTTGCGTCCCACCGACGTCGTCAACGTCAAACGCAAACGAACCTTCGAAAGTCGGTGCGTTGTTTTCTTTCGGGTTAAACGGTGTAAACCAGCAATACGGTGTAGCACCTTCAGGAATCACAACGTACTGAAGACTGGACTTCACGTTTTGGTTGTGTGCGTAAGTATAAAGACCACGACTGACAAGATGGAAAACATCGCCTGTACCGGTTGCTAACGCTTTCCTAAAGATACACGCTCTCGGTTCGGCAATAGCACGGTTTAATAACGGCAAACGTGGGTTATCCGTTAACGCCCAGTCCACAGAACTGAGTCCGTGCGCTTTACGCGTGTCGATGTGTTCACTAACCTCGGCACTTTTCCCGAAATCAAACGTGGTTTCGAACCCTACCGTTTTATTCGCGTAATTCTCACCAGCAACAATATCAACGTAACCGATATAACCACGTTCAGGATCAACTGCGATGCTCTGAATCGGTTCAGCACGCGAATATAGAGAGCCTGTGAGCATGTTAACGTACAAATAGTGACGAATCCCTACGTGCGTGGTAACAAACTCCTGGAGAAGCTCTACGTGTGTTTCAGGGCCACTGAAGTAAACAGGGTAATCGCCATCGTAAACTTCAAACTGTACCGCTGCGGACTTAGCCGTATCGCTACATTCTGCTTTAACAGCGATTGTGTAATTTTCAACATCTGACGACGTTGTGTAGTTCATTAACAACGGAGATTCACCGGTAGCAGCCACAACACCATTTACATAAACGGTTATCATTCCACCGCCAGCGGCGTAAACAAACAGCCTATTCTGATAAGCTTTGACCCGTGTTTTTGCCAGCACCGTAACAACTGACTGGTCACCCATCTGTATAGCGGTTTTACCTACCGGAACTGACTGAAACCCCATTGTTGGAGGATCAACAATTCCATCCCAACTAATCCCAGTACCCCTACTAACTTTCCCCGTAGGCCAAGTCAGCTCAAGCTGGTTGTTCGGTGAGAACCAGTTAAACATCGGGGTGGTTTGCAGGTCAATCGCGCCGGTAACGACACCGTCGGCCTTTTCACCATTTAGCAAATAGAAATATTTCAAATCCTGAACGGAGATTGCCGTACCCTGGCTATTAAAACGCCAGTCTGCACCTTTCACAGCAGCAAAATCAGTTACCGTACCTTCTTTCGCATTCGCAATTGCGGCAGCAACCACATCTAAACGTGCTGAAAGCTCTTTTAGGATGTTCGGTACCACTGCACGGTTTTCAACTAAGCCATTCTGGTTAGTTGCGTAACGACCGATACCGTAAACCGTCTGCGAGGCTTTATAAATGCCTAACTCTGACCAGTCGTGATGGTGGCCAACATCTGCTAAACCACTAACCGAAGCATTCAGTGCAGTAGACAACGGTTTGTCAAGGTCTGCGGTGTTATCCGCTTGCCCTAATCCCAGGTCAGCTTTCGTGATTGTCCTGGAACCGTCGTTCATCGGCTTACCGTTAATCATGGTCGTTTTAGTCACGTACCCTGATAAGTCGGTTGAATACGGCGTTAATGACGCAGGTGTTGCAGCAACCCCAACCGTTTCTGTGCCTTTACCGGTTTTAAGCTTAACAACACCTTTTTCAGCGGTGGTCGCTTTCGTCGGGTCGATAGTCCCCACGATGGGATCGGCACGAGAACCTTTACCGGTAAAACTAATCCCGTTACGGCCTTCGATATACACTTTGGAGTCATCAGGATCGCTACCGCCACTCCCGCCAGCATCAGGGTCTTGCTGATACTCCATCAGCGCTGTGGTGGTCAACAACGGGTTACCGTTCAGGGTGAGTTTGTTCATCCCTAAAGCGTCACCGGTTGACTCGATGCGTAACGTGTTTTTACCCGCACGCCAGTTAATGTAACGCCCCGCACCTGTGCCTTCCAGATGCCCTACCGCTAATACCACAGAACCGTTGGATTTTAACGTAAAGCCATCATTCGCAAAAATGATTTCTGACTCACCGTTTTTCGAACGGAATTGTGCGCGGTTTCCAGACACCGTACAGTTAAACACGCCCCGTACTTCCGAAGAAATCCAGTGGGAGATATACGTGTCAATAACTGACTGTGGTAAACGAAACGCTTTCAGTTCATCCGTTAACGCTTTCAACTTTAACCCGTACGCCATAAAGGTGTCAGGTGTTTTCAGGTTAACGGGATGGGCGTTAATTTGTGCGCTCGTGGTTTCGTGCGGGTTCGTCGCGGCGATATGTGCTGGGTAGTTAAACGCTTCAATTTCTTTCCCCAACGCAGTCACTAGCGCTTTAACTTCGGCTAATTTATCTTTAATTAGCTGGTTAGCGTCATCGGTTTTCAACTCAATATCGTGAATCGCTGACGCTAAGTATTTTTTGTTCAGCAAATCCGCCCAGGACGTTGCCGCAGGCGTAGCTGGGTATAATGACGGTCTACCGTCTAACAACAGCCAGTCTGCACTGACTGGGTTATTCAAATATTTCACCAACTCGTCGAGCATGTCAACGAACGGGTCGTAGAACGTACCGCCGAGCATTTGTCCTTCAAAGGTTACAATACCTTTAATGGATGGGTTGATAAGGTGTACCCCACAATACACGTTGGCTGCTACCGAGTCATCCAGTTCCGTCAGCTGATATTGCAGTTCGTAGTCCACCCCACGGCTCAGTGGGGTGGTTGAACCTGGTTGTCTGACGACTAAGTCTTCAAAGAACGGGCGATGGTCTAAAATCACCACCCGGTCGTTGTTGTTTTCTGACCCGATGATACGCTCCTCTAAGAAGTGATTCTCGGTTTTCGTCCCCCGAGGATCGTAAGGATACGCTTTCATCAAAAAATTCTCCTTAATCGCGAATGATTACCGCCTGCACTAAATTGTTGGTGTCGATAAACGACATTACGCGCTCCTTGTTAAGATAAGGAGGTATCGGTAACGCAGCGTAATCCGCCAGGTTGTTATTAAACTCAGTCGCCACTAGCGCATTAAGCGTTTCAGGGTCTGAGCTTGTCCCGGCCAATTCCACGACGCGTACACGATTTAACGAGGAGTAGTTGCTGATATAATCCAACAGCGTACCGTAGAGTTTGTTCCCGATTATGCTGTCTGCCGTAGAACGGATATTAGCACGCACTTCGTCCTCATAAAGTCCCCCTAATCCGTAGTAAATAGGGGTATACGGATCGTTAACGATAGGTGCGAGGTTGAACCCGGTTAAACGGTCACTCAGTGAGATTTTCTGCGTAGTTCCCCCTGCTGCTGTACAGCTTACGTATTTATCCGTCGCAGACAAATACACCACAATGGTATACGCAGTACCAGCTAAGGTCAGTGTTGCATTAAACGTTATTGCGTTGTTTGCACCACGGGTGTGACTAAACGTTACGTCAGGTTGTAATGTGCTCCATGGTGCAGCTGTAACACGTTTCGTTGGCGTGAAACCTAACACTACCGATTTCCCGTTACTGAAGTTCAAACCGAACCCCGCGTAACAATATTCACCGTTACTGTCAGTTAACCGGTAACCACGGGTGATAAGTAACGACAACCGCATAAACTCGCCATCGGTGTTTTTCCAGCAACCCAGGATGGTTTCTAGCACCGTACCGGTTTTTGCGTTGCTTTCGGTTTCCCAACTGACTCGCATCCCCGCATTGTTAAATACTGGGAACAGGTTGTGGATAAACCCGTGAACATTATCACTTACCCCTTTCGCATCAAACACCCACTTCGACGCAAGCTGGTCGTATTTCACACCATCGAGTGCTTTATATCCACCACCAACCACATAGCGCCAATCTGCCTCGCCACGCACAACCGCTTGAAGTCCAGAAGCCCAGCAGGGCGCACCTACTGTTAAATTGCTTAACCCCAGCACTGCACGTGACGCGGAGCGGTGAATGTGTGCGTTGTCATTGGCGACGTGGTCTTTCAGCTCACGGAAATCGCCTAACCGTGTCACGTTACGCAACTCCACTACATCCACTTCGGAAAGATCATTAACAACGAGTCTTCCCACACGCGTCATGGTATCCGTCTCAGCTTGGTTATAGCTGTCGTGGATAATGTACTTCGCTTTGTTGTCAACGATATCAACAAAAATCCCTGCGTAAATTACTGTTTTCGGGTTCGGGAAACGTTCGGTAACGTTAACCGTCATCAACGGCACGTCGTACGTTTCGCCGCCAACGAAATACGTGGAAGCAGGAAGTGACACCAGGATATTGTCTTTAACCGTAACGTCAATTAAGTCGTTACCGGACTTACCAAAGCGAATAATGTCAACGCGCGCACCCGAGTCAACCCCGCCGACGGTATTCTCCAAATTTTCAATCTGGGAAGTCTGCGCCATCACCACACTACCATCGAGTGCTAAAGTGGTATCATCCACTTCCAGACCGAATTTAATCAGACCCCGTTTCGTGGTGTCTGCGTTTTCAACACCGAACACAGAAGACGGGTGTTGGTGAACCTTCGGTGAGTATTTGTCTAACTCAGTCTGTTGTGCAACAGAAATCGGCAAATCGAGGTCCGGGGTATTCGCAACGTTACCTAAACCAAAGGTAATTTTGTCGATAGTAATCGAACTGGTAAGCTGCATGTCGTTGATGTACGACTTGGCAGCAACTAACTTACCGGTAAACTCTGCGTCCAGTTTTTCAATTAACGCGGGTGTAGCTGCAAGGTTTTCAGCCGTACCGAATTCATCCGTTAACTGCCAGCAGGCTAACGTCGTGACGTCTTCGGCAACCGGAAGGATAAACGTTGCGACAAACGGCGATGCTTTAATCCCGCTACCAGTAAGTTCCACTGTAGCTGTAGATGCACCGTAGAACAGACCTGTACCGCCTGCGGTATTACCCGGCAAATACGGCGCTACCGTAGTGGGGTCTAAGAGTTTCTTACCACGCCACAACAGTCCACGGTCATCGGGGTATAGCACAAGCTGGTTATCGCCTGCCTGTAACGTAACAGGGTTGTTACCCGCATGAACATCGGTAGAACCTTGACCGATAAACTTAATGGACTTCGGATCAACAACGAATTGAGCGCCTAAACGTCTTTCGTCAACAACGTCAGGAGCCTTTTTGATGGTAACGTAGTTTCTGTTGTGAGCAGATTGGATACTGACCCTATCTGCAACGTTATTAATAAAGCTCTTGAAGTGATAACGGTTTTCCAGCGCTTCTAACTCGGCATCCATATTGACGAAATTGACACGCGCACTGTAGGTTTTCCCGTTCACCGTAACGATAACGTCAAAAAGATTACCGGTTCGTTTCATCTGGAAACGTAATGTGAAATCGCCAGCAGGCACCACCGGATCAGGTGCTTTGGAGATATAACGGACTTGTGGGTCTGTACCGACACCATATCCGCCAAGCGATACTTGGATGGAAAGGCGATCTCCGGAGAGCGAACCTTCCAGCTCAACATACTTACCGGACTCGGTACCCGGATTCTCGTAGAATCGCATCTGAGCCACGCCGATCGCTGAATTATCGCCTGCAACTCTTGTACCCGTTACAATAAAGTCGATGTCTTGTAAATCAGCGGGAACACCGTTAAAATAACATGAGAACCCGTTTTTAGTTCCAGCGTAGCGAAGTGCTCCGTGGTATCCAATTCCGTTCGAAACGTAATATTCGCTAAATTGCCGACTAACGTATTTCGACATCGACACTGGGTCGACTTCAGTAGTAAATGACGTAAAGCCAGGGAGCGCTGTAATCGTGCCGTTAACGTTCTTGCTCGCCGATTCTCGAAGCAGTTTTCTCTGGGTGGTTAGCGTTGCCTGTGTTGGGTATTTAGCGTTAACGTAGTCCGTTAACTGTCGCTTGGTTTTCCCGTAGGTTAACGCTGCGTCGGACGCAATGCCGTTTAATTCTAACGCACGAATCGGTCCCCACGTGTCGCTGTGCGGGTTGTCCTTACGTGTAACGTGTTCGTGTGCAGGTGCGTTGCGATAGAGTTGCTCTACTAACTGATGGTACTTAACGATTAACTGATAAACGTCGTTACTTACGTCTGCTTCTGGCGCACCAGGTAACGCAAGGAATTGAGCGTAATCGTTTTCAGCCGCCCACCAGTTTAAGTTAACGTTGGTTTTGTATTTCAGCCACTTCGCAACATCCGTTTTGCTGTAACCTGCTGAGAATTCGTCTGGCGGTGTGTCGACGTTAAACGTATAGTCCATGGACTGTTTGTTAGTCGTCACCTCGATAACGTATACACCGTTACCCGGTTGACGGACAACGCTAAACGTTAATTCGCCTTTTAATTCGTCATCGGTCAAACCGTTGATTAACGTATAATCATAATCGGTCGAACCACTGCCTAACGCGACCGTCAGTCGTAGGCTGATTTTACGTTGTTTTAATTGGAGACGAAGGATACTTGCGCCACCATTCGCATAGCACAACATCCAATCGATTTGTTCGTTCGGATTAATACTCCCCATATTCGGAAAAATAGCCGGAATACGGTATTTCATCGACAGGGAATATTCATTTAACGTGGTGGTTTTGTACGTAACGGAGAAACGACGTTTAGCGGTATTGTAAGTATACCCACCTTTGTTGTCGTACGTTGCGTACTGTTCAGACGTGCTAACCGTACCATTAGCGCGATGCTCGATATCTAACGTGTTACGTGCAATCGGGTCTACCCGATTCACCACGTTACCTAACGAATCACCTAAGCCTGCAATGGTCTGCATTAATTCCAGTTCACCTTTCCAGTTTTCCCAGTCGAACTGAATGTCGACCGGTGGAAAGTAAACGTCGCCGATAACGGTATCCCATTGACACGCAGACGGGTATTTATCTTTATTGAGTTCGCGTTCTGCGGTAATCTGTTCTTGGGTTGCCTCACCGCAACCTACGGCGTGGTAATCTACCGTGAAATTCGATTTGTATTTGTCGTTAACAATCCAAATCATCCCGTGCACGAGATAGGCTGTGCGCAACATACCGGTCTCGTACGGGTGTGTAATAACGTAATCGTCGCCTAAGGTCAGTATTTTGCCGCCGCTCTTGACCACCAGGGATGTGGTGAAAAAAGGGGCGTGGGCAGGTACCAACATTCGGTACTTCGTACCAATGACGGCGACCGCTTCACCGGTTATTTTATTCCCCGGTTCTTTGAAGTGTGGGTCTAGGACGACAGCCATTATCTACTCCTATAGTCCGTGGGCGTCGAGTTCATACTATGACTTGAATCTATTGAGGAAAAGAGCTGTGACTACTGCTTATCAAGTACGGCCTGACAGCGCTTTTGGCTTCTCTCGAGAGACCCGTACCTGGGGAGCCATCGACGTCACGCAACCCTTAGAAACCTTGTGTTCTGATTACCATATTTTCGAAGTCGGTCTGAGTGCGCTTGGTAAAGACTATACGTTAATTAGCCAATATCACCTCGCTGACTTACAAAACCGTACCGATACGTTACAAGACTGGCTGAATGAAAAAGCCGGTGTGGTTATCTCTGCGTTGAAAGACGGTTTACCGACGTTAGAGTTTGATTGGGCACACTACCAATCGATTAATGCTGATGTTCCAGTAGAAACTTATCTGTGTCCTCCCGGTTATCACTACAGTCAAAATTTCAGTATAGACGATGCTGACGACGTTGTGATTGTTTGCGAAGATAAATGGAAAGACAAATACCGTAACGGGGTGTTGTACAACATCAACGGTCAATGGGTACCACATCAGTCGGATACTGTTGGTGTACGTTTACCGGGTGCGGGTAAGATAGTACGTCGTGCAGGGACACCGGATATCGGGTGCATGGTCTTTAGTAAGTTGGGGAATGTTAAAACGTACCCCATTGCTAACTTGACCTTAAACAAACTCGACACCACCCGTGACTATTATTCCACGTTAATGATTTCTTTACCGGAATCTATTACGGGTAAAACCGTGGGGTTTGTTATCGGGGGTCTGATACACTGGTTACCGGTTACTGGGTACTTCTCCGACAAAGCCATTATGGTCTCGTTACCGAACTTTGACGTTGCGCGTACTGTGCTAGAAACCCGACGTTATTACGACTGGGATAGCATCGGCGTTGGCGATCTGTCATCCCCGACCAGCGTACAGCGTATCCGCAACCCAGAAACGTTAAAGGCGCTTTTAACCCACGAGTCGTCGTTTATCTTTACGGTGGATAATCCGTATCTGGAAGAAGAAGTTGTGGGGGTTTCTCACAACGCTATCTGGGGACGTTTATACCTTAAAGATCCTAATGACCCTGATGGGGAAAAACAACTGGGTTATCTGTTAAACCGCTTCGGTAAAACCGTTGGTTACTGGCCGACGTGGGAAGAAGGGGAATGGGTATTTAACACCACGGAATTCGACAGTCAAAACTACGTGTTCCGTGAGGCCCGTTGGTATAACCAGAAGAAAATTAACGATGCACAGGCAATCGTAGGGCCTTTCGGTCCCTGGGAAAAAGTCTATTTGGAAATGCATCGTTTCCGTGCAAGAAAAAAATAAGTAACCTCCTACCCTCTTAGAGGGTAGGAGTAGCACGTTTTTTTTTCACTTAGTCTTTTTTGTAGACAATCGCGTTACCGTGCAGTTTGTTGTTACCGGAAATACCGATAACTTTAAACGCTTCACCGCCGATCTTTTCAGCTTCGACAGCCAGCTTAGCAGTAACGTCGTCTACGGTATCACCGAAAGCGCTTACGTTACCAATTTTCTTGAACTCTTCAGGAATGTGTTCAGCAGAAGAGAATTCTTTAATAGCCATAGCTACTCTCCAGTTAAAGAAAGGAAGGACTGTATCGTGTTACAACCAAAGCATAAGATAGCTCCTCCCCGAAGGGAGGAGTGAGTGCGCGAAAAAAGTGGCCTGCTTAACTAAACGATGAGGTTTAAGAAAAGTGTTGATAAGAAGCTTACCAACGTCAGGTCACAATATATAATACCAACGTAAGAAAAAGGGGAAATCAGCGTGGGCCTGAAGTTGGGCCATGGACGCCGTCATGGATGTGTACGCTGAAGGTAATACCGGAAATAACCGCATCCTTAACCGTAAAGATACCCACGCCTTCGCCCGTACCACCGTATTTGAAGTTCTTAGCAACTTCCAAATTACCGGTGAACATCGCTTCATTACCTTCTTGCTTGAAGTTCGGCGTTTTATACGTTGTTGAACCAGAAGCTTCAGTTAGCCAGGTTTCTGTTTTAAAGGTAACCGATTTCGACGCTTCGGTATTCCGAACTTCGCATTTCTCATTAATCGTTTTCGTTTCCAGGTTAATCGAACGTTTTGCGTAAATGAATGCATCTTCTTTGTTGATGTTCACTTTCGAAAGCATCGCGTTCTCAAAACCTAAATCGTCTTCCACCGAGTTAATGTAATACTTATTCCCTTTATGGTCAACGCACTGCCACGACCCGTTAGCGTTATCGAATTGGAATAACCACGCCGCTTTCTCCCCGTTCACCATACTTGTTCTTAGGGTAACGTGTTTGTCAATCGTTGAGACGTTTAACACATACGCATTCGACAAGTCATCCGCCATCTGGTTTTCAGGGTCAGCAGACCACGCGTAAACCGCATCTTCTAATCGCTTAACGTTAGCAAAATTCAGATCAATCCAAAAATAAATATCGGTTTGCCCTAGACGTAGCAAGATAACGTAATCTTCTCGCTTAACGTCTGGGGAATTAATTCGGTTGGAATTAAACTTCCACCACTTTGCGGTAATCGTGTTACCTGTTTTAATCGTTAGGTTGTCAGTAGCACCCCCAGTATCGTGTACCTTTTCAGCGGTTGAGGAAACCGATTGTACAACGGTAGGGTTCGCAAAGTTGGTTTCAATTGGTATCACTTTTACCCGATCTGTACCACGGGGTTTGTCTTCCGCGACGATACCAATTGAGAAAAAATCAACGCTGGATTTCTCCATTAGGTCGTTCCTTAGATCGGAAATAGATTCAGATATATTTTACTTAAGTGAATAGGGGTTGAACTCGCACTTCAACCCCTATGGGCACGTTTCTTTTCGAAACGGATACTAACAATAGTGGAGGCTACCATGTTCGCTGAACAGAAAGACGGTATCGAAGAGGTAGTGAGACTCTTCCGTCACTATTCACCTTATCTACCACGGTAATCATAGTATTACTTAAAATTTACAGATTGTCCCTTTATTCTGCTACTCGGGATACCGGTAGGGGGTAGGGGGCATTATGTATACGGATATAAATAGCGGAGGTATACGTAGTATACCGACATACTCTTCCCAGAGGAACGTAGTGACTTCCTTATCCCTTTTTAGGAGAATAAACCCCATGAGAGAATTGTTAGACGATATCTTTACCAACACCAGTTTAGAACTTTCTTCTACGGTGGTTAAAGAACTATTAAAACAATCGCAACCTGCTAAGTTAATCGATGCTGGAACAATTAAACCTGAAGATTATCCAGACAGTGACGTTATCGACTGTATGATTGACGAATACGTGATAGGCAGTTACGCCAACCGCGTCTTCTTTGTTATTAATACCGAAACCAGTGTCATGTTAATCTATAAGTTGATCAGTGATGCCGAACTTGAAGTTGTGGCTGACCACATTCGTCTTCTTGCGAACACACCTACGAGTATCGCTGATGTGCTTATTGGGAATGGTTGGGCTTTACCACCACTATTCTCTTACTTCCCTCTGTTTAGAAATGGGATAGGGTTACTCCGAAATGCAGAAAACCTTCCCGATAACGTCGAGTTATCACTGCTTGGACCCGGCATCGATCTTTGTCCATTAGAAGACGAGGGCACGCTATATGGTTTACGCATTTATGTTTCTGTGTTAAACGGATACCGCGTTATTGAACTAATTGCATCGGACTTAGCAAAACAAATACCAGATGTGGAAACGATTTCTAAAGCCACACACCTGGTTGAAATTAACCCGGACGATCCCTTATTGAAATATCACGAGAAAATTGATCTTCGTAAAATCGCCGCGATGAGAGGGTGGGGTTGTGCTGAGATTACGAAGGACTATCTGCTGTTAATTAAAACCGCGTAAGTAAAAAAACCTAAAGGAGAAAATATCATGGTTAGTATCGAAATGAAACAACAAGCTATTAAGTTTGTTAACCTGGGTGTGGGTAAACATCGTTTTGAAAGCCCGTACAGTATATTGTCTAACGTTATTCAACCGGGTACAACGATCACTGGTATTGAAATAGAAAAAATCAACGAAGATGCTGTGCTTTATCATCGCGGTTCCGGGGATATCTTTACCAAATTATTCAGTCAACTGTTTTCCGGTACAGGATGGAAAGTGACGAGCGCGTCCTACGACGGCGGCGTGGATGTTGTTACGCTTCTAGACACGGGGAAAGCACGTTATCTCGTGAACTTTACTTTCGCAAGACGCTACGCATATTTCCCTAACCCACTTACGTCTACGTTAAGTAACCCAGGATTATTGTTGACAGATAAAGAAGCAGAGACACTACTTACAAAACTGAAAAAAGACGGTTGTAACGTTGACGATTGGGAAACGTTAGTAGAAACAGCAAAAGCGCACGGCTGGCATACTGTGCGCAAACTCGGTCAGCAACTGTTGTTCTTAGCTTTTGATGTTTAAGTAACGAAAACCCTAAAGGAGAGTAAAAATGCGAAATATTATTTCTAAACCAGGGCATGTCAAGATCCTAAAAGAACTGATGGACAGATGCTATAATCGGACATGGCCACTGCCAAGCTTAACCATCGAGTCTTCATTACAACGCGAGTTGTTTGGTTATAACTTGGGCTGCTGTGTACTGAGTGAATACGATGAGATTATCGCGCCTGTCGATGTCTGTACTTACGACGAAGAAATTGAAGGTTACCAGTTCACGGCTTACACAAATTCTGGACTAAATTACCGTAAACTCGTTGTTAGAGAAAAGAGTAGCAACCGGAAGATTATGTTTAAAGTCTTCCCAAGTGGTAAAGTCAGTAATTTATGTTTTCAGCTTGAACAAGTGTCCTTTCACGGCGCAGCTATTTTAACTAAACCAGAACTCGCGTTATTAAGCGGGTTAATTGGCTTTGAAGCAAAAACCATCAAAGTTGAGCAGGAACTCACACAAAACGATTTCGGCTCAAGCTGGTACGAAAGCTTCTTCCGCTACGAAATGTTAAGTGATAAAGCTATCAAGCTCACTTACCGTTCTACCGACGACATTGTTTACCACATTTTAGTTAGCGGCGAACCCCACCTGATTATTGAAGACAAAGGAGAAAATCAAATGTCTGCCTTAAAAGACGAATTAGCCCAATTCATTCGTGACGTCGAAGAGAAAAGCAAGAGCGATCACATTTTCTCACAACGCTATCCTGAACTTATTGACGAAACCACCGATAGTGTCGTCGACGGTATACGCATTTTCCCAAGTGGTCTTGCAATCTACCGACTGCCTAGCGTTAACCAGCTTAAAGTCATGGAGATGCTAAAGGACGTTTTAGCAGAAGCGGGTTGGGAATATCGCTTCGATTGCAATTTCGAAGGGATGGCGTTATTCGTTACAAAGAAAAATTATACGTTGTCAATCGATCTGCCCAAAAGTCAATATTACAGTTTCTTCCCGAAAGCAGATGACCGCACTGAAAAAGAACCTGCGTTATTACTCGATGCGGCAGAATCCAATACGCTAATGATGCGTCTGCGAATGGTTGACAAAAAGTTAAATACCGGTCATCTAACGACGATCGGTAAAGATTACGGTTGGAAATCTGTCGAACCGTACGGCAATCAGCTGCTGTTTGTTGCTGACCTTTAATAAGTGAAAATACACTTTCTCTAACTGCCGCGCTTTAGTCGCGGCTTTTGTTAAGAAGGAAATAGAAATGAAAATTCATTTAGACGACCTCTTTAAATCTGAACCGTATATGGTTAAAGGTTCGCTGGCTTCATTGTTGCTAGACGATAGATTTCATCGAACGCTGCAATTACAATCGGTCGAATCCGCGCCAACAGAAGACGTGGGTCTTTATCAACGTATCACTTATACACGCGGAGAATATCGGCGATATAAACCTGATACGCTAACCGTTAAGCTCTGGCAAGTGGCCACAGGCAAAGTATTAACTTATCGCGCTGTTGGTCTGTACTACGTTGAACGTGCCTACGCATGGTTAGAAGAAGTTAAAGAAATGGATTACGACCGTTTAAGCAAAAGACTGCGCGATAATAACGCCAGTTTACCGCTACGTAATTATTTCTCCACAATTGAAAATAGTCGTTGTTTCGTTTCACGCGAATCCATGATATTGCCTGGGGCTGATGTTCAAACAACACTGAAAGATGTGGTTGTGAGGAAAATCTTTCATGAATCTGAACACGTTGGATTTCGTATCTATTTAACGCACAAGAGGCCATTTACCGTGATTCATCTTGTTACCGTACCCGAAGGCTCGGCAGTCGTACGTGAACTTCCTGACGCACGTGACCGTAGCCCTAATGAGCCACTTTACTTAATGTCAGGAACAAAATCAGAATCTTTGATGTCCCGTTACAGCATGGTTGATGTTGTTGATACTGCTATGAAATTAGGTTGGAAAGAAGTACAGCAACACGGCAAACAATTGTTGTTTATCGCAGATGTAAATCTCAATAACTAAAGAGGTGGTACCGTGTACCGATTAATAGAAATGAGAAAAGACGTTTGGTTGGAAAACCTCGTCGACGGGGAGCTTGAGGGAATAGAGCTTTCCTTACCAGAGAGAGCGGACACGGTATTGGCCTTTCTGGTAAAACAGGCAGACCGTGAACCGGTAGGAATTTTCACTGTGGACTATAAAGACCCGCGAGGAATTCATTTACGGAACATTTGCAGTGGTTTGGAAAACTTACCGGCTAATCCGTTCTTAAACTACGCAAAACGTAAACTCCAACCGGGACAACACCTCTGGGTAACGTTAGCGCCTGACATTAGAATCATGCGTGACGATTACTCGGCGTTTGTACAGGCAACGAAAGTCAGTCTGTATAACCCGAACGCAGAGCGTACCGATATGCCGTTTATAATTACCTTAGAAGACGATGGAACGCAAGAAGGTATTGAGGCAATTACGGAATTAGTAAACTCTTATCCGGTTGCCACTATCGAGTTAGAAAACCCAAGTCGTTTACAACTGGGTGACCTGCTCGAATGGATTGAACTGAATACAGAATTCTTAATCAATTCTCGTCAGTATCGATTCGACGTTTAACAACGGTGGGGTGTAAACCCCACCTTTTATTTTTTGTTATCTAACATTAAAAATAATCTCAGATATATATTACTTAGGTGAGAGTTAAGATTAACTCTTTTACTTGTTAACCCCACGAGGAGCAAAACAATGAAAATCTTCACTTCCTTTTTAATCGGCCTTTTCGCAATCGGATTCAATACTGCACACGCTGCAATCAATAGTTGGGAACAACTACAGAACCCAGGTCAAGCTGTTTACGAAATCGAAGACACCACCGGAAACGGACTGTCTATCAACTGTGACACTGAAACCGCGAATCGCAAATTTTACGGTCGCATGGTTTGGTATTACGGGGAACCTGTAGGTGCAACTAACGCTGAAGACAACACGCTGGATATTGTCGTAAATGGCAAAACTTACAACATCCCTACGGTGGATGGTAGTGACAAAGCAGAACTCGCTTGGGTGGCTTTCGTTAATGCTATCGGCAATGCCAAAACTTTCAGTGTGAATATCAACGGAAACGAAGCCGCTAACTTTACCGTAGAAGGCGAACGTCTGTCTGAAACTTTCTTCCAGAACTGTGGACACACCCGTCCTAACAAATAAGTATTAATCTTTTTTAGAGTGCGTGAAAATGAATATCAGAACTATACTTTATACCATCATTATTTTCTGTGCAGTCGGTATTACGGCCACTTATGCTTTCGGCGATTCGGACGTCCGCCATTACGAACCGGCTCCTGATTCACCCATTATCAACCCGGATGAGTCGCCTACGTTAATGCGCAGTTTCGGTAAACTGCAAGTTTATCGTTTAGTGCGTGGTGAATCGTGTACCGGATTACTCATTGCTGACACTCGTGCACAAGTCTACCAACGTCTGACGGATATCGCCTGCGAACAACCAAAAGTCATGTCAGTCAGTATTCATCCGTTAGAGGTCGGTAACTATACTGCTGTGGACTTCTTCCATAATGCAGAACTGATCGGTCGTATTACTTTAAATCGTAGCGCTGAATAATTTAATGGAGAATTTACAATGAAACGTTTACATACCCTGATGTTCTTCGTGGCGGTTCTGTTCACGGGCTTTACCTTTAACGCAGAAGCGGCTAGTGTAAAACAAGCACTTAGTTGTAACCCGGAAGCCTGGGCTGAACAACCCAGTGCATGTCCTGATATCAACACACTCTATACCGACGATGCGACTTATAAAGCCGCAATCGATAAAGCGTTGAAACCTGTCGGACTAGACGGGTTATTCGGTAAAGATGGCGTGATGGATGGTCCTGGCGGCGATGTTATTCCCGTGCAAATCAACGGCAAAATCTGGCTTGAATCTACCGCTTGCAAAAGCAATGCTTGTGGTTGGGAATACATCACGACGCTTTATAACCCGCAGACCCATGTCGTGGTAGGTTACTATTACAACGTCGACCCAGGTTACCTGGTTTGGTTTGGCGATATCGGCGTTAATGAATTCGCCTATCTGGTTAAGAAATACGTAGCTACGGTTAATTAATTTAAGGAGTCTGTCATGAAAACGTTTATCAAAACTTTACTCGTTGCTGTAACTGTTCTGTTCTCTCTTAACGTAGCAGCAAAAACAATAAAGCTACCGGCGGGTATCAAATACGTCAACAGTACCGATGAATTCTACTGCACAGAAATTGACGGTCTGTATTGCCAGACAAAGAATTTGTTTGAATACAAAGGTAACAGATATGTTTTCGTTGTTGAGCAAGGTGGTGCCTGGTGCTACGACAGCCCTATGTCGGTACTCAACCTGGAAACTTGGAAAGCACAGAAAATCGAATACAAAGACAACCAATTGTGTTCAGGCGAAAACAAACCGTTCTTCAAAATCAAAAATGGTGTGCCGACTGTAGGTGTTATCGACACCTCTGGAGCACCAATCGTTGTAGCACAGGACAAACTTAAAATCTAAGGAGTAAACCATGCGTCTTATCTGCGCTTTGTTGGCGTTTTTCTCAATCGGAGTTATGGCTTCTACACACATCGACGATTTATTACTTACCCCGGCAACGAACACAGACTATCACTACAACCCACCGGGTTTTGAAGTCTGCGAAGGCGATGCAGGCGAGTGCCAAGAAGTTGGCGCAGATGGACGCTATATACTCGTAAAAGCAGATGGTGGGACAACCTGCCCTGCGGGTTATTATTTCGTACTCGACTCTGTAGCAAAAGAGGTGCTTCCTGTAACGACCAAAACGTGTGACCCCACAGTTGTACTAACGCTTGCGAAAAGCAAATCACGTGACCGCCATCTTATCGTCATCGAAGAACGCGGTGAGATGTTAGGTGCTATCGAATTAGATTACTGATGTGTAGTCTTGGCCCCGGTACGTTCCGATTCGTCCGGGGTCCTTTTTACGACTTGTTTTACCTAAAGGAGAATTAAAATGCGTTTATCTAATGTTTATCAAGCAGCCCAATTCCATCACGAACTGACGGCTAAGCCTGAGTATATTCGCCACAACTTAACGGTAGCTTGGAAACTGCTATTGATTGCTGATGCTGCACGACACAACGACCAGGAAACTATTATCAAAACCGTGCGTACTTTACGCCCTATTGACCTGGAAACAATTTGGTCGTTTGACTTAACTCGAATTTATCATCGTCGCTTTAATGCGGCGGTGGATGCGATACGTCCTTATTTCCACTATTTGCAAGCAACATCAGACTGTGGTCCATCCTTAGAGTGGGTCTTGGTACAAAGCGTATGGAGCGATTACATTTATCTCCTATCTTTAGAGACGGGTGAATGCATTATCGCTAACGAGGTATTCTCAACCAACGCCGAAATGTATCGTTCCCACGCTACTATCCAGGGTGTCTCACAGCCTATCTTATCACTCACGCACTTAGGGCTGTGATTAGCCCGGCCCCGCTGTGTACGGGGCTTCTTTTTTGCCAAAGGAAACTGAAACATGAACGAAATTACTTTGGTTCGTTTTATCGAAGCGATGCGACTAAACGAAGCTAATCCACATTCTCCGTTATTCATCGATTTAATGGAGGAAGAAGTCGAAGGGTTCTTAGCGTACCCGCGTTTGAAAGCGTATTTCGAACGTAAAACGCCAACCGCTTACGAAAAGCTGATGTACGCGTTAGATAACCGTACTACGCTAAATAATACACCGTTTAAAGCGCTGGAAGCAATAGACCCTACCGGGGGTGCAGGTATCCCGCAACGTGTTGTGTTCTACTACATCGACAACGGCCGTATTAAGGCCGACGTTGTAAATTGGATCTCTGAAGGGGAAATCCCAGAAACGCGTACCTTTAACCTCTGCCCGGTGGAAGAAGGTTGGGTTGTAGGAACGCATTATTCCTATCCGTATCAAAGCATCAAATCACCTTATCTGTATCCGGTGTATTTGGATGACGTTACACCAGGCAAATGTGTTCCCGTTACCAATCTGATTTGTTTACTGACGATGGAAGTTGTTGCGTCCGACGCAGGCCAGGCTTGGGTTGAGCAATCGAAAAATATCCAAAACTGGCAGGAGATGGGTTACAAACTCTACCAGCCGTAATACCACGAGAGAACCTTCGGGTTCTCTCCCTTCTCTTTTATTTTTTTTCTTTTTACACCACGCTCCGTGAATATGGAGGTGGACATGTTAAAAGTTGAACGTATTGTACTTAAAGGGTTTACCGGGATGGGACTACACGAAATCGAAACCTTCGATTTTACTATCCATTCCCCAACCACTATTATCCTCGGTGGTAACGGCTGCGGTAAGACCAGCTTACTGTCCGTGTTTCTACCTATCGCACCTTCGAAATCCGAATTCCGTGACGGGGGTTCTTACACCAACATCTGTTTGGTTAACGACCATCGTTACAAATTTAAGGTTGCACGTAAAGGCAACTCACTGGTTTGCGATATCGAGAACCTGACGACGGGTACCAAAATCGTCGAACAAGGTAATGCGAAAGTGTATAACTCTCGTGTAGAAGAAATCACGGGCATTACAAAAGAGATTAAAGAGTTACTGAACGGAGAAGTGCTTTTAACGGATGCAGGAACGGAACTGCGTCGTAAGTGGTTCTACCGTTTAAGTACGTCAGACTTAACTTACGCGTTAGGTTTTTATCAACGTTTACGAAAAAACCTGACGATGTTAAACGGCGGTATTGAAATCACCAGCCGCAAGATTGCAGAGTTGCGTACCCGCGTGATTGATAACGAGGAAGAACGTCAGCAGTTAGCAACACGGTTAAAAGCATTAGAAGCAGATTTACGTGAACTCAACAAACAGATTGAACAACTGCCGGGCCTGAATCGTGACGTTACGGTGGCAACGATTCAATCGCTATTGCTTAAAATCGAAGCACCGATTAATGCTATCTTGGAACACCGTGGTGGATTACCTACGGAAGAACAGGTAGAGGAAGCACGACGCGTTGAAGCCACTGCCCGTGAAGCGGTGGTCTCTGCTGAAACAGAGCTGTCTATGCTAAACAAAGATTTGTCTCTGTTGATGGACGAGTCTACCCGCCAAGATTACCTGATGCGGAATCACGAAGGGTTAAAGAACACGGTTGCAAAACTGCGTGAGTTATTAAAGCAGTGGGACACCGAACATCTTTTCCCTGAACTGTTTGCGGAGACCGTTAACATTGACCAGCTTAAAGCAGCGACGGATGCGCGTGTCTGGGGACAACGTTTAGGAACAACGCTGGATGCTATTAAATCAACGGAACGGTTGAACGTACTGGAAGAGAAACTGTTGACCTTAGACCAGAACTCATCTGGGTTGCGTGACCGACTACAACGCGTTGAAAACGTATTGCAGAACCTCAACCACGAACGGAATCACTATTTGGAAACCGCAGAGGTTGATTGTCCGCAGTGTCAATTTAAATTCCGTCCGGGCGTGCGTCGTTCTTTGCCTGAATTGGAAGAAGCCATTCGTGGACAAATGGAGCAACGTAATACGTTACAGACTCAGCTTGATTCCGTGTTGCGAGACCGTACGGAATTAGAGTCGGACGTTAATTACATGCGCCAAGTGCGGGAAATCGTTTTAACATACTCGAAAGACCCGGTATTGAGTTTGTTCTTTAAACGTCTCCAGGAGCGGAATGTCTTTACGGATAACCGCAGTCAGTTTGGCAGTTTGTGTGCAGAGTTCGATCGTGAACTTTATTCCGCAATTGAATACCACGAAACGAAACACCGTTTTGCTAAAGCGGAAAAAGAGTGGGCAAACGCAGTTGCAGCGGTAGGTAACGTTGATGGTGCTCTACAGCAGAAAATTGCCTTCCAGCAGGAGCGTTTGGGTAAGGCGACAGAAACGCTCTCAGAGCGCCGTAGAGAGCACGCAGTTGCTAATGATACCTTTTGTTATCTAAACGAACTTAAAGCCACTGTAGACAATTTTAATGCGGTTTTTGAGCGTTTAGAGAACGATGTTAAGGTAACATTAACCAACACGGTGGTCGAAACGTTATTAAACGCCCGAGAAAACAAGTTGGATGCGTTCACCACAGCACGGGAACGGTACCGTCAGATGGAAAACGAGCTCAACCAACTTACTGCGTTAGAAAAGGAGTTATCGGATTTACAGGCACAGCAATTCAATAACAAACTGATGATTCAAGCGTTCTCGCCCGAGAAAGGGGTACTACGCAAATACTTCTACAACGCTATCGTGAGAATCACGGAATTGATGACGCGATATATCGAACAAGTCTGGACCTACCCTATGCGGGTCATGCCGTGTGACTTAACCGACGGTGACTTAGACTACACGTTCCCAGTGCAGTTAAAAACCCATCCTGAACCGGTACCTGACGTGCGGAAAGGGTCGAAAGCGCAGCGAGCCATCTTTAATTTGATGTTTCGTTTAACCGCTTACAAAGCCCTGAAACTTCATCAGTATCCGCTACTGTTGGATGAGCCGTCAGAAGGGATGGATGAAGAACACCGAAATAACCTCGTTGGGTTTATTAAAACCCTGGCGAATTCCGGTGAGTTCTCTCAGTTACTGGTGGTATCTCACGAAGCAGAAATTCATTCAAAACTTAACGAAGCCGCATACTGTGTTATTGAACCTGAAGGCGTAACACTGCCTGCGGTTTACAACGAAGGAGTAAAAATTGTCTACGCAAACTGATTGGTGGCGTCAGTTACTAAGCGTTTTAGGGTTTAGCGTCATGGTGCTGGTTGCCATTCTGTACGTGCTATTTTGTATAACGGCGATTTTATGGGTGGTCTTAGCGTACGCGATTAGGCTCACCTGGGGTTCAATTTGGCACCAACGCGAATGTGAGTGGCGGTGTGTTGGAGGGAAGTCATGATTGAGGGTATTCTGTTAACACTTGGGTCGTTGTGGATTATTGGGAAATCTCTCAACTGGCTGATTAATAAGTACGGATGGGCTTTCAAAGGCTCTACGCACAGTTAAGTTAGAACCCCCTCCTGGGTAACTGGGAGGGTGTTTTACGAGGGAAGAACTATGACTGTTGTCAATACTACCAATGCTGCAATCGGCGCTTTATATAACGCGGAACTAACATGGGGTGCGGGTTTTATTACCGTACTGCTTCTCGCCGCTGCCGCTTTTATCATTGGACGTTGGTTTTAATTTCATCTTTTTGCGTCTGTAAGGTCTGATAAATGGAAATTTATTTGTTGAACGCACTTTCTAAAATCGGTGAAGAACAAGCGAAAGATTTACTCGCACTTCATTACCGTTACTTAGATCACCAAGCAACGATGCTGAAAATCAAAACCGCTGTACCGAAATTAAACGTGCGTCAACTGATCGAAGGCAACTGTGTTGTTCTGATTTATATCGACGATGTTGCGGTGGGTTATTGCAGTTACCGTAATCGCAACGGGGTACTCAAAATTCGTTCGTTATACGTGCTGCCTGATTACCGTCAGCGTGGGGTAATGAAAGAAATCTTCAAAGCGATAGCCGCTGATGAAGCATTCGGTGAAATTGCCATTGGGATGTACACGAAGTGCAAAGAAGCGAAAGAGTATTTCATTCGTCGTGGCTACAAAGCAACCTATTCTCACGATAAAGAATGGGTGGATTTCAGCAAAACTTTCTAAAACAATAAAGGCTCTCTTGACGTTCCTCACTATGAGTGTGAGAATTTTACGTCAGGAGAGCTACTTATGTTAAACAGTTTCGGTGTAGGTGGAATGGATACAAGCATTTGCTGGAAAGAATACGAACGCGCAAAAGCATTTCTCCAGCATCCCAACATGGGTAAGATCGGTCAGGTGTGTTTTGGTAAACCTGCACTGACAGCCTGTATTCAAGGTGCGTTAGGAACGCTGCCACCTGAATCACCTTTCGAGCCTAAGGAGAATCCAGATGTTACCAGGAACCCAAACCCCGTATCTATTTAGTGAACCACTGGATAACAGCGACATCTTACAAATCTGTTATCAGTGTCACGAAATCGGTGGTAGTGAACTTACGCGGGTTAATAAACTGCTGTGGCTGATTCCAGAAATCGAATTACCGTTCGTTAAACCGAGTTTGTGGCGTCGTGGTGCGTGTCGCGAAGCGTATATGCTGTCAAAATTTAACATTAATCTGGAGAAGGTCTGGGAGAAGATGAACGACGCCCAAACCCGAGAACAGATTACTCACACGCTGGAATTACACCTTGCCATGAAACGCCTCGGTCTCGAACACGAAGGACTGGAGTCCGTTATCAGTCAATGGGTGAAAAGGAATCGTTAATGTCTAAAACGTATATAGCGATTTTGGTTGAGTTGGCGATTGGTGGAACGCGGTTTATCCCTGTGCATCAATTATGCTTACCTCACTCGGTAAGACCGTTATGCTAACGATACTTCCAGAATCGGATATTGACAACGACCTGTTTAACGCCCCTGAGCGCTTCAAGGTCGTTACGATAAATTGTGTAGGGGCAATGGGTCGGGGTATCGCTTTAGCGTGCAGAGAACGCTATCCTGGGCTTTATCAGGACTACCGAGAACGTTGCTTCGCTAACGAAATACGAATAGGGAATGTGTATGTTTATCCCGAGGAAAACTGCATTCTCTTACCAACTAAAACACATTGGAAACTGAAATCCCAGGTTTCTTATGTTATCGCGGGTATCACCGCGTTGGCAGATGCCGCAGAAAACTTAGAGGGTGGGGTGGCTTTACCGCCGTTAGGGATGGCTAACGGTTGGTTGACAAAAGCTGAACGTCAACAAATCTTTTTGTTTATCGAAAAGAAACTCGTACCGAGGAGACAACATTACCGTTTCTATTTACCCGATACGCTTTACCAAGAAGCAAAACCTTTAATTCCAAACCTTTTTAAATAGATATTATCATTAGGGCACACAACAAAGGAGTTCCAGCTGTCCGCGCCGTGATTTCGTTCTACGGAACACGGAAATGTATAAATCCAACTGGAGAACTAGTATGTTTCGTATTTTCTTTCTTTTACTGGTAACACTTTTCGCGTTTAACGCATACGCATCCAAATCCGCACCCAGTGCCAAACACCATCGTGAATTCGAAATGATTCAAGACCGTTTCGAACGGGTAAAACCGTTGATTGTGGAAATCTCCCGAAAGCAGGGCGTCGATCCTAAGTTGATGACCACGCTAATCTATCGGGAATCGCGGTTTAATCCGAAGGCGTATAATCGAACGTCTAAAGCGCACAGTCTGGTTCAGATGCTACCGAGCACAAAGCGTAATTTACTAAAACTCTACGGCAACGAAATCGGACTTAGTCGTAACGCGGATTTGTACAATCCTCGTAATGCGGTGCTATTGGCTTCCGTCTACGTTAAACATTTAGAAAAGGGGTTGACTAAACGACTCAAACGCAAGCCCACTATTGCAGAAATTGCATTGGCTTATCACTGGGGTGAAAGCGGTGCACACGCCAGGATTAAAAGCAAGTCTCGGGCAGCACAACGAGAAATGGCGAGCTTTATGAAAGATGCAACGTTCTACAGTGCGAAAATCAACAAGCCTGTAGCATCTCGTCAGCTTGCGTTTGCGAAGAAACCAGAACGCCAGATTCAGTTGGCAGAAGTTAACCGAATTTGGGATACGATAAACACCAGTTTTCCATTTAAACAAGGAGTCACCCTTTGAGCATCGTTGTAACCGATTGGTATAAAGGTATCACTAAGGCTACCCAAATTACTGCCCAGGACGTGTACAGTATCGTTCGTAGCAGTAACGAAGACCAGATAAAGTCCGACGAAGACTTTGCAACGCGACATGAGTTTTACGATGCCCTTAAAACGGCTTTCGGTGATGACGAAGAAGAAGGCTTAGAGTTTGACTGGAACGTCAACCTTGCCTTGTTGTGGATTTGCGGGTTACGTCCGGCCGTGAGAGACACAGAGCAAGGGAAAGTTCTGTTGTGGCATCATACCGGTAAATACAATCCGAATCAGGTCTTTAAAGAAGCGTATATGGAAGCCACTGTAGAGTTACAGAATTTGCTGTTGGGTGAGAACACCTACTGCCAGCGTAGCTTCCTGACGATTCTGGAGAAACTGGCGACTACGCACAAAATCTGGCGTCAGGCAGGTGCCCCTGAACACATCTTCGTTCTGGAATTTGCTGTGATTCCAAACCAACCGTTCTTCTAATACTTGCCCCTAATCCAATCGGATTAGGGGTACTTTTATTTATTCCCCTAAAGGAGCAAAGGTATGTTGAAGTTTATCTGGCGTTACCCAACCCGCTTTTGGTTCGTGGTATTAGAGGTAATCACCGTTCTACTGTTAGTGACGTTCGTAAACGCCCCTACGAAACAAATGGTGATTTTCTGTGTATTCGTAGCTATACCGTTGTGGGTATTTGCAAAGATTATTAAGTTTTTCATGATAAGCTGGGCGAACTACACCTGTCCATTTAAACCCAGAGAAATCATGAACTGGTTGATGTATATCGAAGACCGTTTACCCGCTCAGTCTAAAACACTGGGATGGGAATCGATGTTGGATATTGCGCTAGAAACGAATGCAAAATTCCCTGGGTCAAAGAATCCTTATTTGCTGCTGGCTGTTATTGTTGCCCAGCAGAAACGTGCAGGTCAACGCTGGTTACCGAAAGAAGCGAAGGACTATATTCGTAAACATCCGAAGGCTTTCTATTCCGTAGGTCAATGGCGTAACCTCCCACTCTTTTAACTTTTTTACAAAACCCTTAGTTGATTTGAACAAACCTAAAGAGGACTATTAAAATGACTTTTCCATCTGAAGTAATTTACGAACTGGCTAACACTCTACGTCGTCGTTATAACTACCATATGCTGCAAACCAGCGTAGGTGCAACCGCTGCCTTTCTGCGCAACCATTTCCTAGGCAGTAATCAGTCTTCAATTACGCAAGAAGTGATTTTCTCTATCGATCGTACCACCAAAATTCTTCCAATCGACAATGCAATTGCGGTTCAAAATGGGGATATGTTCAACTTCTCCATGGGAATGCGGCATACATCCGTTACTGTTGACCCAAGCGTAGGGATCGAACATTCTCTCATGCCCAACCCATATCCTCTCCCGGATAACTGGTTCGTTGTTGTAGAACAAGGGGTGAATCAGTACGAAGTTGTTGCGGCACGCGACGAGTCTTTCTTTGACTTGGGGCAGATTTCGCGCCGCCTGGAAATTGCTCTCGAGCTTCGCCAAGGCAATATCGGATTAAATGGGGGCGTCGTCTACTTCATCCTGAGCAACTGGGCGCATGTGAGCTACGTCCTGAGAAAAGCTGACGCAACGTTCCACGCAACAGAAGTAAATTACCTCTCCGCTGAGAATGAAGATCAAGACGAAGAAGAAACCGTCCCTGGTACAGAAGTCGCCGTTTGCGAAGACTACGATGATCTGAAATCTGTGCTCGTTAAACGTGATGTTTTCGAATCGTTAAACCTGGATTTCCCTGGTGACGAAAAAGAAATATCCGTAGCTGACCTGGTAGAAGCGCTGTGTCAGAAAGACCAAGCTAATGAGATCAGTGACGAAGAAGCGGAACTCTTCCAAGTTCAACAACTCGTCAGCAAGGTTATCGGCGGTCAGGAAATTGTTGACACCCTTATGGCTTTACCGCCGAAGAAACGTACTCAAAAGTACATTCGTGAACTGGTTCTTGAAAACCTGGGTCAAGCCAAAAAGTAATTTAAGTCCCCTACTCCTCCGGGAGTAGGGTTAATTCTTTTTTCCATCTTAGGAGTATTAAAATGTTTCCATCATCTGAATATTTAACCCACCTGGCTTATGGTATTCGCCGTGGTTCTGTTTTCCGTACACGTTTAAAGGATATAAATTTCCTGGCTAATTTCTTATTTGACCGTTTGGGAGACGGCAATAGCGTTTACAAAAAGATCACCACAACACAACTTTATTCCCTTATAGCAGCGTCTGAAATTGTACCCACAGATATTTGGCGATTCAAACGGTATTGCGAGGGAATCACGATCAGTTTTCTTGACCATTCTCCGATTACTGTTGAAATCGTCGATCGTGTTGATGTTAATAGTGAAGTATCAGGTTGGAAGATTCTGTTCGACTGTGGCAATCGTTATGCGGTACTTGGTTCCTCTGATGAGCGTGACTTCCCATTCGACAAACCCTACTACTACCTCAGCGAAAATGATTTCCCGGATAAAGAATCCAATATCTTTTTAAACGGGGATACCGTTTACTTCATTTTTCGTACTTGGAACGATGTTGCTGCTATGATTGCTCAAGGCGTCATTGATTACCGTAAACTAGAAGTCGACATTTAAAATAAAAGCTACCCTACTCCCGAAAAGGAGTAGGGTAATTTCTTTTAGTTAACTAACCCGTTAGCTTTAAGAATCTCTAACATCTGGTTGTTTAACTCTTTTAATTTTTTGTTTTCGTTTGTCAACGAAGTAACCTGTTCTGACAACGGAATAGCCTCTCGAATTTTCCTTTTCCGAGCCGCTTCCATTTGCAGGTGTTGCTCCTCCGTCACTTTCCCTTCATACTCCATGGTCGTGATTTCGACTTTCGGGTCGATACCCAACGTACGGGTAAGAATATCCGAAACGTCTTTAGTCATCACCGACACATCTACATAATCCGGTACAAACGATAAGTCCACCACCATCACATTACGCTGGTACGCGATTCCCGATAAACCGGGGCACGATTCTACGTAAGTGTCGGGGATATAAACGACTTGACCATCGCGTGATTTAAACGTAAGAATAGACGCGTTAACGGTAGCATCAGCAAGATATTCTTCTCGCTCCAACCCAACGGGCTTGTAATACTCGTTGTAAACATCAATATTCTGACGTACTAAATCTGGGAAGGTACGTGATGCCTCCACCGTGAAGATAACCGTTTCGGCTAACGTAAACGGTGTTTTTACCTTAAATAAACCCGTTGTGTTAACGGGAACCAAAAGAGGTAAACGCGTAGCCATTCATTACTCCTCGTCGATTTCAGTGTACCATTTCGATTTACGAGACAGTATGCGATATTCGACGTTATCGTATTCGAACACCCAGAAATAGTTATCTGGATCGGCTTCATCAACGAGTTTCACGACATCCAGACTGGTCTGATACGGATGGTATTCTTCCGCTGCTATTAACGCCTGGAAGAACAACGCTAACCATTCTGTGGTGGATTTCGACATTCGTGCAATGTCTGGGTTTGTTGTTGCAATCAGTGCGTAGTCTGGTAACGTTTCGTGTAAGGTATTCTTACGAGTGTCGTTTTCAGGACCACTGATAACCACCATGTTCAGTGATTTGTACACGGTCGGTAAATCGGTAACATCCGTCGTCGGTTTGCTTACCGTTTTACTATTTCTTTCCGCAACAGACTGATCAGACCATTCCCCAAACTTTGTAATGGCTTTGACCCAGAAATCATATGGAAGGATGGGGGAATAGAGAGCCGCCACGTCTTCCTCATTCGGTATACCACGGATTTTCCACCCCGGAACCATTGTGAATTTCGTAGTGGTAAAGATCTCAGGGAATACCTTCACCCCGATCGGAACCGTAAAGCTGGAGTTTGCAAGAATATGTTCACGCAACGCTTGCTTTATTTTCGTTGGGTTTTTTCCTGCACGTCCGTAAATGATAACCGACATTGGAATAACCAGTGTTGACTCGTAGTTTTCTTGGTCATGCCAGGTGTAGTAGTTAGTTTGGATGGCAGTATACGGGAACCCTGCCATTAACTCGTTGATTTTCTTATGGTGTTCGGTAAGGTTAAACCCTTCCATCGCTTTTTCAACGACTGACTTTGTGGCCAAGAATGTGTCGATTGGCTCAATCGGCATCTGTACTTCGATTTCAAAACCCGTGTAGTCCTGGTCGAAGTCTTCATCCGAGAACCAAACTATGATTTGGTTATCTACATCAGTGTCATCTTGTACTTGATCTGCAGTTGCTTCATATTTCCAGCTCACCCAACGTGGGAACCAATTACTGTTCGTCTGGATCATCGCACCGGACTGGACACCGGAAATGGTTGTTTGGAATTGACCTAATAATAGGCGCTGGAATTCAAGTTCGTCATTTCTCAGATTCCCCAAGATGGCTTGCTGGTAAATCCATTGAGAAACGGTTAGAATATGATCAGAAAACTCGGCTGGAACAACAACCGTCTGTTTTTCTCGTTTAGACGTAAATGTCACCAACTGCACTTGCAGATTGGATTTAGTAAACGTCTGTTTACTCTTCGCGTACGAGAGGGTCAGATCAGACAGCTCACCTACCGGAGCGGTGACGCCGTCCTGATTGTCAAACAGAGCCGGTATCTGAATAAAACCTTGTAAGTCTAACATAATTAAAAATACTCCGAGGTGAGCAATGGGTTCATTTCTTAAAGTGCTTCCGTTCTTCATTCAGATGTTGATGGAAGCATTTAAACCAGGAGAAGGAGAAAACGTATCAAGAGCAAACAAGATAATGACTTTAATCATCACGGTCTTGTTATCCTACTCGGCTTTCGTCTCCTATGCGTACGTAGTGCAGTTTCACAAGCTCGTTACCGTACAATCTCATGATCAATACATGTCGCAATCTTACCAAGAGATGAAGCAAGATCGTGACAAACTGAAAGATGATAATGGTAGATTATACGACAAGCTCTTTATTTGCCTCGGCCAGAAACCGCCATATGAAAGTGGGTACAGCACGGTAAAAGAAGACAACTCTACCAAAGATTTAACACCTAAGAAACCAGAAACTCCTGTTAGCCCAGCTTCAACACCAGAACAACGCAAAGAAGCTTCGGCGCGACCTGTTGGTAGTCAAAACGCTAACAGTTTCCGTCAGGAGATCATAAAGACGTTATCCTCACCTAAGGAGTAACTGATGAAATCGCTGTTATTCATCATGATTTTGTGCGTGGGTTTGGTGAGTAATGGCTATGGAGAACCCGGTAAACGGCCATCCTATACTGCGTTACAACCTCCGCCAGCGCCGCCTATCATGCTAAATTGGAAAATTGATAAAGACGCGATGCGGGAATATGTTGCGGATGTGAATACATACGCTTATTACGTTTATCTTTACACACGAAACTTAAATCAACAAGCAGTCAAACGCGGGTGGAATCCACCGATGTTAGCACCTATCTGCGAACGATTTGAAATTCCTAAATTACATTCCGTTCCAGAAAAGATGTTATTAGACGACAAAGCGTTAACGCCACAAGAAATCAGTCGGGATTTATCACGTAAACTGAATTCGTTGTTGTGGAATTATCGCTCTGACCGGCAAGCTTTATTAGACGCCTACGATCAGTATCTGACAATGTGTTTGAACTGACAACGCCTCCTGTATCCTTCGGGGTACAGGAGGTATTTTCTTTTTAACGTTTAACCCCCTTCTAATGTATAGAGAAAGGAGCTTAACATGACATACCCGAAAACGATTCAACCCACCTTACCGACGTTGGTAATCGGTGCCGACGCAGAAACTAAATCACTGCGTCCTGATGCGTATCTGTTAACCACGGGCTTAGTTGCCTTTGACGTACCGACTTTAAAAATGGTGGGGTCGTCGTATATGCGTATTGATCCTAACGACCCTAAAGCAAAAGCTGTGTTCCACGAAGACCCACAGACCGTAGGATGGTGGGAAGGTAAAGGGGAACCTGAATACGCACCGTCTCGTGAAGCCTACACGGAAGCATGGGGCGGTACAACTCCTATGCCGGAAGCGCTGTGGGCGATGCGTAAGTGGTTAGACGAAATCACCGGTAAACACAATTTTGTTATCACCATGCGTGGTCCGGATTTCGATTCGCCGATTTTCATGAACGCGTTCGCACAATGTGACGTCCCTCCAGGTAAATTCCGTAAGTTCAGCGCGTTAGACAGTGACCGCACCGCAGAACGTTTAGCGCTGGCGTTTGGTTTTGAGCCTGACTTGACCGTTGAGCAAGTTTACTGGACGCGGGGTAAACCGGCATTTGAACACCATGCTTTGTGGGATGCCGCGAAAGAAGCTTATACCACCGCACGTATTTATCACCTTGCACTGATTACTCGCGAGTATGGGTACGAACGTGCTAAAGCCTGTCACGAAGAACTGAAAACCGGTGAGTATATTCCACCACAGATTCGTGATCAGTTAACCAGGGATTAAGAATGAAGAACGTTGATGTTGCTGTACTTTATACCGACGGTAGCCATTTAACCTCACCGATGGGAACAGGCGGTGGGATTCACGGCTACCTGTTTAACAAGGAAGAGATTGTTGACGGTGGCGTTTATCGCCACCCTACCATTCCCGAAGGGATTACGACCTCTGGTTATCGCCAGATTAACAAAGAGGAAAAACTTCCTGCGCTACCGGACTCTGTTGAGTTCGTAGACTGTGTTATTCCGGTACCGAAACACCACCACTCCGATGTTGCAGAGATTGTTGCTTTTTTAACCGTTTTCGAAAAAGCACCGTTCGTTGCAAAAAACTACGTTATCTATATCGACGCGTCTTACGTTGTGAATACGTTTAACGATTGGATTGACGGTTGGGCTAAGCGGGACTGGCGACGGGCTGATGGAACCCCTATCGCGAACCTTGAGCTGGTTCAACGGATGTGGGAAATTAAGAAACGTCTGAAGAAAGAAGGAAAAGGGATTCGTGTTCTTAAAATCAAAGGACACTCTGGTCACTACGGTAACGAACGAGCTGACGGGCTGGCACGAAAAGGATCATCCATCTCTGCGCACGGAGAAGGTTTAGATTATCAGGCGTACTGGTCAGCAGACGAAATCCCGGAAGAACAGCAGGAAGAAATCGTCAGTGAAGGCGTTAACGTTGCCGCGTTTCCTGATATTTGCGTAACCAAGTTCTGCTACCCGATGGTAAATGAGCAACACCCTACAGTTAAAGTAAACGGTGAAAATCTCTATTACATGTTCGGGGGTAACCACGCAAAACAGAAGGACGATATTGTCTTCGTCGGAAAATACATCCCTGATGCGCAGTTTTGTGTGATGTTTACACGTGAGCCGTGGACGAACGTTTATGATTTGGTTAACGCCCACGCTGCTAAAGCCTGGGAGGGCGTACCACGTTTGCGTCAGTTTGACCCTATCGCTGTTGTGTTCAACCTGTTCGTAAAACGTAAGAAGTTTGCGGAAGCTGCGGCTAACGGTATCCCGGTTGACAAAATGCACTTTAGCGAAGACAAAAACCTGTGGATGTACGAAGACTTGTCTATCAGTCGTATTCTGCGTCCCGCGTTATTGTCATACCGCTGCGTAACCATTCGTGATGAACTGGCAGAGTGGCTGCGTGACTGTTTGGAAGGCAAATCGAACGTTGTCTTAAATGATATTACCGATTTGCTTTATGACGAAAAAGGTAAACCCACCAAAGACTTTTACCGAAACGTGGATAAAGGGTTTGACGTTTCCATTAAAATCCCTAACGGGAAGGTTGACGTTAAAACTATTCTTACGCGTGCTATCGACATACCGACGCGTACGGAAATCAACCGTATCAAAGAACCAAACGGGCGATTCTACATTGCCGTACGTCGTCCAGAACGTCAGTATATTGAATACGCGTTAGTGTATATCGGTGAGAAGTATCATGGTCTATGGTGTGGTTATTATTCAAACAAACGAATATTGACCGATAAGGAACTTTGATGCTGATTGTTTTTAGTCAAGCGTTATCGATGGCACCGAGTTATATCCAGATACGCTTTTCAGCAATTGCGCGTCAGCAGTGGGGCTTTAAAGCCCCCTATTCTGACGACCACTATACACTCGGGGAAGTGTCACTTGAACTTGCCTTACGCTCATTGTGGGAAATCATTGCATTGTACAATGCAGGTTGTGATATACCGAAAGATTGTTTCCCACAACGTGTGATTGCACAGGTTATTACTAACACTTACGGTAATCCAGCTTTGGTAGAAGAGTGCTTAGGTTACGCTAACCAATCCGGGGAACTGCAACAGAACTTTAATCTGGTGATTAACAAGGTCTGGAGTGAGCTGGAAAGCTACCCTGAAAAGATTATCTGGTTTGATCGTAACCAATTCGTTAAGGAGGTGGCCAGTAAACGACCCGTTCGTTTAGTTACCTTAAAACCCACCGACCTCGATTTGAAGCAAACGTATCCCTTCCCGGAAGAAATTCGATTTTCTCCAGAAACTGTAGGTCACACTATTTTCAAACAAGGTGACGCCTGGATATTGCCTCACGATCTAGACCGTTTCCTGCTCAACTCCGATCAGATTCACTCCGGCTATGATTCTCTCGTGAAAGCGTTTCACATCGATCCCTATTTCGCTAAAAACTTTCTTAGATAGATATTATTCAGGTGTAGAACCCTCGGAGTTAGTCACCATGTTGAAAGTTTATGTCCCTCAATTACAACGTATTAATCCCTCGTTGTTCGAGGGACTCTTTTATAAAATTTGGCCACAATACTTCAATGAACGCCTGAAAGACCCAAAATGGTCAACTGTCCAAGGAGAATTCTTTTACACCGCACAATCAGCCTGTACAAATGTCTTTACCCACCTCGTCTCTGAGGTTATTGACGCTGTCAACACCAACCGAAACTTTGACCTTCGTGACGTCATAATAGATCTCTCAGCGATCTTCGATAACTACGATTGTGATGACGCCGTATTCGAACATTTCTCCTCTGAAGATGTCTGGGAGGCCGTTTATCAATGGCTAGAATACTACGTGAATTTTCTACTTTCCTCGAACATGTTAGAAAATTACAATAAAGCGCTCTTTCCCATTTATAACGACTTAATGAACGTCAAACGAACAAAGAATCTCGTTGGTTTCTGGTATTCGACTTATGACGCTGAATGTAAGTTGTGGGAAAAAGAAATGATTGCTTACGGTATCGAGCGCGATGATTTTGATGAATTACATCGTGGTTATTGGCCGTTCAATCATTACGAAAATGGGTGTCATGGCGATCCGTATTTGTGGTCTTTTTATTTCTGTAATCAGACTGGTGTTATCTATCTTGAAGACACCGGTGTGCGAATCCCTAACGGTGCGGATGTGACATACTGCCAGTTACGTAAAGACCGGGCTGACGTCATTTATCAGGATTATTAACATGAAATTACTTATTGATTTCTCTCTGAGCTCGTCACGAGACAGGCTAAATAAAATACTTACCGAAATGCGAAATAAAGTGACGTTAGAACTGCACGACGCGATAGCGGTGTACGAGAGAAAGCTAACAAAAGAGAACAACGGGGAAACCGTGGTAATCTTAGATGCTAAAGCGATGGTGGATTTTCTGGTAGACGTGTTAGAAAGGCGGATTCACGCAGTGATAGAGCGACCCTACCTGGTTCGTGTAACCGACCCAGACACTACGGTAGAATCAATACTGGAAAAGGCGTTCGTCGACGCAGCACACTATTTACAAAACCATTCCCCAGACGATTTCGAAACGATTTACGTTGGTGTTATACAGCAACAGAATGCTGAAACCAACATAGTCGATACTGTATGCTGGAGCGATATTCTTACTAATGAAACCACGTCTCGCATTCGAGATATCTTTATTGAAAATTTGGCATTAGTAAAAAGGGTGTGTAGTTCCGAGATTATTTATTTATCATCAAAACTTCAACCCGCTAAGACAAGCACCGTTTAACTTAAGGAGATTAAAACATGAATTTAAATCAAATTATCGCTTTGAAAAATTCCGACATTATTCATGAATTCCTCAACCATACCGACCGTGTACATGCCACGATCAGAAATAAACTCGCGCCAATGGTCGTCGATACTCCGTGGATGGCTGGCGTTGCCGCCGACTACATCGAAAATAATTACAGAGCCCGACTTATAACGAGTCTGGATGATTTCTTTGTTGGTTTCTTTGGTGGGATCACAAAATCGTTCATCGATAGACGGTTATACGGAATCCGTATTGAAACTTTACAATCACTAATTAACGAATACCATAACGGTTTTATCCCAGCAATTGTACCACCATATGCAGAAGGTGAGTGGCGTCGTTTCTATAGTCAAATTTGGGGTAATGAAGCACACTCACACGGTATTGTGGATATTATTAGCTACGACCAAGGTATGCTCGCATTACACCTGTGGGAGTGGTTGAAAGCTAATTACCCAAATTACGTCAAGATCGACTAACATACACCCTAGCTTCGGCTAGGGTTGCTTTATTTTAACCATTTTAGGAGCATATACCATGTATTTGTACAAAAGTAAAAAAGTAAAAGGTATTAAAGACTGTCTTAGACAAATGGGGAGTCAGCATCTAGAAAATGTCATGGAAGAAAACCAAACAAAAGAAAATCCTGTCTCGAAATGGATAAAAAAGAATCGTAACCATTTAACCAATTCCTTTATACCCTACGACACTGAGTTAGGTCTCAAAGATCCACGTTCCCTTCACGCACAAACGTTGGCAATCGGGTGGCTATATGGCGGGGTTTCCTTAATATCCAACCAAGCACTTAGAGAACTTGTTTTCGAGACTGAGATGCCCAGTAAATTCCCTGAAGAATGGTTGGACTTTATACCCGCATGGACTGTGGCAATCGACGTAGGTAAAGAGGATGAGACTTTCTTTCTCGGCTATCGAAAAAATGGGAAGAAAAGGTTTATTATAATCGCTACAAATACTGATTACGGGTTAACAGAAGGAGTTACCACAATTGCCACTTGTTCGTTAGAGCTTCGTAGTGTAGGAAACGGGCTTGTTGAAATTGATTATACAACTGGCGTACAGACCGAAGAAGAGAAGATGTTATGGTTATCTCTGGCCAAAGCCGCCACTTCGATGATATTTCTGTGCACGCTAATCCCGCCTAATTACAGGGAGTCTTTTAATGATATTAAGTTCAGGGAAATCAAAAAGAACGGTAGTATTAGTTACGACGTTAAACCGCGAGAACGTGATGTTAAGGTTGATATCACACCAGGACAAGTAAAATATCTAAAAGGATTTAACACCGACTTGAAAGCCATGCAGGGTATCAAACACGCCAAAGCTGCACATATACGTCGTGCACACTGGCGTAGATACTGGGTTGGCCCAAGAAACGGTGAAAGAAAAAGAAAACTTTGCTGGATTCCACCGACATTTGTCCGAGGCTACGTACCCCACACGCAAGACTAGGAGAATTATAATGTTAAGACGCAGAATTTATGGAGACACGCTTCGACGTATTAGTGAAGCTATAGAGACTGCACACAAAGACTTGTTTGGTCTGAAAGAAGATCGTTTTCTAACGTTTGTCAGGGAACACAAGAGACAACTTCCCGTAACCTTTCTGCCCGTTAACGACCCAACGTACCGTGAGTTCGGCACCACCAAACAGGTGCCGTATTCTATTCGTCAGTCGTTAGGTTTGGGTTGGCAATACGCAGGTATTGAAATTATCTCTGATAAAGAGCTGATGGGATTACTTGCAGACACAGAACGTTTAACGGATATTCCGTACGCGTGGATTGAAGCCATCCCTTCATTCACCTTTTCCGTGACTGTCAAGATTAACGAACTTCCTGCTACGCTCTTTATCGGTCGTCGTAAATTCGAAGGTGAAGAAGTATTGTTCGTTTTACGATGGGTGGAGATAAATCAGCGGCACTGTTGGACAACCAAGATTTATCGGTTCAACAGAAAGGCAGATGACTTTGTTAGTTTAGAGCCTTACTTTGCTAACGAGTCAAAGGACGAGGAACTTCTGGATGAGGTACATATCGGTTTATATCTTTCCTCGCGGGTGAAGAAATCGGAACGCGAGAGACGGGAATACCGTGGTAGAACGACACGTTACGTACCTGATACAGAAATCCTCCCACGGAGAGAACCTGTCGTTGTTGACGTAAGTCCAGTACAACGCGAAGACTTAGAAAAACAACGCAGGGAAGGCAGGAGAATCTGTTTAACGCCTCATCGCGCAGCGCACATACGCAGGGCACATTGGAAACGGGTCTGGTGTGGGCCAATGACAGGACCACGCTGGCAGGAGTGGCGATGGATTGCGCCCACCTTTATATCTGGTTTTTAGCGTGAAAATAAAGATTACCCCTAGACCTTGTGGTCTAGGGGTAGCTTTTACTTTTTATTTTTTGTTTGCCTTCAGCGCTTTCAGGCGTTCAGCCGTCACGTTCAGACATTCAATCAATTCGTTCACCTGTTTCATGAACAAACCAAACAGTTCAACCCAATCGGATGCAAAGTCTAACATCGCTGTCAGTTCTTTTGCCACGTTAGGATGAATGTTTTGTTCAGACAGAATCGTTGCAGAGGCTTTGATGGACTCGATGGATTTATCGATGTTCGTACGAAGTTTCTTCGTGATTTCAACGTTCAGTGCTTTTGCACGGTTAAACGCAATATCGATCTCCGTAGCACTGTGATACGTTTTCTCAATCGGACGCTGGTCAATAACGTTGTTGGTGTAAGACTTAGCCAACTGGTTAACCAGGTCTTTCGGATTCACGTTACGTAACGGAATGTTAACGTTTTTATAACGGAAACCGATAGGTAATGACAGTACGCCCACATCATGTGTAAGGGCGGAAAGTTGCAACTCAACAGGTAAAAGGACACCGTCGTAGATCTTCTGTAATGAACTCCACACCGATTCTAAGCGGTTAATGTGATCCATTACGTAGGTATTGAAGCCTGGCGGTACAATAACCAACATGCCTGCAAAGTGTAAGAATTTTTCCTGTTGCATCCACTTGGAAACGTCTGACATGTCGTCGTAAGTGGTTAATGCAATCTCTTGTTGAGGGCCACTGAACCCTTTGGGTAAGATTGCAGACGCTTTAGCGGCAAAGCTAGTTAACGCTGCAAGTGGATTTACGTTCATTTAAAACCTCGGATTATAAGTCAGGGTTACATAGTAAAGTCTTTTTACAGTTCATCCTGAACTTATGACCGAGATTATCTCATAAAGGTAAAGCTCGATGAAAATCAAATTACTGACTCGAAACACCACGCCTCGTCTGGAACCGGAAATCTATCTTACCCCGGTGAAAAAAGACAAAGAAGGTAAGCCTATTCAAGTAGGTAAGATTCTTAGCGTGACCTCTTTACCTAACGGTAAGCGCGTGATGGAATTAGAAATCGACGAGCGCAACAAACGTCGTTTCGAGTCTATTGAGAACCCCTATCCTGAAAAATCGGAAGAAGTCACCGAGTGGGTAGAGACCTACTTTGAATTCTGGCACAAACGCCGTCTTCTTCTTCCGACCAAGAATCGTTAATTATTGGAGCGCTAAATGGCAGGCCCAACTAAGCAAGTTATCGGTGAAGTAATTCGTCCTCGTTTTAACGTTTATACCATCATGGACCACGCCTTAGGCAACTACGAAAGAGGCGAAGATGGTTTATACTACCTTAACGGTGGTTTTGCCCACATCATGGGTTTCGCGGGTCGTGGTAACACCTTCAAATCCACACTGTTGGATTTCTGTATCTTCCAAATCCTGCAACGCTATAAAGCGGAGTGGGGTTCGAAATACGATACCGAAGTGTCTGCTGCCCTCGATCGCTTAGAGACCGGTTATATTTCTGCCATGCACGCCAACGGTATTGACGATGGAACTTCGGTACTGGAACTTATTCACGAAGGTCGTTATAACCTCGTTGGTTCTGACGTGATGCCAGGGGAACAATATTACAGTGACTATATTCGTGATGAAGTGGAAAAACGCTTCAAGCAGTATATGTCTGGTAAAACGCGTGTAACGCCGTTCCTTGACCCGGTTCGTCGTAAGCAAAAAGAAATCCTTGACCCGTGGCTGTATTCTATCGACTCCCTGTCGGAGTGGCACTCGTCTTCTCTGGAAGACAAGCACGCTAAAACGGATATCGGTGATTCCGATCAGAACATCCTCAACGCCCACGACGCCTTACAGAAATCGAACATGATGAGCCGTTGGCCGTCTGCGTTTGCCCGTGGTGGTTTCTACATGGGCTTTGTTGCACAGATGGCCGATGACTCCGGTAAGGCGATGGCGGGCGGTCGTCAAGGACAGAAAGCAAACGCGAAACTGCTGGACGATGCGAACGACGATCTCAAATTCGCAGGGATTCCTCGTCGTCAATTAAGTTTCTTGACTAACTCGTTTATTGTTGCGACAAAATCAGGCGAGCTGAAAAAAGACCAGAGTTATAACGCCCAGACCGGTGTTAACGAAGAACTTTACCCAACCGCACGTTCAAAAGCCATGAACGCGTCGGTTAACGACCTGAAAGTTATCACCTTTACGCAGTACCGTGCTAAAGGCGGTCACACGGGCGTGAAGTTCCAGATGATCTTCTCGCAAGAGATGGGTCTACTGTATCACCTGAGCCTGTGGCATTACCTGAGTGACACTCTGAAAAAATCCGAATTTGGATTTACATCCAGCGGTAGCGGTGGTTCCATTAAAGAACTCCAGATTCTGCCTGGTGTTAAATTCCAGCGTACGACGATTCGCGACATGATCGACGATAACCCGAAACTGCGTCGGGCATTAGAAATCACGGCCGCGATTGCGTACATGCAGAACAACTACCATCGTTTAGAGGTTAAATACCACCTCACGATGGAAGAAATCTACAAACTCATTGATGAGAAATGGGATTGGAATGAGATTCTGGAGAACACCGTAGAATACTGGATGTTTAAAGACCAAGAAACGAAAGGTGGTAAACGCACGTTAACTGCCCGTACGATTCTGGGTATGGCCGTGGACGGCCTGGAACCGAAGTTCCTCACCAAAAAGAAATAAAAGCGTTAGGGTAGGGTAATCCCCTACCCTAGCTAAGGAGTCGTTATGCGTTATCAAACGGAGATTGTGGAGCGCTTAAGCGAAGGTTTAGCCAGCGTCAGTCTGGAAACAGCAGCGGCATTTCGTGAGACTTTCGCTACTTTCTTTCCCGATCGTGAATCTTTTTGTTTAAAGGTCGGTGAATATTATTCCAAGTTACTCGAACACTACGGTTACCCGCCGGTGAAATTCGACGTACCTGAAAACACCGACGACATCAGTTATTGGATTGAAACCCTCGAAGCAGGGACACTTTCCAACTTGCGTAAGGCGGTAGAAAATGAAACTCGATCCAGCGCGGCGTAAAAAAGCAGAAGCTTACGCCTTACAAATCTTAAGCCTGGTTGACCCCTCTGGGATTAACGCAGAGGCAGCAAAGAAAGCCTTTGCTCGAATGACGGACGAACAGTTTAATCGTCTTCGTGAAGGCTTACCGATTTACAACCCGGTCGGCAGTAAAGTTAAAATCGACCACATGCGAAACGTTAAGCTATGTCGTGTTTTAGGTTTGAACCTGGAACAGCGATTGTGGTTAACTGAGCCGAAAACGGGTGTTTTCCATCGTACCCGCTACCCACATCTGGTATTGCGCTTGCCTGCGCGTCGTCAAACGCAGATGCAAGAAAAGAAAATGGCAGTAGCGAAGAACGACAAAGTTCGTGATAAACTCTCCGGTCAAGTTGTTGGTCCTTCTAAAGCATCTGGTGTATCTTTCCCAGAAGCGTACATCATGTACTCCGATGGTCACGACTGGACACTGAAAGAGTTTCTGTGGGCGCGTGGGGGTAACGAAGCTTTACAACGTGCGTTCTATCAATCGTTACGTCAAACCGGTAAGGGACGTATTGACCTGCCGGGAGCAGAACGTACCAGTTCGAAAGCAACACGTACCTGGTCTGCGTATCTGAAAGCGATGCACATTGGTAACAACATAGGCCATCCGTCATGAGATTTTCTCGACGTTTTTTGATTGATATCGATGCGTTGTTTGACACCCGAATCGGTTGGGTCAAAGCCATCAAACCTGAAAGATTGGAAATTATGGATTACGACGTTTATCGTCGTCGTTTTACGGAGGAATGGGCGACTGTCTTGGGGTTTGAGAATTGGAAAGAGGAATATCAGAAACGCGATAAACGCGCGTTGATGAATGCAGAACCCACCGAACTGTTGTTGACGATGAAGAACGAGTTCGAATGTATGTTACTCGAAATCGAGATGCATTCGCCTATCGAAAAACCGACGCTGACAATTAACACCTGGCCGTATACTGATCTTACTGACCAAGAAATGCAAACGTTCTTGCAGATGTTCCGTATCTATTACGATATGGTGCAGGTTGAGTTAGTGTCGTGGCCGCATTCGGAACTTACGCCGGGTCGTTTAGCGACAGCTTGGGATTGTTGGATAATGTACGATTGGTTCGCTTGGATTGAACTCAATGCGAAACATCTGAAAAAGCCTATCCCTAGCTTTACCATTACGCACCCTGCCCTGCTAACGCCGGAACTTACAAAAGAGACGGTAGAGCAGCTTAAACGCGATGGTGTGAATCCGTTCAAGGAACACATCCGGTTTATGGCAGAGTGGGTCGGTGTCGACCCACGTGATTCTGCGCTATTTAGTCTGGCTCGTCCGAAGAAGGACGCGCAAACGCCGCAGTCATAATGGACTTCACGTCAATTTGTTCGCCAACCGGAGCCAACTCCCCTTCCGAGATTTCTACGTTAGGAATGTCTGGAAGGGTGGGTTGGTAACCATTATTTTCATCAGGTTCTTCATCGTGACGTTTTATTTTCACGTTACCGCGTTGCATCAGAATTGTATTCAGTGCGTTAGCCAAGTCTTGGTTCGCTTCACTGTTTTTCTGGGCAGCGGCAACACGACGTTTAGAAATGATCTGCTTATCTAGGTCGTTTAATAACGTCCCGATACGATCCACGGTCTTTAAGTCTTTGTGAGCATTAGGATCGTCTAAGATTAGATTGACAATTCTGACACGGGCTTGTTGCGTTTGGCGGAGAAGCGATTCTTCGTCGTCTACTTCACCATCTAACGCCTGGTATTTCACTTCTTCTTCAGCCATTTAAAACCACCTCATTTTCAAAAAGAAGTCAGACAGATATTATTTACGTGAGACATTCTTTCGGAGTGAATTATGTTTACAGGATTAATAACACGTTTTAAGAAACGTCTACAGCAAAAGCGTTTACAGGCTCTCAGAGAGTCTCTAAGGCAGGAGTTTCATAAGAACATCCATAACCCCTACGTGAGAACGTTTAGCGGCTTACGGTTGCTTACGTTGCCTATAAACGTAGATACCGAACCCTACCACCCCAGCTTACGTGGTAATCTCGAGTTACGTATCGCTAATCTCGATATTCTTTACCAACGTCTTGCTTTTTATATCAACGAATACCAACGCACGATTAATGGAACCTCTATCGAGTGGTTATCATTGCCAGAGTCGTTAAGTAAACAAAAAGACTCATCAGAAAACCGCTGGTTAGACACTTATTTTGGGACGTCCAATCCGGCGGTTGCCTATTATAAGCTAACGCAGTTACTCGAGCTTATCGAACCTTACGAAGATATTTTCTTAAAGCCCAAGACCGATGAAGATCGGGCATTGGTAAATCACTGTGCACATTTGTTTCGTGAAATGGAGGTACTCATCGAACACTACCTTTTAAACCGACCTGTTTAATAATCAGTTAACCCCTTGTAACAAGGTGAAGTGATGGATAACGAAGCAAAAGCAAAACTGCAACGAGACGAAGAAGAACGTGCGGGTAAACCGTTGCAAAAACTTTACTGGGAATATAAAACTCAGATTGGGTGGGAACCTAAAGATTATAAGCTTGCAGTTGCAAGACACATCCTGTCCCCTGATTTCCGCACACGTTCGAAGGCCGTTCTCGAAGATCGAGTACAACGCATCTCAACGAAACTTACCTCAGGTAACAACCGTGACTTACCAGTTGACCTTACGTGGCGAGGTTTCACGGAAGGGTTAGTGATTACCGGAGTAGAATCGTTAAGAATCTGTATAACGACTTACCGTGGACGTTTCCAGACAAAAACCATTTCTGAAGTCACCACACGAGTGCGTGACGATCTTATCCGCTACGATTTTGAAGACTGTAACGAGAAACCGACGGCCAGTGCCAGTACGGAATTAAATCGTTTCTTCCGAGATTGTGCGGGGACAGCAAAGACGATGGAACACCCCCTTTCGAGACTCCTGTGGACAATCTTTGCGAATATCAAAATGACTTCGGATTGGTGGCATCGACTTTCAACGAACTATGTTAATAATCCAGAGAACTGTCTTCCTATCGCTTCTAAACGCAACGACATGCGGCACAATATGCAGCACAACATGCGACTGAAAAAGAAGCTGTCTTGGAAATGGTTTATGAGGATACTCAAGGCGATTGATGTGAAGAAATTCGACATTCTGTTGACGTTAAAACGCAAAAACGACAACAAGATTTACGAAGTCGTTCACACGGTTGACCTCGAGGCTTATCAATTTCGGAGTACAGAATGAAACTCGATCAGATAACCGGCCAGATTAACAAAGGTCAATCGGCTATCGACAACTCGGTTAATACCGCGAAGAATGCGGTTAACCGAGTACAATCTACGGTAGAGAACGCCGAACGTGGCATTCAGAATACCGTAGATAAAGTCAGTCAGCTTTCCGATCGTGCTGGTGAAACCTTTAACAAACTCATCAGCGGTGGAAGTGAACTGACCTCAAAAATCGGTAACCTGTTCGGTGGTAGTGACATTGCCAGCGTAGGGGGTACCAAAACAGCAGGCAGCTCCACCTCCGGTGTTTCCCCAGGACAAAAAGTTCCTGGGTTTGCTTCTAACACTAAAGAGACACTACCTGTTCTCGATCCGCAGAAGCGTGATGTTTCAGAACCTTTCAAAAAGGTTAATGAGGAAGGGCTTAAAGCACTAGGGTATCTGTCACCCGGTGACTCAGGAAGTTTACTGGGCAAAGGTTGGGACAGCCTTTCGTCGCTGAGTGATTCTTTTCTGTCAGGAATCGGTACTGACTTCTCCTCCGTGAAGAAGCGTCTCGAAGGAACGCTGAATATCGCAGGTCAACTGGCTAAGCTTCCTTCAGAAATCAGTCATGAAGTCAACAACTTTATGTCTGAAGTCAACAGTATGCGTTACCAGATAACCTCAGTTATTGATGACGTACAACACACGTTTGACAGCTATAAAGACCTTGACGATTTCTTAGCCATCGACAACTTGATTAACAGTTTCAAAGGCAGTGACAGTTTTTCAGCGTTAGACATTAACACGTCGTCTGCGTTGATCTACGGTCTGTCTACGAAACTTAACAGTTACGGATTGCCTGCAAAAATCGACCCGATGATTCAGGCTATCAGTGACGATCAAGCAAAAGAGGCGCTTTACGGGGAGTTGATGATTCAAGCTGCTGCTACCGGCAACTTGGACTCAACAGAGTATTACCTGGGCAAACTTCAGGAAGGTCAGGGCAAACAGATTGCGGAAACCGTGATTCAAAACATCATGGCTAACTTGCGTGTGGAAACCGGCACGAGCTTTAGTACGTACGGGACACGAATGTTAGCGTTGTTTAAAGCACTGGATGCCAAATGGGATAAAACGAAAAACGTTACTCCCGAAACCACTGAACTGAAACTTTATACTTACGCAGGCGCTAACGCGATACAAGCGCTGATGACCACCGAAAAACGTAACTACGTTTTAGCGGCAGGTAGTGTAAGTTATCAGTCTACCGATGAAATCGTGGAAGACTACTTTGCAATCTAAGAGGCCGGATATGTCCGAACCACAATTACTGCGCTCCGTATTAAAGAAAATCAAAAGTCAAAGTGAAGACATTCAATCATTGGCTTTAACGCTCGGTTATGCGCCGGGCGATTTACGTTCTAAATCCTACGTGAACGCGTCAAGCATTGTACTCACGCCTGATGAGCGCCTTGCTTATGTCCTATACCTGAGACGGTTAGGCTATGTTTGTGCTTTACCTGAACAACTCCCGTTTACCGATGGGGTGAACCACATCAACTTTTACTCCAACGGTCGTACTACCGTGGGTAAGATGATCAGTAACTTCTACGCGAAACCCGACGGGTCAAAATTTGACACGATACACGGTCAGTTCCTGACGTTGGAAGGTTACTATCACTACTTGCGTATCGTTGACTACATGTTACACATGGGTTACTCGATTAAAACGATGGGACGTCTGGAGACTGAATTTCCTGATATTCTTCGTTTACGTACGTTAACGGGTACGGAATGTATTCAGTTAGGTCGTCGATTAAAAGCGGCAATTTACGGGAAAACGGATTACCGTCCCGGTGAGTTTAGTAGCTACGCGACTGGTGCATTTAAGAATGCACTGCTGCGTAAGTTGCACCTATTGCAATACGACGGGTCTTGTTTAGGTAATACCCTGTCTTACTGCCATTCGATGAATCTTCCGTTCTTGCATTATTACGTCATGAACGGTCGGGTGATTACACCACTACATTCTGAATGGCTTCCTAATCTGGTGATTTCTATTGTAGAAAACATCGACTATAACGACTCGACGTTCGATATTACGGACGTCAGTGAACGTATGGGATTAATCTAATGGGATTGTTCGATACCCTAGCGCGGCTGGATAAAGCGCAGGAAGAAGAAATCATTCGTGTTGCTGGTGAGTCCATTAAACACGAAGTCGAAAAGGAATACTGCGTTTGGGTAAAACCGACGCAAGCGGGATGGGATTGGCTCCACGCACAAGAAGCCAAGATGTTCATGGACATTCTCATGCCGATAGAAGGTGGGCGTCGTCGTATCCGTATTAAAGAAGACGGAACGGCACAGCTAACGCTTAAGCGTAAATTCCTGGACGGAAAGGTTGAAGAGAATTCGGATATCGGGATTAGTTCCGCACTCTCTTTTTACAAAGACGGTTATTTGGCACACCTGGTGAAACGTATTCACTTAGAGCCGGGTGAATTAGCCGATAAAGGGGCTAAGCATTGGGATATTGATATTTTCACAATCACCACCGGACACCCTGCCATTGAAGTTTCAGGTGACTTTAACGATCTTATCACCGAGATGCGTAGTAGCACCAGCGTTGGTGACTGGGTGAAAGTTGAACTGGAAGTCGAGCGTTACGAGATTGCGGATGTGTTGTCCGTGATTCCGTTTGAGTTTGACGGCCATATTCCGGCTACGCCAAAAGATCCTGAAGACCAAGAATATCTTCGTGATTACTGGGATTCAGTTACCCGTATGTAACACCTACCCTACTCCTGTCTGGGAGTAGGGTATTTTTATTTTTTACCCTAAAGGAGAATTACCATGCAAGCTCAATTTTTTAATACCCCCAACGGTTTCGGTTTTAAATTCCCTGAATTTGTTTTACCAAAACAAGTTATTGAAGTACCCTTCCCCCGTTATGTGCTATTAGGACTGCGCACTGTACTTGCCAACTTCTCAGGAAAGACTGTGGACATTCGCGTGTGGTCAGGTTCGGGAAGTCCTGGTGGTGTTTTGTTTGTCGATTACAATTGGATTAAAAGAACAGGTTTTCCGCTTGTACGAAAAGTTGAAGCTGTACACGGATTATCCTTCCACAGTCTACTAGGGGATTTATCGTTTCCTGAAACCGGCGACTATTCTTCTCCTGCGGATGACGAATACCAAATTCATCTTGTTTTGTTGAAATGATTTTTACAGTTGGGAACAAACTTATGTCTCCCAAGACTGCGTTTAAGCGGAGAAACAATTATGCGTGGATATATTCTCGATCTTGCAATTTCTGTAGAAGAACTTGTGGAAAAACTCGGCGGTACTGGTCGTGGACTTCATGAGAAGACCAAAAGCATAGCCTATCTTCTCGAACCAAAATACGAACGGAAACTCCACATGATTGCTTCCGTTCGCAACAAAGCCTCTCACAGGAGAATTCTTCCCGATCGCATAGACGTCTATGAGCAAGCTGTGGAAGAAACGAGACTCTATTTAGAAGAACTGATTGGGGAAGAAGAACGGAAACGTCGTTGTGAAGAGGAAATAAATCCCAGCTGTCTGGAACGCGAAGCGATGTGGAGAGAACGGGCAGACGAGGCCAAACGACGTAACGAAGAGAAAAGATGGGACGATATGAGTGTAATAGAAAGGATAGGTTGGGGTGCCGGTATTGCAATCATGGGAGCTGCGGTTGCGTACCTTAAAATAAAGTCTCGTGACTAAATCGGGTATCGGAAATGAAACAAATACAGTTAACTGATCATGTTAATGCGTTTAAACACTTTCTGGATAACGCGGGTATAAAACCTGGCGAACAGACAGACGCATGGACTGCACGTGTTTACGGAAGTATTGGCAAAGTCTGTGAGTCCACGACAACACAGGACGGGTTGTTTGTTGCTAAAGCAGTAGGTATTGCCTTGTGGGATATTGCTGCTTTGGTTTACGTGATGAATAACGGGGATTTACGTCCCCTTGAAAAATCTTTACACCGACTACTAGCCATTAAGAAATGGAAAAATGAACATCCTGAGTCAATCGCGCTTACGTTGATGCCAGAAGCGGTACTTGCTATCAAAGCGGTGCGCAGTTGTACCGCCCGTGCACAAATGGAGCGTCGGTTACACCTCACGACGCTCTTTTATCAATTGGCCAGAATTGTAAAGATGTACGGCCTAATCTTCGACCGGGTTCTACAGAACGGACGTATAAGTTGGACAGAAGAACTAAGCGGTTCTCCGTTCTATACAAAACTAAAGCTTAAAGACATTTTGAAGGATTAACATGGAAAACTATTCGGGTTGGGCAATTTCGCAATGCATTGGCTATTCTTTACGTTCTTTAGTGCGTACGCTTTATAACAAAAACTCAGGCGAAGCTATTACACCACAGTTACTGGGCAAATTGGAAGTCGAAGTTAACCACAAATTAAAGCAGTTACTCGACAGCCACGTAAGAACAATGCGTTGGGAGTTCTTGCTACGTGGTAAGAAGCCTTCAATTACCGTTGTAGCAGAAGGCAGTGAAGTCGTACTGCAATCCAACGCAGACCTATTTGAAATTTTAACTGAACTCGAAAAGGACAAAATCTAATGAAACAGTATTTAGCGTTAATGCAAGACATTCTGGATAACGGCGTTGTTAAGAAAGACCGTACAGGTGTAGGGACACTTTCTGTATTTGGTCGCCAACTACGTTTTGACCTGAAAGAAGGTTTCCCATTAGTTACTACGAAAAAGGTTCACCTGAAAAGTATCATTCATGAACTGTTATGGTTCTTGAACGGTGACACTAACGTGAAGTACCTGCAAGAGAATGGGGTAAGAATCTGGAACGAGTGGGCGAATGCGGAAGGGGAATTAGGACCTGTCTACGGACACCAGTGGCGGGAATGGATGGATACCAAACTGGTTTATCTTTGGGACGAGCGTAGTAAAGACGTATTGAGAGAACGAGGCTATCGCTACGTTGGTACTATTGCAAAGGACAACCCTGAAGAAAGTATCGTTATTTATCGCAAATCTCACGACCAGATCAGCAAAGTTATCCAACAACTTCTCGAAGACCCTGACTCCCGCCGTATTATTGTTAGTGCCTGGAACGTAAGTGACTTGGACGATATGGCACTTAACCCGTGTCACAACTACTTCCAATTCTACACAACGGAAATGTCACTGCTTGAGAGACTGGAATGGTACGAAGTAAACGAACCGGAAAAATTTGCGAGCGCACCGCTTATTAAACACGAAGATATTGATGATGAAGAACGACTTCATGAAACTTTAGATCGTGAAGGTATTCCGCGTCGTAAGCTTTCGTGTTTCTTCCTGATGCGATCAAACGACGTATTCTTAGGTTTACCGTTCAACATCGCTTCGTACGCGTTGTTAACATACATCGTTGCTCAACAACTGAACATGGTTCCAGACGAGTTGGTTTATAGTGGTGTAGACGTTCATCTGTATTCTAACCATCTGGAACAAGCAAAACTTCAACTTACACGTGAGCCTTACCCGTTACCTAAACTGGTTATCAAACGTAAACCGGATTCTATCTTCGATTACAAATACGAAGACTTCGAATTAGTTGGTTATCAAGCTCATCCACATATTGCGGCCCCCGTCGCAGTATAAATTACCACCTAATTAAAAAGGTATGATAAAATGTCTAAAACTCATGTTAACTATAACATCGTAGTAGAAGAATTATCAAAAGGTTTAACCGATCTGGATTCTAAAGATAATCCGTTTACCGATCGTTATGGTCCCAATGCCTTATCTGAATTTCGTACTATCCGCTACGGTACAGGTAGGCAGATGGGGCTTACAGACTTTGGTGTCGAGTTAGCTAAGAACCATAAAGGGAAAGTGTTGTTCGTTAGCCCAAAAGGGTTCTTAGAGGACGATGTGCTATTCCGTTTGGGTCTCGAAGACTTACCGGAAAACATCACACAAATCAGCGGTTACCAAATGGGTACAGAAAAGGAAAAATACAGCCTTGTCATTGTAGATGACGCTGGGGTTTTCTTTAGCATGTTCCGTTACATGAAGTTCTTCCGCTTACTTGCAAACTCAGTAACTAAAGACGTTGTAATCCATTTAATGGGTTAATTAATGATGAGGGAATTCTTTATGACGAATGATGTCATTAAAGTTACTATAAAGTATATCAATCTGAATAAGAGAATCCGTTGCAAAGTAAATCGTAAAACTATCGCTAGTCGCTGGCGTAAAGGACCACACAAGGGTCGTAAACGCTTTCTGGCTTTTGGGGATGTCTGATGAAAAAACCACGATTTCACAGCCTGAGATTCTTTACAGGTGCTCTATATTTTATTGGCTACAACCGTGTACGTAAGGGTCCTGGTAAATCGAAAGTGCGCATCGTGCGATATAAAGAGACGCCGCCAGGTCTAGCACCGATGGTGAAACTTCTGTCGCCGTTCGCTAACCTTAAAATCAAAACTATTAACCCCTTTGTAAGAAATTTGGAAACTAAAAAATGACTGAAGAAGTTAAAGTAGAAACCGTTAAAGAAACTGACGAATTTGCAATCCCTGGCTTAGACCCGGAAGCTACCGTAGAGAAGGGTGCTGACCCAACTACGGAAGACGATAACTGCTCAGGCGGGGCTTGCAAAATTTAACAGTTCACGGGGTGCTTATGTAGCACCCCTAATCTTTATTCTTTTTTTGTTTAATCTAATGGAGTTTTAAAATGGGCGAACGTTTTAACATCAACGCTATCTACAACATCGTTCTTAACCCAGGTAACTTCCTGGACGAAGTTAACACACAACTACGCGCTATGGACGAGAAAGCGATTCAGTTTGATGCTATCTACACCATCGGGGTAAATCCTGGTACTAACCGTGTTCGCGTAGAAGGTAAACGCCACACCGGTAATCAGGAACTGGACATCGAAACGATTGAAGCGCCGCTTAAACTTACAGGTGCCGAATATAACGGTACAGTAATGCACACCGTATCGGTTCCGGTCTATTCTATTGCGAACTGTGCAGAACATGTTAAAGGCTGGTCTAAAGAACGCGGCATCCTCGATAACGGTAAACTGGAAACCCAAATCACGAAATTCTTTGAAGAGTTTGGTGAAATCGCAACAGGTATCAGTAAAAACAAACCTGAACTGATCATGGATGGTATCGGTGATGCGTTAGTGGTTCTGGTAAACATCCTGGAACTGGGTAAAGACAAACTGTCTGGAGAAATGTCAACCACCGAGATCATCGAGCACGGTTTACAGCTACAGGTGGATGATGTCGCTGACGTTGAAGAACATTTTGATGACAACGGGTATCCGCACCATCTGTATCTCCACGCTACCGAAATCTTCGCTACCGCATTTATTCGCTCCGATGCTGGTTTCGATCAGCTTAACTGGGCTTTGTACCGTCTTGCAAAACTGGCTCTCTACTATCGTCTTGACATTCGCCATTGCTTCTCTTTAGCCTGGCACGAAATCAAAGACCGTAAAGGCTATCTGAACGCTGACGGTATTTTTGTAAAAGAAGCAGATTTGGCGAAATAAATAAAAGTACCTACCTCCGAAAGGAGGTAGGTTAACTTTCTTATTTTTTTTCTTTTTTTAAGCGCCAGGAACAATTCCAGAAGAGATATACGTCAAACCGTCAAGTTCGGTAACTTTAATCAGCTTCGAAATATCCTTACCGTCAGATGGCAGTTCAGTTAAGTACACTTCCAACTGACCTGTCCAAGCCAAAGATCTCCCGTTCATGATAATGATGGTTTTATCTCTGCTGTCTGGTGCAGCTGTTGGGTTCTCAACTTCGTCATCCGTAATCTGCAAATTGTACTTAGTGCGAAAAAGCTGTAGTACCTCAGATACCGTAGCCGCATTAACACCCGCAACAGAAACTACAAAGTCACCTAACAGGTGCTCTAAATCCAACCGACGATAAATAACGTCAATTTTACCAAATGTTTTCTGCTCGATGATACCCTGGACGCTAAGTTGAGTATTTAATCGCGTAAATTGAGTTTCTGGTGTTTCTACCGCAGGAATATGTGACGGCGTGCCGAAATTCAATTTATCGATTGTAATACCTTTCTCTACCAAACCTGGATTCTTTTTTACTAATAACTCATAAACCAGTTGTTTTCCTGATTTACCTAATAGCGTATTAGCCATTATTTCCTCTCAAACATTAACGTGCTTGCGGCAGGAAGATGTTCGCGATCTGGCGTGCTGGGATAACATCCAGTGCCGAGTTAATAAAACTACCCTGTGACCATGCAGATGCCCAGTTTTGTGCCCAGATGCTCGCATTAATCTTGGCACGCGCAATACCGTTAGTACGTTCGTACAACGTAGCACCACCTAAACACGCCATAAATTCACTGAATTTGTTATCATCATCCCACACACCTGTGTCAGTAACAATGGGCATGTACATAACGCGAGTCAAATCACGAATAGTAACAGAGATGTCGCAAGACAGTGGGACGGAATCACCTGGCCGCCAACCTAAACCACCCACACCGAACTGTAACGACATCGACGTCACCATCGCGTTACGGAAAGAAAAACGTCCTTGTGAATAACACTCTAAATAGAACGGGTGAGTAAAAGATTGTTTACCTGTAGCCAGAGGACACACTGCTGCAATCCAAAACGAAAGCGGAACTAACAAATCCTGGAAAATATCCAGGTCGTTACCCGACCAACAACGTAAAGGAATGGTTAAAGTAATGTCGTCTCCTGATGCGTCAGAACTATCCCAGACTTCTGGGAAGTCTATCACCGAGGAGTTGTACAACGACATTATCCCTGTCAAATGTAGGGTGTCTGCAACGCCTCGCATCGCTGACTTAATACCGGAAACTAAAGCATCGACCGCACTAAAACCGGTTTGTCCACCCGACAGGTTAACCTCCAACGAACGCGCTTTTGCTGTTGCGGAGTTTACCATCCCGGAAATCTCAGGTTCTTTCGTGGAGTTAGAGAACGAACGCGAAACGGTGTCTTTACCGTCAATACGCCAAGTAACCCATTGTGAACCGTTCTTAATCTCTGACAGGACGTTATCGCCAACATCCGCAACCATATCGGTAAACTCTTTAAAGAACGTTCCTACTTTGGATTCATCTTTACCTTTGTTCATCCAATCTTGAACTTCGACAATATCGCCCTCAGTAAGATCCTCCGGGTTCTTTTCATCCAACGTAGAGTTCAACTGCTTAGCAGCTGCCGCACGTTTCTCCATAGCCTGACGGGTTTTTTCCTGCTCTGACTGGATTTGTGCAGCTTGCTCTTGCAGTTCATTAGCGGTACCACCCACCACCAGGCTATTACTCATCTGTCCGATGAGTTCGTCTTCCTGGCTGTCAATATCCTGTATCGGAGAAGCGTAACCCCCCTTTTCACTTCTGGCAACTTTTTCCAAGTTGTATAGTGAGACTTCGAACTGTTCTGCTTTTAGACGTACGTTATCGCTGTAAGTAGCATTATAGTAAAACGCACGTAAGCGACTGGCAAACAATTCTTCATCGTCACCGGATTCTACACGAATCGCGTCGATAGTTTTAGCCTGGTAGTTCGCCAAGGTCTGGTAACGGTTAATCATTCGGTAAATGTCAAACTCACCGTTCGCTTTCCAGACTTCGGGCAAAGATTCATACCACTCTTTACGATCTTTATGGTAACTATTTTCTTTACTTTCGGTATCGTAACCCAACGCAAAAGTCCCTAACACACCCGTTGGTACTAAACGACGATAAATTAGCTGGGTGTTCAGGATGTTTTGCACTGCACGTAAGTACAGATGCATTGTGGGCTTAACGTAATAGTATCTTGACGTTTCTTTATTCAGCGCTGCCGAAAGAATCCTCGGTGTAATCAGAATCACCGCGAATGCCACAGTACCCACCGTCGCCCAAATAGCAGCCGCACCGATATACGATGCCGCTGTTCGAATAATTCCTGGATAGTCACCTGTACGTGCAAGATACGCCAGGTTAGAGTCGTACATGTTCGCAAAGAACGAAGCCATACCCAGATACTTCGGTTTACCGAAACGGCAATGAACGTAAAATGAGTTCTGGCTGATACTTTCGTAGTAATACGTCCCTAAGCGATAAGACCCTGCGGCTGAGGAATTATAAAGGGACTCGGTACCGCTCTTAGTCGCGTCGGGTTGTGCAAACGCGCCTGTTGAGGAAGGGTCTGCAAAAAGTGTAAACTGGGGCGGTGTGTTAATCGCTTTACTACCACCAACTGTGGTGTCTTCAAACGACATCATACCACCGGAATAGCGGCGCAAGGCCAGGAAACGTTCATCTCGGCCATCGACTGCGCCATTAAATAGGTTTTTGACCCAGCTTGAGTCGTTAACTGTTCTAGCGTCCACTTTCTACCTCTTTAAGATGGGGGTGGTTTCCCACCCCCGTATGTATTAACCTGCACGTCTAACGTTAAGCTGTCGTGCTGGCTGTTCAACGGACATTTGTCGTGATGCTGAACCTGCTGGTGCCGTAGGTTTAGACGATACAGTGTTTTGAACCGGCTGCGGGCGTTGTTTAAGGATCGTGACAATCTCTTTGAGATAGCCCGCCGATTCTTTCGCAACAGCCAACTGCTGAACACTAATCGGATCACCATTACTGAGTGTAGGCCCGTTTTGTGCATCAGAAGTAACCGCAGGTGCCGGTTTACTCGTCGCTGCTACGCGCTGCATAGCACCTTCTTTCACCTTCTCGACATCTTCTTCAGGCAACCCTTCGTTTCTGGCTCCGGCTGCAACGGTCTCCCCAATCATAGAGGCGTCGCCGCCTGCACTACTACCGCCAGGTGACGGTACTGCCGGACCACCACTGGTTGCGGCTTTGACGTTGTCTGCACTCATTGCACCTTTCTCTGCTAACGCATCGTCACGACGCGCCGCATTGGACGCAGGCAAGTTATCCGTCGCTCCAGAAATTGATGGATCGTTAGCTGCCCCTGCTGCTACCGCCGGAGAGGAGGCAACCGCAGGCGTTAGCCCTTTCACCATGTCTTTCGTTGAAGCTGGGTTAGCCGCAATTTCGTTTGTCGCCACAGCACCCATACGGCGGTTCAGTTCATTAATAACTTCGCCAACAGTACGAATACGAACAATCTGTTTGCCACGCATTTCGTAGAAGACCCCCTTATTACCTCTAAGGATTTGAGGAGTAATGCCTTCTGCTTTGTCGGCTGGCATGTTCGGATTCTGACGCCACGCATTAAGGAACTTCTTACCACCGCCTGGACCCAAGAAGTGATACAGATACGCAACAGCCGGAGGCGGTTCTACACCACCCAAGTCTTTCTGCGCCTGCATGATATTGTCACGAATAAACTGTACCCCGAGGATGGTATTTGCCCACGGGTCATACTGGTTTACTTGCGGTATACCGTACCGACGAGAATACCCTTTCATCATTCCAGACCACGTTTTGTCAATGAACTGGAACAACCCTGCTGCTGACGCACCTGGGTTCTTGACACCGTATTTGAAATCAGATTCGGCTTTCGCCATCGCAATCGCGACCGCAGGCGGAACACCTAAGGTATTTGCGACATCCGCAATCATCGCTTTAACGCCTTCTACGTTAGGTGATTTACCATCACCCAGTTTGCTGATTGGATACTTCTCAGCCAAGGTTTTGTAATCACCTTCTTTGACGTCCCCGAGTTTAATCCCGGATTGGCCCGTAGAGAACTTCGCGTAATTGCTGATGCCCATCTCACCCACAACTTGAGTCAGATCGCCCGGTGTACCGTAAGACGACCCACCGTTTGGCAAGTACCCATCGTTAGACGCTGTACCCCAATCAACGACACCTTTGAAACGATCTTTGGTATCTTCGTCGGTTTGATACATTCTCGTCGCACGATCGGCTTTCTGCCACTTCGCACGTTTTCCTGCTGCGGGTGTAGAGCGCAGGGTGTTACGAACAGCCAGGTCAGGTTCTTTTGACAGTTCTTTCAGGTTGGCAAGTTCAGTAGCAACAGAACCTGCGTCAGTGTTTGCTTCCTCACCCAGCGGGTTGAATGGAATCTCCCACACGGACTGACGAATACCGCCCTTCATGTTGTAAGCGCCACGAATCATCAACGCTAATTCGTACATGAACCCACCGGATACTTTCAATTCGGTAGGGTCTGCTTGCGGAATGTAACGTTTCAGACCAACGACGTAGGTCATATACGCCGGTAAGAAACGGTTGTAGAACCAGTTCTTACAACGCTCCTCTTTAGGACCACCTATCAGGTCAGGCGAGATAACCGCAATGGCTTCTTTCCAGTTGCCTTTATAGGTACAGTTCTTCACATCAATGTCTTTCAACACGTTCTTCTCTAACAGCGTGAAAAGATTACGCGTTGTTTGGTTGATAGTAACCGCACCGTAGGTTTTCCACCTGACCGATTCCAGGTCTTCCAAATCGCTTTTCTTCGGTAACGAATGCCAGTCAACTTGGATTTGAACCTGTTCAGTTCCGTCTTCCCAACCTTCAACCTTCGCAACTTTCTCGTTACGTTCAGCATCCGCATTCGCCAGTACCTGACTGGTTTCAGCAACGGACGCAACTTTGTGGCCTTCGACGGCATCACGCATACCCGAACGTTGTTTCCGTTTGTCGTCGGTACGCATGTTGATTGACCGCCACACACGTTCCTGTGCTTCGACAACCTCTTCCCCTGACAAGAACTCTGCCGGTGTAAAGGTAACGAAATCCCACGCTTTAGAGAACCAACCCTGGTTAACTTTACGCGGGTCAGTCAACGAACGGAATTCCACAGAATCTTTACCCATCTTCATTTTGTTGTAGAGGGTAATCATATCCGCTTTCGACACTTTCTTCGGATCACCGACATCTGCCAAAGCGATATCGTTATCCATAGACTTCAGTGCTGAAATCCAACGGAGGTAAATCGGTGCGAAACGTTGTAGCATAAACGCAGTAAATGCTAACATCTCACCACGTTCTTCTAAGTTTACACCGAACCCTTCTGCGAGTTTCTTCACGTCCTCGGAAGACAAGCCACGTAATTGTGCTTCACCCCCTTCGGTATACGAGACGTAAGGTTTCAAAGCGTCTTCTAAATAACGGGCTTTCATACCGTCTTCAGAAGACCACTGGTCGTAGTCACGGAAACCGTATTGTGCCAGACGCATATAGTCGAGGTACTGTGCTTTCACACGGGTAGCGCATTTATACGCCCAATAACCCAGACCGGCGGCAGTCGCACCGATCACAATTGCGGGCCATCCCACCGCTGCTACCACCGTAGACGCAGCCGAGGCTACCGCAGTCACCGCCGGAACCGCTAAACGCTGGACGGCAAACTTACCAACGTTCCACACTGCTTTACCAAGGAACCCGGTAGGTTTAAAAATACCCCACTTCGCAACTTTACCCAGTATGGAACCCACCGTACCTAAGATACTCACGATTGGTCCTACTAACGGTAGCCCTTTGAGGAAGTCCATCACCCCGCCTTTACGTCCTTTCTGTTCGGCGGATTTCTTGGCTTTCTCTTCTTCCTTAGAACGTCTACGACGACGGAAGAATTGGAAGTAGTCGCGTTTTTCATCATTGGCTGCCGGTTTGTTACGTTGTCCGAATTTACTGAACATCGTACGAATCAAGCCATCTGGCGCACCAGCACGTTCCGCAGAGTCACGCATGGTGTTAAACCAGGACATTTCCTGGAGGTTAACCATCCGGTTTAAACGTTCCAGTAATGCTGAACCAACACTCTTCGCTTTCTGCTTACCTTTGTTGATAACGCGTCCTGCGCTATCCGTTGCGGTTTCGAAATCCTCCTTCGCTGCGTTAATCACGCGTGTTGGAGAAACCTTACCACGGGCGTATAAGTGTTGACGGTAAAACTCAGCAACGTCATCGTCACGACCTGCTAAACGAGACTCCGTCCGATAACGTGTGGCAATGTCGTAGCGTGGATCGCGGAAGCTATCTACCGTTTCGCCAAAGCGTCCACGGAAACGGTCAAACCACCCTTTACCCGCAGCACCCCAACGTGACAGTCTATCGCCAACACCATGACGGAAACGCGAGAACCGGTCACGTTGTCTGCCTCGCCAATCCCGGAAATTCTGGAAATAGTCTTTAAACCCATCGCGGAAATCCTTAACACGGTTAAGCATCCCTTTGATAGATTTCGAGCCAACGTTTTTCTCCAGTTGCTCCGTCCAGGATTCATCTTCAGGCTCACCGTCTAAACGACGGTTAAGGAGTTTATAGATACGAATCAGGATATGGTTGGTCTTACGGCCATTCGACCAGGAGAACATGCTGAAACCGCCGCCAGAACCACCGTCCTTACGATTCTGCCACCACCGGGTAAGTGGGTTGTCAGTCGCTAACTCTTTGAATTTCTCAAAGCCGCGTTTTGCATTGTTCCACAAACGAGCAGGCATTCCGGTTACGCGAGAAATCATGCTTTGTAAACGCGTTTTCTCACTACCCTCGGGAATCTCGTTAAGCCACTCACGTGCTTTCTCGAAGATAGACGCTGCTCTTGGTGAGATTAGACCAATCAGTTTCTTCGGTAAGTTAACAGCTTTGTTTACCGCTGTACCTGCTTTACCAGAGATATACTGGAACAGGGCCTGGAGCTTACCACCTTTATAGAAGCGCAGTTTACCCGCAGCCGCTAAGTCCGCCGCTGCGAGAATCAAGTTCCCGGCTTCGTCAACAATATCACGACCCAGCTTAATGTCGTCTAACGAGCGGAGTTGTACCAACTTGTTGGTTTTAGGGTCAGCCTGATAATACTCACCTGCCTCTAAACGGCTACCTTGTAAAACAACATTGCCTTTCTCGTCGTAGATGTCTCGAACACCAAGAACGCCTTTCCCGAACGCTACTGCTGAATTCCAGCCTGTGGACAGCGTACCAGTAACTAAACCTTTCAGTCGTTCAAAAACACCTGGACCGTCAGAAGACCCACCGGAGAACTTCCCACGGATAAAACTGCCCAGTGACTGTAAACGCCCTTTTCCTCTCAGGAACATGTTCTTCGCAAAACGACCAGCACCCGTACCGGTGTCCCAAAGTACGCCCGCCCAACGACGGAACAGCCCACTTTCACCAAGCACAATGCGCTTACGTTTGCGTTTGTTACCGGTACTACCCGCGTCTTCAGATGCGTCACCCTCACCGTCACGACCACCACCTAAGCTGGCCAGCAGGATGCCTTCCTCATCCATGTTCTTAACATGTTTCAGAATTTCCTGCACGGTGTTGGATTCGGATTTGTTACGGATAGCATCAACGATTCTATCAAACTGTTGCTCTAAACCCGCATTAGTGTCAGGCCGTTCGCTTAACAGTTCAACAAAGTTGGTGGATTTTTCACCGTAGAGGACAGCAGCAAGTTGTCGTGCCGACAGCCCACGACCACCACGTCCACCTTTACCTTTAACGGTGTCAATAGTCGACTCGTCACCGGTTACGGAAGCGTCTACCCCTAAACGACGTAAGTAGTCACCTAGCGCAGAACCGTTTTTCAGTTTGCGCTGGATTTCTTGTTCACGCGTTAACGAACGACCGGAACGGGTTTTCCCCATGGCCAGGTCGTTGTATAGCGTATACGGATCGTTAATGTCTTTATCTACATCAAACCGATCGTTCTTCGCATCGTACTTAAAGATACCTGCGTCACGTAACGCATTCTCACCGTAGATAATTGAAGCTTCGTCTACCGTGTTTTGACGTGCACGTATCGTTGACTGAATGGCTGAAATCTTACTAGCAATCTCATTGCTAAGTTCGTGATGACCGCCTGTCAGTTCTGAAGACCGTGCTTCTAAGACCGCCTGAATCGCTTCTACCGCGTTTGCATTCATGTAACGATACATGTGCATCGGGTCTTTCAGCAGACTGCCTACGTCGAATGCCTTACCTTCAGACGCACGGGATTCGATATAGTCCGCCAGCGCCTGGCGAGTTTTCGAATCCAGGGTTTTGTCTTTGTCGATAAAGTCAACGGTTTCGTTAATGTACTGCTGTAAACGCTTCCGCTGTTCATCGTTCGCAACCGCTTTACGGACACGGTTACCGATGACTTTACGGTCAATCATCCCACGCGTGGTTAAATCGTACACCTGGTCGTGGTGTTCGCCGTACCCGCGACGAATAGATTTGTTAATCTCCGTCAGCAAAGTCGGGATGACTTCCGTGATGCTAAGATACGCTTTACGGTCGAACTTCGCGGCAGCGGATAACGCTTCTGCTGAACGTTCTTCTAAAGCTAATCCCTCACGACGCAGCGGTGTCACTAACCCCAACTCGTGCATTAAACGGAAGACGGTGGCCAGTGGGCCGTCTATCTCACCAGCAATCGCCGAGTTAGAGATAGAAGATAAGTTACCGAACCCGTAGCGTGCCAACTGAAGCCGTTTCATGACTTCAGGGTTCTTTTCTAACTCACTGCGTGTCCAGTTCTGTAAACGTTCTACTTGCGGTTGTAAGAATCGTTTTGCTAACCAACCACCGGCAAACCCTGCGACTTTACCTCGGCTATTCGTACGACGACGTTCTGGCGACAGTGTAGAACTGTCATCCATGCCAAAGTCGTCTTCCTGACCCATTGACAGAACTTGTTCTAATATCCCGCGTCCGTCGCTGAAGATATTCGAAATCTTTTTCTTCGCGTTCTCACGAATCTGATCAATAAAGTTATCCGCGTAACGCAAGGGGTTCATCCATTCGGCAGCTTTACGTTTTACGTTAGCCCAACGAACTTCAGAGAATTCCTCTTTTGCGTAGTCCGGCAACGCGGTGTTTTTAACAATCGCTTCAAGTGCCGGGGTGTTACGGCTAAACTCATCCTGTTTAAGTTTAGCAATATCTTGCAACGCGAATAACGTACGGTATTGCAGTTCTAACTGTTTACGCTGAACGTTAAGCATCACCCCACGACTTAAACTGGTCGTCAGGTTAACGTCTTTCGCAATACCGATAACCGTCTGGAACAGCGCATCAGACTTCATGTCCTTGATGGTGTCACGAAGACGGTCTTCTACCATTCCTTCCTGAACTTCACGTTGTTGTTCAGGTGTTTGTGGGGTACCTGCAAAAACAGTGTCTAACTCACGATCCATTAATGCTTGTTTAGGATCGTAATTCCCGTAATCGTACTGGTCGCTTTTCGCCCATTTATCGATCTTACGGGTTACGCTGTCAGGCAAATACCGTTTTAGGGTTGGGCCTAATTGACGAGCTTGTGCCTTCACCACGCGGGAGGTCTTTTCAATCTCGTCTTTCGTATGGGCCAGAATGTCTTGACCTGCGGCTTTGACGTTCTTATAACCTTCATAAGCGTCAGACGCCGGTTTTGGCATTCCTTTTAAAATGACCTGATCACGTTTATTTTCGGGCCAGATAGTCGACAATGCCGACTTACGGGCAGCACGAAATGTGTCCATGACCGGGTTACGCGATTGGTCTTGTTGACGAGGGGGCTCATCAAAATCGTCCCAGTCGTCCATGTTATCAAGATCGATTTCATCGAAATCGTCTTTACCTTTTTTAGCCATAACGTTTAATCCGTATCAGGAGATTTAGCGTGAATAAACTTAATTGGGTTGACTTTTATCTGCTCAATGTAAACAAGTCTCTTGTGTCGCGATTACGACCCGTCACGACCACAGATACTTTTCAAGGGTTGACAAAAAACTTTCACCCTGAAGGGTTGTACTCCACGGAGATATTCGGTCTTACGGGAAGTGAAGCCCGAGACTCAACGTTTTCTTACATTGATATTAAATTAGATATCATTTCGCCGACGGTGTGTTTGGCGTTATTCCAACTAAAACAACTCTACGAAGAAATTTGTTCTGGAAAACGCTACGCAACCTGGAGCGAAAAAGAAAAAGATTTTGAACCGGCTTTGCCTGGCGACGCTGGCGCAGATACCGGTTTTAACTTTTTCCTTAGTCACTACAACGACTTAAAACCCGGACGTAACGAATCGTTACAACGTGACGAAACGGTGGATTTCTTCGAGAAGTTCCGTCCCGTGAGTCTTAGCCGCTATGTTCTCGTATTACCCGCGGGTTTACGTGATTTGGTGGTTAGACAAGACGGTAGGGAACAGGAAGAGGAAATCGGTGGGTTATATCGTCGTTTGATTTCTTTGGCCAGGGCGATTCCTGACCGTGCTACACGGGTTGAATTAACGAACCCTGTACGATGGAAACTCCAACAAACCTTTAACGAAATCTGGATGTACTTCTTTAACATCCAGGACGGTAAAGGAGGTTTCCAACGTCGTAAAGTGACGTCGCGTAAACTGATGAACGGGACACGTAACGTGTTGTCCTCATTCTCCACAGGCTCTAAATGCATGGGACGTGAGGATGCGATTCGACCGACCGACACCAAAATTGGTTTGTATCAGGGTCTGAAAGCGTTGCTACCTGTTGCGCAATACCAGATACGTGAACGTTACCTCGGTAACATTCGTGCTGGCGATGGCAACCTTTATGGCGTGAACACCAAAACGCTTAAACGTGAGTTCTTGGAGGTTGGGGGTCGTGTTTACGACACCTTTACCACGGACGATGGCATCGAAACATTAATTAACCGGATGGAAGCTCGCGAGCTTCGTCATCAACCGTTAATGATTAACGATACCCATTATGTCGCACTGGTCTACCAAGACAACAAACATTTTAAGGTGTTCTACGATATCGACGAACTGCCTAAAACGTTTGACCGTAAAAACGTCCACGGAATGACCCTGGTAGAATTACTCTATTTATCGGGTTACGAACTGTGGAACAATTATTTCGGTTTCGTTACACGTTATCCCGTCACCGGTCGAGGCTCGACGTACTCATCGACCATAAGATTGGAGACCACCACGTCATCTTTATACCTAAAAGAACTGGAAGATGACTGGGAGACTGAAAAGCCACACGGAGCTATCAGTTATCCTGACAGGTCGGTTCCAACCTTTGTCGAGTCGATGGCACCGCACCCGTCACGATTGGGTGGCTTAGGGGGTGACTACGATGGTGACACCGGTTCACTTAACGCGCCTATGTCGCAAGAAGCACTCGAGGAAAACCGTAACTGGATACACTCGAAGAACTACTGGTTCGATTCAGACGGGAATTTCAAAATCAATCCTGTCAACAACGTGATTAAACGTGCGACGCAAGCGTTATTAAAGAATCCAAAAGGCTAATCAATGCTGCTCATTAAACAGTTTAACCAACGCTTCTCTGTGCGTAAAACAGACGAGTTTGGTAATCCGAGGATTATCCCGCTCGAGAAGCTCCAGATACCACGAGGCTCCATACTGCACGTCGTGGATCTCGATCAGGTGGTCTTAGCGCCACCTGCTACGCTGGAAATCATCCAGCCGTTGGAAAAACCTGCACAAATTCGCCACCACTTTAAACTTCCCGAAGAAGGGATCAGTGGGCATCCACGTAACAAACCTGTGCAGGGGCAAGAACGTGCTATCTTTGCGTATCATCGCGCTAACCGTCCAATTCGTCGTCTGACTTCAGATGACCTGATTCGTAAAGACTTAAAAGTTCTCCTTATTGAGAACTATACACCGATGTTATCGCACTACTATTATCCAGACACTCAACTAGCCTGGTACGACAGACTGCGTAACATCCAGCTGTTAATGACTAACCAGTTCAAATACGACACGCAAGAATACATGCGTCAGAACTACTTCGTGATTGAGCTGGGGTCAACGTTACCGTCTTTCCAGAAGTTCCAAACGACGTATAACGATCGTGTTAAAAGCAAGATTGAAAAGTTCCAGGATTTTAACCTGCTGTGGTTATTGGAACTGTTCGCTTGGGCGTACGGTAAACAGTCCGATTCTCTGTTTGCGGGAATGGACTTAACGCAACTGTCTCGAATGAACTTCATCTTCACCCACAACGGCGGCTTTACGTCGATGAACATGGGTGTCGTGGAGAAGATGCGTAAATCGTCCGGTGGCCGTTTAAGTGACGACCAGATGGCCAGGATGTTCTATCGTACGTTAGTGCGTGTAATGACTCAAGCACCGTCTAATGCTTACGAAGCTGAATTCCTGACACCGGAAGGTGATGAACGTATCTTTGTTAAGGACATCGAAGAGGATACCGTTGACGTCGTTGACGATACAGACGTTGTTAACGACGCTGTGGTTGAATCGGATAACGCTTTCGATGAAAAAGAAGACCTCGTTATTGAGGAGCCGAAAGAAGACGTTAAGCCGACGACTATCGTTATCGAAAAAACGATTGCTCACGATGACATTATCAAACAGGAAGCGCAGAAACTGGCTGAGGCGGGCCGCTTAAGCTCCAAAGCGTATCAATTCCTGTCTGATTCGACCAAACGTTTCGTTCAGTTACCAAACCCGTACAACCCGAAAGAGACTTACGGTGAAGCATTAACCATTCACGAAAAAGACATTGCCGTGAAAGCGGAACCGAAGAAAGTCCAGCGACTGGTTACGGATGAAGGTTGGGCAGAAAACGTCACCGACCAAATGGTGAAACAATACAACCAGACCATGATGAGTAAAGACGTGCTGGCAGCAGTCGCCAGCTCGCAGCGTCTTGGTTTAGCTATTCACAACCACACGATCGAGAAAGAGGTTTCCGTTACGGGAACTATCGAACACCACACCCTGCGTGTTCAACCGATTGGTGGTGAACCGACGACAGTGCGTTTCTCTATCCCTGGTTTAACCGAAGACGGTACCTGGGTAGCAAACGGTGTTGAATACACCATGCGTCGTCAGCGTGTAGACGTTCCGATTCGTAAGGTCGCCCCAGACACCGTAGCGTTAACTACCGCTTACGGTAAAAACTTCGTACGTCGTAGTGACAAAGTCGCAAACGACTACGGCCGTTGGTTAACGAACGCGATTATCACGCGTGCCGTAGACCCGACCAACACGGAGATCACCGACGCACGTCTCGCGAACGTTTTCGATCCTACAGAGAAACTTCCTCGTCAGTACACGGAGATTGCACGCCGTATCGCCAGCTTCAATGCAGGCGGGTATATGTGGAACTTCGATTATAAAGAAGCGGTTAACTTCTTTAATGACGAACAGCTTACTGACGCAAACAACGTTGAGATGTTGCCGGTTGCGAAACGTCCGCGCAGTGAAGTTATTGTGGTGATGGATACCAAGTCCATGCTCTATACCGTTAAGGGTAAAGAGTGTACACCACTGGGTACCATCTCGGAAGTGCTTGGCTTCAGTAGCCAGAAAGCGCCAAGAGAAATGACCGAGCTTTCACTGATGGGCAAATCGCTCTCACTGGGCTTCATCTTCTCGTTCTATTTAGGTCTGCAAGGGATGCTTAAACATTTCGGTATTCAGTACGAAATCGTCCCTGTTGGCCAACGTGTAGATAAGAGCACGTACGATTCTATTATTCGTCTCCAGGACAGTAAGTTCCTGGTAACGTGTGATAACGATCAGCAACGAATGATTCTACACGGTCTGGATAAGTACCTGAAACACCTGGTAGCTTATACCGAGTCCGAAGTCGACCGCGAAGACATTTACCTGAACTTAATACGTGATGCAGATGGGCTAACTCCACGCTACATCAACGAGCTGAAACAAATGCGGGCCGCGTTTGTTGATGACATGCACGCACGTATCCTCAGGAAAATGGGTGAACCGGAAACCTTTATCGGGCTATTGGAACGTTCTAACGAACTGTTACAAACCGACCACTCTTTACCGGAGATTAACGGTGATGAAATGATGTTCTTAGGGAACCAACGTATTTCCTACCACATCTACACTGCGATGGTCAGGGCGATGCGTAACTACAACAACGCACCGAACAGTAACCGTAAGTTCGAGCTTACTCAGGACATGATTTGGGGCGCAATTAACTCCGACCCGTCTGTTCTGTTAGCGCCGGGTGCTAACCCTATCCAGTCGATTAAAGAGAAAGACGTTATCACCATGGGTGGTACGGGTGGCCGTAACCGTAAAACAATGGTTTATCACACGCGTGAGTTCCAACCGAGTGACCTGGGTATTGTATCCGGTAACACGGTGGATAACGGTGACGTAGGTATTACTGCTTTCGCCACCAACAACCCGCGTTTTGATACCGTTGACGGCACAACCTATAAACGGGATGAAAAGAAACTGAAGCCGAGCGACACTCTGTCATTTATTGACGGTCTCGTGCCGGATACCCTGATGGACGACGCTAAACGTCAAAACTTCGTTGGGATTCAGTTAGGTTCTGCCACCAGTTGCAACGGCGCTACCACTACCCCTTATCGTACCGAACAGGAGAAATTTGTCGCTCACCGTACATCGGTGAAACACGCACGCGTTATTGATAAAGCAGGTAAAATCACCGGTCTGTCTAAAGACCATATCGAAATTACGTACGAAGATGGAAGTAAAGAAGCCTTTCCTCTAGGGCGCTGGTTCGGCCCCCACGAAGGTACCTTCTATCCGCACACCCTGGTGACTCGCTGGAAAGCCGGTGACAAACTCCCGGCCGGGGCAGTCATCACCTATAACGAGCAACACTTTGAACCCGATATCTACGACCCTACTCAGGTTTCCTGGAAAAACGGGGTGCTGGCTACCGTCGCTCTAATCGAAGCTGAAGAAGTAATCGAAGACTCCAATGCTATTTCTGAACGGTTCGCGAAGAAAATGGTTGGGCAGGTTACTAAGCTGAAAGAAGTGGTGATTAACAGCAACCAGATGCTCCTGGAAATCGTTAACGAAGGGGAACACGTTGACGTCGACACAATCCTATGCACATTTACTGACGACCTTACGGGGGATATGAGTACCTTTAGTAAGGAAGCAGCACAAACGTTGCAAAGTTTAAGTTCGTACGCGCCTCGTGCTGGGGTTCGTGGTATCGTGGATAAAATCGAAGTCGTATATCACGGTGAAACCGAAGACATGACGCCTTCACTGGCAGAACTGGTACGTAAATACGATCGCATTCGTCGTAAAGCAGCATTGGCTGTTAATCGTGGCGATCCGGTATCAGGGAGTGTTAATGGGGATTACCGTGTAGAGGGTGTACCGTTAGCCTTTAACTCGCTTTGTGTTCGATTCTTTATTACGCACGAAGTGGAAATGGCCGCAGCGGATAAGATGGTTATTGCTAACCAGCTGAAAACCACTGTACAAGAAGTGATGTACGGGGAAAACAAAACAGAAGATGGCGATGACATTGACATTTTGTTCGGTCGTGATTCTGTCGACGCACGTATCGTAGGTTCTATCCAACGAATCGGTACCGCAAATGCTGTGGGTGAACAAGCAGGGATTCTTATCGGTCGTATCCTCGACGGCGAGTCCGTGCCTGAGTTACCAGCGACACTTAAATAATCTCAAGGGGTGGGTCGCTCCCACCCTGATAAACTCCGGAGTAGAGAATGTCTATTTTAGATAAAATCAAACAGCGACACGGTATTCCGACTGGGAAAAATATTACCCAGCAAAGCGTGGAAGGCTATAGCCCTATCCAACGTACTAACTACGTGTCTTTGGGCAACACGGTTGAACTGACGACCGAAATCGTGCACGGATTGATTCGTGGCAATTCTGGAATGTCTGACCGTATCGGCGATCAGAAACTGCTGAAACGCGATATCGCTGACCTGGTGGGAGCTCGTTTGTACACGAAGCTTCAGGACGCCATCACCACCAATAATGAGGTTAAACAATGATCAGTTTATACTCGCTGAACGCAGTTACCAACGCCATGAAGCTGTGCAAACAGCACAACATTCAACTCGGCACCGACGTTGACTCTCCGGTTGACCTGCTGAACCGTGCGGTAGATCCATCTCGTGTTTTTGATACCACCATTACTGACGAACAGTTCTTCCAGGAACTGCCAGCAATCACTCAGCTGAAACGTCCGACGGAGGCAACGTCAGAAGCGTCCGTTATCCGTGACGGTGCCATTGAGCCAGAAGCGCTGCGTGTTGACGATCATGAAACTACGCTGTTCGAACTGAAGAACATGGCAATTCAACGCTGCAACGGGATGCTTGATTTCGCCCGTAACGTGGTGCAACCGTTCGTTCAGTTGGTTATTCAGAACAACGTTATCGACGAAGTTAAACCGTTGGTAGAAGACTGGAACCTGATTCCGGTGGGTATCGACAGCTGTGTTGATTCTCCAGTTGTCCAGGCACTGATTCAGGAAATCGCTAACCCGATGGGCAACGGGACGACTTACGACCCGATTAATTTCGACGTTCCAACCAACATCGAAATCCCAGAAACCGGTGTTAAGGCGTACGACGAGTTAGTACGTAGCCTGCTTAACGATTTAGGCATTAGCATTTACGATGCGGCTAAACTGATCCTGGCCGGTAACAACACCGTACCGGTTGCAAGCAACGCACCGATGATTCTGAAAGAGCGTGTGCTGGTTCTGCTGCTGTCTTCCTACTACATCGAACGTCCTTGGCCTGACTCTGGCGTTGACGCGTTGAAGTGGAAAGCAGAGATGGGTCGTGCTTACTACACCTCTATCGGTTGGGTTTACGGTTTCGAAAAAGAAATCCTGAACCGTGTCGCGACAGGTAACATTATTTACAGCTACGACACCGATAAGAAAGACGTGTACATCTGTCAGGAAACGATGGATGACTATCTGTCTAAAGGTGGTATCGTTGAAGGTCTTCTGGGCGCTATCTATCTGATGGACGAAGGCGACTATAACGTTTCTGCACGTGTTCCTGCACTGCTGGAAAACCAGAATGCGTACGTCGACGCTTATAACCGTCGTGCGATTATCACGCAGAAGAAAAACGAACAGGACTGGGTAACACGTAACCGTCAGTCACTGAAAACGGCGTTCTCACTGGCTATTGACCAACTCGATCAGGGCTACTTCGATAACGGAGAAGACCAGCGTACGCGTGAAGACGTGAAACGTTGGGTCATGGCAAGCTGTGACGCCTTCTTTAGCAGTGCTGATGATGACATCACGCTCTTTATTATCCAGACCGCGTGTAATGACGTGTTCCGCGTATGGGAAATTGCCCCACTGATGCGGACGATTCACCAGGCGATGGTGGATAATCAAGACCCGTCACAAGCAGCAACCAGTTGGATGATTGACTACGTTCTGGACTGGATTTCAGGTTCTGTGTTTGTTGACAAACTCTAATGCAATAGGAGGTGATCGTGAGTGCGATTGAAACAGCCCGTCGTGATCCCACTAAGATTCATGCGGACTTGGTAAATAACGGCACGGTCACCACTACCAAAGGGGGATGTTACATTTACATCCCCGTTGGGTTTGTGGCGAAAGAGTTGGCGGTTATTTCTTCTACGGTAACGATTGTAGGTATTTTTGCTATCTCAACGGACCGTAAAACTTACGGGGTTTCCAGTGTCACAACACTGATTGAGATTACCCCAACGGCGTTTGAAGAGATTGACGTCTTTGGCGTCCCTTATTACGAATTTCGTTTTGACCCCGGCACAGTGGTTTTCCCCAACCGCAATTTACAGGTGTTGTCCGCACCGATATACAACATTGCGTCGTATATTTACGACTTTGGTAACCGTCCTTTCTGGTTTACCGCTTACGACGATGCTGAACTATTAGCACCGGATAAGGTAAAGCGATGGAACGGTTTTACTGTATTTGCCGACCAGATTACCGCTGACGTTTATGCTGCACACACGCAGCGTAAAGTGGGTGATCCAAAAACGTTTTTCCGTTATACACTGAAAAAAGACAGTGACTTAAACAACCCTGTCCAATTCATCCCACTACGTAGTGGGTCTCTTAACAAAACGTCGAGACTGGCGAAGCTTGCTGACGTAGAACTGAAACGTGGTATTCGTTCTGCGCTACAAGTTGACCCGGTACGTGCCGAACCGCTCGAAGATTTGTTTATGAGGTAATTTACCTTTTTACTTTCACTCGGGGAAAACAATGGACAACTTGACCCTACGTTACAATTGCGTAGCGTTAGCCGGTGTTAATGCTCCAGCTACTCTGGAGAAAGACGCGGATGGTTATTACCGCGTATTATTGGGTGCTCTGAATATTTTTAACTCGGAAGGGATTTTCTACGCCTATAACGAGTCTAAGCACGTATTCGAACGCTCTAACATTTTCATGCGTAAAGTAAAAGCCGGTAACCTGTTCGGGGAAGAAGACCACCCTGCACCAGAACCGGGAATGACCGAAGCGCAGTGGATTGACCGTAACGAATGGATTGAGACGAAAAACGTCTGTATGCACATTCGTGAAGTTGAAGTTATTCCGACCGACCAGACCTGTAATGGTTTGCCGGTAATGGAAATCTGGGGCTGGATTAAACCGAACCGTGAACGTGGTCCGTATCTGGCAGAAGCGTTAGAGAATCCACATCAAAACGTTTGCTTCTCTCTGCGTGCTATCGTACGTGAAGGGTATGTTGGTGGGGTGAAAACGCGTCGTCTGGATCGTCTGGTCACCTTCGACTGGGTTATCGAAGATGGGCTTCAGATTTGCAACAAATACTCCGCGATTCAGCGTGGTAGCAAAGTGGCTCAGGAATCTACCCGTGTCCTGCTGGACCGCCGTGTGTCGCTTCAGGCGCTGGAAGACATCCTGCGTAATCCAAACACCACTTCAACTATCGCAACGGAATCCCGTCGTGGTGAAGTCCGTGCTTTAGCTCAGGAGTATCTGGCAATTGCCAACAAACGCACCAACCTGCGTGTTATGGGCTTAGGGAACGGGAAGTGGTAAATGGCTGATAATGTCGAACCTTCGCTGGTAAAGTGGTTGGAGCAACAGTTGCCACGTACCGCGAAAAAAGTTTCGTTGAAAAAACTGGATACCGCTCCACTCCACATCAGCGATAAAAAAATCCCGGTCTTTACGCCCAGGATTCCTCATAGCGTTTACAGCGACGAAGACAAAACGGTTCCTCGTATTTGTTGTTCTGTCGATTTAGAAAAATGTTTGCGCGGCGTTCGACGTTACTTCGTACCGAGTCCTTATGAGGACCTGAGACACCGTTACTATCTTCATGCATTTGATGAGCGTGACGTTGTTCAACCATCGGTAGAACTCTCAAGTGAACCTTTCCGTGCGAACGAGGTTTGGATTGTTCCACATCGTTTATCGAACTGGGAAATCAAACCCACCGTTATCGGTGAGTTGCGCCTAGTTCGATTAGCAGATAACGGATATAAACACACACTCGCTGTTGCGTTACACGAAGACGTTCGTTTAAACAATAACCAGCTGTTAAAGGCAGGTAAGTTTTACGAAATCACGGTGACTATCTCTGAACGGGAACCGCTGATTGCTGTTAGTGATGCGACAGAAATCTCGCGTGGTATTTTTGACGCTGCGTTAAACGAATACACTGTAACTCCATAATCGCCCAGTTCATGGTCTGCAACCCGAATTTGTCGATTGTGAGGGAAGCATGAAAGTGGTTAACATTGCCATACCTCCGACTTTGCAAACTTTAACGCCTGAGGAATTGAAAGCACTAACAATCTTTGCCGTCCAAGGACGTGCAGGAAAGGAGGTGCTTTCCGAAATACTCGCTGAACGTTTCGACACCAAACGTAAAGTAAACAACATTGTCGCAGGTATTTCACAACAAGATATCGCAAAATTTTATTGCGACGTCCGTAAAGCTGGAACCGAAATCGACTTTGCGCGTACGTATCTCTTGTTAACTGAACCTTGTCGGTTCATTCTTTCGATTAAGCAGTCTTAATTTTTACAATTTCTACCGTTTACTGTGTCGGAGGAAAATTACAAAGGATAACCAAATATGTTTAATTTAGACAGCGACGGCGTTTTCGCAAACTGGCGTGGTTACGTTTTGGAACACCACCTTAAAGGAATGAGTATAGAAGAATTTCACGGAATGCCAGAGTTGCATCGTCGTGCTTTGATGCGGGAAATCTATTTAAACGACCCGGATCTTTTTTATAAACTAGACCCGATACCCGAGGCCGTTAAAATCCTCGAAACAGTAGAAAGTCTGGGAGAATGTTGGGCGATTTTAACGTCAGGTTCAGAAGATCATTTCGACCACGACCGTGTTGTAGAAAGCAAAAAATTATTCTTCGAAAAACACTTCGGTATCCCTGGCCATAAAGTCATCGTGACAACTTCCTCTGCGGAGAAAGCGACCTACGCGGAGAAGGGAAGATTGTTGGTTGACGATTATGGTCGTAATTGCCGTGAGTGGGTGTTAAAGGGCGGGACCGCAATTTATACGCGGACGAACGAACCTGAAGTCGATGTGATTTGCCGACAAATCAGGACGTTTGCAGAAAGTCCCTTAGAATACTCAGGTCAAATTTTGTGCGTGCAGTAAAACCTCTCGGGTAGTCTATCCATTGGATAGACTACCCTACTTATTTTTAGCCCTATTGAAAAATATCTTAGATATATATTACTTAGGTGAGCGTTGTAGAATTACACGCTATTCGACTTGTTAACCTAAAGGAGTATTAAAGATGAAAAACGAATTATTCAAAGACCCGTTTGTTGTACTAATGATTTCTACTCGTGCAATCATGCGTCCAGATGACCTGGAACGATTAATTACAGATGAGGCTTATCTGTGCGAGCAACGTGACAAACTACTGAACAAAGAATGTCCTTGCGAAAGCATCGGACGTCTGGTGACTATCTTCCGTAATCCCGAGTGGCGTAGAAACAATGAATTGTCTGATATCTTGAGTGTTTCGCTTGCAAAACTGGCGATGCTGTTCTCTCTCGATAAAGATCTTAAACAGTGTCTTTCCACATCGGAACGCATCGAACTATTTGAAGGTATTCGGGAATCCGTTAAACAAATTAACGCCATCAGAAACAATTGGATGCTTTCTAGCGTAGGTAGCTAAGATGAAATGGTCAAAAGAACTTATCGAGGTCTGTCGTGACCCGTTCACACTGTGGTTGCTGTGCAGCCTACGGCGAGACGACAGATTCTATACTTTCGTCAAAGACCCACAAGCGTTGAGCAATCACGTAAAACGTGAGGAGACGCGTTTAGAGACGCTTAAAGAGGAAAGTAATACCCTAGAACCAGCTGATGCGTTTTATGTCCGTATGATGTCTCCTACGTGGCGTAAAACACATCGGTTAAAGGCACCGACGTTAGCAGACATGGTACAAGAACTTGCCCGAGCGGTGAGTTCTGACCATCTGCTCTATCGGAATATCATTCAACAACCTGACAGTTGGCACGACTTACGTCTGATGTTAATCCGCTGCCAGTTCACATTCTCCTAATCGACATGTAAGGTTTTATAAATGGAAGCTATCGAAATTAACAAATTCTGGGAACAAGTCATTGCTCAATTCCGCGATTTCTATCGCTACACAGACAGCGCCCACCGTATCGACCACATCCAGTCAGTGAAGTCTAATGCCATTCGCATTGCTTATCTGCTGGGTGAGTCTAAGCACCTTAAAAATATCCTGGTCGCTGTGGCAGCACATGACATTTTCTCAACTAAAGCCGATCGTGCTTCCCATCACATCAAAGCCTTCAACTACGTTCTGGATTCTGCACCGATTCTAAAACGTCGCTTTAAGCTTACCTGTGATGACGTTACCGAGATAGCTTACGCGGTACTAGAACATCGCAGTTCACACAAAGGCGGGTACAACTCTATCGTATCCGAAATTGTCGCGGCTGCGGATCGTGGTATCCCTTCTATCGATGAAGTGAAAAATTACATGTACCGCTCTTACTTATACGCACGTGACCATGGAAAATCCGTTACCGATTCGAAGTTCCATGCGATTCGTCACGTACAAGAAAAGTTCGGTCGTAATGGCAAATCTCGCGTTCCAGAGTGGTACGAGAAACTCTTCGCGAAAGAGATTCTGGAACGTCAAGAGTACGTAGAGATGCTCAGCCTCGAGCACTTTACTTTTGAAATCACCAACGACTTAGAAAGTCGTATCCAAAACCAGTAATAACCTGAAGGAATAAAACTAATGGCTAAAGTAACTTCTATCAAAGACCTGGCTGCAATGATCGATGCACTGGAAACTCCGGCAATGACCATGAACGACGACCTGGTGGTCAACGCTGACCCGATGGTAAAAATTTATGAAGAAACGCTGCCGGTTATCAAAGTTAACGATACTGACTATCGCTTAACGCTGAAAGACGCCGACGCGGTTCGTCAACACGATGCTAACTTCCTGGAAGTGTACGGGAAAGTCGCTTCTGGTCTGATTGTGGAAAAAGCGAAAGCCGATGCTGAGTTGGCCGCGATGAACATCACCACCGAAATCGGCAACGCATCGTTCTCCACGGTGTTCTCTCGCCCGACCGGGGACACCATCAGCCAGAAAGAATGGGCTGCATCCATCGGTTTCGGTTACGGTGTGCCGAAGTCTAAAGCACTGGAAGGCAAACTTCGTAAGCAATTCGCTGCGGACATGATGGCTTCCGATGACGAAGACGACGAATAAGGTTGCGATACTCGGAGGGAAGGTAAAACGTACCTATATCCCTCCTACACCGATTAACCCTACGGCCTGGCAGAACCCACTCTCCAGAACGTTAGGGTTACCTAAACCGATTGACGGTTTGGTGTATCTGTCGCATCGACGGAGAAAATAAAAGTTAAGGCGGTTTTATGACCGCCTTATTTTTTTGATCTCAGGAGATATAAAATGTCAAATCCTAACCTTTTTGGTGGGCCTGTTACACCAGGACATCAGATTGTCGATGATGTAAAACCGTTACCTAACGTCATGACGCGCACTGAGGTTATTAATCGCCTAAACCAAATCGGTGAAGTCTTTACGCTGTCAATGAAATCTGTGTTGGAAGATGCGTTCCCACACATTGCAGGCTGGCCTGCTGAAACCATCCCCCACACCATCAACGGATATCAACGTTTCCTAACTGAAATCAGATCAACGGCTTCAGGTAACGTTATCGCCGGTTTTGTTATTCGTTTCAAACAGTTACTGTTAATCGAATTCGGTAAAGATGTTATCGATTCCCTTGAACGTGAACTGGTTTCGTTACACGACAACGAAATCGTACGTAACGAAAAAGGTGAGGGTTCCAACGAATTAACGCTGTGGAAACTCGCTTATCCTGACGATATCACCAACACCCCACCGACCACTTACGATTTAATTTCAACCTTCCTGTTGTTGATGCAAATGAAAAACTTAATCATCCGTGCATCCGCATCGAAAGTCCTGGGAACGGAAGAAAAATAAAAAAGTACCTACCTCCTTTACGGAGGTAGGTAAACTTATTTTTTTTTCTTAACGAAGCTGATTGGCCATCTGCTCGTCGGACACAGAACGATAACCGCCAGCCGTAGCATCGACGTCTGGGTTGATACCGTCGGTCTGTTGAGACGGAGTGAGCCACAGTTTGCGCTCGTAAGGACGCAGACCGTACAGTTTCATACGTTCCAGTTCCTTCTGCGCTGCCTGCATCGGGCCCCAACCTGTCCATTGCTGGGAGGTAAAGGTGATGGACAGTTCGTTAGTTTGCGGACCAGTGTTCGGGTCACGTTCACCGATATCCTGACCGTTAGACTCAGGAGCCATGTTGGTCAGCCACCATGCGTTCTGCGGTTTACGCTGATACGCATCCGGTTCGAAGTACAGCACAGTCATGCTATACATATCCGGCAGGTGGTCAGGAACGTTCGGGTTGATTGCCGCCAGACCAGGGTGGCCTGTGTGCGGGTCACAAACACCGTATACCAGCCACGCCCAGAGCATGTTCTGATACACTTTACCCAGTTTATCCGGGGTAGTGTGCGTAACAGAAGACAGAGCTTCCGTTACCAGACCAGCTTCATACTGGACGCGGTTGTTACGACCCTGTTGGGTCTGCACGTACTCAGCACTCAGGGATTTATCCAAACCGGTAATCGTGGTGTGAACCTCGATAAACGATTTGATTGCCTGACGCCACAATTGTGGGTTCGGCATGTAATCAACCCAGCGAGGGAATTCCATCACACGGGCGATTACGTTACGACGCAGACGGTGGGCGTTGGTAACAAACTTACCAACCTGTCCGACCGGACCGTTTTGACCCGAGCTGAACGGGTTGACCATGTCGTACTGACCACCGTCAACATGCAAGCCCTGGTCAGGTAAAATCATGCGTTCTTTGATGGACATCTATTAGCTCTCCGTACTGTCGCGACGATAAACTTTGATCGTCGTGTTGAACTGCGTCAACAGTACACCGCCTTCAGCTTTAATGTCCAGCGTGATGGAATAGCCGTTAGCTTTGTCATCCGCTGTCATGTACGCACTCGGAGTAATGTTGGCAATACTATCCAGGCGACCTTCCAAACGCTCGGTGATTTTGTTCTCAATCATTTTCGCGCGTTCGTCGTCCGTCATACGGCTCTCACCGGACATATCTGCCCAAACTTGATCACTGACACGATAAACGTAGGTCATGATGAAGTTAAACAGTGCGTTATTCAGCACTGAACGTTCTTCGCTATAGATGGACTGAAGTGCTGGGATGAACAAACGATAGTAGTCGCGGGAACGTGCAGTAACCAGTGACACATCCCAGTCGGATGCGTAAATCTCGTTACCTTTCCACGGCATACTCAGATCGTACAGATCTTCGATAATCGTCTCTTCACCACGGCTGAAGCGATAAGCAGGTTTAGCGCGACCTTCACCGGAACCCAGATACTTCGAGAAGAAGTTCGCGATGCTGTAACACATCGGAACCGGTTTCTTGTAAGAGGAGTTACGGATGTAGGCGTCCTGACCACAAATCATCCCACGGCACGCTGGGGTACCGTAATAAGACGATTCAGGTACAGACGTGATCATTTCGATCAGCGCTGTCTTCACGTTCTCTTCCGTTTGCAGATCGTTACGACCTTGGTTGTAAACGTGAGTGCAAAGAGTCAGGAACGTGTTACGAGAACGACCGATGAAGTTCGTCAGGGCTTTCTTGGTATCCATGCTGAAGCCGGAGTCCCAGAAGCAACCCAGAGAGTATTTCAGTTCGTTATCGTAGCGGACTTTACCACCGTCCGGGAACAGAGACATTTCACGGCGAACCAGTTCGTCGTAAACATCGTTGTTCATGGTCCCGTTACTACCGCCTTGCAGGTAGTGGATATTCGAAGCAGAGAAAACAATTTTACCTACTTCTTCAGACGGGTTAACTTGTAAACCGTCGTAGAGCTGACCGGTTAAGTCAACGCCACCGAAAATATCGACCATATACGGATCGGTAATTGCCGGTTTTGCGTTTTGAATCTTAGATTGGGCCAGTTTCAGCACCGTTTCCAGGTTTTCGCGGTAGATGTAAAACTCTTCGAACGGGCCGTAATCCGGCAGACCACCGATATCCGGCATCGTCTGACGATACGCATCTGGAACGACGACTTCGAAGTCCAGCTGGGTGCTCATCGGCTGATAGTATGCATCGGGCTTGAAGCTAACATTGATGCTGCTAAGACCTTTGAGGGTCTTCCAAATCACCGGTGATGTTACCCCTGCTAAGGTCTCAAACCATTGCAGTGCGTACATACGTCCGCCTACATTCGTCTGATAAGCAGACGCAATAGACGGGCTGGATTTTTCGTTCAGCGGAACCAGTTTGAAACCAAATCCGTTGACATCAGCACCCGCGTACGGACCTTTGATATCAAAAATCGGATAGAGTTTTGATTTCGCCTGAGTCTCGGTATCAGTCATCGTACCTTCGGTGACGGTGCCCGCTTTTACGTTGCTGACATCTTCGATGACGGACAGTCGGAAGACGATTTTCAGACCGTCTACCTGTTCTCTGACTTTCGGCTTACCGCTTACGTCGTACTGAATCACGCCGTTCACACGCTCATAAGCGGGAACTTTCGTTTCCAGTACGTCAGCAACCAGACGGATAGCTGCGGTTTTCGCATCATCCGGTACCAGGCGCTGATACATGCAATCGTTACCGTTAGCGTTGAACATCGCCTGGAAAGGTGTGTTAAACGTCGCGTAATCGCCACGCAGGTCGAACAGATCGCGACCAAGCAGAGACAATGCATTATCCCCGGATAACGGGAACGCCTCGTCGTCTACCCCGCGTGAAGCAAAGGTGAAGATCAGCGGCTTATGAATCGGATCACCCGTGGGGGTCCGAACAAGCTCAGGGACAGAATTGTCCTGCCACCCCTGCTTGTTATTCAACGGCGCGCCGTTTCGTGGAATAAAACTCATGGAACGTCTCCATATTCAGTCTTTAAGACCTTGAAAAAGGGTCATACTAAGGTATCATACTCATGGCACTCAAAAACGCTTACAACGGCACTCCCTTTAATACCATAGACCTTACCCGCTTACACGCGGACTTGGAATTGGCTCGTAAGGTTAACCAAACTGTTGCTCAGTCTGAAGAAGTCCATTACGTTATCGAAACAGCCGATGTAAAACCGTTCCCGTTACCTATCGTCATTGGTGATGACGTGTACGTTGACGCACGAACTTTTACGACGCTCGATAAAAACGGCGAGTTAAAAATTCGTAACCCCATTGAGCACCAATTACGTCTAGACGAAGCACGTTGGGAATTAGTGTGGAAACGGAACAATGATAAGCTCGGTGCGTTGATGGCCCGAATGTCTTATCACCATGAGATCTTCAGCAGGTGGATTAGCGATGCGATTGAACACACCTATGCACTTGCTCCATATCAAAGCGGTCAAGTCAAGGCACTCGCAGCGCTGTTTTCCGTAGGACAGTTCTATAACAACTTCGAAGATGAAGTAAAAATGCTGCGTATGCAGCAGCAGTTGGAACGTGAACTGCGACTTTCGCCACAGTTTTTCGAAACCGTCACCGGTAATACCGAGTTTCTGTTCCCGCGTAATATCGGTGAATTCGTTGAGATGGTTAAAGCAGCAGGCATCCCACGTCTTAATGAACTGAGCGTGGTTAGCTTGCAGTCAATGCTGGCGACCAGCTTAGGCAGCTACATCAGCTACGACCGCCAGTTGGTAACGAGCGCCATCGAATATCCGCCATCGCTGTTTGTGATTGTCCGCACCTGTTTAGAAAACTCGGTGTTCAACCGTTCACGTTTGGGTGGGCTGATTAAGAAATGTGACGTAGCAAAACGTAAAGATGCGTTTACCATCGCTTACGATACATTACTGAACCAGAATACCAAACCCTTAAATATCCAGTAAGAGGTCCACTATGGAGAACTGGCTGGTCGCCCACGCCATCCAAAAAGCGTGGCAGCGTCCATATCTCGACGGGGTGTTGAACATTGCACCCTTCCGTCTTTCACCCAAGACCGGGGCGATCGGCTTTTTCAAACACGGTCGGACACCGGTAGCGCTACCGAAAGAAAATACCTGGTGGCACGCATTCGCTATTGATAAACTTCACGTAAACTGGGGGAACTTAGCCATCCCCCTAAACCGTTGGAAGAAGCTTTCAACGTGTGTGAACGGCTTCAGTACCTGGATGCTGGTCTACAACGAGAGCGGAGTTTCGATCCCCTCTGAGTACGTCTACTTTTACCGCACCAGCTCTGGGATGGTTTACATGGCTATCCCACAATCCGATCGCTATAGCTGGTTAGAAGAAGACATCTGCTACCTGCGAATTTATCCGGGTTACAGTGGGGGTGAAAACGCACCGTATATTAACCCAACCACCGTTGAGTATTTCTCACCGCCTAACCGCGAACAGGTTCAGAGAGTCGTCGATCGGTATAACCTACTTAAGCAACAGAATAAAGGTTACGTTGAGTTCTGGTTAAACGGTGAATTAATCGACTCACCGAAAACGCAAGACATTAAAGTCTGGGACGACATCGACATTCGTGTTGACGGTCGTGTACGCCGCATCGTTGAATTCCGTTGTGGCGACTTACCGACGTTTATGTCTACGCTCGACAGCAAGCGTAAGTATTTGCTCCACATTCCGAAAAAAGACGGGATTTGGATTTTCAACAACGACGCCGAAATTCAGCTGTTCTGGAAAGGTCGCGGTCGTTATTACCACCGTCATCGTCACCAGGCGATGCGTCAGCTAACGTGGAACGATTTGGCAATCCCGACTGAACGCATTGCGAAATACCGTAATGTCTTTAACGAGTCTATCACCGACTTAGATGAACTGGTCATTCGTCTTATTATCCGTGACGACTATCTGGACATTACGCCGCTGTATAACTCGTCCCACGTCCACGATTTGTATCGTCTCACTGACGAGCTGATTATCGACGCGATGATTGGCGCTAACGCCAACGTAACGGAGTGGCAAGCGGCTAACTTAGAACAGGCTGCGTTTAACCGTTTGGCTGCGGCTAAGCTGGAAAACATTAACCGTGACCTGTGCACTGACGCTTACGGTTATAATGCCGTTACGCGTTACGCAGCTGACACACCGCAGCGCCTGACCTTAACCGAAGGTGGTTATCGTGCAACGCTCCCTGCGTTACTGGCGGTTAACTCCACCGTATACGAATACGACGGTGATGGTTTACTGTTAGAGGCGCATCAAAACACAGGTTATGACGTTTACCAAGCTCGTAATCCCAACGCACGCATTATCGAAGCGATTGCGGGGGCAAAAGACGACGCGGTGACCATTGTCGATAACGCCGATGACTTCGTGATTAACGAAGGTGAAAACGTTAACCTCTGGTTACGTAAAGTCATTGACGATATTCCTCGTGACGAGTATATCGAAGCGGTAGAAGGGACGGACTACGAACGGGACGGGAACAAGATTACCTGGTCGGTAGACAGAACGCGACGTCATCCAACGGTGATTTACGACGACCGTCATCTGTTCTTCGAGACCACCTTTGCAGTACGGGAAGGGGAAATCCGTATTCCGATTATGGCACGTAACCAGGAAGGGAACCAGCGTACGCTGTGGATTCCGATGGAAACCGTTGAAGTGTGGTTAAACGGCCACCCGCTGGTACACGGTATCGACTATCACGTTATTTGGCCTGAAATCGTCGTGGTGTGTAAGTCCTGGGTAAGTGACGACGAAGACAACCATATCGCCGTACGCTGCCGTGGAGTAACGGGTATGCTGCGTATACCGAAACACGGGTTTGTCTCCAGTGGCTTACTGTCTAACAACAGCCAATTCGATTGTCGTGATGACAAAGTCATTCGTGTTGTGGCTGGCGGTTCTTTACTGCTGCGTGATGAAGTGGTGTTCCGTGAAGACAACACCGTTGGGGTCAATATCGTTGACGACGGTTATCCGTACTCGGTTGACGACCCGACTATCCCGTTACTGACGATGGTCACCGGGGACACGTACGAATTGCGTGACGTTGCCCGAGACCTGGACACGCGTGTTGAGAATTACATGACACACTGGTTCCCAACACCACCGCCTGAAAACCCGGTACCGCTACCGCACTTATACCACCTGTATTCGCCGACACTGAACAAAATCATGTGGGATTACCTAAACGGTATTTTAATCCTGCGAGAAGACGATCCTGACTACCGTATCTCAACGACTCAGTTGGATGAGATCATGGAACGTTACAAAGATCTGCTTCCCTTCGACCCGGCGTATATCGGCTACGATAAAGCGTTCGTCAAACTCCACCCACACGTCAAATACGAGACGGTGGAAATCAACGAACTCGGTTTTGCGTTCTTAGACCGCGTAAACGAACGGTACCTGAACGGTGAAGTTCAGCTGAACCAGTATCTGAAAATCAAGGGTTAATCATGGCCTTAACAACTGACATTATCAACAAGGATCGCGGTTTCCGTGTATGGCGTCCTGAGGAGCTTTACGCGGCGGAACGACCTACCGGTTACGTACCGAACCCGAAAGATCTGATCGTTAACGATATCACCTCTGGTTTTGATATCGTCGTAAGCGTTAACTACGCGAAACCCTCGTGGGAAACTGAACCGTGGGGTGGGGTGGGTGTTGCCAACCAGGACGGACGTCTGAATGGCCACTACCCATTACGAAGTGACAAATACCGTGTCTACGTGGACAGTTCAAAACTGCCTGCAACGATGGTCTTGGATAACGCGTTGACGTTTGAAGGACCTGACGTAGACGGTGTACGTGTCTTCCGTGGGAGCACCGTAGATGACCACGCAGAAATCCTGTCGGGGTATTACAAAGACGGTAAACTCAAATACACGTACCTGCCCGTACAGACCATCTCGGTGGAAGGCGCTGAACGTGTTGTTAAACAAACGCTACCTGGCGCGTGCTTAGCCGACGTTGAGAACGGTGAAGCGTGTATGTTTGCCGTGTACTCGGACGTAGGTAACGTGGTACAAATCGGCCATGCCCACATCATCAAAACCAACCTGGTGATGGCACAGGAAACACCGGCTCGTACAGTATTGGGCATTAAGCTGGTTTCTCCGTTCTTGGTGGACAACGACGGTACCACGCTGACACTGCCTATCAACATGCCTATCGACTCTATTCCGTTGTGGTGTGATGTGATTTACAGTGACGGTACCAAACGTTTACCGATAGACCAGGCGCGTGTGAAATTCAACGGTTTACGTAACGCCGGTTCTCATGACACCTTCTACATCGCGTCTAACGCCGGTAACAGTCTCCCTTGCGTACTGAGTTACAAACTCTCGAAAGGGGAAACTTACGGTGGTACGGATATCGTTGGTGACACCATCGTGAAGAACTACACCGCTGTCACCGAACAGGTTGATGGGGCTTACTCCATGAAACTGTTTGTGGTACCGAGATGGTTGGATGCTACCCGTGGTTATCGTCTGGACTTCCTGTTGTATAACCTGACGCGTGGTAAGGTTTACGATGCAACAGCACACGTCAACTACACAACGGGCACCACGTTTGACCCGCTATTGATGGGTGTGAAACAGCGTCTAAACGTCCAGGTTGACATCAGCAAGGTAGACAGTAAGTTCCGTGCGTTTATCCAGTCGCAGTCCTTTGCGATTACACTGGTAAATCCAGGTAACGAACTGAACACCAACTTCATTCTGGAGTATCTGCCTGACGGTGAGAAATACGGTGAAAACGTATGGGCGGAATTCAAATACTCCAACGTTAACTACTCGGAAATCGACGTCAGTAACAAAGTCAGCTCGAAAGCAGAGTGGCTTAAACTGCTGTACGAACCGATTTATCCGTTGTACGATCGCCGTAACGAATCGGAACCGCCTGAACCTACCCATTTCGAAATTCACGTTGGGGGTAAAGTTTACACCTACAGCGTGGACGAGTGGTTAGATAAGAAAGTTATCGATTACCGCGTCCCGTTAGACGCACCGTTGGTGATCCGTTGGATTCGTCGTACTCCAACCGATACGCTTAACCTTGCAGCGTCACCGATGCTTGCGCATCACATCGAATAAAAAATAAAAGACCTCCTACCCGCAAGGGTAGGAGGTTAGGAGTCTGTATGATACTACGTGAATCGGACTGGCGTTATTATCCAGGCGCTATTGTTGACGATAAAACAACAAACAAATCCTTTATCAAGTTTGCTAACTTACTGAAAAAACTGGGTGTCAAACACTGGTATATTCACCTGGCGTTGCATAACCCACTGTTGCAGGGCGTAGACCCGTTCGATGAAAACCTTTCAGAACAGATGAAGGCATACATCGCCATCGAATGTGCTGAGAACCCGTGGTACTGGTTCAGGGAATGTGTCAGGGTGCCTGCGGACGGTATGAAGTACGGTTCCCCGTTCCGTATCGACCGTGGTAACTTCTCGATGTACTGGATTTTCTTTAACAACATCGACGTTGCTGTCGAGTTCTTGCGTCAGCACGGTAAAACCGTCGGGATGAGTGGTTTACTGCTGTGGTTGATTCGTTTCTTAGAAAACTCCCGAACAATTCTTATCACAAAAGGCCCGGCACTGCGTGAAGAAACTATCAACAAACTGAAACAACTTCGTAACGGTTTACCGAGTTACCTCTGGCCAGCGCATCCTGATGACCCAGATAACCGAGAAACCTTTGCGTGTTTAGCTCAGGGTAATAAACTGATTACAGGTATCGGCCAAAACGACCCAGAGTCCGCTAACGGTATCGGTCGTGGACTTACTGCTGGTCGTCTGTTCTCGGACGAAGGCCCCTTTACCAAAAACGTACACCACATTCTACCGGCAGCGCTGGCATCCGGTACAGCGGCACGTCGTATTAACGAAGCGGAAGGTGTTCCTTACGGTAACGTATTCGCAACAACCCCTGGTGACTTAGCGACGGAAGAAGGCAAGTACATGTACGAGCTGATGACGTCAGGGATTATGTGGGATGAGCGCTATATCGACATTCCAACCCGTAAACAGCTCATTGACATCATCCGTTCTAACTCCACGGCAGAAGTCCCACGTATCATGTTCTACGTGAAGTACAACCACCGTCAGCTCGGGACCACAGATGAACAGTTAGCGGCAATGATTGCGAACGCCAAAGGTACCCCTGACCAGATCCGTCGTGACTTCGGTGGCGAATGGACGACCGGTGGTCTGAACAAGCCGTTCTCAGCGGAAGATGCAGATCGTATGAATGCTTCACGAATGCGTGCAGTGTTCAAAGATATCTCGCCACAAAACTACGTTACCGACTGGTACTACACCGAAGAAGAAATGATGATGAAACTCAAAGATCGTCATGTCATCGGTTTGGATACCTCCGAAGCCGTAGGTCGAGATGCGATCGCCATGTCCATCGTCAACTCAGTCACGGCCGAGTACGCCGGTAAGCTTACCGTTAATGAATCCAACGTTATTTCGTTCGCGATCCATTTAGCGGATTTTATGGTGCGATATCCGAACACGGTACTGATTCTGGAACGACGCTCAACAGGCTCATCCGTTGCAGATGCGGTTATCCTGCAATTGCAATCACGGGTACCCGATTTACACCGTCGTTTGTTTGTGCGAATCACCCAGGACTACTCGCGTACGGACGATCTCTACAAAGAGTATCACCGTGGCCCAGTGGGGAGCGCAGAGAAATTCTGGAATAAATTCCGCAAATACATCGGGTTCTCAACCGACCAGGAGAAACGTCGTAAACTGTACGGTGAGGTATTCACCACCGCGTTGCGCTTGTCTGCCGATAAACTCCGTTGTGGAGAGCTCATCGACCAAATTCTTAACCTCGTGGAGAAAAATGGTCGTATCGACCACAAAGCATCCGGTCACGATGACCTTGTGATTTCTTGGTTACTTGCGATGTGGTTATTGCTACTTGGGAATAACTTAGGACATTACGAGATCAACAACAGCCGATTGATGATGCGTAATCGTAACTTGGCAGAAAACCGGGAAGGGGTGGACGAAGAGTTACAGCTCGAAGAGGAAGCGCGACAGCAAAAACTGATGGGGGAAATTGAGCAGTTAGTGAGAACGACTCACGGGTTACTCGACCCGGTTCAAGCAATGGCCGCTCGTAACCGACTTCAGGCCCTCATCTCTCAACTTAACACTGATACACAAAACGTGGCGTCAATGGAAAGCTTGAGAGAGCTTCTCCAACGCCAGAGGATGAAGTGATGGCTCCAATTTACTATTTGCTCGTGTTCTTTTCGTGGATCGCGACGTACAAAATGATTAGACACAGTTACCAATCGATAGAACGATACGGTGCATCGCACGGTGTGTGTCATCGTACGACGCGGTATGCGCAGGCGGTAGCAGTATTCGGATTAATGGTGGCAGGGACATCAACGACTTACGCTCTAAACTTGGTGTACACCATCCACCTATTAGCGGTATCCGGGGCCCATTGAAGCCTTTTAAAATAAACTAGCCTGAGACCCACCGGGGTCTCAGGCTAACTCTTTTTTTATTTCTGTAACGAACGAATCAGGAAGTAAAGCAGTAGCGCGTTACGCAGTGCAGCTAACGCAGACTCGTGGCGAATGTGTGTCTCTTTCGCTGCCAGTTTCTCAATGCGAGAACGCAACGACAACACATACGGGTTAGGCGATTTCGACGCCTGGTACAACGCACGCATACGCTGTAATACCGTGACCGCATCATTGAAGTTAATTCGGTTGGTAACGATTTCGTCAAAAGCGTGAGACAACGTGTCTTCCATGATGCTGTTAACTTCATCACGTTTCTTCCCGATGGGGAGTCCTGCGATATACGTCAGCAACGTTTTCAGTGCCGCAGGTGACGCTTTCGGTACCATCTCCAGCACCACACGCGCCAACTCTTCTTTGTACAAATTGTTGATATCGTAAGACGCATCAAACAGGTTCTGTTTTGCGATTTCCAACGCACCGACTTTGTCACGAATCACCGACTGTCCGTCTAATTCCACACGTGCCGACTGGCTGACCACACGAGCGTTCTCACGACGTACACGGTCGAGCACCGCGTAGTAGTCTTTCACGGTTTGCTTCGTACGGGTATTCAGGTCGGTGATATAACGCAACACCATATCCGGCGCATCGAAACGTTTTACCGCATCGTAGTTAGGGTATTCCGGAGAACAGAAATACGTTGCACGTTCTGCCATGTGCAACCCCCAGTTCCCTAAACGACGAATATCGAATTTCATCGACAACATCGAGTACGCGGCTTCGGCAGCAGGTAAGTCTACCGGCTTCGGGAAGAAGTGGTAGTAAATACTCGAGTAAAATTTGAACTGAAGAATCGTCACCAGGTCGATAGCCGCAGCGAGAATCTCTTTGTCACCGAACTTCGGAATCATCAGGTGCAACAGATACACGATGGTCAGGTTATACGTGTCACCCGCCACCTGCCAATCGGTATTGATGGAATGCGACTCTTTAATCAACTCTGACAGATAGTCTTCGTCGATGTTAATCACCTCATCGAACAGACGGTTACGGTCAGAATCGAAAAAACGAATGCTGTGGACACCGAGGAGGTTCGACCCTAACCACTCCACGTTGCCTTCACGAGAGAGTATCCCGCTTACGTAGTGACGCAGCTTAGACGCCAGCTTGCGATCAATCACGAGTTTGTTAAACACGCTGTCAAACGCTTTACGTAAACGGTCGTCGTGACGGGCTTCGTGAGCGACGGAGAATCCCATCGGTACGTAGCCACCAAAACCGTAGTCGTAGTACAAACCCGGTGAGGTTTCCGCGTCGTCGAAGTACGGGTCGTGACCGAACGATTCCTGAGCAACGCGGGTTCCGGTGGTTTGATAACAACCGGAGGTAAAATCATAAACCAGTTCAGCCATCAGTGAACCTCGAAATTATTACGGATAGATATTATCCTAGTGAGAGTCTTATTACCTAAAGGAGTTTTTACCATGAGAAATTATCTGCGCAAACCTGCTTGGCACAAGATGTTGCGTGAAGGTACCATCGACCGCGAACAACAAGTCAAGATGTGGGTGCTTCCTCACGGCGTGATTTGTGACCTGGACAGAGTCGGTGGGATGGACATCCTGCGTAACGGTACTTACGACGCCGTCAACTCGTTCTTAGCACGAGAACTGGCGGAAGCAGGGTTACAAGGCGAGGTGTTATTTTACACCACCCGTGTTATCCCACAAACGCTGTCTAAGTGGTTAACGTACTGGCTGTCTAGTGACCCTGACGCATCAGACCCCGAACTCAGTTCGGTAACGATTACCACACTAGGCCAGTATCCCACGAAACCCTTGCCTTTCCAGGTGAACGTTGTTGAGCCATTAATCGTAAAAGCCGGTGACGTATTTGACATGATTAAAGTCAAATCCCGTAACCAAGCCGTTTCCCAGTTTATCATCGAAACGGGTGAACACACATTCCGATTAGAACCTGTCCGTAAAACCGATGCGACGCTTTTGGCCGTAACGGATTACGGAATCGTTTGTCGTTCTTCCGAAGGACACACCTTCCTGTGCACGATACTCTCACGACGTATTCAGGCACAGTTAGAACACTACAAACTTTCCCTGGAAGACATCGTCGGTACGACGTTACGTATCGAATACACGATGTACACGGAAGGGAATCGGCTGTGTAATTACAAGTCCCCTATCGCATACCGAGCGTTAGCGCTGGACAACATGGGAGACTGGGTCTCAACGACATACGAAGGGCCTTCCCCGTTCAAAACCATTCCAACACAACGACCGGCGTTATTGACCGTTACCCGCTGTAACCGTGCCGAGATTTTCGAGGAAGGGGGTGTGATTTCCGGTTACGAACGTGAAACAGGGTTAACGCTTTTCCGCTTCCGACGGGGTGCGGAGTACGGTCGCTATGCAGCGGTATTCGAACGAGACGGTAAGCAAGAAACCTGGCTTTTCGAATCGGATTTCTCCGTTGAGGTGATTGACCCTGAAGGCTTTGTGGCTTCAGTGGGGAGTCAGATTTTCTACGCCACGGGCTACAGCCTGTTGGAGGTAAAACTGCACTACCCTCAGAAAGAACAGGTCTGTCCGTAAAAAAAATATCGGGTGGCTTCGGCCACCTGTTTTTTTTTATTTTTTTTTTGCCAAAAAAACTTCGACCTCCTCAGAGCGATTCTAACGCATTTTTAGGTCGAGGTGGTACGTTCGTATACCCTGGGTGAGTTTTTCTCGTTAGAGAGCTTCTCAGGAAGAATTTGACGGGGTTTTATTCCCTGTCGAAGAATTTATTTTAACCCAAACCGCAACAAACCCCAAAACCGGGTGCTGGATTGTCTCTGGAAACCCTATCCGGTTGGTGATTTTTTAACCGGATTTCGTAAAACGCTCTAGAAACGATTTTAACGCGGTTTTTACCCCTACCCAGTACACTTGGGTTACCTGACCCCGTTTAGCGCGATGTGGAGCGATTGAGAAAGCGTACGACCCCTTGCCGGGGGTGGGTGAGACCCGACCCTGCCACCCGACGGCCAGCCGCCGTGCCGATCAAAAAAACATTCACGCTTCGCGTACTAACGGATCAAGTGATTGGATCAACGTTTTGAATCTTCACACACTGAAGATTCAAGTTGAGTAGTTATCTTGCTTGGTTTTTTAAATACTCTCGAGAGACCTCAAGTCTCTCGGATCGATCTTAAAAATTTAACTCTCTCAAAAACCTGATCTCAAGATCTCTTCCTTATACGCGTGTGCGTGCGCACACGTATAGTATAATATATTTATTTATAAATATATTATTCCTTTAGGATCAAAATAATAATACCTTTTGGTATTATTTAATTATATATTTTAATATATATTTATTTTAATAAATATAAATATATTAAATAAATATATTAATAATATAATTATTATATATAATATATATTATATATAAATATATATAAAACGCGCGCGATCCTTATTATGAGATCTGATCTCGCTCTGACCCCCGGTGAGGGGGTGGGGATCGGTGAGCGGTATTTTCCGGAAAAACCGAAAATCGTACCCGGGGTAATTCGCCAGGGTAAAATCCCCACCTGGGGGATCGGGTAGGGGTTACCCTTCCGGGGAGATCCTGAACACCTGACCCAAGGGGTAAACCCCCATTCCCCTTTTCCGAACGTTAAAACCCTATGGTATGTTCGGAGGATTTGCGTGGGGTTGATTTACAACCACGAAGATTTTTCGGAGTTCAGGTATTACTGCTCACAGCTCAACACGATTACTGTCTGCGATGATTCAGCAGAGCTCGAACCCCCTGGTTGGTTATTGGCCAGGGGTGTTTTTTCAAGTGCATGGATTTTAGTTCACCGTGTGCTGGGAAAAACAAAACGTTCGGCCTAACACTGGCGGTTTGTTTTACTATGGGGTTTCCGTGACTTCGGATAAAAACCTCAGGGGTTGGTAAACCCCACGAATTCAGGTGCTCGGTACCGTTCCCGCGACTTACGAAGTTTGGGGGAAGCCGCGCTATCAGCGACGCGTGGCCGACATGAGAAAATCCGAGTGAACCGTGGCAGCCTCTGGGGGCGACGTTGGCGAGAGGTCCGTAGAACTTACCTGCGGGCAGCCGACGGTGGGATGCGCTCCCAGAGGTGCGGCCAGAATCCGAATTACGACGTTGCGTCGAAACAACCCTGCTCCAGGTAGCGCTGGCAGTGTGATGTCCTCTAGCTTGACGGCTCGCAAAGACGAGAGGGGTGCGTACTCCCGTTGAGAAACGCCGGTACGCAGCTGAATTATTTTTTACAGAGTTTCCTGTTGGTGTGACACAAACCACGGCAGGAGATTTTAATATGGATTCCAAAGACGTTCCGAACATCGGTTCGAATGTCCCGTACCGACTCGATGAATTGGGCAGGCTGCTAAAAGCGCCCGAGAATTGGGGTTGTTATGATTCGTCGCTGCTAAACTGCATCGAGACAGTGTCAGTGAACCATTGGCGAAACACAGAGCTTGTTACGGTTTGTGTTAAACTCACCGATGGTCAGTTGGTTACTCACACCCCGTCTCCCAAGGAGTCGCATGTGTGTTATCGGCCTTACCTGTTCTCAGCGGTTCAGAGATGCTTGCACAAAGCTATCATGAAACACGCCGAGCAGTGCATGGCTACGTTCATCATGGATTGGGGTTCGCCATAATGACCACGATTGTTTTTGACGGAAAGACGTTAGCTTGCGATGGCCAAGTCACCGTGGAAGAGCGAAGCGCTGCTACGCAATACCGTAAGATTCACACGCCGCCTGAGGGTACGACGTGGAAGCTTTTGGGTGAGGACGTGAAAGCGATTGGTTTGGCAGGTGATGTCGCCGCATTGCAATCCGTGCGTCAAGAACTCACGCTTGAACGTTTCGGCGGTATCGAACGGGGTGGGGTTCGTTTTGAAACGACGTATCCCGAACAGATTGAATTTATCGTACTTGCTGTTTTGACAGACGGGCGTGTTATTGATGCCTCGAAGTGCAAAGACAACAAATACGCCAGTTACGTGTTTGTAGAGCCACCGTATGCGATAGGCTCAGGTGCTCACTATGCCCTGGGTGCATTAGGCGCTGGCGTTGACGCCCCCACTGCGGTGGAAGTGGCGAAACGTTACGACCTGTACAGCGGCGGACAAACGCAATCACTTAAGCTGTTTTGATGGATTTAGACCATTGAAGTTAGAGGAATTAACACCCGACTAATAATCGGTTATTTCGCAGGTTCGAATCCTGCCATTGGTCGCCCAGATTAGAGCAATCGAACAAGAGTTACAAACTCGTCAGCCTTCAACTGAGCGTCGGTTGTTCTGATAACTTCTGCTCTTGCTCACGGGTAGAAAGCTCCTTAAAAACGTGTAAACACCTACCGATTAAGTTCGGACTTACGTTAGGGTCGTGAGACCCTGGTGGTTAGACCACCTAAACGGTTGTACGGTGGGAGGATAAAACCTCCCACCTGCACCCACCAAGAATTTAATTATTGGGTATTTCCCCTAAGTGTAACGTGAATACCCTGTAATGTGAATTGAGAGTTACGTGTTAACTCGACGGTACTGGTCGATGATCACCTGTAAACCTTCATCGTCCCATGTCATGCTGTGTTTGACCAGTACCGAACTTTGTCGCTATGCCTGGTGACGTGGCTACACACCGAGGCTGGGGCTCGACACCCGTTAGCGACACCCTTTTTGCGTTATTGTCAGTATTCTGAAGCTGTGTTCAGTGACAGTAGCGTTTTTTATTCGCGTTGGCGTTTGTACCATTGCTGCCCTTGCTGTCATTGCTGCCACTGCCTGCTGCGCCTCAACAGACGTTCAACGCGTCCCATTAACCCACACGTCGGGGTATAGCGACGTACAACAGAACGAGTAGTAGTAACAGAACGAGGTAACAGAAATGCTTACAGTTAAACGTATCATTAACGGTGATCGAGTCATCACTGTACACGAACGTGTACGTTTAGGTGACAAAATGTCCCGTGTTTACAAAGAAGCACTTAAAGTCGTTAACGGCGAAAATAACGAATTATGTTTTAACAGCGCCATCGATTTGCCGAGAAAACCCACTCGGATTGAGTATGAGACCCTGATAGGGTTAGATCCTCTGCTTATAGCGTCAACGTTGACTGCCATTTACCCATTTCTGAAAAACACCGACGGTTGGGCCTGGGCATTTCCAGGACAGAAAGCTACCTCACCATCTGGACGTGTCGTTTTTATTCGACCGTTTAATCCGGATACCGGAGAAACGTCCGTCGATGAAATTTATGTTCCTGGGGTAACAGTCGACTTTGTGTGCCGTTTTGTAGGGTTTACCCTAGAAGAGATGTCTTTTGCAATTCCATCTCAAGAAGTCGAATTAGTCCGCGAGTTGATCAACGAAGACGGTGATACTTTCTATCAGAATCAGCTCCGTAGCGGTAAGCACTCTGTTGACGAGGCTATCGGCGTGTTACATGTCGACGATGCTTACGAATTTTTCTATCCAGGTGATGCGGTTTACATCATGAACAGTGAAGGTAAAACCATCGATAACCTGAGATAACCAGTTTAGCTCTGCCGAAAGCTAAAGCCCGCCCTTCGAGAATGCCCATTCTCATGCCCTGAAGGGTTTAATCCTGTAGTTTCATGCCGATGCCAGGGAACGTACCTACCTCCGAAAGGAGGTAGGTATATTCTTTTTTATCGCAAAATTTTAGAGATAGATATTATTTTAGTGAGTGTTCGCGTGAAACGTTTACTTCGACTTTTTAGGAACTGATAAAATGAAATTAGATGCGATTGAAGGATTAATGGGTATGGGTTATTCATTCGAAGAAGCGGCGGTTATTCGTCCGTTTCTGTCACGACATTTCTCCGTGTGGCAAGCGTTACCTGAAGATGGGCCAACCGGTAAGTTAGTAGAGCGATTCGTTGAACGTGTGTTGAATCGTAATCGGAATGAATTTAGTTTACGGTGGGCGGACGGGAAAGAGCGTAAGCACCTAAACCCTAATCCGTGGTGTATGTTGGTGTTTCGTTGTGACGGTGAAGAATTTACGTTCCCGGCAATTGAATTTGTAAGACGGTACGGTTTAGCGATTTATACCGAGTTAGGAACAAACGGGGCAGGTCGGGTATTAGTTTACGACAGAGGTGAGTTACGTATTAAAACGAAGCAGTTAGCAGAGCTCTACCACGAACGACACGTTGCCGAATTAGTATAACTATAAATCAGCTATAGAGGGTGTTTGGGGACTGCGTGTCCCCATTTTTTTTGATTTTTACGGTACTGGTATGTATTTATAGGAGGTGGTACCGTGAACGAACAACCACAATACGATTTTTATAGTTTACTAGAACAAAAGCGTTTTCCGAACGAAGTTGCAATTCGTAGTCGATTGGGGTTTCATGTTATCTACATGCTAATGCCGATTATTACTGAATACCCTGCTTTTAAAGAATGGTTTGATAGCATGGAGTCTGAAGATGTGTCTTCTGTTTTAATGCATGAAGATGTCCCTGTTATCAGGACGAATTATCACATTACCCGAAACGAAGTCTGTGCTACAACATCAAAGTTTGTACAGTCGTTTATGGTTGAAATCAGTCATGCTGTTATAAACCAACAGATTACCGTTATGGAAGCTTTCTCTGTGTTATTGGATGCAATCTGTAGTTTCCAGTACCAGGCAACCAATAAGCTGTCTAATGTCCATTGAGTTATAGTGGGAGAGAAAAATGAATACTACACTGCGTCCGCTGGACGTGATTTTGGTGCACCCGGACGCATTGAGTAAAATTACTCTACGGTGCGAGTTAGACAAAAAACTTATCTCGTCTTTAGAGTGGGGGTTTGTATTACATCCTGACGAATACAAAAATACACGCTACAGCGATATTGCTGAAGGTTCAGTCATCGACTGGGGTGTACCTGAGGGTTACGATGATGTCGTGCAATATATGGCAGAGATGACGGTTCCGTACAGCTTACCGATTGCTGGCCCTGCGGAGAATATCATTTCTTTACGTCGACTTGTGAATGCCCAACCTGAAAACATTCGCAACGGTGTGGCATGGACAACAGGAACCGCATGTCATTTAAAAAATATGTTGCAGTGAAAACGATAAGACCCACTACTCGAACGGAGTAGTGGGTAGGTTTTCTTTTTTTGTTAAGATTTGAAACGACCGCCAGACATGTAGTTGTAACGGTTGCCTGCGTCGTCGTTGTGAACCATCGCACGCTGTAGGCGTGGTAGGTTGTCGTTGAACATTTCCCCGGCGTCGGAATAGCCTTCGATAACGTTTTTAAACGCCCCGAACTCCATACCGTTTTCAAGATGACCTGAATCCATATCGAAAATCATTTTGTTGTAGATGACCTGCTTAGTGGCGTACAGTGCCATATCTGCAACTACCGGATAGAAGGCCGGTTTGATTTCGTTTAAGTCATCAGACATTGCAAACTTAACTTGAAGCTTAGTTGCGTAGACGAACATTCCTGGGTCTTTGATTTTGATGGTGTTCGGCCCAAGTTTCTTAACTTCGGGTGAGGAGATACGCGGCATTGCAGATTGACTATCCACTACTTGTTGCGTGGAGGCCAGCACCCCTGAAGTTGCCCCGTCTAAATAAGATCCTGCTGGGGGTAAGGTGTACGCTTGCCCTGCCACCGGCGTTACGGCAATGTGGACGTCCAGTATCGGTCTACCCCCGGTCTTAATGTCATCCAGGTAATAGATACGTGAGTAGTAATCCTGGGTGTCGTTCTCAAAAGGTAAACCTTGGAGGTCGATTTCGGTGTATTGACCTAGACGGGAAACTTCTGGGATAAGGTATTCTTTAAATACCTTTTCAGTAATCTCGTTATCTAAGGAAGACGCAACACCGTAATAGCGAAGATTTTTGGGTACAAACGCAGCGCGAAGAATCGGTTCTGGAATCTCTCGACGTATTCTCCGTAGACAGTAGTCGATGACACTCATTGTGTGCTCCTGTTAGCTCTGTAAAACGGTTCATAGGATCGGGTAATGGGTAACTACACCACTACTAAAAAATACACTCTATGCCCTTCCTGTGCGCACTATACTCGAACTTTTTTCGTATAGATATTATCTCTGTGATGTTCCCTTAAAGGAGTATTTAAAGTTAATGTCGCGCGTACTTTTTGGTTTTCTGCCAGACTCTAGCCATTCAGTTCGCTATCGTCCTGAGGAAATTCTAACAGCGATGCAGGAACTGATTTATCCTGGGATACACAACCTACCCAGCGATTGCTTAAAGATTGCAGAAAGATATTTTGGTTCGGACGCTTGGTTTATGATTGGTGCTTTAGGTCGTGACCATTCCAGTCCATTTTCTTACAAAAACGGAGTTGTGCAAACGTGGTCAAAATACACTTCAATCCAGCTACAGTTTATCATAACTTCTGGGCAGCGGTGGAAGAAACAACCTACGCTCCCGCTTTGCGGATGACCGTAAAGGAGAAACAGGCCGTTACTGTACAACTGATACACACTGCATTGGAGGACATTTTTTATTCTATTCCGCGAATGCCTAATACACGATTACCGGACTTTTTAGAAGACTACACAGATTCTTTTGTATTGACGAACCTTCTGGTGAACAGTGGCAAAATGAGCCCACCGAAAACGATCCAAACGCGTCGGTTACGTATTGAACAGACCGTGTTTGGCGAAACACCCGTAGGGTTTGAACAGCGTGAAGTTTGTGTTTTACGTCCAAAGTCGTATCTATTGGGATTGGCTTTTGATGATTGTTACGATGTGTTGTTGTGTGAGGTTGAGCAATTAGTAAAGCAAGGGTTCGAGGCGGTAAACCAACCGTTTAATCCTTACCTTACGGTTGAGATAGAACCCCACTTAACACCACGTGGCCAGATTGCAATGATGGAGCTTCGTGTTGGAGAAGATATCCGATTTGTCCACTACCGCAACTGTTTCCCAGAAAAAAGATACGATCCGAATCACCCTACTCGAACACGTGACGTATAAAGCGTACCAACGCATACTCGCGGACGATAGGTTGTCGTCGTATTCTGGTACAGATGCGGAACAACTGAAGTACGTGATTCTGTCATTACTTGAGTATCTCATACCGAACTTTACAGAGACCGGTTTATGGGATACTCATTGTGTGACCACGATAGTCAGGTCGTTTAGACCGAAATCAACGGAAGAAGATGTTCGTTTGATAACGAGTTATGTACGAAACGCGTTGTGCGAGGAAATGGGCATTCCTCCACGCGGCTGGCGTTTCTACTTTCGTTTAGACGGACACTTCCTCCGATTTATTCCAAAGAAGGTAACTGATGCCTATGACGATCTTTATTGAGTTTCCGTGGACAACCGCAGAGATTCTAAAAGTAGTTAAACGGACAGCGTTTCTTCAGTACCTCGATGTGGCGGATACTGTGGACTATTATGTCGAACAGTTAGTAAGACTGGAAGTGATGCGACGGAAGTTCCAAATCGATAAGCGGACAGTTCAAGAGTTGTTCTTAGATATAATGAAGCGGTATCCCATCGTTGAGTTGGAGAAACCGAACAGTTACTGCCTTAATCATGTTATTGAAACCGAGCTGTTAGCCTCTAAGTCGTTATGGGCACGCTTAGAGGAAGAAGTCCCATTCTTACCGAAATCAGATTTTCTTCTGTTTCATGTAGGTGGTGGTGTATGGCGAATGTATACTACAGGAGTGATTTATGGTGCGTGAGAGCTACTTTATTATCCCGGACTATCAATTCATTTGTGGTCCATTAACCGAATTCGATCCCAACTCGATATTGCGAGAAATCAATACCGATCTTAACGAAGTGTTAAACTATGCGATTCAGTATGGAATAACTGGGGAGTTTCCTAAGCTGGATCGTTTTGCGATACAGGGTACCATTGAATTTATCTCTCGCGAGTTAAATGCCCAGGGGTATATCATTGAGGGTGAAAGAGCGCTCACTTATGTGAAAGCCGTTCAAGATGTGGCCAAAGCGTACTTACTCGCGGTCTCTAGTCACCCGCATTGGTTCACCCGTTTTGGTACATGGGTAGGTGCGCGTTATTGTACCAATAAGCCTGGTGCTGTGGAGTTTCTGGTTCGTTACGAACAGGTAAAATACCCCGAATTCGAGAACCCTGAGGCTATTCAAACGATGTCGGTTGGACTCCTCAGCGTTGTTGAGTTATTGCTCGGTAACTTGGCAGGGAAGATGCTCTAATGAGATACTACTTTCACGTAGCACAACATGTACTTGATTACGGCAGGTTGAAGTTCTACGACGCCGTGCGCGAAGTTTTAGTGCAGGTTCTCGAAACAAGCAGGTTGTCCGTATCAGAGTACGATATACGTCGACTCTATGAGGACTTTGCAACTGCGTACATTATCGGTGTGAAAAGCCGTAATCCTGAACTGTTTAAAGAAATGGTGATGTCCGTTGCGTATGATGAGAATACCATCCCAGGTACTACGGTAGAAAGTATTAGCTTCCTTTCCACGCAGGGTACTGAGGACCAACATATTCTCGCAATCGGAACCGCTGCCGATATTCTCATTCGTGAATTGGAAACACAAACAGGGTTAGCCGGACTTATTAACTCTATGTTCCCAGGTCAGTTAGAAAACTGGTCAGGTGAGTCTTTTAGCGAATTGGTGATTATCTGTTATGATACTCTATATGGAAGTTTCGGAAGTGTTCTTTCGGGACCAACTGCTTTCGCGAGTTAAAATGGCGGATCAATGTAAAGTGAAACCTGATTTGGCGTATCTGTTTCTGGCGAAGTATGCTGAGGAATCGGTACGCTCTATCGTTAAACGGATGGGCGAGGGTGAAACGTTTTTGACGTTCATCCCGCCCAACCGCTATTTTATTCTCACCCAGTTGTCACAAATGTATCCTGAAGATGAGGTTATTATCTTTTCGCATTCTTTAATGTGGGAAGAGATTGATAAAGGCATCGACTACCATCGTATACGTTTGTTGGTGGAGAGTTTGTGGCGAGAAAGCGGCTATACCGCAGAGGAAGGATCAAAAAGGTCGAGAGTCTCTTTGTTTATGAAAGAGATGGGAAAAGGTTTTATTCGAGTAGAGGTTTGAATGTATAAAGTGCGTGGCGATCACTTTGTTCAGCCGAATTTAGGTTTACTGGAATATGTTTCCGGCGGTGACTTCTATAAAGAGTTACTGATAAAATCGATGAATTTGTTTGACCAGCTAACGATTTCATTACCTACGGATATTGAAAATCCCGATGACGTCACGCGCATTTTCAACAAATGCTTGAACGAGCGTTCCGGTACGATTAAGTTTCCTGGTAACAAGAATGAGTTAGCCAAACTCGATAAATACCTAAAAGGGTTGAATAAGGAATATCGACAGTGGAATTTCATGTCAATGATGGAGACCTGTTATACAGACGCAGTTCTCGATGACATGAAACCACTTTTGGAAATTTACGAGTTCTGTAAATTGCAAGGCGATTCCTCTTGGGATGTTCTTCGTGAGCACGCTGTTGAGACGTTTCGTGAGGAGCTGGTCAGAATGTTTGACGAGAAATGTCGACCTGCTTTAGAACTGTTTCGTACAGCGCATAAGGGAAAAGTCTCTGGACTGGAACTTGCTATTAAAGTCTATAATCCGGGTTATGGTCAGGGTAGTTTGTTCTTGTCATTTACATTCTTGATTAAAATGAAAGGGTGAAAAATGTACGACTTCAGTAACATCGAACCGGGTTCAATTGTAAACATCGTTTACGATACCCCGTTACGTGGTAACGAAACGCGAGTCCGTGTACTCGCGTCAAAGGTGGGTTATGAGCTCGCTAAAAACTCAGGTGAAGATTTAGCCGCTATCCAGAAAAACATTTACTCGTCTTTGGTTGGACAACCGGTTAACGATTTGACCGCGTACAACTACATGTTGTTTAAGGACTCCAGTAACCGCATCGGCGTCACTGCGGATGCGTGGGTACGTGAAGTTCGTGTGGTGAAAAGCCTCACTGCACGGTTTGTGGTTCAGTTGGACAACAAACAAGAAAAAGACGATCTGGTAGCAGCGCTCAACGCACGCGGATTCAATGACGTCGAAATCGAAATCATTGAAAACGAAGCCGGTTAAAGTTAAGACCCTCTCTTCGGAGAGGGTTTATTTTTTTTTTCTTTTTTCACGTTACCTGCCATCCTTATAGCCGAGTTAAACTGCCTTTTTCGGGGACAGCCGTGGAATACAATTCTCCTTTTCGTTTATCGGTAGACGAGTACCATCGTGATATCGATATTAACGATGCTTATCGTGAACAGGTTGCGCTATACATTCACAACGTAACCGCACAAAAATACCCTTTGGAATTATGTCGTAAAGAAGTTGACGAGATGTTGGCACCTGGCGGTGAGTTATCAACCGAATCACCGCTGTGTAAGATGTGGGTGCGTAATCAGAAAACAGGAGACCGTGAAGAGAAATACACAACTGTTGATAAACTGTTTAAAACCGTAATCGATAAACAGATTATCTCCGCACCGTCGTTAACGTTTTATATCCCAGAACACATCAAACGTTCCAAGCTATCAGAATTCACTGCCGCTAACGTAGCTAAACGTGCAGCGGTGAAAAAAGAGATGTTTGCTGCCGAAGCAGCAGGTAATAGAGTTTTACAGATTAACAAAAAGAATGAACAGAACGCAGTCAAGACTCTGAACAACGGGATGTCGGGCGCATTCTCTTCTCCGTACACGATCATCTTTAACCAGTCTTCACACTCTGTTTTAACATCAACCTGCCGTACTGCAACCTCATTCGGTAACGCAGGTAACGAACGTTTATTAGGCGGTAATCGTCATTACGACACACCGTCACGTATCATCGATCATTTCTTGTCCATCGGCACGTTAACCGATTGGAATAGCTTCAAGAAATGTATGGATACGTACGAGCTTCATTATCCGACCGTAGAAGAAGTGATGGACGTGATTCATTACTCTGCGGACTTTTATTTCAAGAACGAAGAGGGGATGGAGTTTGTTGAGCACTATGTATCAAATGTTTCTCCGCTCACTCGCGCGGCATTTGTTTACATGGGTGATTTTTATCATCTTGCGAAGTACAACGATCAGTTCATGCGTGGTTTTATTACCGCGTTGATTTCTCGTGAGATGATTGACGAAGTCGAAGACTGGGATGCTGCGGAAAAAACCATTGATGGTGACATGCAGATCATCATCTCCCAGTTCCGTACTGACGTGGTGCCGATGGGCAAAGCGTTCAGCCACGTTAAGAAACTCGACGATAAGAAAAAGCCATTACCGTGGGATCAGCAGGACGACTATAAGGAGCTGATTCGTTCCGCACTGTTCTTACAGAAAACCATCGGTAAGTACGCACTTTTAATTCGCAATATCCTGACCACTAAAAACTTACCGATTAATATCGCAAGAATGCCGGATGTGGTTCGTCGGGTAGGTGTGGTTTCAGATACCGACTCTACAATGATGACTGCACAATGGTGGGCGGTTTGGTATACTGGTAAGCATTACGGTGAAGAAGCAACTCGTGTATCCAATGCAATGATTTATATTGCAACGCAACACCTCCGTCACCTGATGGCGAGTATGTCTGCGAATATCGGTGTAGCGAAAGAACGTCTGTTCTTGTACGCGATGAAGAACGAATTTAAGTTCGATTCGTTTGCATTAACGACTAAAGCAAAACACTACTTCTCACTGATTACCGGTCAGGAAGGTCAGTTGAAAAAAGATCCCGAGCTGGAAGTAAAAGGGGTGTCTTTACGTACCTCGAACATTCCACCGATTATCATGAAGGAGTTTAAGAATACTATTAAAGGACTGTGTGAAGTCGTCGCACGTGGTGACCAGATTGAAATCATTCCGTTACTGGAAAAGGTTGCGCAGATTGAACACACCATTATGGATTCCATTCGTTCGGGTAATCCGGGCTATCTGAAAACAACGAACATTAAGGAACGTAGCGCTTATAACGAGAAGGACGAGAAAAACTATCACTATCATCGAATGTACAACGCCATCTTTGGTCCGAAGTTTGGCCATTTGGAAGAACCGCCTTACGACGCTGTAAAACTACCGGTGGTTTTAGAAAACAAAACCAAGATTAAAGAGTGGTTGGACAGCATCGAAGATCCGATTATCCGAAACGGTGCAACCGCGTGGTTTGAGGAAAACAATTTCCGTAAATACAAAACGTTGATTCTGCCAGAGCACTTAGTAGAGAACTACGGTATTCCTAAAGAATTGATCGAAATTGCGGACATTCGTCGCACGGCGTTCTCCACCGTAGAACCGTACTATCACATCCTTGAATGCTTAGGTGTGTTCATGATGGATAAAAACCGTATGCGTTTACTGTCGGATTTCTACGATAAAACCGCTGAAGACGAAGGATTGTATAAAGAGCTTGCGGAAGTACAGTATGTCAAGAAATCAGAAAGGGCAGGTGAGGATGATGAGGAGGAAGATGAAGAAGAAACATTCGATGAGGAGTAACCGTTCAACGTTAGCCCCTAACGTTTTGCGATAAAATAAAGAGGTAACGTTGCACACTTGTGCAACGTTATTACTCTATTATATGAGGATTCGAAAGAGTCCTCAGCGGGGGAGAGTAAGTCTTATTTTTCGAGCGCACTGTATAATGGCAGAATTAACTCGTGTCGGTAGTAGTTTCTTGCCGAACGTGTAAGTTTCTCCAGAATCTTTGCATCCTCGAAACGGGCAATCCTTACCATCAGATTAGATTTGTATTTACCCATGCTCGTGTTGTCGTATTGCAGGCAGAACAATGCCCAATACCAGTTGACGATATTTCGATGCCAACTGCCTTGAATTGTCGAACCGGGTTCTTTAAACAGAATTCGATCCAACGCCGTGGACGGTTTATTCGGGTCTTCGAAAATCTGAGGTATGTGAGCCATGACAACCGCAGGTAGAGGTTTACCAGCACGTAACGATTTTGAAATCGCTTTCGCGTGACGGATTGCTAAATCGCGTAGAGGCGGAGTCGGAATAACTCGTAACGGGTTTTCTTCTTCTATCTCTTTACCGAAGGCAATCGCACGATGAATATTTAATAAAGCGATATCCATGTAACTGGGTAACATCCTGTAAATGATGTGTCGCTGCGCGTATACCAAGCGCGTGATGGGTTCTGGTTGTGTTCGGTAGTATTGTTCAGCAAGAACATATTGCCACAGTAGTGCAACCAGATTTATCTCGATAATGCTGATCCCTCGGGGTTTTCCGTTACCGAGCGTCCAGTTAAGATTCGTGTATTCGTGATAAAGGTAAACCGCCGGTGTGTAGTCACGGAAAGAAAGATTAGGATCGACAGGTCTCGCAACTAACGAGATGATTTCATCCTGACCTTCTATAAAAGCGCCGTTAAAAACTTGACCATACTCCCCCACAGAAGTTAAGCGTAGAGCGTTGCCGATATCTGACAGCTTTCGACGACAAGCCCATTCGATTTCTTCGTACGTGGGTTCACCGGCATAGCCGATAGCTGCTAAGATTTTTAGGACGAGATGACCAGAACCAACGCTGGTTTGAATCGATTCTAAATAGTTGCGAATGCGCTGGTTATTATTTTTTACGGCATTGACCAATTGTATAGCAGAAGGGTCTTCGTAGCGCCCCTTTATGACTGCTTGGTTTAACTCGGCTTGACTGAACATGACTGACTCCTTGGGGTTACACATAGGAAACGGTCACATTCTACTCACATTGAAAAATATCTGAGAATGATATTATCTATGTGATGGTTCGGTGGTTAACTATTTTGAGTTATGTGTGTTCTAGACGCATTCTAAAATATCTCAGGTATATGTTATCTACGTGAACCAACACTACAATTGTATTAAACCTTTAAAGGATAAATAAAATGGCTAAAGAGTTTAACGAAATTCCTAACAACGTAAATGCTGGCGCTGCTGGTGTAGACCCGGCTCCGTCTTTTGGTGGTGTAGGTGCTGGTGCAGGCAGTGTGGATAACACCCACGCAGCAAATGCTTTCGGTGGTATGTCTAAGAATATCTCCACTTTCGATAAAGCGTTCGGCTATATGTCCTACGTTTCTGCCGCTTCACATTTCACCGCGCTGATTGCGAAGATGGTTGAACGTAACCCGTACCTGAGCAAATTCCGCTGCGGTGTTATCGATGGTGTGAATCCAGAAATGGGTTCTGCGGCATACGTTGCTGCGCCAGCAGATGAAAACGGCAGCCACTGGATGTACGGTATCCTGTTCTTCGAACACGGTCAGTCTGTACGCTTCCGTGAAATCAACGGTAAAGAAACTTATTACACCCTGGCATCTCTGTTCGGTCAGGCTGGCGTAATGGATTCCATCACCAAACAAATCTGCGAACAGCAGAACCTGTCGTCTGTGCAATTCATGGTAATGAACTGCATTCCAGACCTGGGTAAAACGCTGACCGAAGAGTGGGCTATCCAGCTGATGGGTCAGCTGACTCTGGGTATCTTTGGCCGTATTCCGGGCTACCTGGGTCAGCTGAAACTGACTCGTGGCGATCGCTTCGTTGCACAGGTAACTGCGGTAGACGAAGGTTCTCTGACTGACGTTAACGGCTCTGCACAACGTGCTGACCTGATGGTTCAGGTTGAACACACTCAGACCGGTAGCTTCGATACTAACCCGACGCTGATGTCCTCTGAACGTGTTCAGGGTTATCCGAGCGTTGCGGGTGTGGGTTACATCAACCTGCGTTACACTGGCCGCCGTGCACCTGAAAATGGCGTACAGGATTACAAACAGCTGCAAGCAGAAGTTGTTGTTTCTCTGATGGACTCTCAGTCTTCCGGGGCTATGGTACCAATCGAACGTCAGCTGATTGAACTGGCCGCCTTTGCAGAAATCGCCGCTATCGGTGGCTGGCGTGAACGCTTCATGCACTCTCTCAACAAAACCGATCGTCGTTTCTCCCGCGTTATGGAATACGTAGAGTGGGGTGACAAACGTCCGGACCTGAGCAAAATCGATGGCAACCGCGAAGCTATCGAAGAGTGCCTGAACATGTTCGCCTACCCAGAAGCTGCGCTGGTTGTGAACCATCGTGCTGGTAACGGTATCGGTGGTCTCTCCACGATGTTCAGTGAAGTTTCCCAGGGTAACACTGGTACACTGTCTAACATCCTGACCATCCTGGACAACATGGCTCCGAAAGGTGCTACGGTGTTCACGCAGCGTTTCGCTGAAATGCTGAAAGTTAATACCATCACCTGCAACCACGTTGTTATCGCTGGCGTACCGACTGTTTCCGGTCAGTATTTCAGCAACAGCCAGAAACGTAGCTTCCAGGATCAGGACCTGGTGTCTGTTCTGAGCAAAGTTGGTGATAACCAACACGATGCCTACACTTACCTGTACGCGCAATCTTACTCACACCGTCAGTTCAACGCGACTGAACAGCGTTTGTACCTGCTGAAGCTGGCCGCTTCCCTGTTCGGCAGCAAACAGCCGGTCGTAACTGGCGAGTCCACCGATTTGGCAATCAACCCGAAATTCGCCAAAGCGCTGCTGGACTACGTGCGTGATAACTGCATCTTCCAAGTGAATGGTGTTACCGCAGTCAATAGCCTGGCTAATACGTTGTTCTTCAACAACGGCGGTGAAAACTTCACTCTGTCTGGTAACGGCCCGAACTCCTTCGGCAGTGACTACAACATGTCATTCGCTTCCGGTAACTACAGCCCTGTCTGACAGATGTAGTAGTGCGTAATTGGTAGTAATTAGGGACAGGGGAAAAACCCCCTGTCCCTTCCCTCTCTTTTTTTGTTGAGGATTTGGCGTGAAAGACAGATTACAATACTTCGGTGTATCAGGGCGATTAATCAGTCACGATAAAATGTTACGTGACGCTTTCAAAGAGGCGGAGGAAAAGGGCTATAAACCGCCGATGATTATCAATGATGTTGCGAAATATAAAGACACCATTGAGACGTCAGAGTTGATTAACCGAATCTTACAGAACCGGACAGTCGACGAGACGCTAAATTCGGCACCCATTTGTAGTATTGATTGTGAAGCACCTATCGTTCATCGATATAATCTCGGTATGCGATGTCCTACCTGCGGCTATGTAGTGACAGAACATCGTATTGTTTCAGAAGTCTGGATTCGTGCCCCGGAGGAAATAGGCAACTTTATTAACCCACGATTCTGGTCGATGTTTAACGCTTTCTTCGGTTCTAAACTTAAGAAGTTTAACCGAAACAAAGTGACCGTAGAACGTGGTTCTGATTTATTGATGTGGATGTTAGATCCGTGCTATAAACCTGATAAAGACGAAGGTACTCGATCCCGAATAATCAAACGTATCTTTAGCGAGTATCAAGTTCCACGCGGCATTAGGAATTTTATTGACCACCATCGAACAATATTCAATATCTTAACTTCTCCTGAAGTCTGGAAAGAAATTTATCCACCAACGAAAAATAACCGATATGAGAGCGAACGTACTCGCTTAGAGTGGAAAAAGTTCTTCGAAGAACAATCACACACTTTCTTTCCGGTTCATCTTCCAATCATTTCACCCAAACTGATCGTTACGGAGGAACGACGTCAGGGTATCTTTATCGATCCTGTTTATACCGGTGCAATAGACGCGGTTAAGAACATCGCGTTACTTTATACTAATGCACGACGCATCCCAACCCATTTCATTATTAGTCGCGCATTAAAAGCAAATCGCCAGTTAGCGTACTTCTATATTGACCATCGTCAGGAGGTGATGGAAGGTAAACCTGGATTCTATCGTGCCAAGTTAGGTTCAACACACATCCCGTGGGGTGGTCGTGTAACAATCTCTCCAATCTCAGAACCGCATGACGCTATGAAGGTTATTGCACCTTGGCGTTGGCTAGTGACGTTAGAATCTGTAGCTATTGAAAACAAACTCGGTCGACGGAACTTCACACCACGGCAGTGTGAACGTGTTATTGCATTTGCATCAATGCAGTACGTACCGTTGGTTCATGAAATTATCAACGAACTTATTAAGGAGTCTCGTGGCGGTTACGGCCTGATGATATCAGCGCTACGAAACCCGACGCTTGTACAGTTGTCTATTCAGACATTATTTATCTCAGCTGTTAACCCTGATGTTACACAGTGTTCGTTACGTATCTCCGATCGCGTCATCAAAGCTCCGAATGCTAAAATTTGGCCCACTAGACGGGAAACCTCTAGTGCGTATCCCTCGAATTGCTGGAAACTCCTAAAGCTTACGATCCCGACAGGGTGGCGAAAGTCAGAAACAATTCGTAAGATAGCCTATGCTAACCAATAATGCTAAGGGTTGTGATAATGGATAACCAGCAGCGATGAAAATCGTTCAACGACTATCGAAAGGGTAAAACCGAGTAGAGTAGCTGCTTAGTTTAGCGGCGAAGTGGGGGAGACCTACGGGTAGCAATACCTACGGTTATGATATAGTCTGTGCCCATGTGAAAACATGGGAGGGTGTCATTGCACACCTGCTCCAAAAGGAATGGAGTGGACAAACAGGATTTCGACGGCGACCAATTACAGGTTAGACTTTTAGTCGATACCACGGAGATGGATTTGGCGCTGGCTTATCGCCCAGATAACGGATTTATGTCCAGCACAAACGTAGACGAAGTGTCTAGCAGCATGGTGTTACACAATGAGCTTATCAGCATGGAAAACCGTTTCTTACGCGATACCGAAGAAGATCTGGAGGCGGGTATCGCCATCGACTCAGAATTAATCTTAATGGCGGGGTAGTAAAACATGGGCATGTGGAATCTAGGCGGGTCTATTTGGCAGCGTCAAGACGAAAATAGCGGTATGTATCGTTATTTCAAAGAGAACTTTAACCTGTCTAGTTTCGCACCGGATATGGTTGAGCGCGTGAAGCAGAAGTGTAATGAACTGATCTCATTGCAACGTTTCCGCGAAATGTACGCAGCTGCGCGTAAGGTTCAAAATAGCGATGCAACGAATGTAGTAAGACAACTTGAAACTATCGGGCAATTCCAGTTTGCGAATGAGGCGTTACAACCGTTCTTAATTGCAATGCCGGAATACCGACAGCTCTACAACAATAACATGGCGACGGGCTTTGAGAACGGTTACTCTAAGGTAGACCGATTCCGAGGCTCGGCGTACATGCACACTGACGATAACTATCGTGAAGTTACGTCAGGTATGTCAACGGAGTACGACGAGGATCGTATCTGGAACTGGGTATCCAACGAAGATCGCTCCAATCGACTTACTCGCGTTCAGCAAGTTGACATGCAGATTAACTGGGCACGTATGCGAAGTTTTGACTGGGAAGATGAAGATCCCTGTTCAGAACTTGGTGCGTCCTGCTAAAGTGAGGGGCTTCGGCCCCTTATTTTTTCTTAATTACAGCTCGAGCTATCAATGTGATAGGAGAGTAAGATGGCTATTGCAGTAGGAACAGTTTCTACTCGCGGTTGGGCCAGAACTCCCCGCGAACGTATTCGTGAGGCAATGAATCACTATACAGAAGCAGGGTATAGCCAATCGCAGATTTATCAAGGGAATGTGCGTTCATTAGCAAAAGCACAGCAAATGTATGCACAAGATCCCGACGGTCTTGCTTCCAAAGTCAAATCTGACCTGACTGCTATTTACGGGAATATCTTCCCTGAGGGCGTTGAGGTCGAAACGAAATGGGAGTATCTCCCCGATACTGATGTTCGTTATCGTATCATTATTCAAGCTCGTGCGAAATCGGGCGGGATTTGGTACGATGTTGAACGGTATGTCGAAACTGAAACTTCACGTATTGAGGACGAATAAAGATGAGTCAAGAACCAGGAAAATTTAATGGGGTTCCTATTAATGAACTTTCTGGCCGCGCTAAATTCGAATACGATAAACTTCTGGAAATGGAGAGCGTACTCCAGCAAGGCCAGAATGTGTGCAGTGTTTTTACAGAATCGATGTTCCGTCGTCAGGGCTTACCTTTGTTGTCAGGGATGTTAGACGGTACGTTTAACGAAGACACTTGGGTAGATTACGTCGGTAGCGCGTTTGTTCCGTTACAGATTGTTTCGGATGCTGACCATTCTAAACTGTTATTCACTATCCCACCGTTGCTGAATACCGGTCGTTCTCTTCAACACGTTGAAGGTCAACCCTCATTAACGGAGGAGACGGAAGCTATTCGGCAGACTGCTGATATTATCTCCGAAGTGGGTGAGCAGCAGTTGCACCAGATGATCGATTACACGTTAGACGGTATCGAGAGACTGTCGTACGAAGAAAATGCACTGCGGGCAAAAAAAGTCATCGATCTCTTAAACTGGATTTTCCGTCGCTATCAAGTTAACGGTCAACTTCCTTATCCAGAAGGGTTGGAAGAACTTTGCAATCAGATTGAAGGTAAAAGTAAACCCGCCCAGGTTGTAGAGAAGAAACCCGAACCCGTTAAAACAAGACGTTTCGATGATTACGATTACTAATCCTCCGCCGAAACCTGCGGGCGTTAAACGTATCTTTTCAACAGGCGATGTACATCTCTTGCATCGCCGTGTACCGACGTGGCACATTGTTAATGTGTTGAAAGAGACGTTGGTGAAGTTTGAAAACACGATTGACGCTATTTATATAGCTGGTGATCTATTTGATGATTCCCGGCACTTGCGGCAGGAAGATTCTCAAGAAGCCATAGGGTTTTTAACTTGGTTGTTGTTCTGGGCTAAAAGCACCAATACGGCAATCCGTGTCCTGGAGGGAACACCGTCCCACGATCATAAACAGTCAAAAATTGTCGAGGAGCTGAATTCAGCCGTTGGCGCAGATTGTTTGTATCTGGATAAGATTGGTGTTTTCTACGACGAGGCACTTGATGCCACGATTGGGTGGGTTCAGGACGAGTATAAAGCCCTAGGGTCGGAGACAATTGACGCCACCGCAACGGAAAAGGAAATGGCTGAGCTTTTAGCCACGCGCGGTATAGAGCAGATGGACTTCTGCTTTATGCATGGCTGTTTTCAGTTTCAAGTTCCTGTTGAGTCTACCCGTTTTTTCCACACTGATTTTTGGGAACCGTTAGTCAAGCATTTGATTATCATTCACCACGATCATCGTCGAAAACAGTTGGGTAAGATTCGTGTACCAGGCAGTCCCGATCGTCTGGTAATGGGTGAAGAAGAGGACAAAGGCTTTGCTATTGTCGATTTCACTCCTGAGTTGGCCAGGGATTATTTCCTGGTTAACGAACGCGCTTGCCCGCAAATAAAAATTGCGGCAGAAGAAGACTACGAATCGCAGTATGCGAAGTGTCTCAAGGCGTTAGAGTATATTGATACTCATCCGTCCTACGAGATAGGGCGGTTGGAAATTGAATATTATCCTGATTCTCCATTGGCCGAGGCCATTACTAAATGGAAGTCGCAATATTCTTTCCATATTTCAGGCACGCGTATTCGTACGCCTGAAGAAGAGCAAGTTCTCGCAGCAGGTTTCGCTCTCGACGCTGAAGTCGAAGAAACTATCTCTGAAGAGAATGTTGAGTCGATTATGTTAGAAGCACTTGTGCCGTTTAAATACGATACACAAATTGTTACTGACATTATCAGGAGTATTAAATGACCCCAATCAGTGTTGATCGCACGTTTGGGTTTTATCAGATGTCAATTGCCACATCGTTGGCTTTTGAAGGGCTCCTCCATGAAGGAGAGTATGCCGACTGGAAGGGACCGATCCCTATCCACAAGTATCAGGAAATTTACCTGAATGTACGGACGCTGTTCCGTAACGCGTTTTACGCGTTTGAGACAAATCGTGAAAGATTAACGCCTGAAGTGATGCTGGCATCGATTGAAGAAGATATCAATACTATCTACGCTACCGCGAAAGCGGTAGCGCCTTCGGTGCTATGTGTCCCTTATCTCTGTACGTACAAAAGTGCGAACAGAATCTTTCCCGAAGCGTCGTTCCGTACTATCGCAGGTGGGCAGGAAAAGATGACGCCCAACCAGTTACACTATAACGCGTTAGAACATGACACGTTAAAGTTGTACGGTGAAAAATATGCTGAGAAGTTCGAAAGCTTTGATGTATACCCGAAAGGGCAGCACGATACGCTGATTTTAACCCATTACCCTGCCGACTTATTGGCCTACAAAGATTTCCCGTTACTGAATCTCTTAGAGTCACACACGGGTAAGATTAAAGGTCGATTAGAATGGTACACGAAACTTAACGGTAAACCCGAACAGATCCCGTTTAACAAAGCGTTCCTGACGTTATTTGGCGACGGGTATATGTTCGCTCCCCTGGACAGAAAAGTTCGTAAAGTGGTGTTAAAGACCGCTGAAAAATATCACTGGCGACAAGACACGACGATGGATCGTATCTACAGTTGCTTGAAGTTGGTAAACGAACCTTTCGTAATTGAGTTCCTTCACAGACTGGCTCGCTAATTTTACAGAACGTTTTGTTAGTTTGAGCACTCCGAAAATGTAGAATAGGATAAAGTAAATGGTTAACAAAAACTTCTTTAAAGAAAAATATCTTTACCCGCAAACCGAACCAGATCAGCAGGGACGTACCCGTAAACTGGGTATCGAGCTTAACGAATTCAACGGTGACGTTGAGCTGATGAAGTTCAGCTATTCTTTCGGTAAAGGCGAAGGTTTGTATTTTACTGCTGGCTATACCGTTTGTGTGGACATTTTCGAAACGCTGCGCACCGTGTTGGTTAAGGCAGAGAAAATCGTTCACAAATGGGAAGATGCTAAAGGGAAGAAATCGCCAGTTAGCTTGCACGTAGGCCGCGATGAAAACCTGACGCCGTTCATGGCTATCAGTGGTGAGATCCCAGGAGCTGGCGCACGCCAGAAGAAATTCTACTTCACCTATCCGAAAGGTTATCGTGTTTTCCGTAATGGCCAACAGGTTTCTGATTTAGAACTGGCAGAACGTACTCTGCGTGCGTTTATTAAGAATGCTGATATCTTCCTGGAAGATTTCCGTGACAACTATAAACCTCGCGAGTTCAACAACACTGGTGGCGGTAGCTACGGTCGTGGCGGCTATAATAGCAACAATAACGGCGGTGGTTACAACCAACAGGCAACAAAAGCACCCGCACCAGACAGCAGTTTTGACGACATTATCTAATTAACGTAAAACAATAATTCAGCCCCAGGGAATCCTGGGGCTTCTTATCGTGTATGTGTGCAGAACACAGTCGAAGTTATCTTAGATAGATTTTATCTTTGTGGTCGACTATGTTATCCCTGGAGATTTTAAAATGCGTATTGAGAAAAATCGCGACCGTCTCATTATTAGTTACGGTGATAAGGAAGTAGGGTTTAACGGATTCCGTAATGGACGCAAAGATGCGAATGTGCCAGACGTACGCGATAGCTCCGGCAAAGTGGTTACCCATGACAAAATTATGTTCATGGAAATCGAACGTTATTGGTCAACGTTAACGTCGGAGGAAAAGGAAGAATTATTCTCGGCGTACGAAGAGTTAGAAATGCTGGGTAATGAAGAACCCGAAACGATTCGTAAACATGCGCCAGAGATTGTTGCACAAATTGCCAAATTCCACCACGCGGACAGATTCCGCCAACTCTATCCACAAAGCTCCGTGTGGATTCCTCAAAACGTCCACGAAACTTACGAAGAAATGTCATCTAACTATCCGAAAGAGATGACGTATATCGTACAAGACTACTACGAACTGGTCATACTGTCGTTGATGGTAAAACCGTTCATTCCGGTATTCTTGGTCATGGATGCTTTCCCAACAACACGCGCCGCTGTGGACTCCAAGCGGAAAAGCGTTTATAACTTAACCCATTGCATGGAATTGCTTTACGACACCGAGATAGCACAACTACCTGCAATCAGTAAATTGCGGGACTTCTTAGTGTCGGTGATTTCGAAAGTACAGGACGGTGGCAATAAAGGACCGAACAGTGCGAACTTAACGGTGCTGGCCTCTATCTGTGGTTACGGTACGGATATGGTGGAAGAGTACATCATGGCATTCGCGGTGATTCGCTTAATCGCCATGAAACTCATCGGCGCAGAGTTACCTCCAGGTACGATGGTGGAGAACAACATCGTTGCAGGGATGTACTTTAATATCAAGCAGGAAATCGAAACAGGATTTGCAGGAAAGATTTCGTCACAGAACGTCATCTTAAAAGCGCATCCTGAAAAGATTATGTTTAACGGTGAGAAAGGGAAAACTTGTGCGATAGACTTGGTTCAAGCGCGCTCTAAAGCGCCGATGAAAGAGTTTGTTCGTACCCAAGAGTTTTTCAACGATTATCGTCGTGTGGTTCGTTCCTTAGGGATCGATATCGCTCCTGCGGATGCTAAGGTACTGATTGATTCTATTCACCTGAATCATCAATATCCGTTCTACGAACTGTACGAGTGGTTGGTTGCAGCCGCACTGCATCGCTTTGCTGACCGCAGAACCTATAAGGACATTGACGCTGCTGCGTTTAAGAATGCAATGGGGATCGCACAAGCGATTTATATCTACTACGGAATGCATGAGATTGCACAGTTGCTAAGCTGTGAAATGGTTTTAGATCCCAACAATGGGGGTTATCCAATCGAACCTATTGATAATGAGATCAAAATAAAATCGGATAGATTTTATCCTCAGGCATACCGTACCAATCGCAATATCTACGAACAGTCAACATTGAAGACGTCTTTGACGTTGTTGGTACGTGAACATATTGCGCCGTTTAACTTCAATCTCAGGGCAACACCTGAAGCAGCAAGAATGCTTCGGAGTGGAGAAGTGATGTTAGGCTACACACCACACCCACGACTTCAGAACATGTTAGCAGAATTCCTGTTAATTCAGAACAGGAAGAAATGTGAAGAAGTGGCGTGGTTTAATCAGTAATTTATCGGCATAACCTAAAGGAGTATTTACAAAATGGCAATGAAACTTCTAAAGCTTCAAATCAACCCAGTGTACGAAATTCCTAAACAGATTCGTCGTCGTATTGGGTTCTTTGAATCTAAGTACGCTTTAGATGAACTCGTAAACGTTGTGGCGCAACACGGCGAGAATGCGACCAAGACTCGAGATTATCAAGAAGCGTTAGGGCAGATTGTAGGGTTTGATAATACTCCGACCGGCGTTGAAACTCCGCTGATTAACGTAAGCGATGATGAATCTCGTCCGGTACAATTCCAGTATAATTCCCGTGACACTGGCGTGTATAACTTCGTTGCGATTATCGTAGGTAACGTGATTAACGAAAGTCGTACGCAGGAAACCCGTTATGTCGTCTCGGGTTATACCTCCCAGGCAGAGCGTTCCGTATTTAACCACCTGCCAGATGACATGGTGTTATACATCAATGAAATCTACGGCTTGCAGTGTACGTACATTACCGATGCGTTCGGGGGACGTCGTATCAACCCAGATTCTTTCCGTCTGGTTGATAACTACGTGCTGTCTAAAACTCTGACAGTAGATAGCTACAGTGAACACACCATCGATGCAATCTCTACTGCAAAAGCAGCATCCACGATTCGTAATCTGATTAACGCAGGTGAGAAGTTCACTTACGATGACCAAACGGTTATCTCTGCGAACTGTCAATCCGCGCCGCAGCTGATGTCTGGTCAACTGACTCGTCCTGAGTCTTTTGTTACAGCGATTGCGAATTCTTTCATCAACACGATGGGGATTGAAACAGAGCTGAGCACGGTAGACAGCTTCTTTGCAGGTGACCATTCTCTTGGCGTGGAATCTGAGCTGAACCAAATCGGGGTAATGCGCAATTTCAATAACTACGAACTGATCCGTGCTTTCCGTGCCGCGTTAACGAACGCGACGTCGGATGTGTCTGGTGGTTGGAACGCAGTCAACCGCGCAGCGTTTAAGTTAGCTGATTTGCGTAACGCAATCATGAACCCGCAAGATTTGGATATTGCGATTTCGCAATCTCTAGCGGTAGCTGACCGCCGTGGTTTCGGTGAGATTGAACGTACCGACGATTGGGTAGGACGTAATAACTATTCTACCCAAGGTTCTCTGGTTGCGTTTGATTTGGCGATGGTACTCGGCCCAATCGTGTCCCGTAACTTGATTGGTGAGATTACCTTCTTCTACGATAACCGCATGGCGGATATTTCCACACAACCGATGCTGCAAGTTGCTCACCACACTCTCGGTGCATTAACAGACGAAGGTTTGCCGGATGTATTAGCACGTCGTTTCATGAGCGATCTCCAAGGTTTGATGCTACAAGTGACCAAACACAACCGTATCCGTTGCTGCATGACAGTAACTTGTATCGTTGGTGTGGTAACGCGCATTGAGATTGAACTCGATGGTGAGATGCCTGAGTATTACACTTTCGCATCGTTCATGAAAGCGCGTATCCACAGTGGGGTGACAACTGACCTTAACTACACCAATCAGTTGGCTGTTGAAACGGCACAGCTGATGAACAAAGTAGAAGAAGGTTATCAGGAATTCAACCGTGGACAAAACCGGACTAATATCCTGTCCAACATTCCTACGGCAGCGGCTGCGCCTACCAATAGCTTCGGTTCTTTCGGTAGCTTTGGTGCTCCTGACAACATTTCCACCGCAGGCGGTGTATTCGGCGCTTTCGGCGAGTAAAAAAATATCAAGGATTAATAAATGAAAATTATTGAATTCTATAAATCGTTTCTTAAATCACAAGGATTCGATTTCGAGAACGATTTGCTTACCCGTGATGACGGTGAGCCAGCAGAATTTACCTACAACAAAGTGAAGCGCCGCCTGGCGCTTCCAACGTCGGCAATGATTAAGAAAGGAATGGAAGATGACGATGGACGTGAATGTCAGGCATTCCATCCTCTCTGTGAATCTGTGCTGGCCGGTGAATCGGGCACCATCCGTTTCTTGAAGAAATCTATCAATGCGAATTTGTTCATTCGTTCCTTTGCGTTGATTGACGCTATTCTGGAAACGGCTGCCAGTGGTAAAGCAATTCGTTCTGCGGCGTACAAGAAGTTCTTAACGGAACAGATTTGTGAAGGGATGAAAGATCCGACGTTTGACGATCGTTTGGTAAAATCCTGGGAAGCAGTTAAACAATACGTTTATGGCTTATTGGAGCGCGATAAAAAGCACAAAGTTACCCAGCTCTTTATTGCATCTGATTTAGTTATCGACGGTGTGAAGTTTAACCGTGTGGCTAATTATCGCCATATGTTCGAAGAAGAATCCTTAGACGGTACTGCAATGTACTTCTCGGTGAAGCTTCAACGTAAACAGGATAAGGTGATTATTCATCGCCTGCTGACTACTGTGTTCGGTTGGTATCCAAGTGTCACCGGTTCTAACGATTCCCGTCCGTACTTCGGGTCGTTAGCACGCGGTTGGGCACAGTACGTGGTAAACTACAATAACGTAGTGAAAGGGCTACGTGACCACACACCACTGCGCCCGTTGGACGATGAATGGATTTCACAGCTGGACAACATGGAGATTTACGATAATGTCATCCAGACCTTACCGTATAACACCGGTCCACGTTCAGACAATCCTGAGCGTGATACCAGTGCCCGTGAGTTCAGAATTGACAGATCGTCGGCAACGGAACAGATCCCGACGAAGAAGGCGTCTGATGCGGATAAGCCGAACCTGGACGATCCGGTAGAGTTCTTCCGTGCGCGTAAGCAACGGATGACTCCAACGAACAGCTTCGGTAATCTTTCTCCAGCAATGCAGCGTTTTGTGGAAGAACACAACACAACTAACCTGGCTGGTACAGGAATGGTAGGACGGATTTCTGTAGTAGATGCTTTCGGTGGCGAGCGTAAGAACAGCGGTTTTGGTGACGTAGGTGGATTCGGTCAACCGAACTCGCTGTCGAATACGTTTGGTGGCGGGCACTCTTTTGGCGGGGGTTCATCATTCGGAGGCAGCTCTTTCGGCAGCCAGCCTCAGTTTGGTTCGTCTAGCGGATTTGGTAGTAGTACAAGCAACCCATTTGCTAGTGCTTCTACGAGTCCGTTTAAGAGCTCGTACTAGGGTAGTAAAAAGAAGGGACAGTGTCCCTTCTTTTTTTAATCGTCTACGATGGTGCTAAGAATACTGGCGACGACCCCGGCATCTGGAACTATCAGCTCTGTAATCTCAGGGGTGAAGTTCATAGGGTCTTCCAAGTTATTGAGTAGCATCATCGGGTAGATGATGTTTTCGGCATAACCTTTCAGTTTGCAATAAGCGTAGAAATTGTGAATCTCAGGATAACTGAATCGTGGGTCTACAGTTTCTACTTTAGTTTGTGGGTGTTTACGCAGAAAATCTGTGTAATCGTGCAGCACTTTCCAGGTGCTGGTATAGGGCGCAGGTATGATTTCTTTTAGGGTAATAAAATCTTCAAGCATAGTTGTTCCTAAATTAAGTGAGATAGATATTATCCTACCGAATCAACCTAAAGGAGCATTAAAATGAAAACGCCAGTTGAGCTATTGAGCAGCGTCGCTGACCGTGAAGTTAATATCGCACAGGTGTCAGGTGCAAGGGCATCGATGGTAGGTAACCATATGAAGTCCTCGGTGCCGATTGATCATCCTGAGCCGTCACCTCACTTTACGGGAGCAGATACCAATTACCACGATTTTCTGTTTAACGATATTGTGGAAGACAGTGGGAGCATCTGTCATTACACAACTAAGGAAGGTAGACAACGTCGCGCAACGTTTACCCGTTATGGCCGTCGTGGGGATTCCCGTGCGCTGGAACACGCGATATTCTTCCGTCGTGCAGAATGCCGTATTCCGGGCAAAACAATGATAGATGTTATCGAGATTAACTTTTATACTAATCACGATAACGTGTTCTCTTCCGAGAAATGGGAATCGCCAAAACTGCGCAGTTTGTTACGTGGTGAAACCGACCAGTTAGAAAAGGATGAAATCCTGACGACAATGCCGTGCATGGTGGATGGTGAATTCGCAGACAGTGCGGTGCTGCCAACGGTTACCATTTCACATCCAGACATTATCGAAGATTCCTACACGATTTCCGAAGAAGCGGCACAGAAGCTTCACGGGTATGGGTTGAAAGTTATTGAGAAAACCTTACGTGAAGATGAATTCTTGCTGGATACCTACGGCTATAACGATCCCGAGGGGAATCGTGTACCGCGCTATTTCCCAGACGTGGGTGAAGCGATTCGTGATGACGGGTTAGTTATCGCTTCTCGTCGTTTCGATGACCTGTACGCAGCGATCGATGCAACCTTAGGAGAAACCCAACACGTTTCTCCGTTCTTCGATAACTGTGATTACGTGGATGCCGATCCGATACACTATAAAGCACGTTTGGAAAACAACCACGAACTGATGGAACGTAGCGGAACACGCATTGTTGATATTCAGGTTTGGCGTGATGAAACGTCATGCGGTAATGGAACGAATAACATTAACTGTACTGAAGAGAACAAACGTGAGCTTGACAAATACGCATTGGCGTTAAAGGACTACTACAATGCGATTGTTCGCTTCTATTTCTCCGTGTCGAGAGATAAAAACGTTATCTGGTCTCCCAAAGCGTGTGTGTTGCTGGAGAAAGCTTTCGCATCTGAAACGTACGAAGTCTACGCAGAGTTTCGTGAAGAAATTCGCGGAGTGATTGAAGATGCAATTCGTCGCGGCGAATACGGTAAAGAGAACGTAAGTCAACAGATTATCTCTAAACTGACTTCACCTGTTCAGCGTGGATTAAGCGATCCTATCAACACGTACACAATTCGTATCGCGGTACGTTATCCGATCCCGGTGACGGTGTCTTCTAAGATTACCGACCGTTCGGGTACGAAAGGGATTGTGGGTCGTGTACTGCCAGTTGAACAGATGCCAATTAACGAGTTCGGCGAACGTGTTCACGTACTACGTTCAATGAACGCCGTAATTCGTCGTTCTACTTACGCCGCGCTGTTCCACATGTATTGGTCAGCAGCATCTGAACAACTGAAGATGCGTCTTAAACCGATGCTGGATGAAGGGCGTATTGGCGAGTGTTGGGAAATCCTGATGGACTACCTTTCACGCTATAATCCAGAATGGGCGAACACGTTACAGGCTACGCATCCTACGGAGGATTTGCAGCGAGAACTCTTTAAAGAGATTTACGATTTCACCATCCGCATTTACTTACCTCACGAACTTGATGACACTCCGGTGGAAATCAGTGAACGTTTAGGTGAGTTTAAACCCCGTAAGTCGAAACTGCTTATTACCAATTACGATGGTAAACAGGAATGGACAAAAGACGAGTTTTACGTGGGTGGTGTAGAAACATTACGGCTTGATAAAACGGGACGTGAATTCTCAAGTATTTCGTCGATGTACCTGAACTACCTGGGCACGATTGATGCGTCTAACCAAGGACGTGGTTCGTATCCGGTAAACTATAAAACGCTGAAATGGGCTGGTCCTTCGGAAGAACGACTATTAGCGGGTTATGGTCCAGGTAACTACGAAGAGGTTCACGATAGGGCAAATAACCCTGCTGTGCATCGAGAGATTTTAGTAGGGCTGTACCGATCTCAAACTCCTTCCAATCCGGGCGTACTGGTAGACCGGAATAAGCTCCCATTAGGAGATTCGCAGATTGACAGAATGATGAAAAACATTCACAGCTGTGAAGGGTTTGAATTGGTGAAAATGAAAAGGGGCGAAGAATAATGAAGGCGACTCCGGTTCACGTAAGAGACTTGTGCAAGTTGAATTCGGATCAGGTGTGGCTACTTCGGGGCGTTTACGACGTGTCCTTCGACGATGGGGTCACGTTGAGAATGTCTGGTCGACACATTAAGTTGAGCTGGCCGTATTGGGGATTAACCCAGTTTTATCCCCAAGTGCCAATCTCGTCGAACATGGCGTATAAGCATGGCGACACGGCAACTGACGATGCGCATCTGCGCTTTATGTCGTTGGCAGCTGTAGCAGCACGTAAGGCCGGAGTGGATCTGGCCGATACCCGTTACCTGTTATCGCAGCACGTTTATGCAAACGCGTTTAACCTGACGGTGAAAAACCTGTTGTCGTATTGTGTTACCATTGACTACGATACGATGATGGAGATTTATCAGCATGAAAACTTCAAGCTGATTATCGAATGGTCTAAACTCTATCCGACGGGTTACGATGAGGAAGGTAACGATAAGGTAGAAGAAGCCTATCAACTCATTGAGAAAATCTTTAAAGATCCGAGACTCTCAAACAACCCAGTTGTCATGTCTGTGTTAGACCGCACACTGAAAATGGATCAGATTCTCCAGGCTTACATTCGTGGTAAGACTTCAGAGATTGACTCCCGTGTGTACTCTAACCAGGTATGGGAAGGTTTCTTCACCGGCTTGCATTCTGTTATCAGTCGACTGAAAGAAGCAGGTGCGACATCGCGTTCTCACCTGTATAATACCGACAAGATTGCAGACGCAGAGTACGCATCGCGTAAGTTGCAGTTAGCGGCTAACGTGCTGATGTTCTTCGATTACGAAGACTGTGGTACACATCACGTACACAGACACACCTTTACGAATTCGCCGTTGGAAGAAGCGAAATTCAAAGCGATGAAAGGAATGCGTTATCGCTTCGAAGGTACTGGTGGTCCGTGGTTACGATTCGAAGACGGTGAGTTTGAGAAAGTCTTGAACAAACCTATCGAGTTCCGTACCGCGATGTGTTGCAAAGGGATGTCACGACAGACTATCTGTGCAACGTGTATGGGTGACTTGATTTATAACCTGTCACCTGGCACATCACCGGGTCACCTTGCGTCAACCGCAATTTCAGAAAAGGGCACTCAAGGTATTCTGTCGACGAAACACCTTGACTTCCTGCGTTATCTGCTGAACTTGGTCTTGTCGCCAAGAATGCGTGATTATCTCACGGAGTATAAGCACAACTCCGTTAAAGGGATTAGTTTACTGGAGAAGCCGCAATACGGTACCTGGGATGAATACCAACTGGTAATTTCGGATGAAGTCTATTCAGAGATTAGCCAGATTGCGTATCATGAAGACCTGGACGATATTGATGAAACGGCACTCCCGGAAATTAATGACCTTACGTTTGTTCGTTTAGATGCAGAAGGGAACATCCTGGCAGAAGATCCGATTGACGTTCGAATGGGCGTCTGCGGTAACTTCTCTAAGTCGTTCCTTCGCTTCTTCTTGAAGAATCGTGATAAGCTCGTATTCCCCAGCAAGAAAACGGTGCGTGTTCCGCTAAAAGGATGGAAACCGTCCTGGCCGATCCTAATTTATACGAATCGGTCTGAATCTATGGCGGAGTTTGTAGCAGGGTTGGAATTGATTTTACGTTCGGTAGCATCGGACAAGTCAGATAACTTCGAACAGTTCTCGGACGAGTCAATGCGTTTGAGCAAGAAGAGTGGTAAGGTTAAACCGATTACCCTCGTTCAGATGCGTGGTGCCACGGAAAAACAATGTACTCATGCGTTGTTCTACGTGTTCAAATATATCCAACGTAAGCTCAAAGGGATTCCGATGACGCACATCGCGATTATGTTGGCAATCTCTCGTGTTGAGTCACCTACTAACCCATTCCCGGCAGTAGGGTTTGACAGTGAGGATGCCGATGCCGCAGAAGGAAAACGCTTCGAAGATCACAATACACTGATTGCGATGCGTTCTGCAATCCCGATGTTGTTGTTTGAGGGACAGCAGAAGAACTTGGACAACGTACGTTTCTATACGTCACGTAAACGTCCTGCTTCGTTGTACGACAATTCTGTCGCAGCAACGATTATTGAGTAAACGAGAGGGGCCTGCGCCCCTCTTTTTTTGTAAGAGGGGAGCATGTACGAATTCCACATGACCTTTACCAGCATGGGGGTGAGGGTTGAAGTCCCGTGCCGACAGATAGAGTCGGCGATACTTAAGTGGGCAGAAGAACATATGCACGCTCCTAAGATGGGCAAGCATTACGGTCGTATATTCACTGAACGTGGCGATCCGTATTACGCGCATATACCTTCTCTCCGCTCGTTTATCTTCCACAGGAACTTTTCTGAGCGTTTACGCATTATTATTAATCGTACGGCCACCGAATTTGGCATTGAGTATAAGCTTTACGAGCATTACTTAACGCAGGGAACACCTTATCGGTGTAAGTTTGAAAACTACGGCTTTAAGATGGTAGAGGACGATGAGAAATCACGTTTCTTTTACCAGAACGCTGTGGTTGAAACGGCTTGCGAACCAAATCGTTTTCAAACCATCTTTGAAATTGGTACAGGGATGGGTAAGTCGAAAACGAACATGAAAGTAATGGTACGTAAGGGTGTCAGGACGCTACTGATTCACCGTCCGACGTACATCTCAAAATGGATGTTTGATTTAACTGAAGACCCAACGGGCTTACGTGAGTCGAAAGACGACGTTTTGGTTATCCAAGGCGTTCAGGCTATCTACGAAGCGTTAGAAATGGGGGAATCAGGCGAATTAGACAAACGTGGGATTAAGGTTATCATTATCTCGACGGTAACGTTGCAACGATTCCTTAAAGAGTACATTAACACTGCCGCAACTAACCCAGTGAACATTGACGATTTCTACAACACTTTAGGCGTTGGGTTCTTGTCAATGGATGAAGTGCATGTGCATTTTCATCTGGTATACATGGCAGGGATAATGCTCAACCCACCACCGTCTGTTGAGATGTCTGCGACGTTACAGCCGGGTGAATCAAAAGCGTTTTTAGCCGAACGGTATCGAGAGCGTTTTCCACAAGAGTCACGTATATTCATTCCGATTATTCCTGCTGTACACGTTAAAGCGTTGTACTACAGCATTGAGAATAAACGGTTTGCGTGGTGGGCGAATAAGATGACGCCGTATAACCACAAGCTATTCGAAGGTAAGTTAATAAGTGAGAACATGCACTTATCTTACGCGGATATGGTGTGGGACGTCATCGAGCGAACATATCTGGCGAGTTACCAGCCTGGTCAGAAAGTGTTGGTGCTGTTTGCAACCGTTGCGATGTGTGAGTTCTTTACAGAGTACGTGCGAGAGAAACTGGCACAGTCTGATAAGTTCCACGCGCTGATGGTTGCGAAATACAACGCGGGGGATTCGTATGACGACTTTATTCAAGCGGATTTCTCGATTTCAACACCAGGGAAAGCAGGCACTGCGGTTGACAAACCGGGGTTGGTCCACATGTACATTACCACCCCTGTGGAAGACCAGCAGTTAAACCGTCAGATGGCCGGTCGTCCGCGTAAGATACTTCACAACGATTGGGGTGAACTCGATCCCGTTGTGTGGTTATTCCATTCACTCTCGATAGGGAAACACTGCAATTACTTGAATGCGCGTCAGAAGTCGCTGAGTGATTCCGTGTTGTCGTTTAAGATAGCCTCTTCACCGTATGTTGTAAGGAAAACCAATGTTACTACCGCCGCAGCCGACCGAGCCAACAGCACCGTATGCCGGGCTGAACTTAGCAAGTTTTCTCGAAAAGGTTTTAAAGGCATACCCAGACGTCGAAAACGTCGTCGATAAACTCTGTACCGATCCAACATTGTCCGTAGCGTTCCACTACTATATGGTAACGGAACACTTCGCCGGTATGCAGATTTTCCAACGTGGTAAATGTTATTACATTACGCGTAACTCCAGTATCCGCAATACCTCGTCCTACGAGCTTTACAGTTGGGTGCTGTGGTCTGAAAACCCTGCGGGCAATATTGATGAAAACCCGAAGGTGGCTTATCGACTATACTCTGAGAAATGGCACAGTTGGGTAGCTGTTCCTCACGATAGCAATTAAAAAGTACAGAACGGGTGTATATTGTGTACACCCTTTCTTTTTTTGTTAAAGGAATATTAAAATGTCACGTCGTAAGAAGAAACCCGCTTATAACCCGCGTACTCTGGCGAAAAAAGAACTTCGCGATAGCGTGAAATCAGTGTATAAACTACTGGTTATCTTTGAAGAACAGATGAAGATTCTGGCGGAGCGTATCGACAAAGAACGTGAAGTCTTGGAAGCTCTGGAGGAGCCAGAATACAAAGCCTTTGCTATTAAAGCGTTGGACGAAGCCAAAGCTGCGTTTGTTGGCCTGATGGCAGAAGGGAAAGAAAAACTGGGTGCAAAACTTATTGAGATCGATAAGGTTGCGACCAATGCAAAAACCATGCTGGAAAACAACAGCTGGGCGTCTGTGAAAGACGAGTTTAGCGTGGAAAGCATGAACGTAACCACGTTAGAGACCGAAGCTGTGTGGCTGGGTAAAGATATCCAGGGTGCTGCCATTGAAATCCTGTCGTTGTATAACGGCCGCGCTGATTTTGTAAAACGTGCGATGCACCAGGGCCACACCTTCGCAGAAGCCTACGATCTGCTTCAACAAGCTGAAGCCGCAGTAAAACAACCCGACACTGAAGTCGTTACCGAGGTATAAAGATGTCTGATTCATTAGACCAACGTCCTGGCAATGGACGCCGTCGTCTACAGACGGAACCTGTACAGGTTCACATCCCTGAGCTCGACTACAGCACTATGTCAGCGGACGATGGGATTATGGCCATTAAACGTGCCAACCCACAACTGTCCTTTGCAGAAGCTGAAGAAGCGTACAAAGGACTGAACGTGGTGAAAGAAGAACCTATTCTTCAACCGCCTACGTTCGAAGAAGAACCCCTTCCTGAATCTCTACAGACCGAACTGACAGGACAACCTGTCATTGCTGAAGTTGTAGAGCGTAAAGAAGTGGTCGTTGAAGAACGTAAACCGGAACCTGTCCTGGTAGCGGAGAAAACGCGGGAAGAATATGTTCCACCGGCTCCTGAGCCTCATGCACCAGCGGCGGATCACGAACCAGAAGCGACACCCGCAGTAAAAGAGAAAGCTTCTACTGATCGTATCAACTTCGGCGATCAGCCCGTTCACGAAGAGTTCTCGGAAATGGAAGAGGATTCAGAAGCCAGTGTAATGGCAAGCTTCGGCACGCTTATCGGTCTTTGCCAGGACCCGAACCTGGTTGGAAACGATCTGAAGAAATTCTTCTCAAGTATTCCGAAAAGCAAAGACGGGCGCATGTTGTTCAAGTCCGAAGAACAGCGCGATTTGTACGAACGTCTGTATCGTGCCCTGAACATGTCCCCACCGCGTTTGCAGAATAACCTGCAAGCGTTCGATGTGGCCCTGTCGCGTGACGACACAGCGTGGGAGCAGCGAGTACAGTTGCCGGGGATGAATAAACCGGTAGGTCTGATCAGTACCCGTCTCAATCAGCAGACAGGTGCAATTGCAGCCCTGCGCCGTCGTCGTAAATCCGGTATTCCTAACTGGGTATGGTTGCCTGCCACGGGCATCTTCGTCGGCTTCCGTGCACCGTTGGAGCGCGAGATTTGTGACTTCGATATTGAACTGGCGTTAGAAACCGCGAAGATTGGGATGCAGACTTACGGTCTGATGCTCTCTGCTTCTTCTGGTGTGTACTTAAGTCACATGATCGAATTCGCTTTACGGTTTGTTACCGATTGCAGCTTAGACTGCGAAGGTAACGACATGAAGACCGTACTGATGGATACCATCGACATTGCTGACTACTGGTTACTGTTAATCGGCGTTATGCAAGCGAAGTTCCCAGGTGGTTTACCGTGGACGCTGATTTGTGGTCACGAAGGTTGCGGTCATCAGGAAGACGTTCGTCTGAACCTGGCACGCTGTATCCGTATGGGGACTTCTCTGTATACGGACATTCAGCGTAATCTGTGGGCACTTCAACGCGGTAAAGACGACGCGACGATCACCCGTGCTGACCAGCGTAAGTTCGTTGAAGAACACATCAAAGACCCATCAGCGATTTTCGAACAAGACGGTATTATCGTTAAGTTCGGTCGTTCTACTTTGGGTAAATTCTTCGACAACACCGAACGTTGGATTGAAGAAACTAACGCTGCCACGACCTCTGCGTTGGCAGAGAAGGGCACAGAACGTGAGCGTGAAGACCACTTACGCTTAACCGCCGAAGCTCGTCGTCTAACCCGTTATGCGCACATGGTTGAATCTATCACCGTTATGGAAGAAATCTACGACGGTGAAGAATCCCACGAAGAACCTATCGTAGAGAAAGATTACGATAAGATCGTCCAGATGCTGGAAGAACTGTCGTCCGATCGTAAATACGTGGCTAACTTCGAAGGCGCTATTGCGACGTACAACGACCGTAGCCGTCTGGCGGTGTTCGGGTATATGGGTCAACGTTGCCCAGCGTGTGGTAAAGCCGATGAAGGCGAGAAAGAAGGCGTGTATCGTGGTATCGTAACGATTTCCCCGGACCGCGTTTTTTTCGAGCTATCTCGAGTGGTGTTCGAGATTCAGCGGTTTATGAGGGATCAATTCGGCGTTACTGGCTAGACCCGAGAGAGATTCCTTCAGACCACGTCATTAACACGCTTAAGTTAGACACCACCTCTTTATTCAAGCAACGCAGCACCCGCCCTATCACTTATCAAGAAGCGCATGACGAATTGTTAGGTGCTTACGATTTGTCGATAGGGCTGGACACCGGTTCAAAGCACGTCGGCTTGTCAGATTTCGAAAACCCGGAATACGGGAGCTTACACGAAATCTGGATGGAAGTTTATTTGCGTGAGCAGATAAATGAACATTATCGACTCTCATTTGACGAGTGGCTTAATCGTCCTCGTTGGGAGATTATGATGATGTTACGTGTGCTTAATCGTCGTAAAGCGTCGATTAAGAAAATCATGAACGATGTTGCTGGCAGTGACCCAGAACTGCAAAATCTTGAGAAAGAGCTTAAGTTGAAAGGTTGAATTTAAGGGAGTCTTAATAGACTCCCTTAGCTTTTTCTTTTTTTTTGCTTTGGTATGAACCCCTTGTATTGGAAAAGGCTATGATTGACATTTATACAGATTACGCCGCCGTTCTTACCGTCAATCGTTCGGAGGAACGTGCTGCACCGTTTCTGGATTTAGTCACGCTTTGCATGGACTACGGATACGACGTTGCGTTAAGTGATGTGTACTGGCAACCGTCTTCTGACCCGGCAGACGAAACGGTTCGATTAGAAGGCATTATCGTTAAGTGTGCGGTAGCGTTAGGTAACCGTCTAGGGATAGCGTTAAATCCCCAGGAAGTTTACCATAAACCCAAAGAAACCGTACGTATTCTGGACGGTATTACTTCCAAGTTTGAAGAGTTTGAAGACACCGATACGCTTTATGGTATTGTGATGTCGGGCGAGACGCCGGAATACATTCTGGAAAGTATCTGTCGTTACGTTTACGGCGATGACAATATCCATTTCGAAGATTTGGTTGTTCGGGTGTCACCTCGTGTAATGACCGTGATGAGGAATTACCTGTCTTCTGTGACCGTAGACGAACAATTAGCGGCAGGTAACGACAGACGTTTGTCACGTATCGCTGATTACCTTCGTTTATATCCTCAAAACCCATCAGCGTTCGTATTCCTTAACTTACCAGACCTGCCTGATTTGACCGTGGTTCAGCAGTCGCTGGTCTTCGATGTTGAAGACTACACGGAAGCCGAGCTGTTGGAAATGTATGCAGTGGGCTTATCGATTATCGATAACGAGGATTACGAAGATGCGTATGCTGCGTTATCAGAGAACTTGGAGAAGCTCAACAACGAAGGGTTAAAACCTATTCCTATCTTGCAACCTGCTCTGGAAAGCTTGAAGGAGATTTATAAGGTAGCGGAGGAAGACAATGACGAGATTTGAGTTTCTGGTGGCGGCTTGTAAAGCTGAAGCCTGGCGTCGTTTAGTGTGGCGTATTGCAATATTCAACATGTCAGTGTTCCCGTCGAATCGTGAAGAACCTGAAGCGTTTGATATTACGTATATTGACGGAATGCCGCACTATTACGCGGTAGAAGATGGGAAAGGCGATTGGCAGCCCATTACTGATGGCGTGAAAGACCAAGAACTGTTTATTCCCGAAGAACAGTTCGAATTGAAAGTCGATGACTACCCAGGATTAGAAGGACCGATTCCTACTACCGTAGGACGTTATATCTTTAACTGGGTTGTTATCTGGTATGCGTTTGGCACACGTTTACCGTATATGGGCGTTTCACAAAACCCATTAGAGTACCGAAAAGAGATGCACCGCCGTTGTTTGGATCACGAGACCGATGAACCTGAGAACGAAGGTGCTATTCGTCCGAGCATGATAGAACGCTTTGTAAGCGGCTTACACGAACTTGCACCGTTAACCGCTGGTATTGCACCAACAGGTACACTTAGAAGCCTTACAGTGCATCCTGATGCGTATAAAATACGTGATGCGTTGCTGTTAAAGCATAAGGACGAGTTAGACGACCCAGCAGTGATCGTTAAGATAGAAAAAGCACTGGACGAACTGGATAAACAGTGGTTGTCGGGTGACCAATCTATCGAGTTCTATAACTCGCCGAAATCACGAATGCGTCGTCGAAAGTTGATGCTGATGTACGGGATTGAATCGTCTTTCCAGGAAGGGGGTAACTATACGTTAATTCCTAACGCACTGGTGGAAGTTGATAAGGCGGGAATGGATAACCTGGTCGCGAAATTTAACTCTATTCGTGAAGGTTCGTTCTCGCGTGGTGCAGAAACCGCGAAGGGTGGGGAACAGGTACGTATCATCCAGATGATTTTCCAGAACCACCGAATCGTTGCAGGTGACTGTGGGACGAAACTCACGCACCCTGTGGTTATCACGAAAGACAACGTAAAACGTTACGTTGGGATGAATGCGATGGTTAATGGGAAGTTAACCTCCCTGACGGAAGAGTTTTTGAATAGTCAGCTAGGGAAAGTTGTGCGCCTACGCCGACCCATCTTATGTCAATACGGCCACATCGACTGCTGTACTGCGTGCTCCTCCGAAGCGAAAGGTGAAGAACCTCGCGCTATCGCGGCGGATATTTCGTCAGCGTTCTCTAACGTTATGTCCGTGGCAATGGCCGCAATGCACGGTAAAGAAACCGTCGTTCAAGAATACGATCCGTTGATCCATATCACCTAAGGATTATTAGTAATGGCAACCAAAGACATTTCTACCCAAGATGCTCGTCCCGCTGCTGTTAAGCGCTCCGCAGAAGCGGCAGTAGCTTATAGCCAAGATGACTCTTATCAGGTAAACCTTATTGCTGCGCAGTTAGACGAAGCAGGGAATACCATCGGTACCAACAAACCGAAAAACACGTCGGAAGCAGACGACGCTTTCCGTAAACTGCATCAGTCTTTCCGTAGCCTGTTTGAACTGCGTGGTCAAGCGTTTATCGACGCTTTTAACGTTTTCGTTGCTGCTGCGATTAAACACAAGCGTAGCATCTTCTATTACCCGAATGTGAACTACCACCTGGATTGGTTCCACGATTCTGCTGAACGTGAAACTTACGTGGTGTTTATCAACATGCTGGTACGTTTTGCTAACTCTCAAGATAAAGCAAACTTCGCACAACGTGACAACGTTAACCGTCTGCTGCAACGCGTAGCTGACCCAGAGCTACAACAGCTGCTGGCGTACTGCTTCAACGCGGCTTAATAAGCATTACCCTACTCCCGAGAGGAGTAGGGTAGCTTTTATTTTTTCTTAGTGAGTGGTTTTGATGTATTCAAACGGATCGGTAATAGCCTCACCTTGACGGCGTAAGAATGCTTCTAAAACAACGTTCTTATCTGGCAGTAAGAAGAAGTCTGTTGCGATTTCCATTGCATTAACACGCCCTGCGGTAAGGTTAATCCCTACACGACGTCGTACTTCTTCAGGAACACCGTGAATGCTCAGTAACTCGATTAACGTTGTTTCACGAGACTGGTTCATCATGTTCGTTGCAGAAGGATACGCCTGGGTTAAGTCCGCATCTGCGGTTTGCCCACGGAATGCAGTGTAGAAATCATCAAACTCTTTAATGATTCCTCGCAGACCGTTTTCCGCGTTCATACACGCAGTTAACGTAACAATCCAACCGTCCGTACCGATAACCTCTTCATCGAAATCATTACGCATTGCACTACCTACACAACCGATAACCAACCCTTGTTCATAAAGGTAATAGGTGTAAGCAATACAAATACGTTTCGGTAACGAAGGGAAGATATCGTACATCGAATAACCTGCCAGTACGGAAATTGCCGAAGACAGGTCGTTCGTCTTTTTATCCAACAACACAATCATCAGGTTATCGAAGATGTTATAAACGCAGTATTCGAGCGGGAATTCTTTCTGTGCTTTTAAGTGCCATTCCAGTTTCTCCTCGTAAGGCAGCTCTGGCAAGTCTAACTTGTTTAAGCCCAGTTCGGTTTCCAGAATAGCGTTAAGTTTGTAAGAAGGACGTTGACCTTCGTGAACCCGCAGTGAACGAAATAGACACATTGCATCCACACAGTAGAACGATGCGGTACAATAAAGTACGTGCCACTGTTGTGAAGGCGCTTTGGTCAGTGATTTCGATTCCGTTTTCTTCGATGCTTCGTCTTTCTTGAAGTAAACACGACGGTATTGTTTCGGTACATCAGGATGACAAAAGACGTCTTCCGGTGGAATCCCTGCGGCTTCTAGTGCTTCTAACATGCGTGAAATATCGAACTCGTGGTTCCATGCAACTAATAAGTCAGGTAGACGAGGGTGAATCTCTTCAAACATGCGTTGAATACAGCAGCCAGAGTTTAAGCATTCGTAAACGAAGATTTTATATCCAGCGATAACGTCCTTGATTTCGGTCTTAGAATTGCCTTCTTTGTCTTTGCCACGAAAAGCAATTTTAGAAAGTAACTCCTGAGCACGTTTAATTAGTCGCGTTTCGAAGTTCTCACGACCACAACGTGTAACGTAGTCTTTCGTTGCGAAGAAATGAATTTCGTCATCCAAAACAAAACTCATAATCCAAGGATCTCGAGATTTGTCTTCTTCTCGAGTTTCCACGTCGTATACGCAAATACGATTAGGTGAAACGGCGTTAGGCCATTTCTTTATATATCTTTCTTTAATCCAGCTGGTGATGGGTAAGTCAGCCCAGTAAACGTACGGAGAGGTACAGACTTGACGTAATGAACGTTTTTTGTCAGGAAATCTTGCCCCTAGACCCATCTGGATAGTTTGCGACATCATCACATCCGTGGTCATGTATTCCTGACACTTACTGCGTTCTTCGTATTCTTTCTTTTCTTGATGGTTACGGTGTTGCGGTAAAGTAATGTAGATAGGCCGTTTCAGATTTTCACGCATGACGATACGCGGGATGAATCTGCCATCTTTAGTATGGACGACCTCCTTTATGAGCACGAAGTCGTTTTCTTTCTGCTGATCGGTTGCGTACGAAACAAATTTGCACTCTTTGGCAACAACGTCTTCCGGTGCGTAATAGTTATTCATGTTTTCACTCTCAAATCTAGCGGCTGCTATACTGATTTGTGGGTAATGTAATTTCTCAAAAGGAAACACAAATGGGATACTGGCAAAATCACATTGCATCAGTTGCGGATGCAAAGGTTGTAGCCGCAGAATCGATTAAATTCCAAGATAAAAAGAAACTCGCAGAACTGGCAGACATTATTGCTAAATTTCGTGCAGCCGGAGACTTTAGTCCGGCCGGTTACGAGAGTTCTGGTGTTTCTGATTGGGTATTTAAAACCAACGGTATTAGCATTAACTTTAAGAACGGTAGCGAACTCGGTTTATTCGACGTTGCCTTTGCAGGTGTAGAACCGCCTAAACTGGACGCGAACAGTCCGGTAATTGCGTCAATGGCGCGCGCACTGTACGCAGGTAATAAAGACCTGGACATGTACAGTAAGTTCATTAAAGAAAACGAACTGAACAGCACCATTGACGATTCCAGTGCGAAAATCAGCGGCGACTTGAGCAAAGTCAGTTCCCCGCTTTACCTGACCCCGGTGCTGTTGGAGAAACTGGAGCTCACCGATTTGGAGGTTGCTGCGGTAATCCTTCATGAAGTCGGTCACATTTATTATTACTTCCGTACGCTGATGCGTACCGTGGTAACGGATTTACTGGCAGACGCTGCGGCTAACCGTATCATGGAAAGCGAAGACCCAGCTGTTCGTTTACGTGTGGTTAAAGACGTTGAACGAATGCTGAACACGAAAGTGAATCAGCCAGAGACCATCTGCACTGAGTACAAGAAAGAAAACGTCTACATGCACCTGGTAACAGATTTGCTGTTAGACCGTCCGTTCATTAGCGGTAGTCAAGGCTTTGCAAACCGTACCTGGGAACGTGCTGCTGACGACTTCGCTGCCCGCTTTGGTGCGGCCCCGTACTTAGCTTCTGCGCTGTACAAAATGGAAACCAGCCCGTTCTATCTGCTGCGTAACTCGTCGTATATGAACATGGGTGTTCACCTGACGATTGAGTTGTTCCGTGTGACTGCGCTGATTGCCCAAGCTGCCATTCCGATTCTTCCGGTTATCTCTGTTACGTTTGGCATGATTCTGAACGACCCAGATAACACCATCTACGATCCGCCGCAGGAACGTTTTGAAGCGATGCGCCGTACGCTGGTAGAAGAACTGAATACCATCAAAGACAAAAACACGAAAGCGGCTAACGAGCAACGTAAACGCATTCTGGATGGTATCGCGGTAATTGATCGAATTCTACTTACGGTTAAAGACAAAGATAACCTGTATCAGTTTATCTGGAAGACGCTGACACCGAAAGGGCGTCGTGACCGTGCTGCGGTGGATTATCAGCGCGCTATCGGGAAGTATATGTCGAATGACCTCCGTATCGCTTCTGCCATGTTTAACGTCGATTAAGTAAAGGTAAAACCATGACGCATAAAGTTTCTCTGAATTCGTTAGTTCTGGATTTTAAACGCGCTAACGAAGGTAAAGGTGTTCAGGCGCAGCGTGCCCTGACTGGCCTGGTTGCATTCTCGCTGGCGTATAATGCTGATATGCCAGACAACGGACCGTATGGTTCTAACGAAGTTTCACAAATCAAACTTCGTCCACTGATGAAAAACGTGGTATCCGACGTTAACGAACTTTACTGCGTTGACTTAGGCACTGTCGAAGACCTGACCGTTGCGTTGTTCTGTAATCGTTACGACAGCGCCTGGGGCGGACGTCGTGCAATTGAAAACTTCTCCGTACGTGAGATTTTCAACGAAGCCTTAGGTGATGATGTTTGGAACACTATCAACTTGTGGCTGGAACGTTTTGTCGACGCAGTGAAATTCTACATGGATGAAACGCGAGGCAAATTATCATGAGTATGGAAATGACAGCAAACATTGCACAACCGCAATGGAAACTCGACGAACTTCCAACTATTATCGAACAGCGAATGGAAGAACGTATCGATTCTGTCAGCCAGCTCAACCTCTACATGCAGCGTAACGAAGCCGATTTGATTTACGGTTCACGTATTATCGCGCAGATTGAAGCGATTCTTCGTGAAGTTCGTAAAGCGGGTCTAAACCGTGACGTTGCCGTAGCGACGGAATCTTTGCGTCCAGGTACCATTCCGAAAGCGGTGCAGAGCATCCTGACGTCGAACTACAGCCGTACTCATCAGAAAGAAACCGTCATCGCGCTAGAGTCTTACGCGAACTTCGGTAAGATCAGTCTTATCGTGATGGTAATGATGGGGATTATGAAAATCCTGAACTGGATTATCAGTAACGCTGTACCGTTTGCAGGGGCTGCTGACGTAGATGGGGACGAGTATCGTGACAAACTCTTAGAGAAGATCGATGCGGTTCCTTTCATTGAACGTCTGAAAATCACCGCGCTGAAAGAAGCGTATATGGACGCGTCGAAGGGACTGAAAGACGGTGAACTGAATAACCTGGAATTGGCTATTCTGATGGCCGATGAAGTCCTGACGAACATGAACGCAGAAGACCTGTTGAATAAGCTTAGCGCAGCTCTGGGACGTTCTCCGTTCGTAGGGATGTTTAAAGACTACACGAAACGTCGTCAGAATGAACAGCAGGTTATCCACGATATCCTCGATACGTTGCTGCGTACTAATGTCGGTTGTGCAGTATTCAGTCAGCAGGTTTGTGACGAAGTGTACAAAGGTTTACCGGCGGACGTTCGTAAAGCAGGTGTCAACATTCCTAACGAAGCGTTCTACCGCCAGATGGGAAGAAACCTGGAGAGCTTCTCCGCAGGGTTAAAACGTTTAGAACAGTCGTTAAAAGACCTCAAGACCTATTACTTCTCGGGTGACCGCACGCTGGGTACGGATCAAGAAAACCGTATTAGCGCAACGGGCATTGTTCAAGCACTGGCGTTACTTAACGGTGAAATTGAAATAGCGTTAACTGATTTTGCATCGTGCCGTGGCGCACCGTTACCGACGATAATGGTGAAATCCGATCGTGACTTAATCGGCTATTCATCTCGTGAGTTCGGTAATGGTTTCATTATCGCTTCTGCGGGGGTTAACTCGTATTTCGGTTCTGCGGCTAACATGGAAATTATGCGCCAGGAGCTGAGCTTTACCAGCGGTGATTCTCGTGAACTGTTAGCGTGTCTGATTACGTTAGTCCGTAGCGGTATTACCAAAGGGCCAGCCGATACGTCTCTTGACCGTTTCAAAGTGGTAGAGAAACAGATCGAGAAAGTGGTTAGCCAGTTGAAAGACATGTCTCGCCAATCGCGTTCTGGTATGAACAGCAAAGCTTGGCAGATGATGGAACAAGCGTTCCGTGACGAAGCACAACGTTCAGATCTGTACGAATTGGGTATCGGTCGTGAATTGACGACGATGACCGTGATGGACCCAGACCGAAACGTGTGGGATTCTGTTGCGTTTACGACGGAACTGATTAAGTCCTGGACAACTGCCGCCGGTGCGCTGGCGACGATTCTGAAACGGGCTAAGAACAACCCACTGGTAAAAGGTGGGAAGTTTAATAAACTCGTCGACTAAAAAAGAAGTACCCTACTCCTTTTCGGGAGTAGGGTAGCTTTTATTTTTTTTTAGTCTGCGGTGGTGTCGTGACGGTTGTAAACGATAACAACATCGTCTTTCAGACCGATGTCACCACTGGCTTCAATATCCAGTCTCTTACCAATCGTTGCACGCGCAGCTTCGGATACCACAGTAAACAGACGCATGTCTTTGTCTGGCCCCATCGCATCCAACTCAACGCCGATAATCGACGTGTCAAGCGTTTCGCTGAGCTTATTACCAATCTCTGTTGCCGAGATAGTAAGATGTGAACCCAAGTAGTCGTTGATAACTTGGGACGTTTTCTTACGAATCTGCGTTAACAGATCGCTGTTGCTACGGTTAGCCGCAGTCAGGTAATAACGAACGGTAAACTGGTTTTCAGCCGGTATCGGCGTAACCACCCCGTCTTCGGTACGTGCATCGATATAACCCATCGTGGTGATAGGAACGAAATACCCTTCCGTACGTTCTAACAACATCGGTTTTAACGTCGGTAGAACCACGGTCACGTAGTTAACGATATTCTCAATAACTGCGTTCAGATAGGATTTCGCAGACGCTGTGGTAGCGAATTTATAACGTGCGTCGAAGACCGCCATTTCACTACGGAACTTAATAGAACGAGATTTCGCAATCTTAGGATTACCGTACTCGTCTTTTACTAAGTCCCCTTCGCGGTGTAGGATAATCTGCTGGCCGGTTTCGTCAAGCTTAGGATCGCCTTTACGGTGTTCGTAAGTGATTTGTAGCGGTGGTGTACGGCCTGCGTCGTACGTGTAAACCGGAACCCCATTCTCATCACGTTTCACCACGTCAATTTCCCACGTCGCTAACACGTCTTTGTCGTAATACTCGTAATTGATGCTGTCAGTAACAGCACGAGCTTTACGCCAATAGTACGTCATCGCTTTACCCAGTTCGATTTTGAATATCTCGTGGGTAATACCGATAGCGTCACGTGAAGGCGCTGTGATTAACGTATCCATCTCTACACGTTCGTAGTTCCCAGGGTAATAACCCGTGCAACCGTAGAACAGGTTAAAATCTGTCAGCAGTGCGACAGGGGTTTCCGTTGGGTTACTTCCGTTAATACGGGTGTTGGTCAGTACCAGTTCGTCGTTACGGTCAACGTCCAGGTTAGTTTCCAGCAAGAACTCCCAAACACGTTCACTGCCCTGCTTACCGACTAACGTACCGTTAATGTACGCCAAGGTGTTATCGGAATTACGAGGACGGAAAGACAGCTGCGCAAAAACTTGATCATCAGTCAGTGCCTGGTAAGGTGCCTCTGACTTCGTAATCGTACGCAACACATAACCTGCTTCCGTTTTCTCGATAGTGTAGTCAGCAGTAACGACGCTGAGCTCCGTCGAGACGTTGGTCGCAATAAAGCGTTTGGAGTTTAATAGCGGTTTATCCAACTGGTAAATACGCACGTCAATCGCTTTGTTGTTAATGTCAACAACGTAATGGAACGGTGTAAACAAATAACGGTTGGTGTTTGCTGCGTTAATCAGGTCTTCCTTACGCATGGTCTTCGCTAACACCGTCATTTCGGCATCCACAGTCAGACTGGTATCCGTAAAACGATAGAGTGTGTCAGGAAGAATGGTCAGGCGATTACCGTTGACTTTCACTGTCGGGAGATTAACCAGCTCGTTCCAGGAGAAATAGAACGGCGCAGTAATCGTACCAATCGGTGAGCTGACGTTAGCAATCGTCGATTCCAACATCGGTGCTGTCATGAAGTACGTACGACTGGTCACGTAGTCATTAGGTTTAGACAGCGTAAGACCGTAATCGGAAACCGTAGCTTCGAGCTGCTTTTCCGTCACAGGCAGTTTACGTGCACCCACAGCGTTATTAACAACGCGAGTACGTAAGTCACTGAACGAGAGCTGACTGCGACCACCCGACAGCATCTTCCCAGCTTTTGCTGCAAGCTGTTTAATAGAGAATGCTTTAATCGGGTTGATATAGTTCGCGTCGTACTCTTCGTTTAAGTCACGTAGACTGAAGCTATACTCATCAGACGGGTATGCAGAGATGTCTAACTCCAACGGCCCTAAGGTCGTATAGACGTCCATCCTGATAGTCCCACTGACGAGATTCTTCGCCATGTAAATAGACGGAATCGTACAACGGATGTTACCGTTACCCACCTGAATCAACGCCGTTGGTGTGTTCGGGTCGTAAACATCGCGACTGTGGGTGTGCTGAATCTCTACCCACTTGTTGCTGCCCGTTGCTTTCATCCAAACACGAACGTAGAAGAACTTGTTAGTGTAAGCACGGGTCATGACGAAAGTGTTGTTACCTTCGACGGTGTTACTTTCTTCTTTCACTGCATACTGCATAACCGGGATATGAATAGCCAGCAGCTGTGACGACGTTGTGTTAGTGGACGTTAGTTCCCATTCCAGTGCGTTCGTGGAAACCGGTGAAATCGGTGATTGTGTTTCAGTAATCCACAGTACCTGGAAAGCCGGGTTCTCGTTCGTTCCGTATGGAAGCACGCGGATTTCAATTGGATATTGAATAGCAAACGTGTAACCAGAAACCGTAAAGACCGTGTCACGTGGGATAACGACTTTACGAACCCCCGCGATTTGCAACGGATACGCTTTCGAGATTAAGCTGTCAACGTCAATTAACAGTAACAGTTCTGTAGTAGCAGGCTGCGCAAAGACGTCAACGTAATCCACGTCTGACATGTGTCGGAACAGGTCATCGTAAGTCTGCGCCATTGACGGGAACGTTTTAGGAATAGATTCCTGGAGCCCCATCAACGTCGCGTGTCCCATCATCGTTCCCATTTCTGCCAAATAAACGACAGGGTCGGTAGGGTCACGGAGATAAATCTGACCATCGGCATCTTCAACATCTTGAAGCTGGTTTAGCAGCATTGTCTGCATCGCCGCAGGGTTGTGTGCGAACAGCAGAAGTTTCTTTGCCAAAGTATCGTAAGTTGTTGAACTCATCAGTTAGTACCTGCCTCTGTAACAAGACCATTGACACTGTCAAGTAATCCTGCTTTCTTGAGAATATATTGATAGTCTGCTTGGTAGACATACCAGGTAAGCTTGCGCCGTACGGAATCGATATGTGGATAACCGTAATAGTTAAATAAAGGCAATAACTGTGGCGCGATAGGAACAAGTTGGCTGCTGGCCATCGGGATAAAATTCCCCGAAGCGACTGAGCCGGGCTGCGGGAGCATATCAGGGTTAAACATCCCAACAGTTTTATTGAACATCTCCATGTAAAGTGGATCGTTAAACCGTGCCCCGATTGCTTGCCAGTTGATGTTAATCGTCACGTCGTCGTTTAACTGCGGTTTTGAGTTATCGACGTTCGCCATTTGACCCGCGTTATCGTTCATCGGCCAGGCTACACAAATTGTCCAGAAACGGGTGATATTCCCTAACGCATCGTAACGTAGACCGTAGATACGTGACTGGTAATCAATGCGTCGTTGGATGGAGTTGCGCATCTTCGGACGGAACTTACCCATCTTAACACCCGCCATATACTCCAACCACACGCCCATCATTCTCATTAATGGGTCACCGTAAGGGTTGTTTAAGGACATCGACACAGAGAACGCGTTGTTGATTTCGTGCGTAGAATCAACCATACCCCATTGTTCACGCATCAAACCTTCACTGGCCATCCAGTTATCGACGGACTGATCGGGTGTTCCGCTTAAACTGATCAGCTGTGTACTGAGTATTGGTATGAACGCTTGTAGATTATCGAATCTTACCTGCGGCATAAACGGAGTACCTAAGCGGTTTCTTCGTATCCCCGTTTTGCTCTCAACAGGTGAGTCCGAAAACCCTAATTCGAAATCAGGGTCGAGAGCAGCAAGTATCGAATAATCTAAAGAGTCCTTCGGCTGCAATGCCATGTTTGACATTTTACGCGACTTGGCAATGTTGTCGTAGCACAGGTTGAAATCGGGCCGGGTAATAAATGTTAGACCACCGTATTCTCGGTTGATTGGCGTGGGGTTAGACGCCATCATATGGTTGAACCCCATGTAGGGGTTGGTCAAACGCTGCGCAGCAAGACCCAAACCTACAGTAAGGCGGATACGATCGTTCCATGCCGTAAGTTCGGTGTTTGCATCGTAAGGTGTTGCCGGATTGTTGTTGCTGAGTCGGTTATTAAAATACCCGGCAACAGAAGGCACCGCATCTGCGTTATTCGGATTGTGGAGAGAATCGTCGTAATCAGTATTCGGGTCATACCCCGGATCGTTCTTATCTGTCTCGTCACTCATCTTTAACTCCGGAGTTCATTAGGAAAATGTTAGAAAAAACGTTTGAGACAAGCGTTGTCTCTTTCCTCTCCAGACTTCCCATGCTGTTTCGTTCGCGTGCGGAGTCGACGGAGGAATTTAACTCAGTGCTCTATAACGAGCACATTACCTTAGTCGAACAAAGCCTGCTGGGTTTAGATTACCTTCCGGGAATTCTGGAGAAAATCCAAGTTTTGCTGGCAGGAAACCAACTTACCGCAATCTCCCTGTTAACGGGTGTGCCTGACGTTGATATTATCGGTACGCTGGATCAAGTAAGTACCCGTCGTAGCGCACTCGATAACGCAGTGCGTAGCGGCTCACGCTTAGCAGCACTGGCAGTCGGCGAATCTTCCCGCCTAGGATTACCATCATACGATAAAATCGCCATTGCTGTGGGCGAATCCACCCGCCGTGTCGCACAGGAATCCAAAGGTTCCGTTACTGGTGGTAAAGCAGACCCGATTAAACAACTGTTCGATCAGGAAGGGCTGTCTAACGGGAAAATGTTCTCTGTAACGTTTGAACGTGACGGTAATAAAGTCGAACTTCCAATGCGTTTACGTTTGGACGTTAAGTCTCTTCCGACCGACCAGATTGAAACACTGATTGCATTCAGCGACCAGACGAAAACGTTCTGGGAGCGTTGGCTGCGTGCGCGTGTAGGTGCACTGAGCTATGTTAAAGACATTGCGTTCTGTAACGACCTGGTAGAAGAATACCGTAAGAACCGTTATCGCGATAAGTCAGGTTACTATCGTAAGATGATGGAGAAGAAAAACGGCAACTGGCTGTCTGGTTTGCTGACGCTGGCACCGTCTATTAATAACGCTTCTTCTGTTATGGTGGTTTCTCAAGACACTATCGACGGCCTGACTGCCCAGCTAGGCGGTGAGTTTGACGATTTCAATATTCGTCAGCGTGTCTTTAAAGACACCTTAACCGTCTATTACGTGGTAGTGGACACCGCGTGGAACCGCGTTACTATTTATACTCGCGGTCAGAACGGTTCTCAGGAACTTGATAAATCCGATTTCAGCAAAGCGAAGTCCGGTAGCGCCGATGTGAACAAAATCATTGAAGCGTATCGCTCTGGCGCACAGCCAGTTCTTTAAGGGGTAAGGCATGGCATTCCCGAATATGCTCGCTATGTTGTTGCCGAGCTTTGAAGCAACAAACTTGAAAAATCAGCTTTCGTCCAACTGTGATGCAATTGGCGAACAACTTTTACCACGTTTCCAGTCTTTACAAGAACTGGTAGCGTCGAAAGAAGGCAAACCGTTTAAATCGAAAACGGTACAAGAAATATCCGATGAAGTGGTTAACTACCTGCGGACTTCCGGTCTGGAAGCCAAAGGTCTCCGCAATCCATCGATGTTAGAGTACATCGTTTCCTCGATGGAAAACGTGTTGCAGTTGCGTTCTTTCTTAGACCAATGTATTGCGCGTGACATTGGTAAATCGTTAGTCACGTCTTCAATGACGTTTAATAAATTAACGGTGCTCAGACTGCTTGACCTGATTGATTTCTTCACAGGTTACAGTGCTACTTTACTTAACTACGTTACCGCAGAAGAGATTGCCGCTGTCGAAGGTTCGAATATTGAAGTGAAGGGCATCGGTCCGAATGACCTTCAATACCTCAATACTCGTTCGGTCTCTTACTGCATCGCCATCCGTGTTTTGGCAACGCCGGTAAATAAACTGAAAGCGGATTATGCCGAAATCCCAGAAGCGATTTTCAATGACGAAACTTACGGTGAGTTGGTTCAGCAGTTCGGTTCGGGCTCGACTGACCCGCTGGGAATGAGCAGTGTACCGTTCCCAATCTCACTGGTACTTCGCGTTCGTTTGAATATTGCTGAAAGGCAGATGGATAAATACGACGAGTGCGTAGAAGCAGCGAAAGCTGCGGAGTTGCGTATCCTGCTTTACAAAAAGCAATTAGCGGAAGGTAAGGGAGATGCGCACATCGAAAAACTCATCGAGCTAAGTGAAAAGCATCTGTTGGAACTCAAGCATAAGCGTGAGCGTCTTGAGAAGAAATACGGTTTAGTGTAAACCGTTAGGAGAGCCTCATGTTTGAGCACGATAGTCCCGATTTTAATGTGGCCGTAGAGCGCATTAAAACCTATATGTCGATTTTATCAAAAAACCCAATCGACACACACGATGACGAGCTTATTCACAAAACGCTGGAAGCGTGTGCGGTTGTATTGCCGTACTTTCGTCTGTTAGCTGCTGACTCTGTGCAGCAGGTATTATATGACGAATATCCGCAGGTCGGATTTACCTTTAATACGTTTTATAACGAAAGCGTAGCCTTCCTGCTTGATGGTAAACGACGCACCGTGACGTTAGGACAGTGGTCCGTATTGCTGTCGTCGTACATGAATGATGTTCGCAATACGAAGAACGTTGAACAGACGGGCTCATTGGGTGCACGTCTTCTTGCTGCTGCGTTTGGTCGCCGGGGTACTGTACGTAATATGGGTTCCGCTCACCAGTCTGTTGAGTGTAGCAAACGTCTTTTATCTTATGCAGACCATGAACTGCTGGCACGCTGGATGACACGCCCGAACGGGTTGTCCGACATGATCTCGTCGTTAGCAGTGTTTTTGAAAATCGCACGTCCCTAAGGGGGCCCCTCATTCTAGGGGCGTGTAATTGGGTTATATAACCAAAGGAAATAAACGAAATGGCAAATTTCGCAAAAACTCGCGCCGCTCGTGAATCAATGGAAGCGGCCGATGAAGTAATCGACGGTATCAGCAACGTTGAACCGGCAGAAGAGAACCTGGACGTCCAGCTTGCAGAAGTAGCCTCTATGGATGGCGAACTGGATCAGCTGGAAACTGACGGTGAAACTCTGGCCGCCGATACTGAGCGTACTGAAGACGCTATCGATCAGGCGGAAGAAGCCGTTGCTAACGGTGAAGAAATGCCGGAAGAAGCGGTTGCCCTGCACGAAGTGGCCCAGGAATCCATCGCACGTCGTTGGTGCCTGGAACGTACCAAACTGGCTCGTGAATCCTATCGCCGTGGCCGTGGCATGACTGCTGCTGCGCAGGAAGGCTGGAAAGAAACCCTGAAAGATCTTTACGATCGTTTCATTCAGTTCTGTAAAGAAGTGATTGCGAAGATCAAAGACCTGAAACTGAAATATTTCAACGTCGGTAAGACCGCACAGAAACGTGCGAAGAAATATCAGGAAATGCTGCGTAAGCTGGGCAAACAGAAGAAAGATGAAATCTCTGGTGGCTTTATCACCAAGCTGTCTATCGAAGGTAAATTCGATGCTGCTGGCTCTATCGCTATCGCGAAAGAAGTTACCGCTGGCAAAGCTAAAGGTTCCATCAGTGTTCTGGAAAAACAAGCTGGTGAAGCTGTGACCGCTGTGAGCAAAGGTGACGACGACGCATTCAAAGCAATGCGTGGCGATCAGCCGGTAGAACTGTTTGGTAAGGCGGCTTCTAAACTGCACACTCTGCCGAACTTTGAAAAAGGTGATGCGTCCAAACTGCTGGCTCTGCCGGGCAACGCATACGTTCAGTCTGGTACTAAAGAACTGGCTGGCGGCCACAAGTTCACTGCAATTGCATTCATGAGCACCGGTGACGCGTCTGAAGATAAAGACGTGAAAACTCCGTCCGTTTCTGAAATGGCTGGCGCTGCTTCTGCTCTGGAAGCAATCGGTAAAGGCTTCGAAGCTGTACTGAAAGATTTCCGTGCTTATGACGCTGAAATCGTGAAGCTGCAACAGGCTGCTGAGAAAGCTGCTACCGCACTGAATACCGAAAAAGACCAGAGCAAGTGGGATGGCCTGCGTAATGCACGTCAAGCTGCTGATTGGTCTGTGAAGAACTACCAGACCCTGAACCGCGCCGTTAGCTACGTTGCTAACACCGTTATTAGCGGTCTGAACGGCTACCTGGGTGCTGGTATCGGTGCTTACGAAAAATCTAAATAATCATTTAGATTCGTAGTTCCGTACAGTTCTTGAAATAAATCATCAGGGGAACAACGCGTTCCCCTTAGAGGAAAAGCTTAAAATGGCGAATTTCTACAAAAACAAAATTGCTCGTGAGTCTATGGAGTCTACTTCTACTGTAGTTCCAGACGGCATCGAACTGCCAGCAGAATCTGTAGAAGGTACTCTGGCCGATATCGAGCATGACACCAAACCGATCGAAGCGATGGACGCAGACGCAGAGCTGCTGGCCGAAGACGGCGACGAAACCGATGCTCAGCTGGAAGTCCTGGACGAAGCTCAGGCTGCTGCTGACGGCGAAGATGCCGGTGAAGACGGCGAAGAGCCGATGGACGCTGAAGAAGACATGCCGGACGACGCTGCTAAAGCGCTGGACGTTGCTCAGGAATCCATCCGTTCTCGCTGGAACTTCGAACACCGTTCTTCCGTTGCTCACGAATCCTACGGTTCTCGTAACCGCCGTCAGGTTGCTCGTGAATCCCTGTGGGAAGACATTAAAGCCTTCATGAAACGTATCCTTGATTGGCTGAAAGAACAGGGTCGTAAGATCAAAGATCGTTGGCTGAAATTCCACAACCAGGGTAAATCTATCCAGGCACGTGCGAAGAAAAACGACGCGATCATCCGTAAGCTGGGCAAACAGAAGAAAGATGAAATCTCTGGCGGTTTCATTAAATCTCTGTCCATCGACGGTAAATTCGTTGGTGACGACGTCGCGAAACTGAAAGGCATCCTGAGCCAAGTTTCCTCTTTCTACAGCTCTAAAGTGCCTTCTATGGCCTCTAAAGCCGCTGGCCTGGTTGAAGATGTTACTAAAGGTAACGGTGCTAAGATTGACAGCCTGAAAGCTGATTTCAGCGAACTGGCTAAACAAGACAATCTTAAGAACTTCAAACTCGGCAACATGGCTGTGAAGACCGAGTACGATAACGAAGGCGGTTTCTCCTCTACTTTCGTCGAATCTGAAAACAGCGTTGAAACCAGCGTGAAAACTCCGTCTGTTGGCGAACTGGCTAAAATCAATGCCTTCTTCAACGAAGTGGGTAAACAGATTGAGAAGAACGTTCAGGATTATCGTAAAGTTGAAAGCGCACGTAAGTCTTTCGAAGACAGCATCGATAAGCTGCTGAAAGAAATCGACAAAGTCAAGATCGATGAAAAACCGGAACTGACCGAAAACGTGCGTACCGCGCGTCGTTACATCACCAGTATTAACCAGGCTCTGTCTCTGCAAGAGAAAGCTATTGCTTCTACTCAGAAACACCTGGCTGGCGGTCTGAACGGTTATATCTCCGCAGGTATCGCTGCTTACGAAAAATCTAAATAATCTCTGATTGTTTAGTAAGAGAACCACCCTGTAATGGGGTGGTTCTCCCTTTTCTTTTTTTTTTCGATTAAAAATAAACTCAGATATATATTACCTTAGTGAGATTACACAGTAATCTCTTACGACATGTTTATTACGTTTAGGAGAATTATCATGAACCGCTTCCAATCCAAGAAAGAATTCCAGACAACCGAAGATATGGTGGTCACTGTGGAAACACCAACCGCTGATGTCGTTTGCTTAGTGACACCCATCATAGCGCACAAGCGAAAAGAAGTTTCTCAGTGCCCAGAGGTTCAGGCAGTAAAACGTTTTATTAAAGCGCTATAACTGATTGGCCCTCTCTAGAGGGCGTTTATTTTTTCGACCTTTAGGAGAATAGAAATGAACAAATTTAATATCTTAGACGCTAAAGTTGTATCCGAGTCTTCTATTCAGCAAGAAATCTTTCGTGTTCAGTTCGGTGAGAAAGTTCTGAATATTCCGCGTCCAGTTATGATTGGCTTAGCGATATTCGTTAACAACAGCCATTGCAACGGTTCGGCGTTGTCAGTTCTTGAGTACGGTAACTATCAGTTCTATATTCCAGAACACCTCGAGTATAACCGTTTTATTGAACTTAAACCGTTCTATAAGTTCATGCTTGATGCAGGGTATTCGATTCTAACCAAAACTTATATTCGCGACTACTCGAAGTTAGAATCTTTCTATCGTGCTCGTGGTCTCCGTGTCCCGCAACCGTTCGACGGATACCAGACCCGTGTTGTGTTAACTGCGCCGTTAACGAAAGAATTGGCTTCCTACAAACTGGATATCGAACAAAAACTGCTGCGTGACGACTTACTGAAAATCTATAACCAGTTGTCCGTGGTGCCTTCTTCAACTGTTTCAAACATTGAACCAGAGTACGGAATAAGACAATACATGGAAGGTTAAGATGAATCCGAGAGCCGACCGAATAGACGTGATACGTTTTGAAGAGTGTGAAACCGAGTACCAGGTTAAACGTATCGAATTACGTTTAGTTATCCCTAAGCTAAACGAGCCTGAGTGGAACGGTGAGTTGATGGTACCGCTTGCCGAACCAATCAAAACGGGGACAGGTGAGATTAATTATCTTCATTTAGAGGCGGCTGGACGAAAAGTAACCGTTTGGCATCTTGCTGACGGTTACAAAACCAGTCAGCTTACACGTAAAGCATTTATTCGGAAATTAAGAGAGTCGATGGGAGTTGTGAAATGACAGTTACTGTATCGTTGATTGCAGCAGCGGGACTTAATAATGAAATAGGGAAAGACAATAAACTCCCTTGGCATATTCCCGATGACTTGAAGAACTTCAAAGCACTTACGTCAGGTAAGGTTATCGTGATGGGACGTAAGACGTGGGAATCGTTGGGGTATAAACCTTTACCGAACCGTCACCATGTTATCTTAACACGAAAACAAGGAGGTGTTCCTGACATCGACGGTGTGTTGAACCTTAAAGGTGACATGGGGTCGGTTATTGAGTTTCTCAAGAAAGAGGTCGTGGAGAAAGATTACCCGAAAGAAATCTTTATTATTGGCGGCGCAGAGATTTACCAACAGGCGATGCCTTATGCGGATAAGATTTACTTGTCTCGTGTTGAGGTTAAGGTAGAGGGTGCGGATGCGTTCTTCCCTGAAATCGATCGCGATGTCTTCAGACTGAATTACAACCTGACACATTATTCGAAACCCGAAAGTGGTATTCCGCGTTGGCATTATCAGATTTGGAAAAGAGATGGGAACTGAGTTTGTAACCTTAGAAAAACTCTTTTTAGGCAGCGTCGCGAAAGGGAAGATAGCCAGTTTCACTTGGAACCGTACTCCCGTAAAATACGCGTTTCTACGTCGTTTACACTACGAGAAAAGCATCAAGCTGGTCTTGGTCGTGTTGTTCGAAAACAAACGCGGATTGTTGATTAATAATCATCGTTTTGCGGCGGAGATCTGGGCGACCACATCTGGCGGTGAAGAAGCGTCTGTTGGCTTTGCTAACGATGAGGTTATCTTTGAGGGTATACCTTATCTGTTATAGCACAGATAAACATAAAAGGGGACTTCGGTTCCCTTTTATTTTTTTTTCATTTCGCGCCTGTGATATGACTATAACGAAGGAACAAGCCAATGCAACAGTATTTTGAAATTCCGTCGTTAGACGCGACCATTCGCAAACCGATAATCGATGGCGTTATACAACGTGTACTTAATGAATCAGGTATTGATAAAGCAGCGGTTGTTTTCCTTGATGAATTCAATAGCGCACATCAACCCGATTCCACGTTAGGCGACGGTACAGAAGTTGAGTACAGCTCGCCTGAAAAGGTGTATGTTGAAGTAGAAGAAGAACGCGATGAGTGGGCTAGAATCAATCGCCAGGTTGGTCAGCAAGCCGAACCGTACTTTTTTGAAAACTCCGTCGATCAGGTGCGTGCCTGGCCCGTTAGAACGATGTATAACGTAACGGTGACGTTACGACGTACCAGTGCTTCTCGCGATGAGTTATTGCGCTGGACAAACCGTTTAGACTCGTTAGTGGACATGGGTCGCTATTCGACAATGACCGAGTCAGAAGCGTTTTATTATATTCCGAAGCCAGCACTGAAACTGTTGAATGCCTGTTATGTCGCCGCAGGGACTCGTGTACCGACGTTTGATGATTTTAAAGCCTATCTCAAGGCGTACTTTACACCCGACGTGTTTCGCGCTGCTAACGTTGCCGGTGGACAGGAATCTATTGCGGTTCGCTATGCACCTACTCGCTTAGAGACTGTATACGACGTACAGACACCTGCCTGGGATAAAGACGAGAACCACTGGGAAGCTACATTCGTCGTGCGTTTCTCTTATCAACGTCCCGAAGAGATTGTGGTTTCGTATCCGTATATCATCAACCAGACACCGCTTCCTGATGAATACTGGCCAGAGATAGATCCACCGTGGGTGTCTAACGAAGAACTGGTGTATCGTCATCCGCAACAAAAGAATCTCGATTCGACGTGGTGGATTAACGAAACCCGTCAGTATATTCGTTTACCGTATCTACTGTCACCGACAGAACAGTTCCACCGTACACATTCCCCGTTAAAAGATAAACTCTTACACGTTTTCGGAACAGACGTTGTATTCGATGAAGACAACATGAGCTCACCGAAAGTGTTATCTGTGGAGGATTTACCGTACGAGTGGAATCCAGATTTGTTGCCGTATATCGAACACTGTCGTGCAATAGACCCTACCGGGCAGACAGGCGTCTTCCGTGTGGAGCTGTTCGAAGAAGGCCAAATCATCGAACCGCGTTTCTATCATTGGGAAGACAATACCTTCTTTTTGAAAGGACGTGATTTAAAAGTTAACAAGAGTTACTACCTAACCGAATCGGTGATGTTCGACTGGCGAGGGATGAACCTGTGGCCACTTCAGCTTTATCCTAAAGCCGCGAAGGTGTTGATAGAATGGTTATTCCCGAAATGGGATGTACCGGACTGGTGGTGGGATAAACCCGTATTACCGCCCAGTGTTGTCGACGACATTAATAAACTGATTCCTAACGTAGAAGCCCGCGTCTTGCTGACGGTGCTGAACTCGACTGTGATTACCATGCGAGGGACAGAGAATGCTCAAAGCGAAGCGTGATAAGCCGTCAACATTTGAACCCGTAGACCGGCCTATCCCCGAATTAAATAAACCACAGGACGGTGTAAAAGAAACCACCAATATCGTTACGCAACCCACACGTACAACCGTTACTGATTTAGACCGTATTCCAAAGCAATACTTAATGAAGTATCTGGAAGGGTCAGCGTGGACGGTGGACTTCTTTAACTTCCTGAAAGGAAGAAACGACGCCAAGAAGTTTTTCGATTCGAAAGTGCTTACACCTGACCAACAGGTGGAGAAAATTATCGGGTTGGAGCTGCGTGTAACGACACCGCTCGACCGAAGCCAAGACACCACGAACAAAACGTTCAGCATGTCAGGCGCTGCAACAATTGCAAATTCGATTATCCCTAACGAGGGTTGCTTTTTCATCGCCCCTATCGGTGACGGTCGTTTCGCGTTGTTTAACGTTACCAACGTTGTGCGTATGTCGAATAACAAAGTCGCGACGTACAACATCGAATACACGTTACTCTTCGAAGTTGACCCAGAAACCGCAGAAACGATTCGTCGTTGTACCGTACGTGAATACTACTACGTTGCAGAGCGTGCCTGGACAGGTGGTGATACACTTCTCACACCGAAAGAGTACCGTGCGTTCCTGGAAGTCGTTGACGCGATTGAAGACATTGAACAGACGTATGTGAAACGTTTCTACGACGGTGAAACGGCCACGCTGTTGTTCCCACACGATCGTCACAGCGACGGTTTGCGTAGCCGTGCTTACTACGACGTGTTCTTAGCGCTGTTTGTGCGCGCGCTGGGGTTACGTACCGTAGGTAAGGATATTCAGATTTATCCGCATCCACCGATGAACGTGGAAGACATTGAAACGGTGTGGACAGCGCTGATGCAACAGTCGCCAACGTTCTTAGCAGATTACAAACGTGACAGCACGGTGTGGCAAACGAAAACTTTCCGTACGATGCAACATCGTAACTCGGTAACGTGGTCGTTGATCTCTGATACCCGGTTCTTTACGGAAGAGTTAAAGCCAGGTTACGGGATGGCGCAACGTTTCCCCGGTCAGTGGCCAGAATGGAAACCGTTTGAACCGGTTGAAGTTGAAAACTATCGTGGGAACGAAGGGGAGTCTATTCCGGCCTTCCTACCGCTGTCCTTTAAACCGTATTTGCTAAGCGAGACGTTCTACGACGGTTCTTACAGTTCGTTGTTGGAATACGGCTTGTACTTGTACCTGCATAAACGTCCGCTACCGTCGGTAATTGCGTTAAAACTGTTTGAGGAAGTTTATAAGCTCCCGAAAGACGCACAGTTCTATTACATTCCGATGGTGTATCTGCTTTTAAGATATTCGAGGGATTAATGTGTCAGTGAAACGTAGTGCAGCATTTATGCTGTTCCATAAGTGGGTAGCATGGCGGGTTCCTGAATGGACAACCATTACCCAGTATATGTCGCAAGAACACGGATTGTTCTTGCCGGATGACGAAAAGAAAGCACGAGCGATTTTGTTGAACAAGAAAACGGTGTATATGCGGCCATTTGAAGTGGCGGTGTATGCAGAGACCGGTGCTGCGTTAGATGTTCACGATCCGAAAGATGGTATTATCGTTTACGGGTATATCATGGAACACCTAGCAGATTGGTTACATTACATGCAAGAGCCTCATCTGACGACGCGTAAAGTGCCGATAGAAGGACTCCGACAGTTCAACGCCTTAGCATGTAAACTCTTTCCCGTTGCTAACCGATACGGTTATTTTAAGAAACCGGAAGTGACGATGGCGACGTCGGTACAAGCGTTATTTGGAGAGGTGCGTTTAGAAACGCAGCAACACCGTTTTAACGATACGATAATGCGACGTATAGAAGCGATTTATCGTAAAAGGGGAGGTATACTGTAATGTCGTTTGGTCGGTTACAGAACATAGCAAACGTGCATATTGCACAAGCGGCGGGATTACCGGCCATCGAATACGTACCTATCATTACGGTACGTGGGACAGTTATCAGCGTATTTAAAACGTTGTCGATAATCCATGCCAGTAACTTCGCACAGGACTTAACGACTATCACCCATCTTACCGTGATGATACCGTTAAGCCAACAGCGTGTGTTAACGTCTTCCGCAGACGGGGATTTGTCTGTGAAAATTCTAATGCGGACAATGAACAAGAAAACCGTTGCGAAACTCGACTATCGGGGTATCGTCGTGAACAACCACGATCCCGATATGGAATCGCCCACGATGTTCTTAGGTGAGTCTGACCAGAAAGCGTTAGCGGTCGTCACCCTGGAGTTGATGGACGAGTCGATGTGGTTCTTACGTTGCCGTCAAGTCGGTGGGATTTATCACGAGACAGATGGCCTTAGTGTTGTTCGTGCACTGTTGGCAGATACGTTACCTACTGGTGATGCGCCAGAAGGTCAGTTGGTGGGTGTGGAGTACGAGGAAGAGGAGCAACAGCCCTATCGGGATATTTTGATTCCTGACTCGGAAAGTTTCCTGTCTGTGTTCGATTACCTTCAGAATCGTTACGGGGTTTATAGCCAAGGGCTGGGGGTGTTCCTCTACAAACACCGTTGGTATATTTTCCAACCTTGGGACTCTAAGAAGTTTTCATCAGCGAAGAATAAGCTGGTGATTATAAACCTACCGAAAGAGAAAGCAGCGTATCTGAATAAGACCTGCCACATTGACGGTGACGTGATTTACCTGATATGTGGTGGTGATGTCCACACCTTCGAAGATAAAGACTCCCTAGCACTAAACCAAGGTACCGGTTATCGTGTGGGGTCTATCCGTGCGTTGGATGGCCGTGCGTCTTCTTTCTCGTCAGGCGATGTTTCTGCTACAACGTCAGATTCGTTCGTGTCAGCGGCTGATCCGACGCAATATCCAGGTGGGGTAGTTAACGCACCAATAGACCCGAACCAACACTTCTCGGACACAGATAAACCGCAACGGTCTAAGTTGGCGGCGGCGAAAGGGACGCTAACAGCAACAACCTGGAACGCATCAACGTACGGCTTACTCCGTCCTGGGATGGCAGTAAAATACATTTATGCGAATAACTATGGTGTATACACGCGTTACGGAACATTAGTTGCAGAAGTTTTCCAAGGTGCAATTGATGGTGGTTCAGCGGCATCACCACGGTTTAATACCATTAGTCAGTTGACGTTGTGGCTGACTAATGAAAATTTTACATCCACAACGTAAGTTATGTCGACAGCAACCTAAAGGATTTGTTAATGAGCAATTTACTTACTTTCCGCATGTCTGGTCAAACGTTAATGCAGATTGACGAGTACGAAAAAGAACATTTCGCTAAACCGTCCAAACTGTTAGAACGTTGCTTAAAGGTTATTCCAGGCGGCGAGCATTGTCAGCTAGATTTCGTCATGGCGTCTTCTGCTGACAAAACGGTCTCTGTTATCTACACGGTTGACGGAGTACAGGGCCATCGCTTATTACCGATTGAAGAAAAAGGTTCTTTGGGTAATTTGTTGTTCTTGCACGCAATCACGACTGCGGTAGTGACGGGAGCACTGGAAGCGCAGTACGGTTTCGCGTATTGCTATTTCTACGCACAGAAGTTGGCGAATGCGGTAGTTCCAGGAGAACCAGAAACGTATCCGAAGTATATCGAACGTTTGCTTCCGACGCATTTTGCTGAGTCTGACGACTATGAGTTCAATGCTTTCCGTTTCACGATGATTGGCGAAGCACGCGATCCTGAAAACACCATTGCGTTACGTGCTGTTGTTCGTTACGCAGTAATTTCGTCTGACAGCGGAATGGCAAGCAACTTCAACGAAGTGTTCCCGGTTATGCAACTAGGTCCGTATATCACGTTTAACGCGTACGTACCGTTTACTTGTCAGTTAATCGGCCCGCAGGATAACGATTCTATCCTCCCGATTACTGAAGAGAAAGGTCTGCATATTCGTGACGCCGTAGAAGTCATCAACGATAAACGTTTTACGATCTCATCGAAAAGCGGTATTGCTGATGAAGAACTTGCGGTCGTGAACAAAATGCAAGTGATGTAAAATTATCCCGTTACCTTCGTGGGTAACGGGATGTCCTTTTATTTACTCGTAAACGCGTCTTAGACGCTGTTTTACACCTTAAGACGATTAATGGTGTTTAAAAAATAAAAGGTCGTCAGAATGCGATACAGCGCGTTTTAGAGGGTGTTTTAATTAAAATATTTTCAGATATATATTACTTAGGTGAGAGAATTACGTAATACTCATTTATCGAATACCTAATTAGGAGCTATATCATGATTTCTGTAAAACACAAAAAAGCTATCTTCGCTGTTGTTATCGCTGTTGTTCTGGGTTGCCTGTACCTGGATATCGATAAAGGCTACGACACTTGCATCGACAACGGTAACTCCGTTGCGCAGTGCACTGGTCGTGGTTAATGTATAAGGCACCTTCGGGTGCCCTTAATTTTTTATCTATCGGAGTATTTTTAAATGAAAACTATCAAAGACTATTTTCCGACCGGCATCAGTAGTGACCATTTCGTACCAGCGGATTCGATGGAAATCATCAGTAAGTCTAATAGCGGTGAGTTTGTTATTTACCTAACTAATGTAGGAGGTAAACCGAGTTTCATTCTCCTCGAGCCTAAAGAAGTAAGTGTCTGTACGGTTGCTGTAAACGTTTCTTGCGGCCTTAGCTGGCTGAAGTCCAGGCTTTTACGCTTGCTCGTGGTTAATACTGACCCAGTAGTACGCTTAGAGCGATTAAAAGCAATGAATGAAGTTATCCTGGGTTTTCTGCTACATCCTATTTACGGTAACCCTAAAGTCGCAGAAGCAATACAAAACGTACGGTTGGTGGAGTGGAGTGATATTGACTACGAGCGTGCCTCCGAATTTGTATTACAGGCAGACGACAACACCGGTGTGTTCTCACAAACGTTAGATAATGTAACGGTAACTGCACGTGTGCTGTTCGGTCTACAACGTGTAGAGTTTGAATTGAAACACGTCTACGTGAGCAATAAGCCAGAGATGGTGGAAACGTTGATTCGTGCTTTCGCATATCCGTTAGACGGTGAATGGGAACAGCAGATTAATGAAGCGTTAGGAGCCATGCATTTCCTGGCTGAAACGTTAAGGAAGGATGAGAAATTGAAAGGTCGTGTTTATCCAGAACACGATTTTGTTTGTGAAGAATGTGGAGCACAGTATCAAATCCGTGTTCCTTTAACCGGCCTAACATTCCCGCAAGCCAATGTGCAATGTAAGGGATGTGGTCATGTTCAATACGTAGCGACTAAATAAAAGCAACCCCTAATCCCGAAAAGGATTAGGGGTACACTTTATTTATTTTCGCAACTTCAACATAGGAGAAAAGTTCATGAAACATGAACAGTTGTTTCAAAGGTTAAACGAGTTGTCCGTAAAACAGCTCGAATTTCAACGAAGGGTTAGTGAAATAGCGCAACCAACGTTAACTCAGCCCAAAGTTGCTTATCCAAGAAACACCCAGTTGATAGTTGAAAGGAGAAGTAACTGATAAAAAACAAGGGGTGGTGACACACCCCTTATCATAGCTTTAACTTTTCCAAAGAGAAGTTAAAGCAGTAGAGACTGTTTCGCCAGTCTCTACTGTACGGTGTCAACACATAAAGTTGTTGACGTTTTTACAACATTACGAAAGGTAATGAAAATGAACGATTATCAAATACAGCTGTTCAATACCGCGATGCGAAATCGTGAAAAACAAATTCAGTTTAACCAACGCATGGACGAATATGTTCGTCTCGGCCTCGTTGCGGCACCGAAAACGGTTAACAACCACAATGTTCACCAACCGCCTGTAAGGAGGTAAGTTACTAACTAATAAAGGGGGTGCGGCGACACCCCCTACTTAGTTCAGTAGTTATCTTCCGTTCATAATTAATAAGCCTTCTGTTTTTTTTTTGCTTTTCGGGACGCATAAGGGGTCGTAGGGGGAGCCGAAGCTCCCCAGACTCAAAAGAGTTCGTCTCCCATACC